CATTTTGTTTCTAAATCATAATGACTCATAATCATAATTCCTTTCTGTTATAAAAAATATGTATTAAATTATACCCGTAATTCCTAAAGAAAACAAGGGGAATAGAATTCAGATAATTTATTGAATTGACTAAAAAAAAAGAAAATTCGAGATTTTTTATATAAAAGAAAAACAACTTGACAAAAAAATTATTTTTATCACACAAACCAACAAAAACATTGAAAAACTTAACGAAGTTCTTAAGATAATTTGTTGTTTTATTTTTAACGATGTGCTAAAATAAAGATGTTATTTTTAATACTGAAAGGAGTTTCAACATGATTTATTCACATGAAGTAGAACAAATGTGTACAGTAGCTCAGGGTGTAAACCATGGAGCTGCCCCAATTCCTGAAGAAGCAAAATGGGTAAAAGCGAAAGATGTAACAGACATCTCAGGATTAACACATGGTATTGGTTGGTGTGCACCTCAGCAGGGAGGATGTAAATTAACTCTTAACGTTAAAGAAGGTATCATCCAGGAAGCATTAGTAGAAACAATCGGATGTTCAGGAATGACACATTCAGCTGCTATGGCATCTGAAATCTTACCAGGAAGAACAATTTTAGAAGCATTGAATACAGACTTAGTTTGTGATGCTATCAATACAGCAATGAGAGAATTATTCTTACAGATCGTATACGGAAGAACTCAGAGTGCATTCTCTGAAGAAGGACTTCCAATCGGTGCTGGTCTTGAAGACTTAGGAAAAGGATTAAGATCTCAGGTTGGTACAATGTACGGAACACTTAAGAAAGGTCCTCGTTACCTTGAAATGGCTGAAGGATACGTTACAGGTATCGCTCTTGACGCTGATGATGAAATCATTGGATACCAGTTTGTTAACTTTGGTAGAATGATGGACTTCATCAAAGCTGGAGACGATGCTCAGACAGCACTTGACAAGGCCAAAGGTCAGTACGGACGCGTTGATGACGCTGTTAAGATTATTGACCCAAGAAAGGAATAGGAGGTAGCGAATAATGGCTTTATTTGAATCATATGAAAGAAGAGAAAAACAGATTCTTGCTGTTTTAAAAGAGTATGGAATCAATTCTATCGAAGAAGCTGCTGAAATTACAAAAGCTGCTGGATTAGATGTTTATGCTCAGGTTGAAGGAATTCAGCCAATCTGTTTCGAAAATGCAAAATGGGCTTACACAGTAGGTGCTGCTATCGCAATCAAAAAAGGTTGCAAGAGAGCTGCAGACGCTGCTGCTGCTATCGGAGAAGGTCTTCAGGCATTCTGTATTCCTGGATCTGTAGCTGATCAGCGTAAAGTAGGTCTTGGACATGGTAACTTAGGAAAGATGCTTCTTGAAGAAGAAACAGAATGTTTCGCATTCTTAGCAGGTCACGAATCTTTCGCAGCTGCTGAAGGAGCTATCGGAATCGCTGAAAAAGCGAACAAAGTTCGTCAGAAACCTTTAAGAGTTATCTTAAACGGATTAGGAAAAGATGCTGCACAGATCATTTCCAGAATTAACGGATTTACATATGTTGAAACTGAAATGGATTACTACACAGGTGAAGTAAAAGAAGTATTCAGAAAATCTTACTCTGAAGGATTAAGAGCTAAGGTTAACTGCTACGGTGCTAACGATGTAACAGAAGGTGTTGCAATCATGCACAAAGAAGGTGTAGACGTATCTATCACAGGTAACTCTACAAACCCAACTCGTTTCCAGCATCCAGTTGCAGGTACATACAAAAAAGAATGTATCGAACAGGGTAAAAAATACTTCTCTGTAGCTTCTGGTGGTGGTACAGGACGTACATTACATCCAGATAACATGGCTGCAGGACCAGCTTCTTACGGAATGACAGATACTATGGGACGTATGCATAGTGATGCTCAGTTCGCAGGATCTTCTTCAGTACCAGCCCATGTAGAAATGATGGGATTAATCGGTATGGGTAACAACCCAATGGTTGGAGCTACAGTTGCAGTAGCTGTATCCATCGAGGAAGCCGCTAAAGCAGGTAAATTCTAAGAATTGCACAATAGTTCAAAGAAACTCAAAATAAAAAATAGGCACTTTGCACAAAAGTTGCCTATTTTTTATTTTGCTGTTTTTTAAAGAAAATGAGTCAGGCCCACGTCAGGCCCACGCTTTTTTTCTCGCGTGGGTCCAATGTGGGTCGAATATAGGCAAAATACGACGTATTTTCTATAAAAGATAAGGTTCCCAGTGATGCTTTTTTTAAGATTGTCTTTCCGTACAGTTTTCTGGTACTTCTGGCCGTTTAGTCTTTAAGACATTGGCAAGTTCTGCTGGGGATGTTATGGTATCTGCTGTCAACAGAATATGGACATGATCCTGTTCTCTATTGATCTCCAGAACATGAAAGTCTCTCTGATTCGCAATGTAATGAATTCTTTTATAAATAGCAGTATTGATTTTTGCAACTAAGACCGAGTGTCGGAATTTCGTGACGAACACGATATGATATTAAAGTAAAAACAACTGTGCCTGTGAACATCTTTTATAGTTAAACATACATATGTTTTGTATGATTATATTATAAAAATATGATGTTTTCAAGGTATTAGAAAGATTGGTAATATTAGAATATGGTGAAGCAGTATTAAATAGTGGGTATTAGTAGAATACAGTATGCATATGAAAGGGGTAGAATTCTTAAAGGAATTGAGTTACTTGTACAAAACAAATTTAATTACAAAATAAAAATAACATAGTTTCATGATAACGAAACTATGTTATTTTTTATTATTTTGCATTATATAGTTGTTTAAGGGCTTTAACACCTTTATGAGAATAGGTAGGTGTTAGGTGATCTGTATAAACTTCTGTTGTTTTTCTATTTTTATGTCCAAATCGATTTTGAATATATTGATAGGGAGCTCCAGCCTCTTCAAGTTGTGTAGAATGAGTATGTCTAAGAGAATGAAAATTAAATTTATCTATTCCATAGTTATGTTTCATTACGCGTGAGATATTCTGCATAGTTCTTGGAGTAACATAGTAACCTGATTGTTGCCGCATTATAAAATTAATTTCATATGCTGTTTCTTTCGTAGTGATAATATTAGATTTTATATTGGCTTTTCTGCTATTTACAATATCTGAAAAAATAGGTTTTTCAGAATAATAGTGATAAAATTGATCGTTGTAATACGCAGCAGCAAGTTGTTGCTTTTCGTATTCTTTCTTTAATATACCTAAAATTTCATCATCCAAGTCTATAATTCGATAACTATTATATTTTGGTGGTTTAAAATACCAGTAACCGTTACCGACATTAGAAGTGCCGTTTTTTTCTTTTTTTTGTTTTTTTGTACGAGTAGAGTCCGCGTGCCATTGGATTTGCCTGTTTACAGAAAGTGTTTTGTTCTCGAAATCAATATCATCCCAAACTAAACCATAAGCTTCACCGATTCTAAGCCCTGTATGATATCCAATATGTAATGGTATATATGCGGTAGTATTTTCAGGGAATCTTTTTTCAGCAATTTTCCACATATCAGATGTAATGTATATATGTTCATATTGAGTTTCTAATTCAGGATCTATATTTTCGTTACTCTTTGCATTTTTTGGTGTTTTTAATTTATATGCAGGACTTCGTGATATGATATTATTGGTTTCAGCCCAATCAAAAAAACCAGAGAGCAACCCGCATATATCACTAACTGTGTTTAATGAATATCCTTCGGAAGCTAATTCATTAATTAAATCTTGCAACATTAATTTGGTCACATTTTTTATTCTGTATTCACCAATGTAGGGACTAATATATAATCGAAATCTCTTTTTATAATTATCAATAGTTGTTTCTGCTAAATTTGTAATACAGTATTGTTTTAACCATAAGCTAAAAACATCAATAACAGAGCTTTCAGAAATAGATTGAAGCAATTCGCCTTTTTCATATTTTTCTAAAAATTCACGCCCAGCTTTTAATGCTTCTTTTTTTGTTTTAAATCCAGCTTTTGTTTTTTGGTTTCTTTTCCCATTAATCGGAGCTAATTCAACTCGATATTCCCAAGTTGGCTTACCGAGACGTTTCCGTGCTGTTACAATCGCCATAATTATTCCTCCTAGTTTTGTAAAATATTTACTAAAAAAGATTAATAATGTAATCGTGTAGTTGCAAATTTATGCCCAGCGTTTAAAGCTTCTCTTTTAGTTTTAAATCCATTTCTTCTTTTTTGAATTTTTCGGCCATCTTTTGTGGTGAAATCAATTCGATGTTCCCATGTAGTGTTTTCTGGATTTTTCTGTGCAGTTATATGCATGATGATATTCCTCCTTTTGTCACTTATTTTTTTTAAACAGCATCAATAATACAATCTTTTTTGATAAATTGCAAACATTTTTTTAGCGAAAAATATTACAAAGTTACACAAATTACACTATGTACACAAAATATTAAGTAAATGCAATATATGTAAAAAATTTTTTTTGTGAAAAATCTTTTTACTATATAGTTTGTGTAAAAAATGCAAAAAAATAAAATAATTTATAAAGATTAATCAAATATCTATGAGTATATAATTTGGAATGAATAGAGATGAAAAAAATGGAAATAAAATATATAAAAATATGGAACACACTAACAAATATTGATGAAAAAAACAAAATAAAACAGCATATTCACGAAAAAATGTGGGAGTATTACACAAAATGGCTTGAAATATCTGAGCATAAGTGTATAATAAAATTACAACGAACGTTCGTACTAATCTATACAACTGAAAGGAGGGTGCAAAGTAATATTGCACAGAAGAACATGCAGGATATGTTACAATTAAAAATTTTAGGTCATGATGAAAACTTGTCAAAAATTGCAAGAAAAAAATATGTAAGAACAGCAAATTTGAAGATGCCTTCTGGAAAAGTAGAGATTGGATTAGATGAATCAAAAAGCTGTCTTTATGGAGTAGTATTGGATCAAGCAACGAAACGAATAGGTATTCAACATTTAGGCGATATAAAAACGCTTTTAGATGAGGAGAACAAGTAAAACAAGAAAGGAGAGCTTCATGATTGTTAGGAAGATTGGAAATGTGACAGTCTACGACGATTTCAAATTTAGTGATTCAATGAACCGGGTTGAAAATCTAAGAATTGATCTAAAACAGACATTTATCAATCAGTTGATATTTGCTGCAATGTATATTGGAATCAGTTTTTTTATCATGATATTCACGGTTGGATATGTACATGAGATTACATACTTGATTATTGTTTTGATTGCTCTTGGAATTATCTTAAGAGATTGGTTGAAATTGAAGGGTAAATCAAGGGTGATTCGGGGAGAGTATCAAAAAAGACGAATGGTCCATTTTTTCCGGACAAGTGAAGTTAAGGATATTGCAGTATATCGTAATAAAAGTAAATTATATGTCAGAATGTCAAATGGAATAAAAGAAATGACTTGCGAGGCAGAACTTTGTAATGAAGAAAAAGAGAACTTTGATGATATGGTTCAACAGGGTGTAAGTGTTATCTTTCGAAATCAAAACAACAAGATTAGCCTGATGTCATTCATGGAGAAGAAAGGAGTGAGAATGAAGTGCTGACACCAAGAACGAAAGATATAACGATCGAACATATGAATAAAGCGTATCAATATATTGATGAAGTTATTAAAGAACGTGGATATGCTCCATCAGTAATGGACATTACAAAGTATCTTGGATATGCTTCCAAATCTTCAACACATCGGATTTTAAGAATGATGGAAGATGAAGGAATGATCATACTTCCAAAAAGAAATGAAGGGAAAATTGTCATTGCGAAAAAAGATGTCAAGATTACAAAGAACGGCTTAGAACCGAATGACAAGAAGGTATAAAGAGGTAATTAATAATTTAAGTTTTAAGGCTGCGTGACTAGACTGATTCCAAAGGTTATGATGATTTGGACATTGAAAAGGTAAGGTTTTAGAATTGTGTAAATAAGAATGATTCCAAAGGAGGTGTTCTCCCCTACAAGTTACAGGCAAAGTTTTAGAATTGTGTAAATAAGAATGATTCCAAAGGGTCAAAATGGCTACATAGAGAGTAAAAATAAGAATTATATTTATCGAATTGGCTTGTGTAAACAAGAGCTGCTAGGTGCAGTTAATAAGAAATATGAGGAGGAATTATAGAAAATGATAAGAAATAAGATTGTGAAAGATGATATCATCGTCAGAAAATCTATTTTACATATATTAAACAGTGGAAGTGGACAGATTGGATTAGCAACTAATCTGATTGATATGGGACCAGATTTGTTTGATATGATCAGAGATAATGTATTTAAAGTCTTGGATAATGATGAAAGAATCAGCTGCAAGCTGGATAAAAATACATCGGTTGCAAAGGCTATTGAAAATCTCAAAGAAACAAATGATCAGAGCTTTATCGATACGACAAGAAATCTGGCTGAACAGTTGTTTGATATCATGTGTGATAGTGTTCAGATTCCGTCAGCAGATTTGCTTTGTGCTAGTTTTCAGGTAGATGGCAATATTTATCTGGCATTGCTAAAAATGAATTATCACTCAACATTTGTTCATTATCAGAACAAAGATGATGTGACAGATATTGTAAAACAAAATGTTATCCAGTCTGGAAAGTTGACAGAAGCAGTGATTTTTGATCTTTCAGGTAAGAAAGATGTTTATTTAGTTCAGAAAAAATATGAAATGATAAATGGAGAAAAATGCAATTACTTATCAGAACGATTTTTAATATGCATGGCAGGTCTTCCACCAAAGAAAAAATTTCAGATTTTAAATAGAACAATAATGGATCTTATCAATCAGAGCAGACAGGATGGATTAAAGGCACAATTTCATACGAAAAAGGCATTTTATGATTGCTTTGTGGAAGATGGAATATTTGATATTAATAAGATCGGTTCTGAATTATTCAAAGATAACGGAGAAAATCTTTCTATCTATGATCAGAAGATGGAAAGATATGATATGCAGTTTGATAAGTTCGCTGTTATCAAAGAAAGTACCATTAGTAAGTTGAATTATCTGGAAATGGAAACAGACACAGGAATTATCATTAAAATTCCAATGGAAACATTTAATGAAGCTAATATCGAAATTAGTGAGAGTCAGATGGATGGAACTACTTCATTTGCAATCAACAATATTGAATCATACAAGTTAAAGTAAAACAAATCAGAGAAAGGGGATGTTTTTATGTTAATTTACTTAGCTGATAATAGATCGACGGTTATCAATTTACAATGTGTAGGAGATATGCATATCGAAAAATCAAGACATGGATGGGAAATAAAATGTGAAATGTCCTCTGTATCTGGTTTTGGAACAACGACATGCAGTCTCGGATGTTTTGCTTGTAAAGAAAACGCTGTATCAAAAATTTTAGAGATATTAAAGTGTTATGGTGAAGGACAAAAAGTTTATTATTTATAAAAGAGAATAGTAACCGTACAACAGAGATATGTCTAAAGACAAAATAAAATTTCTGAAAAAGAAAGGCGTTTTGTAACCGTGTAACGCGGACATGCCTAAATGTACTGTTGCATTTCCTGAACGTCAATTTGAGTTTTGTAACTGTGTAATAGGAACATGTCTAAATAAAAAATATCCGTGAAAATTCTTGGAGTTCAGTTTTGTAACTGTGTAATAGGATCATGTCTAAATAAGGAATGGGAGATGGTCCAGAAGCAACATAGTTTTGTAACTGTGTAATAGGATCATGTCTAAATAGTCAAATTATTTTGCACAGTGCGTAAAAATAAGAATGAAATAATCGAATAGACTCGTTAAAACGAGAACTGCCGTGTGGCAGGAAATATTTTCAAATAGCTGAGAAGGGAGAGTGCTTTATGTATATTAAAGAATTACATGTAAATCATCCAAATTCTTATGCGGTTGTGCATATGAGTTATGGTGAAATTACTGCTCTTGCAAATGGAATGTACGAATTAGTATCTAATTTAGAGCTGTTGAAAGATTCTTTTGACTCAAAAGCTTATAAAGAAGTTGAGCAGAAAATTTCTTTTGTAAGAGACATGGTAAAAGATGGGATGATCCAACCATATACGATAGAAAGAGCGAGCAAAACTTCGCTGACGAAAGAAGAATTTGAGCAATTCAATCAATATTTGATTATGAATGACTATATGATGGCAATGAGTGATCCGGAATTTTGTAAGATATATAAGAAAATTTCAAATAATAATCGAATTCCGGATGATTTTCGTAACAAGATGCCAGATGAAAAGAAAGAATAGGAAGGGAGTCAAAAACCCACCACTTATAGAAGTGGGAGCTTGTTAAATGCTCTGATTGACTAGCCTAAGTGTTTCGGGCACTACGTTAAGAGAGAATCTATAGTTACCTACGGATGTAATACCTAGTCTGTAGCTCTAAGGTATGTGGTTAAACAGTTGTTCTGATGGGTAGGAACAGTGCCACATACAAGAAACCTCTCTATAACATTGGCTAAGGTATCATCACAGAGGATTTCCTCTGCATTATGTGATCAAGTTCACAAAGAAAGGAGTACCTGTATGGTATATGTACTTGATATAGACGGACAGCCGCTCATGCCGACAAACAGACATGGGAAAGTCAGACATCTGCTTAAGGACGGTATGGCAAAAGTGGTACAGCGTTGTCCGTTTACAATACAGTTATTGTACAATAATACGAATTATACGCAGGAGATCACACTTGGTGTGGATGCAGGCAGCAAACATATCGGTCTGTCTGCTACAACAGAAAGGATAGTTTTATACGAAGCGGAGGTAGAATTAAGAAATGATATTCCAAAACTCCTTGCTACCAGAAAGCAGAACCGCAGGAGCAGAAGGAACAGAAAGACACGTTACCGCAAGTCCCGGTTTGATAACCGCAGGCGAAAAGAAGGGTGGCTGGCACCATCAGTACAACAAAAAGTGGATTGTCATTTAAAAGTTGTAGAAAATGTTTGTAAGCTACTTCCTGTCACAAAGATTATTGCCGAGGTTGCATCTTTTGATATCCAGAAGATCAAAAATCCTAAGATAGAGGGCACAGATTATCAGAAAGGAGACCAGCTTGGTTTCTGGAATGTCAGAGAGTACGTTCTTTTTCGGGACGGACATACCTGCCAGTGCTGTAAAGGAAAGTCTAAAGATAAGATATTAAACGTGCATCATATCGAAAGCCGTCAGACGGGAGGAAATGCACCGGACAATCTGATCACTTTATGTGAAACATGTCATAAGAGATATCATAAAGGACTGATAAAACTCCCAGAGAAGATCAAACGTGGCATGGCATTTAAAGATGCTGCGTTTATGGGTATCATGCGATGGGCATTTTATGGCAGATTAAAAGAAACTTATCTGCCACTGGGGATCGATGTGTCATTGACTTATGGGTATCTGACTAAGAATACCCGGATCAGTCACCAGTTGCCGAAAAAGCATCATATAGATGCCAGATGTATCAGTGGTCATCCGGATGCTGTATCGGATGGTATATATTATCATCAAAAGAAGATGCGATGTCATAACCGACAGATCTATAAAGCAAAAACCTTAAAAAGAGGTATCAGAAAACGTAACCAGGCAGAGTATCTGGTCATAGGATTCCGGCTATTTGACAAAGTAAGGTATCAGGGAAAAGACTATTTTATCTTTGGCAGAAGAAAGAGCGGATACTTTGATATCCGTGATCTGAACGGAGAAAAAGTTAACAAAGGAAGTATCAACTACAAAAAGTTGAGATTAGTAGAAACAAGAAGATCTTATTTAACAGAAAGGAGGCTCGCCTGATGGCGAGAGCGAATTCATACCCCGACCTTAGAGAGGTTGAGGTATCCTTCGCTTATTTACAATGAAGAAAGAAAATAAACGATTACAATTTGCACAAAAAATCGGAATGACGATTTTATTATTACTTTTAATTCGATTCATGTCACATATTCCAGTGCCAGGTGTGAAGCACAGTATGTTCAAGCTTGCTGTTGCAGGGAAAGGAAATGGTTATTTTCAGTTATATGATCGCCTGACAGGTGGAAGTTTTTCAAATATGACAATCTTTGGTGCTGGTATTACGCCTTATATCACAGCAAGTATTGTTGTTCAGTTACTTGGATATACGTCTAAAAGGCTTAATCGAATGTATCATGATGGAGAGTACGGTCGGAGACATATGCAGAAAATGACATTGTTAATCAGTTGTATCACGTCTGTAATTATTTCTTTTACTGCATCTTATACACTTTATGCACAGGGATATTTAAATGGAAAAATTTATATTCTTTTTGCGGGGTTAACGTTAATGATCGGGACCTTGATTTTAATCGGTATCGGGAAATGGATTGAACTTCGATATTTTAAAAATGGTATTTCTTTAGTTTTATTCATTAATATTATTGCTTCAATGCCGAATGATGTATTAACGATTATTTCTTTAAAGAAATGGAATGCAGCAATCTTGATTGCAGTAATTTTAATTACATTATTTGTTTTATTGATCATGGAGTTAATTCGTAAGGAAATCATTGTGAGAGAAAGTGCTCGATTAGATCAGAATGAAGAAGTTATTAAACATTTCTTTATCCCGGTAAGACTTAATATGTTAAATGTAATGCCAATCATTTTTATGAGTACAATTCTACAGTTAGTACAAATGTTATCTCTTGTAGGTGTTAAAACACAGATTTTTAATACTTCAAAATGGTTTGTTAGTACAAAACCGATTTATATTATTGGAATCATCGTATATTGTGCTGGAATTTTCTTATTTGGAGTTATGTATTCAGATATTGCCTTTAATCCTTTCACAATTGCAATTGATTTGAAGAAAAAAGCAAGCTATATTTCTGGAGTGCGTTTAGGAAATGACACATCAAAATTTTTACATAGTGCAAAGACAGGAATGATGCTTTTAGATTCTATTTTATTGACGTTAATTTCTATTGTACCGATTGCAATTACATCTATTTTAGGATTATCTTCCTTAACAATGTTTGGTACATCACTGGTTATTGTGATTGGTGTATTAGTAGAAACAGCATATCAGATTAAAGCAGAAGTATATGGCGTTCGTCAGGAGGAAAAACAATGGATTTAAAGAAGAAAAAAAATAAAAGTGAAAATACGGCAAAAAATGTTAGGATGATATATCCAAAACCCATCAGTTGTATTGTGTCATATATTGTCTTATTGTTCAGTTTAATGTTGATCATGGCAGTTGTGTATAGAATTGATATTCTAGTTGCAACTTTAGCAAATAAATTTTTATAAATTGGAGGATTGAAAATGGCAGAAGCAAGACAAGTTAAAAATAGGATTGTTCAGGCTGTATTAAGAGAATGTCAAAAGCTTAAAGAAAAAGATGATCTTACAGATGAGCTTGAACATGTTAGAGATATAAAGAATAAAAAAGAACGGTTAATCAAAAGTGTTGCATTGGCAAGCGAAGCATCCAGACGTACAATCAATATTGAACCTTATCCGGTGCAGATTTTAGCTGCGATTAAGATGTATCAGGGACATGTCATTGAAATGAAAACAGGGGAAGGTAAAACATTTGTTTCTCCGATGACGGCCTTTGCAAAAGTATTGGATGGACAGAAAGTACATGTTTTAACGGTAAATGATTATCTTGTAGAACGTGATTACACACTTTTATTACCGGTATATGAAATGCTGGGATTAAGTGTTGGATATATTACGACAGAGACATCAATAGAAGAAAGAAAAAAAGCATACAAATGTGATGTATGCTACATTACAAATTCTGAGGTCGGTTTTGATTACTTAAAGGATCATTTGGCAATGCATTCAGATTCAGTTGTTTGTAATGGAAAATATGATTTTGCAATTATTGATGAAGCAGATTCAATTTTAATTGATGAGGCAAGGACACCTCTTATTATTTCAGCAGATACAGAACTTATTAGTGGTTTTTGTATCAGTTGTGCCAAACTTGTAAAAACATTAGAACTTTCAAAAGAAAACGAAGAATTAGAAGATACAGTTTATGTCGGAGAGTTTCCTAAGGTGGATGGAGATGTTATCCTCAACTTGAAATATGGACTGGTGTATCTGACTGAAAACGGAGTAAAAAAAGCAGAAGATTATTTTAATGTGGATCATTTAGATAAGTTCATATTGCATAGTTTAAATAATGCTTTGATTGCCAGATTTATAAAGAAAAAAGGTATTGATTACATTGTCAGAAGAAATGAAATAATTATCGTAGACAATGCTACAGGGAGACTCACAGAAGGACGTACATGGTCCGATGGATTGCATCAGGCAGTACAAGCAAAAGAGGGAGTAGAAATAGATGCAACATCAGAAACTGCAGCATCTATTACATATCAATGTTTATTCCGTCAATATAAAGATTTTTGCGGCATGACGGGAACGGTCAGAACTGAGAGAAAAGAGTTCAGAAAAATTTACGGAAAGAAAATTTCTGTAATTCCTACAAACCGTCCTGTGATTCGTCAAGACCTGCCAGATAGAATCTTTGCTCGAAAAGAAGAAAAATATCAGGCAATTTTGGAGGAAACAAGAAAAGCTATTGATAAGGGTAGAGCTGTATTAGTTGGTACTGCCAGTGTCTTTACATCAGAAGAAATAAGTGATATTTTTGATGAAAATGATATTGGACATGATCTACTGAATGCAAAGCTACATCGAAGAGAAGCAGAGATTATTGCTGAAGCAGGAAGTAGTGGAAATGTGGTTATTGCAACAAATATGGCTGGAAGAGGTACAGACATTAAGATTGATGAAAAAACAAGGGCAGCAGGAGGATTACTTGTCATTGGAGCAGAACATAACGAAGCCAAGCGTATTGACAATCAGTTAAGAGGACGTTGCGGAAGACAAGGAGACCCTGGAAGCACACAGTTTTTTGTTTCTTTAGAAGATCGTTTAATTAATCCATATTTATCAAAATCTTATTATGAAGAAATGAAAAAAGTAAAAGAAATTGAAAAAAAGGATCCTTTTTCTGGTCATATTATCAGAAGAGTACACAAAAGAATCGGATTACAATATTATTCTGAGCGAAAAGATCTGTTTGATTATGACAAAGTAAATCAGGTGCAAATGCGAGTCATTTACAATGAAAGAGAAAAGATTCTAAATGATGATATGGATCGAGAAACTGTAGAGCGTATCGCAAAAGAAATGAACATGGAAAAAGAATTTCATGAAGCAATGAAAAGAAAAAAAGACGAAGGAAAAGATACAGTAACCATTCTGCAGGAACAGAAAAAAGTTTTGTTAAAATCTATTGATAAAGAATGGAGAAAACATCTGCAAGATTTGGAAGCATTAAAGAGAAATGAGTATCTGAAAGCATATGGTAACATGGATCCGGTTACACAGTATCGACTGGATGCTTATCCATTATTTGCAGAAATGGTCGTTAGAGTTAAAAAGGAATTCATGAAAGAAATTTTAAAAGAATGATCAATTTTTATCCCACCCATCGAAACTTTAATGGTGGGTGGGACTTTTTTAAAATAATTCCAAGTAAAAATTAGGATGAAAAGGAAAAATATTAAAAATAATGCATTGTTAATATAGTTAACCATGCCGTTTTGAAACTATGTTTAATCAAATGATTTGTTATGTAAAATTAGATAATTCTAATAGTATTTTTAATGTAACTTGATGACGATGAGAGCTTTAGAACTATGTTGAATCAGATAATTCCAATAGGTCAAATGATACATAGTGTGTAAAAATAAGAAATTATCGAATTGATTTGCTCAGGCAAAATCTGCTGGTGCAGAAATTAAGTTAATGAATTTTACACCGTACACTTGTTAGTTTATTTGTGTGAGGTTTCAATAAACTATGAATGAAAGATAGAATTATATAACGTTATAAATTGGACAATTCCAATTGATACAAATATGAAAATGGAAAACGGCTTGAGTTTTGTAACCATGTAAGATTGGACAATTTCAAATGAATCAGGTCTTGCTTGCTTATTTTATTCCCGTTTTGTAACCATGTAAAATTGGACAATTTCAAATGCCCCGAGAATAGAAGTCACTTCTGTTCCCAGTTTTGCAACCATGTAAGATTGGACAATTTCAAATGGTCAAAAAGATTACATGGTGTGTCAAAATAAGAGTTTATCGACTATGCCTACGTAAGTAGGAACTGTCAGGGATAGTAAAAATCTGGATTAGCTGATCAAACAACAATCAATTTATCATTATTCTCGTTTTATGTTTTTATTTTCTATTGATCAGCTTTTTCAGACAATATAAAAACAACAGATTAGATAACAGAGAAAAGGTGCTGTATATAAGTATAAAGATTTAGATAAAAAAATAAAGAAAGTAGGAAAATCAATGAGAGCAAAAGATCAATTATATCAGTATGTAGAAAAAAGAAAACAAAAAATCATTGATCAATATGACAGAACATTAGAAAGAATCAATTTGTCGAAGGGTTTCGAAAGCCTGATCTCATTGATGGGTGATCGAGAAATGTTGCTTTCCATTTATGGAAAATCTTACGATCATAATATAAAAGAGATTCTTGATATTTTTTCATGCATTGTTGATGAAATGTATCAGGATAATGAATTGTTTCAGAATACAACAAAGGAAATTACACATGGATGTGTCATATATTCCAAAGGAAAATACAGTATTGAATTTCATAGTCCTGTGGATTGGCAGGGAATTACTGTTCGGTATCATGGAATCATAAAACCTTTCATGGCTGATGCAGAAAAAGATTATTTAAAACGACTTTATAAAGTAAAAGAGCTAACCCAAAAGGTTATTGATAAAAAGAATCTAAAGGCTTTTATTGATTTGGCTCATTTATTATATGAAAAACCTTATCACACAAAAAATCCAATTACACATATAAAAAGGTATTTCAAAGTTTATCATTCCATTCATGATGGTTTACTTAGAAAGACAATGATAGCAATAGAGACAGGAGAAGAAAGGAAAAGAAAAATAGAAAAAGATACAGAATTGTTTTATATACAACAAGAAGAAGCAAAACAGTTAAAGGAAAAAGCAGATGCAGCCTTGGAGATATTTAAAAAATTAGGATGGAAGATTACCTATAAGGGAATTTTGATAAACGATACGATCTGCTGGTAAAAGAAAGGCAGCGAAAAGGAGGGCGTTCTATGTTAGATTTATCGAATATTTTTAACAAAGATATAAAAAAGCAATTTTATCAAAAGAGGAGATGCTTAAAGTAACACCGGAGGCATTAGAAGCTTTTGAAAGATCGTATCAACTCTGCGTTCCTAATGGAATGATCAAGGCAGTTAAAGAGGATTGGATTCCTAGAATTTCCGAAAATTATTGGCCATCAGAAAGAGATTAGAGGGGTATTATGAAAGATTTAATTTTAATTATTGTCAGCATATTATGGTGTATTCCTATTTTAATTTCATTTGTAATTTCCGGTTTACGAAAGAAATTAGAATCGGATCGAAATTTTTATGGAAAGGAGATTTCTCCTAAAGATATTGAATTAGTAAAAGTCAGATATAAACCAATTGATATGAAAGCTTCTGATTTTAGTGAATATAACAAAGATGGAGAGCTTCAATATTTCTACAAAAAAGGAAAGAGTCAAGATGTTGTATATGCTATATCAAAACAGGAATACGATAGATATTTTTTAGAATCAACGGTTGAATCAATTACAGCATATTATCCAGAGTTTATTTTTTCTTATCAGTCAACTAATGGATCAATGAAAGCAACCATCGAATCTTATAAACCTACAATAGAAAGATATTATAATCCGAAAGATATAGAACAATACAAGAAACTAATTGCTAAGAGATGCGAGAAACAGGTGTTTGCTAAAGTGCCTGGAAGTCATTTTGAATACAAAGATTGTAAAGGTCAAACAGTTGTACATAACATTGATATTGATACAAAAACAATGCATGGAACGATCACAGGAGAGAGTAATAAAGAATCTGGAAAATGGGATTACCTTTTCTATGATGAAAGTTGGTATCCACAAACGCAAAGAAAAAAGAATAGGTTTTTATCATTTTGTTCCAGACTCGATATGCGTAGAGCAGACAATATTTTTACATTGTATTTCACAATAGGTCTTATTTTCACTATTCGATTGATTACAGAAATGATCGTTAATCAAAATTCTATGTTAACGATGGACATGAAATTTATTTTACTTTATATGATAGCAGCTTGTCTTTGTTTGATTATTGTAATTTATTTATCAGTGACGATGAAATATATTATTGGAAAAATATTTAGTGGGGATGTATTAATTTCAAGTGTTTCTATGCTATTTACAATATATTTTATTGCAAAAGCATTTATGAGATTTGCATCAATGATTATGAGTTAAATTGCAAGAAGAGTTGAAAAAAATCATTGTTAATATAACGGTACAATAAATACATCTATTGTTTTAAAAGCCTGTAAAAAATATCGTTGTAAATGATTGTTAGATGACGATGATCGTTTGATTGGGTTTTAGAAGTCTGTAAAACAGAATCATTGTCGATGATTAGCCATTTGTTGCATATTACGAACATAGTTTTAGAAGTCTATAAAACAGAATCATTGTCGATGGTCAAATAATAAACAGACTGTGTAAAAATAAGAATTTTATCGATACTGCTCGCAAAAGCGAGAGCTGCTAGGTGCAGCAGATTATGAAAGGAGAAATTCGATGGTTAAGTATTATATTATAATTGGAATTATTTATACAATCCCCTATATAGTCACTATTGTAATAAGCGGTTTACGAAAGAAGCTAGAAACAGACAGAAATTTTTATGGAAAAACTATAGATATTCAAAAGATAGAACTTACGAATGTAAGTTATAAAAAGTTTGAAATTGCAAGAAATAATATTAAAAAGTATACAGAAATGGGAGAAATTAAATATGTATATGATCGTAGCTACGATTTTGAAGATGAACGTTTGTTATTATCTGAAAAAGAATATCAAAAATGTTTCCCAGACAAATTTGTAAAGACTACGGTTGCGTATTATATAATTTTTGAGTTTTCGTATGAGACTGATCATGGAAAAATAAAAGCAAAAATTACTCTTACAAAACCGGTAATAGAAAAAACATATAACGATAAAGATGTTGAAGAAATAAAAAAGCTTATTTATGAAGAATGCAGCAATAAAATATTTGCTAATGTAGGTACAGAAAGCAAATATAAAGATTACAAAGGACAAGAAGTCATACATTCATTACCAATAAGAACATCAACACTAGAGGGAGAGATTATAGGTGAAAGTAACAAAAGACCAGGACAGTATGATTGGATGTTTTCAGACAGCAGTTGGTATCCAGAAGAAGCCAAAAAGAGAAATAGGTTCTTATCTTTTTGTACTTATCTCAACCCAAATAAAAGAAATTCAATATTTTTACCCTATTTTACGATTGGAATATTGGGAATAATAATCAATTGGATGTTCAATCTAATTATTAAGTAATTTTAAAATATATGAAAGGAGATAAGAAGATATGCAATTTACAAGACCAGATATGAGGGAAATAACCATTTCAGATAAATCAGAAGCATGTGATTTTATAAAGGATTCATGTATAGAATGTAATAGGAAATATGAATGTACTGGGGAAAACGCAGCATTTTGTAATCATATGAAAAATATCCTTGTAGCAAAGTACGGAGCAGCAGAAGGGTGTTTAAAAGAATCCAGAATTAGGCATAGTATTGGAGTTGCAAACTTCTTATTTGCCTATGCGAAATCTCATGACTGGAGTAAGGAAGAGACAGAAGATCTTTATTTGACTGGCTTATTACATGATATAGGATATATTGACAATCCCAAAGGTACGGATCACGGAAGATTAGGTGCAGAAATCTTGAAGAGAAATGGACTTAATGCAGAAATTTGCGAATTAATTAGTTGTCATGGAAGATTTATAGAGAACCCAAGTAGAAAGCAAGCACTTTTATGGCTTGCAGATCTATGCGTGAATCGTGATGGAGACTATATCGGATATCAAAAAAGATATGAGAGTATCAAGGAAAGATATAAGAATGATCCAGAACGTTTATTTCAAGTTTATCGGATTTTGGAATACTTGCAAATACATTTTTCGGAATACAGATAAATGGTTTGTGTTTATTATGGATTCCAAAGGATAAACTGCCGTACTACGTATAGATAAGAGGTTTTAGAGCTGTGTTAAATATGTGGATTCCAAAGGGATTCTCTACAAATACAATGTCGCCTCTACGTTTTAGAGCTGTGTTAAATATGTGGATCCCAAAGGACCAAAATATTTTGGCAGTGTGTAAAAATAAGAAAACATCGAAAAGAATCGCTATAGCGAAATCTGCTATGTGGCAGAAAATTGATAAAGATATGGTTTTACATCAATTTGATATTTCCGAAATTTTTGTTTTTGGATAAATTGTAGTCCAAAACAAAATATCTTCTAAATAAGACATAATGTTTAGAAAAGGAGATAAAATATCACGAAAAAGAGATATATAGTAAAAATAAGGAAAAATAGAAAGTGGAATACATTTTATAGGTTACAAATTAAGTAAAAATAAGATTTTGCCGAATATATTCATATAGATGAATCTGTTATGAAACAGAAAAAACAAAGGAATAGGAGGACAATAAGATGAGCAGAAGATTAAAAAAAATTGGCACCGCAATTTTTGATATTGTAGGTTTCATAAATTTTAGATTACAAGAAACAAAAGGAAATTGTTGGATTGATCAGTTATATGACAAAGATTATTGGGGAAAAAATAATCAGTCAAAAGAAATAAACAACGAAATCAAAGAATATTTGAATAAAGGATATTCTATGGGATGTGCGGGTCGATACACACATGAACCGTTAGTAGACGTAAATGGAGAAATTGTTAAAATTCAGAATTATTTAGACCAGATGAAATTGCCATGGAATCTTTTATATCAAGACGATATTTTAGCAGTCCTTCATTATGGCTCATTCTGTTTTGTCACTCCAAAAGACTATATTACTTCAACATTATTTAAAAACTTAGATGATCAGTCCTTAATATCTTTAAAAGCAGGCAAGGGAGGAACAGCTCAAACAACGCTGCCAGCAATCTTTCAAAATGAAAATTTATGTAGAAACGATCTTACATCAAATATTGATACAAAAAAACAAGAGATTCAAAATAAACAGGATGAACTTAAAAATCTGCAGAAAGAAAAAGCAGCAGAGATTGAACGAATGAAACAGGAAATTGAAGCAAAATATGCAGATACCATCTCATTAATAAATAAGAAGAAAGAAGAATTAGAATCAAAAAAAGCAGAACTGGAAGGACAGTTATTTATATATGATACAGAGTTATATGCCATTCGTTGCTATTGGGGAGAAACTGTAACTTTTGTTCCGCTAAGAAAAGGAAAACATGCAAATATTGAAGATCCAGTTGTCCTATATCAAAAAATCCGATTTTTAAATGAAGAATTGGGAAGATATGCAGCAATTTATGATTTTGACGGATCAAAATATAGTAAACATACATTTGAGGAATTATTAAAAATTCGAGATGATTTTATGAATATGTTTGCACCTGGTCCGAAATCCATCTCCTTAGTAAAAATCAGCAAGGATGGAACAATTCGCTGCCAGTCCGAAATCCGAAATAATATGTTATCAGAATATGAATTACTTCACGGAAACACAATAGCAATTTTGATCAGGGATGGAGAGAATCTTTATATTGGATGGACAGACGATGATAAAGTTCAGGTTAAAGATGAAAATATGTTTTTGAAGCCAGAGACAAAAGAGATTGCAAGTGAAGATGAAGAAAACATTCGCAATTCTCAAAAAGAAGAGATCGCCGGAAGATACTTTATTTTTGCGATATTACAGGGAATAGTTGATCAAGGGAAAATCTTAAAGCTTCCAAAGATAGGTTCTATTATGAAGTCAAATCCTTATGTAATCTATAGTATGGCAGATGGATGGTTAGAAGATGATCGGTTCGGAACACTAGAAGATATCCTAAAAAGAACAAATCATGAAGTTATGAAAAAGGGAGATACCATTTTAACTTTAATGAGGATTACAAGAGATGATAACGGCTATGGATATGGATGGAGAGGTGGTGTCTGGAACAATAATCGTGGACGTGGAGAAGCTAATCGTACTCGTGATGTATCATTGAAAGATTTCAAATTTTATAAGATAAATAAAGTGGATAAAACCGAATATTATGATGTATTTATGAGAAAATATCCTCTTGATATCGAGTTTGAAACCATTGAAACGCCAATTAGACCGAATATTACAAACATAGGGCATGTTATCAAAAAGTCTACCTGTTTATGGGATGAAATGGAATTAGAAAAAAAAGAAATTCGAGTATTAAATAATCGACTTATTGGATTCACATTAGATGATGAGCATGATCCAACAATAAAACAGGTAATGGAGAGAGAAAATGCTGCATCAGATACAGAAGCATTAAAAAAATTTCTACCCAAAAACTATAGATTTGAGACAAAAGATGAGACATATTATGATTCCCGAAGTGATTCTATGAAAGGATATCATCAATCTTTGGATCATGTCGCAAATAGTGCTACAGAATATCAGTATTTTATTTCTGAACGTAAAAAATATACGGTAAATTCTACTGCCAATATGGAAATTAGGGAGGGAGAATACCTTGATATGACATATTTAAACAGTGTCTTAATCCGATACGTGATTCGAACCAAAAAGGTTGGAAATGTATATATTGGAGGTACGAAGATTCAGTTTGCAGATATTATCCCTTATTTGAATAAAGCACTTGAATTTTTAGAAGAAAGAGAAAAGACAGAAGCAGCATTATTAAGACTGCATATGGACTTATATGAAAACTGGCAGGTAGATGTATCAAGATGGAGATTAGAACATCATTATCATGAGTTGACTGAAACAAGAGCGAAGAAATTTGCCAAAGAATTTGCAAGATAAGTTAATTCGGATATCTCTTATAAACGTTAATGTTTATGACAAAAAATGTATCAAAATATTACAATAACTTCAATAATTTTATCAAAATAGGAAAAGTAGAAGTAAAAATATATTGAAACCGCTCGTCGTTACGAGATTTGCAAGATCGCAAAAAGCAAACAATATAAAATATCATAAGAAAAGAGGAATGTTTGATGCATATTGTAGAATCAGGTAAAAGATATAGAATTTTTAATAATGCGATTACCACGTACGATCAACTACCACCAAAAACTTATCGGGTGGATTATGATCCAGAAACAAGAATTTTTTCTTTACTAGAAGCACACGATTTTGAGATTCCAGAAACAAAAATTTATGGTCAGCATTTAGATAAAGTCAAGAAAGTGTTGAATTCCATGGATAAGATGAATCGAAATCTTGGAGTAATTCTAAGTGGAGATAAAGGAATTGGAAAGTCACTTTTTTCTAAGTGTTTAGGATTGAAAGCAAGAAAAAAAGGGATACCTGTTATATTGGTTAATGAATATCATGAGGGGATTGCAAACTTTCTTGAAGAAATTGAGCAAACAGTTATGATACTGTTTGATGAATACGATAAAACTTTTGATGAAAAGAAACATAATTGTCAAGCGGAGATGTTATCTTTATTTGATGGAGTAAGTGCAGGAAAGAAACTGTTTGTGATTACATGTAATGAGATTCAAAGTTTAAGTCAATATTTGATAAATCGTCCTGGAAGATTTCATTATCATTTTAGATTTTTATATCCAACAGCAGATGAAATTCGTGATTATATGGAAGATAAGTTAGACAAGCAATATTATGATGAAATTGAAAATGTGATTGCTTTTAGTGTACGAATGAATCTTAACTATGACTGTTTACGGTCCATTGCTTTCGAACTAAACAATGGATTAAAATTTCAGCAAGCTATTAATGATCTTAATATTATCAGAATAAGTCAGTATAAGAACATAAAAATTATTGTAGAATTTGAAAATCAGGCAACATTAAGTGGAAAAATAAAAGAATGGCAGCTGTATGACAATACAATTACTGATATGAGTATATATCTTCCAGATAATATTCGTCCATTATCTTATGTTGGAGAATATATTGGCGAATTTCCAATGAATTTTTCAAATAACTATATTGATAAGGATAAAAGAATGTTAATGTTTCATGTTACAAATCCAGAACCAGAGTATGATATTGCTTATACGCATGAAAGTCAAGATGAAGAGAAAACAGATGAAGGCAAGAAAATTACGGATATTTTAGACAAATTATATATTGGACAGAAAATCAAACGTATTTATGCGGTACCGAGTGATCAAAAGGATAAATTTAGGTTTTTCTAAGAATATTATTGATTGTAAGTATAATTACTGAAAAATGGTCTATACGATTAAAGAAACGGAATCATTGTCAATGAAAGGCGGCAAATCCCAGCTCTCTACTGCCGTTTTAGAAGACTGTAAAACAGAACCATCGTCAATGGTCAAATAAGCAGTTTGTGTAAAAATAAGAAAGCATCGAAATAATTCGCAAAGGCGAAATCTGCTGGTAGCAGAAAATTAATTGATCCTAATTAAAAATATAAGGAACGGAGGTGCTTATTGTGAAAACAAAAAAAGAAATAGAAAAGATGATCGATGAATTATGTCAGTTAGATCAGGCAATTCAGGACGGAAGAAAAATTGCAAAGACAAGTCTTTGCAAAGAAGTAGCAGAAGTATTAAAAGCTATCTTTCATATTCAAGATCAAGAACATAAAACGATTATAAGAGATGAATCAAAGATTAAGACCAATGAAGTAGAAAAGAAAAGAAGCGGAAAATGGATCAAAACAATGAAACCATTAAAGAAGTTCTATGAAAAATATGGTGAAAGAGTGTATGTTACTGGATTTGGAGTTGGATATAGCACTGATATGCCATGTATATTAAAAATTGAGCAGGAATCTATTGATAAAGGTCTCGGAGATTATTTTGTTTACAAATATTTAGAACTGAACGATGGAAGTTGTATTGCACAGATAGATATTTCTTGCATTATCTTAAAAACATGGCCTAAAAAAATCAGTTGTGTAGATGTAACAAAAGAAGTTGATCAGATGTTAGAGAAGAATAGATGTTCTTGAAATAAGCTGACAAAAGAAAACAAGGAAAAGGACGTGATGTGACGTGAATGAATGCGAACTTGTAAAAAAGATCCTGAACCACATGAATGCAGAAGATTATAAAATCCTTATTAATAAAGTGTGGTTTCGTGGCTTTTGGGTTCCTGGAATCGCTAATCAGCGAAGTGATAAGAAATGGCGGCCAAAAGTCGAATTTATTAATAACGATGTTGTTTTAAATAGAAAAATCCGAAAAGGTGGAAAACATAATTATGAACTATTAATTGAAGCAATGATAAAAATGGCAGAGGATCGAAATGATGAGACATATTTGCTATACAACGTAGTGAGATGGATAACAGATCCAGATTCCCATGAAGAAATTGAGGAATACTTCAATCAATTAGAAAATAAACCAAAAGACGATACAAAAAATGATTCAGAAGAAATAAAAGATACTTCTGAAAAAGATGATGTAAATGTTCAGGATAATTTATTAAAAAAAGAAAATGAAAAGTTAAAAGCGGAAATAGATAATTGGAAAAATCGTGGAAAGAAATATAAAGAAAACATTCAGAATTTAAAAATTAAATGCAGTAACCTGGAACAAGAAAATAACAGAGTTAAGAAAGAAAATGGAAGATTGATCAGAGAAAATGAAAAAACAAAACAGGGAAAAGATACTACAGTAAAAGAATATAATGACAGAATCATTGCATTAAGTGTTGAAAACAGCAAATTAAAAGAGAAAATAAGAGGAAAATATAAGCCTAAGAAGAACATTGTTTTATCAAAAACATCAGGAGTTTCAGATCCGAAAGTATTATGTGTTACAAAAAATCCGGCAGATGTTTTGATCAAAGGATATAATATCTATTTTCTAACGGATCTTGAAGAGTTAAATAAAAAGATTTATACAGAAACAGTGTTTGATCAAATCTGGTACATCAGAAGTGGGCTTACACATGCAGATTTAATCAAGGTTGCAGAAAAGTATGCTAACCAAAAAATATTACAGGCTAGGGACTGGAAAGCATTACAAAAGAAATTACAAGGAGGGGACAGGCTATGAATCAGGAAGATATGCAGATTATAGGGACACTGGCACTTGAAAAAGATACAAAAAGAAAAGGTGTGTTTATCAATACAAAGTCAGCAATACAGTATGTTGTTAAGTCAATGATGAGCGACTATAAATCAGATAAATTATTTACTGGATATATGAATTCATTTGAGAATGATCAGAAATTTGATGATGAATATCGTTCAGATGAAGAAAGGGTAGAAAAGTTCTGGGATCATATCTATGACAAATTGTTTATCTATAATTTCAAAGCAAATGATGGCGAATTTGAAAGAATGACAAAAGTTCATCTTGTTAATAAGCCAGTAAAATTTAATGAAGATGAATATTTTAAAGGAGTTCCGGTGTTTTCTGCTGCTACAGATGAGATCGTAAGAGAATGGGAACTGGAAAGTCAGTGGAGCTTATACAGAAACTATAATACATTAGATGAATTTTGTGATTGTATCAAAGCAAAACAGCCATTAGGAAGTACCTATGGATACGATGCAACAGAGAGTCAGCCATCATTTGTAATCTGGAAAAATCAGAATCAGAAATTGTATGTGATCGGGAAGATTGCAAATTGCCGATATAATTCGCAGCGAGGATTGATCTTAGAAAAAGAAGGACAGGAACTATTGAAAATTGATATCAGTGATCAGGCAGAAAAGATTGTCTATGATGTGGATGCTAATCCAACATTAGCTTTTGTTCCGGAAACGATTTATAAACAGATTGAAGATCAAATTTTGAAAGCAGAAGTTGAAAGAACAAAAAAATTAGAGGCAAAGAAAAAAGAACCAGTAACAAAACAGAATCAGGAAAAGGCAGAGAGTTTTACAGAGACAGTTAATGATGCTCAGGAAGAATTAAAAGAGGTTAATACAAAAGAATACAGTGATGAGTTACTAATTCAGATGATGGATTATCACAGTCAGAAGAGAAACTTGTTCTATAACATGAAAGATTTTGTCAATGTACATACAGCAATCAAGTGCAGCAATCTTGTAATTCTATCCGGACTTAGTGGTACTGGGAAATCTGCTTTAGTTGAAATTTATGCAAGGGCATTAGGAATCAGAAATAACCTGGAAGATGATCGATTACTGTTTGTTCCAGTGCGACCATCTTGGAATGATGATGCCGATCTGCTTGGATATGTTGATCTGGTTCATAATGTTTATCGTCCATCAGATACCGGATTCGTTGATTTTCTGGTCAATGCACAAAAGGAAGAAAATAAAGGAAAATTATTTATTGTCTGCTTTGATGAAATGAATCTTGCAAGAGTTGAACATTATTTCAGCCAGTTCTTATCATTATTAGAACGTCCAGAAAATCAGAGAGAATTACAATTATATGATAGTCAGTATGCCGGACAGTTATATAATTCAGCAACATATCCAAGCAAGATTATCATCGGGGATAATATCCGATTTATTGGAACAGTTAACATCGATGAATCTACATATCATTTTTCTGATAAGGTACTGGATCGTGCTAATGTAATTGAATTAGATGTTCTGGATTATTCGAAAGAATGGACAAAGAAGCAATATGCAAGTCTGATCACACCAACATGGTCTAAAGATGAATATGATGCGTTAATCAATAAAGATGTTGATATTAAAGCAGATAAGGTGCAAGAATTATTGTGGGAAATTCACCAGCTTTTACAGTCAGCCAGTGCTAAATATGGAGTCGGACCACGAATTGTAAAAGCTATTAAAATGTACATCAATAATCTTCCTAAGACAGAGATTAATGGATTTAATAAAGGTGTAGCATTAGATTATCAGATTGCACAGAGAATATTAACAAAGGTTCGCGGACCAGAAATTCAGATTGGGCGACTGCTGAATGGAAAAAGTAATACAGGATTTAATCAAATCTTTGATAAATATAGCGAGCTATCAGATTTTAAGAAATGTAGAAAAGTAATCAGCGAAAAACAAAAGGAGTTAGGGGCATATGGATATTGTATCTAGGACTCCATTTACCTTAAAACTTATCCAACGCTTTCCTGGTTATAAGGAAAGTGTTGGTTCTAAGTTCAGTATGAATGAACGTGATATATGGGAAAATGGATTTTATACTTTGGCAGCAGAAGAAAATGAGACATTAGAAGTATTATTTGATTCAGCAGATAAAAACGCAAGGTTATATCTGGAAGCATTGGATGTCATGCCATATGATGATAAGAACCTGTTTGAAGATGAAGAGGGACGGTTATATCGTACCGTATCACCAGAAAGCTTTTTATTATGTTCCAGCGACAGCACAACAGATACATTAAGGGTTGACTATTTTAAAATGTCAATTTACTGCAATGAAAAATGGTATTATGGGGTGCTAAACATCCTGCCCAAAGCAATGTCTAAAAAAGAATGGAAAATGATGAAAGATGATCTGGAAAAAGAAGTTCGTGGACTAGCTCAGGACATTATTCAGAAAAATATTGGAATTGGTAATAAAAACATAAAAATTCCTCCACGAATTCTATATGATTTCATGATTCTGAAAAAGTATTCAAAACGTGTGATCATGGCTTTAATGAATATTGCTGAAAATCCAAAATGCGAGATTGTTACGGAATATGAAAATGTATCTTTACAGAAGAACAATGAACGTAATTTTGATGCAGCAACCATGAGAAGATACGCAACAAGATCTGGATGCGATGCCAGATGGAAGATTCCAGTCAAAAGGACATGTTATGACATTCAGGAAAATCGCTTATTAAAAAATATGCTCCAGGAATACGATGATAAACTGGTAGAATTTATTGCTATTCTTGATAATGCGGAATCTTTTAATATGGAAGAAGAAAGTAACAAAGAAATGCTTTTAGAATTTCGAGAAACAGCAGAAAAATTAAAAAAGGTAACTGCAATCTTAAAAGCTCAGGAATGGTTTGGAAAAGTTGGAAAACTATCCGGACCTTATATTCCACATTCATTTATTCTTGATACACGCTACAATACCATTTATCAGATGCATATGGAATTAAAGCAGAATGAAGTACAGATTCATTTGAATCCAGAATTTGATTATACATGGAAGAGAAGCAGCTATCTGTATGAAATGTGGTGTTTTTTCAAAGTATGTCATTTTTGCTTTGAAAAATTAGATCTGGAATATTCTGATTGGAATTTTGATCTAAAAGGTGAAGTATTTTTTCCGTTTTTAAAAGAAGGTACTATGGTCCGCTTTTCAAACCCGGTAATCAGGGTTGATGTGGTTTATGATCAATGTTTGCCATTAGAGAAAGAAGCTACGGATATCAATCACCCATTATACATTGCAAAGCAGCATGGGGATCGCAGGAATCATAACCGCCCGGATATTGTACTTAATGTATATGACAATGAGCGAAATGTTTATCTTGGCAGTATTATTCTGGAATGTAAATACAGAAAACTTCATTCATTTTGGAGTGAGGATTCCACACGATCAAGTAGAGGACAGTTAGAAGCTTATTATAATAATGCAAGATCTTCTCATTTATTAGCAGGATTAGGAGAGTCATTTAACATCAGGCCGATTAGTAAAGTATTGGCATTATCTCCGGATGATCGGGCAGATGGACTAGAACAGGAAGACTTTGGAATTGAAATTAAGACCTTTAAGCCAACAGAAGATGGACGAGAAGAACATATCAATCAATGGATTTTTGAAGAAATAGTTAATTTGGAGAAACGATATGATAAATTTTGGAGAATCATATGGCCAGATGAACAGGCGGAGGTGCATTTCGTATGAAAGAAAAAGAATTTGAAAGACGATTAGATAAAAAGATTCAAGATCATGCGAAAATCATGTCGGATGAAAAACGGAAAAAGATACATACAGATTATGCCAAGAACCATAGTCAAAATGAACTATTTGCTGTGTGTATCGAGGAAATGAGCGAATTAACGAAACATTTAACAAAGATCATGCGAGGAAAAGAGTCAATGAGAAATAATGCAGGATGCATTGAGGAAATGGCAGATGTTCAAATTTGTTTGAATACACTGCAATTATATTTGGACCTTTCTGAATCTGATTTCAATTATGCAATCGATGTTAAGCTTGAGAGATATAACAGTAGGAAGTGATCTGATGAGTAAAGATAAAAAAGAAAAGAAACGAAAAAAACGAATGAAAAAAGTCATAGCATACATTATAGCTGCAATCCTGATTATAGCTTTCAATGTTTTGTATTTGAGCAGATATTTCTTGGGAGTGTATATCAATTATAAAAGAAATGATTGGGAAACTGATCGAAATTTTTATGCAAAGAATATTAAATTGGATGATATTGAAATAGATAAAAATGGTTCAAAACAAATTGTTTATTCTTCAAAGAAATTTAGGAAGGGGAAGGCAAATGGAAACGTATTTTACTATGTAACACATAACGGAAATAAGATTTATGCAAGTATAAAAGATTACAAAAAATATGTGGCTAATTGTGATGAAGTAACTATGTATGCAAAGGATTGTCAATATTCTTATCAATCTGATAAAGGGAAGATTAATGCAACAATGACAGGTAATCAGATTCATTTTTATCCAGTAAGTTTTTCAAAAGAAGAATTGAAGAAGATGAAAATAGATATTTGGGAAAAGTGTAAAAATAAAATCTTTGTGAATGAATATGGAACAGATTCACATAATCATGTCATTTATCATGACTGGAAGAAACAGAAAGTTTGTACCAATTTCTTAATAAAGAACAATGAAACAAATACATATGGAAAAGTAAAGGGAGAGAGTCTGATTACGCCGGGAAAATATGATAGATTATATCCAGATTCCGACATGTATTCTATAGATAAAGTAGAAAAATATGATCGGAAAGACAAGATGATGAATGAGGCAGCAGATTTATATTACAACAAAAAAGGAGAAAAATCTGGTTATTTTACTCTTTATGGTATGATTCTCTTTGTATTTTTAGTTCTCTTAGATCTTGTTTATACAGTTATCCTTGGAATTCCTCTCGGAGTGCTTTTCTTGATTTTTGATTGGTAATTTGAGAATAAAGTAAAAGATAGGAGAAAAAATGAAAAAAATATGGATAAAATATACACTGATCATCTTGTTCTTACTCCCATTGATTACGATGATAGTAATTAATCTTAACAGAGATAAGTTAGAAAATGATCGTAATTTTTATGGTAAAGAATGTTCAGTAGATCAATTAAAAGTAACTAAAAATGGATATGAGAAATATGAATGTAATGTCAAAAACATTACGAAAAAGAAGGAATTAGGAAAAATAAAGTATGACTATGCAGATAATGTTACACAATTTGAATTAACAGCTGCAGAATATGAAAAATACGCAAAAGGAGTGGATGTTTTTTATATATACACTCCAGAATGTGAGCTAAAATACAAATCAAACAATGGAATTTTAACTGCTGCTTTTTCAGGAAAAGAAGAATATCTGTATCCGCATAGATTTACAGAAAATGAAATGGAAGGATTTAAGAATGTAGTAATAGAAAACAGTAAAGATAAGATATTTGCAACATATGCTTTTGAAGCTCCTTTTGGAGCTGGTCAAACATCTGAGGGTATGCCAAAATATCAGGACAAAAAAGGACGAAAATTAACTTCCGATTTTTCAGTTTCCTTAAAGTCTGCTGATGGATTTATCGAAGGAGAAAGCATAATTAAATCAGGGAAATATGATCAATTATTTGAAGATAAAGATTTTTATCAAAAAAGTACAACAAAAATGACTGGATTAGTAGACAAGTTCTTACTTTTTTCAGCTCGGTTGAATAAAAATTATCCAGATAGTGATGTGAATTCGTATTTTGCAATCTTATTTTCCATTTTGTTTGGATATGTATATTGTTTCAAAAAACGTGATATTGGTTTAATAGCATATGCTATTTTAGCACTATATTGTATGTTAACAGAATTTGACAGCCCAACAACACACGTAATAATTTTTGGAGCTTTTGCTATGGCATTATTATGGAATTCGAGATCAGAAGAGGCAGAGGAAGGAGAAGAAAATGCAGAAAAATAGCAACGCAGCGATATTTGCAATCCGTCCAGAGTATGCAAAAAGCATTCTGGACGGAACAAAAAAATATGAATACCGAAAAGTGGCTTGCAAAAAGCCAATCGAGAAAATGTTAATTTATGCAACCGCTCCCATAATGCAGGTTGTTGGAGAAGCTGATATTAGAGAGGTTCTAGTTGATGATCCGGAAGAAATCTGGAATCGAACAAATGAGTTTTCAGGAATTACTAAGGATTTTTTTGATACATATTATAAGGGTAGAAATAAAGCTGTGGCATACAAAGTAGAGAATGTAGAAAAGTACATACGACCTAAAACATTAGAGGATTTTGGAGTTAGTTATGCTCCGCAGTCATTTGTGTATTTATAATTCAAAACTTTTGGAAGAATATATTAAGAAAATAAAGTAAAAGAAAAATCATAGGGAATCTAAAAAACAAAAAAGGAGAAAAAATGAATTATACAAAAAAATTAATAGAATATGTCGAAAATTCTGGATGGGTAAAAATTGAACGAAAAAGAAAAGATGTTGCTGTTTATCAGAAAAAAGTAATTACAGATGGTGGAGAGAATATGTACCAAATCAATATTCCGTTAGAGAAAGAGCTTTTGGATTACCAGGAGTCTATGAAAGAAGCAATTTTGACCATTATAAAAGTAGAAAATTGCACAGAATTAGAACTTTATCAGAATGTAATGAATATAGAAGAAATAATCAAAGAAACAAAAGAAAAAGCTAAAATACAGACATCATTGGAAATTGCAGTTCGTTTATATAAAAATAGACTTTTTACGCCTGCTTATATATCTGGTGTTACAAACTTAAATATGTTTGATATTGAAACATTGATTGGGATTGTAGATTCAGGGAGATGTTGTGAAAATGATCTTAAAATTCTAACAGATAATATTTATGAGATTGAACTAAAAAAATGTAATAAAAACTCTGAAAATAACAAAGCTGAAACAGAAGAAGATCAGCTAAATCTAATTGATCCGAAGAAATTAATTGAATATATTGAGAATATAGGATGGATACCATTTGGCATTAGAAGGAAAAATGATACAACACTGCTGTATAAAAGAAAAAATCAGCCAATAACAAAGATGGATTCGCTTGTAACAATTCCAATTGATAAGGATTTGTGGAATTATAAACAATTATTAAAAGTGGCAGTTTTACAAATTGCAAGGACAGAAAATTGCACAATGATGGAAGTAGTCAAGTCTATAATCAAGTTTAGAGAGAGGAGTGGTAATTATGGAGAAATTAAACAAGTTCGGATTTTATAAATGTTATTCTATACCTTTGAGAGCGAATCATACACCTATGAGTGTGTAGATTTGTTAGATAAGAGAAAACAATGATATGAATTGAATGATACAAAGAATATACAATATATTGGGGATGTATGATTGTGTGGATGGTAAATATTTATACAATCGTTGTCATTTGATCGGATATCAATTAACAGGAGAAAACGCTAACAAAAGAAATTTGATTACAGGTACGAGATCTTTAAATGTTGACGGAATGCTTCCGTTTGAGAATATGGTTGCTGATTATATCAAAGAAACTGGCAATCATGTATTATATCGTGTAACACCTGTGTTCAAGGGCAAGGAAAAACTTGCTAGAGGTGTTAAAATGGAAGCACAATCCATTGAAGATAATGGTAAAGGCATAAAATTTAATGTTTTTGTATTTAATGTACAAAAAGGAGTTACTATTAATTATAGTGATGGCAGCAGTCGTTTATCCAACAAGAAAACATCTAATAAGACACCGGCAGTCAATAAAAATGTGAAATATGTTTGGATTCCAAAGAGTGGAACGAAATATCATTACAAGAAAAGCTGTGGTGGAATGAGAAATCCAAGCAAAGTCAAGATTAGTGTAGCAAAGAAAAAAGGTTACACAGCTTGTAAAAAATGTGTTAAATAATCATATAATAATAAAAGATTCCAACAAGTGTATGTTTTGTTGGAATTTTTTTTGTATAATAGTTCTCTTATTTATCCGTTTATTGATTTATAGGATGAAAAATGATATAATCAAATAGAATATATGTTCGAATAATAAAAATTATTATTATATCATTTTAGAGGAGAAAAAGAATGCGAGTATATGAAATCAATAAAGAAAAGGCAGAAATAAATACAGAATGTGGATTGTTTCATGAAGGAGATTTTGTTCAGGTCACATTGTTAGGAGAAACAACTCCAATAAAATATCAGCTAATAGGTGTTTCGCAAGATGGAATTAGGACTTTTTTCTTATTTTATAATGCAGAATGTGGAATGACAAAAACAGAGGCAGATGTTGACATTGATGATATGATTAAAGTTGAATCGTGATCATAAAAGACCAGCAGAAATTTGCTGGTCTTTTACAGTTATTATTATATAGAGCTAAAAATACATTAATAGTTCTTCACTAAATATTACTATAATTAATATATCCTATCAAATCATTGTAAAAATAGTCACAATTACTAAAAAATTGTAGATGAAAGAAGAGAACTGTAATAATTACAGTAATGTCTACGGATGGTACCAACAAAAAGAAAACTGTAAAAATTAAATAAGCTATTTCGTTTCCCCTTTTTTAAAATTAACTATTCTTATAATGTAGGGAAAAATTAAGATTAAGAAAGGGGAAAATAATGAAATTTGAAGAAGCAATCAAAATGGTTGGGAAACAGTATATTCAGGAGGAAATTAAATGTAGAGAAGAGAATGATATAACGATTAAATTACCGATTCGATTTAAAATTAGGATGTGGTGGATGTTTAAAAAAGAAAAATTTAAATCATATTATCTATAATTTTTTATGGATCATTGCAATATGCAATGGTCCATTTTTTTTAGTGAAATACATTGATAAAACAATAAAATTATGATAATATAAAATTGTATTTTTTATCAGATTCCCCAAACAGGAAAAGTGGGACTTTTTATAGAAAATACTTAAAAAGAAACTTAATAACTTTTATTTATAAAAGGGTACAAATTTAACAGACGAAAGGTCTGTTTTTTTTGTGCCCTTTTTTACGTTAAGAAAGGAGAGAAGAGGATGGATGAATTCTTAAACATGGTTGAATCATTTTGTAACAATGGTGGTTTTTTGCAAATCGGATTACGAGATCCAGAAACTCTAAGAGTATATGCAGAAACAGCTCATAATCTTAGGAGAAGCAATAAAACATTGTCGCATGATGAAAAAATGATACTGACACGTATTGAGGTTATTTTTTGTGGAGCATATGGAGACATTGATCGTCAGATTATTGATATGGCTGCCAGCTTGCAACACAAAGACAATGATTTAAAAGGGTATTTAAGATGTTTTTATGAAAAAGAAGGCATCAATATGAAATACCGAAGTAAGTCGTTTATTCAATCCTGTTTAGATGGGGAATCTGTTCTAGCTGATTTAGATGATTGGATCAAATATTGGCAGACTCATAGTACAGGAAAGATACTTATGGATTTTTTAGGATTAGATCCGACAGAATACCGTAAATGGGCAGAAAGTAATAATCAAAAAAATAATGATCGAGATTTTTGGATCGAGGTAATAGAAAGTCGAACAATTAGGAGGAAAAAAGTATGTTAAAACTGACTGATCAAGGAAGGAAAGAGGTAAGTAACTTTGTTCAGAAATGTGAGGAATTCCGGAAGGAACTTCTGGAAACCGGCAGAGATACAGGACATATTGGACCGCCAGATGCGGGAACTGTTGAGAAATATGCAGTGCAAAAAGGTTCAGTAAATGGTGTTTATGAAGAAAGCTGGCATGTAGCTGATAACTATTGTCTTCGCATTATATTATACGTTAATAAAGATTTTATTGAATTATGAGAAAGGAGAATGATTAAGATGCTAAACGATTTAGTATATTTAGTTGCATTTATGTCTGTTTTTTTTATTGGTTTAGGAACGGTAACTCTGGCAGTAGAGAAAATACCATTTCTACACAAAATGACAATCCGACTTATTAATGCAATGACATTTAATGAAAATGATAAGATCCCGGAAGATTGGGATGGAAAGGATGAAGAATGAAGAAACAAGCAAGAGACATTGCAAAAACAAGTAATGGGAAGGTAGTGTTAGTTGCAGCGGATGAGCTGAAAGTAACATCATCCTTTTATGGAAGTATTTTTGCAGAAAAAGAGAAAATTAATGGTAAAACTGAGTATTCAAAGATTCCAATTTCATTATTAGAGGTTGGAGGGAGTAAAAAGAATGTAACATTTTATCTGGATGTGGATCAGGCAGAATATCTATATGAATTTGCCAAATCATTTGGGGATTGTAGTTACAGTTCATGCAAAAAAAATGAAGCTCAGAAGCTAAAGCGTATTTTATTGGTAAGACGACAGAGTTTCTATAACAATCAGCCTAAAAAATATCCATGGTATTTGGAAATTGAGGTTACTAAAAATGAAAAGAAAGAAAAAAGCTGTATCAATATGACAGATGAAGGATTTTTTACTTTTATGAATCGGATTCATCGTTTTATTGATTGTTTTGTTACCGCATATAGTACAAACATCATGAAAATGAAGTTTAATAATGAACAAAATTGGAAACAAAATAAGAATTAGCAGAAAGGAGTAAACAATGTCATACAGTGCATTGTATCGGAAATTCCGTCCGCAAACGTTTGATGAAGTAAAAGGGCAAGATCACATTGTTACGACACTGAAAAACCAGATTCGTAATCATCGTTTAGGTCATGCTTATTTATTTTGTGGAACAAGAGGTACTGGAAAAACAACCGTCGCAAAGATTTTGGCAAAAGCAGTAAACTGTGAGCATCCTATTGATGGAGAACCATGTGGAGAATGTGAGACATGTAAATCAATCACAGAAGGATCATCTTTGAATGTAATCGAGATTGATGCAGCTTCTAATAATGGCGTTGATAATATTCGAGAGATTAAGGAGCAGGTACAGTATTCGCCAGCAACAGGTAAATACAAAGTCTATATCATTGATGAAGTACATATGCTTTCCATCGGAGCCTTTAATGCTTTATTAAAAACATTGGAAGAACCACCGGAGTATGTCATTTTTATTTTGGCCACGACAGAAGTTCATAAGATTCCTATCACTATCTTATCAAGATGTCAGAGATATGATTTCCATCGTATTACATCAAATGTTATAAAAAAACAATTGATTGACCTTACCAATCAAGAAAAGGTAGAAGCAGAAGATAAAGCTTTGGAATATATCGCACGAATAGCAGATGGTTCCATGAGAGATGCGTTAAGCCTTCTGGATCAGTGCATTGCCTTTAATTTGGGCAAGAAATTGACGTATGATGCTACGTTAGATGTACTGGGAACAGTAGATATTCAGGTCTATAGTGAACTTTTAGATTTCATTATGGCACAGGATGTTGCGAAGGTTATGGACTTAATTGAAGATGTTGCTAGTCAAGGAAGAGAATGGTCACAATTTATCACAGATTTTTTGTGGTTTCTAAGGAATCTTTTATTAGTTGGGCAGGGAACAGATGCAGAAGAAGCATTAGAAGTATCTACTGAACAAATGAAGTTTCTACAGGAGAAAGCAAAGTTGATCGATGAAAAATTATTGATCAGGGATATTCGTATTTTATCAGCATTGTTGGAAAAATTACGTTTTGCTACAACAAAAAGAGTCTTAGTGGAAGTAGAATTAATCAAATTATGCAAGCCAGAAATAGAGATGAAGAATACTGATCTTGCTGAAAAAGTAAAATCATTAGAAGAACAATTAAATCTCGTCGTGCTGCAATTAAAGAAAAAAGAAAAAACAAAAGAAGAGAAAAATACTAAGAAACTACCGGAACAAAAATCAGGGCAGGAAGAACAAATAAGAAAATCTATAGAAAGACTTCCAGAAATGATTCGTTATTGTTTAAAAAGAGCTGAGTTAAAGTTCGATGAAAAAGAAAAGGCAACAACGTTTACTTTTCCAGAGGAATGTATCCTTGAAAAACAATATGTCATTGATCATAAAGAGTTGATTGAAAAATCTATTCACACACAAATTATTGTGTGAATCAAAGAAAAAGAGGATAAAAATGAAAAGAAAAGTTGAACTATTATTAATGGCAATGGCACTAATTGTGTTGGCCATTATTTTTTTACAAGAAACAACAACAAAATGTGTATTACTTGTGGTACTGATTGTACTGCAAGTGATCACTGAGAAAGAAATTAAAGAAAATTAAAGGAGAATTTTATTATGAAAATTGATAGAAAATTATTTGAAGCAGCACTGCAGATTGCAAAAAAAGGTATTTCAAAGAAAGCAGATATAACATCTAAAACTCTGGTAGAAATCAAAAATTCAGGAATTTCTCTTGTTGGTATGAATGATGGAATGTCTGTTATTACCAATATGCCACCAAATAGTTTCGTTTTTGAAGAAACTGAGGAAAAGAAATTTTTAGTAGATCCTTCATTTATGATGGATTTGTTAAAACAGCTTCCAAAATCTGTAACAGAAATTGAGTTTGATGCCGAAAATGGTCTTGTTTTAAGATATGAGAAATCTGAATTCAAGCTTGAGACAATTGAAGGAGCAGATATGTTTCCAATGCCTACTAAGAAAGGGGTAGATGAAAACTTTGTTACGATCGAAGCGAATGATTTACGTCGCATGGTTCGTGCCACTGCATTTGTATCAGTACGAAAAGATGATTCTGTATCTGTAGGACAAGAAGCAATGAAATGTCTTGCAATTCATTGTGCAAAAGATGATATTAAAATTTATGCAGCAAATCCTTATCTTTTTTCAAGTTGTTTAAAAACACATGAAAATAATGGTGCTGATTTCAATGTATTGATTTATGCAGAAGATATTAATGAAGCAATCAACGCATTTCAGAATAAAGAAATTCAGATTTTTGCGGATGATAAATTCATGTATCTAGCAGATGATTATACTTTTATTTCACTGCGTATTGTAAATGCAAAGGAACTTACAATCAATACTACTTTAAAGAAAATAGAAACTAATAAAGATCTGACAAAAGTTAACGTAGCTAAAAATCTGATTTTAGGAACTATTAAACGTGCATGTTTATTATCAACGGATCGAAAAATGATTCGTATTTTGTTAAAAGCAAATAAAGAAACGAATTTATTAAATATCCAGGGCAAGAGTGATAGAGGATCTATTAATGAAGATATTGAAGCAATCATTGATGGAAAAGATGCGGAGATTTGCTTTAATGGAAGCTATTTATTAGAAGTTTTGAATGCCATGGATTGTGAAAATACAGAGATTAGATTTGATGCAGCAAATGAAAGGACTCCAATGCTTGTAAAAAATGGAGATGCTGAAGTAGTTACAGATTCCACTTATGCTATTGCATTATTAAAAAGGAAATAGGAAAGTCCTAAAGAAAAAATGATGAATGAGAATAATTTAGAATAGTAGAAAGGAAAATAATATGAATAAGAATGAGTATAAAGTGAATACATATGTTTTAATTAAGAATGGTGAAATTTATGAAATTGATGAAGAAGGGTGTGTGAAGAAAGCTAAGAATGGAGAAAATGTTCCATTTTATAGAAAACGAGAAATTTCAGAAGCACTTTGTAAAATGACAAAAAGAAAATCATCAAAATTTTTACTTGTAAAAAAAGATGACTTTATTCATATGGAACAAAACGGAGGAACAGAAAAAATTTTCTGTTCCTTAATGTTTCCATTGGCAAAAAACAAACCTTCTAAATGGGTTACATTTATGGATGATCTCGTAACTCTATTACCACAGTTAAATAAGGAATATCATGAAAATCTTAATATGATTTCACAATGCGATAAAGAGTTGACAGATTTAATGCATATGATAGAAGGATCACATGTGAATTTAATTTCTTATATTCGATATTATAGGAAAATTAGAAAAAATAGATGCCTTAGAAGAGAATGCAAAACAAATGTTGAATTAATCGATCAAATTAGAAATTCTTTAAATTTTACATTTAAAGAAATAAATACAATGAAAGGGAGTTTGTATAATGCGTATTGTCCAATCTATAACTATAGAACAGATTGGATTGTTGATCAAAATCGTTTAGCTAATACGCTTACAACACATTGCCAGTAAAGGAGAAAATCATATGAGTAATAAATTTGAAAAACATGGTGGATTTGAAGATGTAAATATAAAAACATCTCAAACTCCGATCAAAAGCAAACAGGCTTATTATGTATCAGTCTATTATAGCTTTTCACAGGAAAGTCCATTATATATGTTTGAGTCAGAAGAAGCAGCAGTTAAATTCATTAGAGAACAGTATAATGAAGAGTGGCAAATAACAATGAAAGAAAGAGAAGAGCATAATATTCCGGTTGAAGCAGATGAATTATTACGACAGATTTCAGATGATGGCCATTTCGCTAGAATTGAACAGGTTGATTATAATAATCCATGGTTTATGGAATGGAATGTTACAACTGTATGGAATGAACCAAAAACAGAAGGTGATCCTAAAACAAATGGGATTGCTTCAAAAGATAAAGGAGAACAAAATGGGAGAATTTAATGAAGCACAGGTGGCTGCAATCAAACATAAGAAAGGACCTATGTTGGTGTTGGCTGGTGCAGGGTCAGGAAAAACTACAGTATTAACATATCGTATTAAAAACCTGATTATGAACAGAGAAGTTAATCCAAAGAACATTTTAGTGCTTACATTCACGAAGGCAGCAGCAAAGGAAATGGAAGAACGTTTCCATGGTATGATGCCTAAAAGAAATCAAGTTACATTCGGAACATTTCATAGTGTTTTTCTAAGAATTTTAGTAAAACATGGAGGCTATTCTTACAAAAATATTGTTTCGCCAAGAGTGCAGACAGATATTATTCAAAGAGCAGCTACAGAACTTGATCATTATTTAGGTTCTGGTTTCCAGGAGTGTATGGATAAGACCAAGGAAATTATTTTGAATATCGAATTGATCAAAAATCATCGAATTAAAGATGTAAAAGAGATTTCGGAAAAAGAGTTAGAATTGAAAAACATGTCTGCAGATACAGCATGGCAATTTTATCAGTATTATCAGAATTATATGCAGCAAAAGCATATGATTGATTTTACTGATATGTTACTTCTTACTTATAATCTCTTTAAAGAGAAATCGGATGTTCTGGATTATTACAGGGATTTATATCGGTATATTATGGTTGACGAATATCAGGATACTAATCCAATCCAAAATGATATTATCATGTTACTGGCAGAACCAAGGAATAATTTGTTCTGTGTAGGGGATGATGATCAGTCAATTTATGGATTCAGAGGTGCAGAACCAAGTATCATGTTACAGTTTCCAAAAGAATTTGAACATGCAAAGGTTATTCAGCTGCCATTAAATTATCGATGTAAAGAAAATATTGTTCAAGCTTCAAATCGTCTAATATCTTTTAATAAGAATCGTTATAATAAGAGAATTTTAGCAGCTAGAACAGAAAATCCAACAGATGCAGATGTTATCTTTCATGCGTATGATAAGTACAGCGAAGAATGTAATTATGTAAAGAATGTATTGTTAGGTAATGATAAACAGGCTGCAATGATTGGGAATGTACCTTATGGAGATACAGCGTGTTTATTCCGAACCAATCGTTCTGTTGAAAAATTTGCCGGAAAGCTGATTGATAGTGAGATTCCTTTTTATTCCTTAGAGCCTTTACGCAATATGTTAGATCATTTTGTTGCAAAACAGATTATGGCATATTTTGAGGTCGCAATGGGTAATGAGAAAAATCTTTACGAGATTGTGAATCGGCCAGTGCGATATGTAGAGAAGAGGTATGTAAAGCCTAGTACAACTTTAGCACAATTGAAAAGTATATATGCAAATGCGGATAGTGATAAGAGCTATGTATATGAAAATTTGCTGAAACTGGAAGAAGATCTGCATATTTTAAAAGAGTTAGGTACTCCTAGCAAGATGATTCAATATATTTTTTCAGAGGAAGGAATTAATTATAAAAAGCATTTGAATAATTGTTCTAAGATTATGCATATGACCGAAGAAGATATTGATGATTTAAAGGAAACAACAAATCAGCTTTACATTTTCTTCCGAAAATATGATACGATGGATAATTTAAAGAAAGGAATTGAGCAGTACACCAGAATGATTCAGGATGCATATAAGAATCAGGATCGAGTTGGCAAAGTTGCTTTAACTACAATTCATTCAAGTAAAGGGTTAGAATATCAGCGGGTTATCATTTTTGATGTCAATGAAGAAAATCTTCCATATCGGAAGGTTGATGAAAAAACTGATATTGAAGAAGAACGAAGATTGATGTATGTGGCGATCACTAGAGCAAAAGATCAGGTTATTATTTTATATAATAACAAAAATGCATCTCAGTTTGTTTCCCAGTCTCAATTAGCAAAAGCTGATTTTAAAGTAGGAGATATGATCTTACACAAAGCCTTTGGAAAAGGAAGAATTGTAAATACTGATAGTAAATATATTCAGATTGAATTTCCTGAAAAGAACAGAACTATGAAATTTAATTTTGAATATGCTATCACAAAAAATATTATTAAAAAACTTTAGTTTTTTCAGCTGTCACATTGAATTGTGGCAGCTTTTTTTACTTTATAGGAAAGTTCGCCTTTGGCTCCTTTCCAAAAGAAAAATAGCCCACATAAAAGTGGGCAGAGCAAACAGATGATCATGGTTTTAGAAAATATAAAAACCTTCTTCACCAAAATCATCACCAAACACATCTTCATTTAGAAAATAATCCATATCCAGCAGGTCATCCTCGCTCATATGGCGAATGTCCTCGGATGTCATACCTTCTGGGGGATTTGAAATATATTTTTCGCGTAGCTCTTTGATATTCTTTTTCATGGTAGGGTTCCTCCTTTATATGAGGATTATAGCATAAAAAGAAGTGGTCATGCAGAAGAACGCTTTCCACGGGAGCGGGACATTGCTTTCTCGTATAATTCTTCAAGAGGTACGCGGCGATGGTTATGATATATTTCTAGGATCACCATCTGTTGTTTACAATGAGGACAGATCAGAGGATCATAGCCAAAAGAAGAAAGGATCGCAGTACGCCACCGGTTAAAACAACGGAAAGTATGCCGTTTTTCTTTCGAAATAGCGAGATGGAGTTTTTTATCAATGGAACGATGTCTGGCATAAAGGCCGCCATAACGGATCATCTTGAAATGTTTTTCAGGGATGTGCCGGATAAGGCGTTTGATAAAATCCATGACAGGAATGGTTTCCTGAACGTATTGATCATCTTCGTGACGATTGTAATGGAAAGAGACAAGATCACCGGTATAAGAATCGACCCTGGAAGTGGCAATGACAGGGCGACCAAGATACCGGCCAATATATTTGGTAACAGTCTTAGGGTCACAACGGTTGGGTTTGGCATAAACATAGAAGCCGTGTTCATGTTCCAGATAACAACGGGCAGAAACTTTTTTAAAAGAAGGACCGATGCGGAGCAACATTTCCTTGAGGAGAGCAGTACGGAAAGCATTGCGAAGGAAAGTATAGTTGAAATGAGAGACATTACGCCAGAAAGCATCATCACTGTAACCGCCTTCAGAGATGAGACAATGGATATGAGGATTCCATTTAAGATCCCTGCCGAAAGTATGCAGGACCATGATAAAACCAGGGGTAAAGTTTTTGTGTTTGTTCATTTTAGAGAATAAGCGAAGGACAACACTGGAGACGGAATGAAAGAGACAGTTAAGGAGAGAGCGATCCTGCAGGAAAAAATCACGGAGGGACGCATCAATGGTAAAAACGCAATGACGGTGTCTGACATTAACGAGCTTAAAGGACATAGAGGTAGTGCGATCCATGGAATATTTATTACCGCAGGTAGGGCAGAAACGGCTGTGACAACGGAAAGGAACAAACTTGAGATTTCCGCAGTGGATACAGCCATACATGGCACCACCATAAGAAGGATCACCACAGTTGATCATCTTATCGATATTTTCCATCTCAGCAGGTCTGGGATGAAGAGTATATTTGATTTCTTCATAATGATCTGTAAAGATCTCTTGTAGGATATTCATGATTCTATTATGAAGGAAAAAGACAAAAAAAGAAACCCACCCCTCAAGAATGAGGGGCAGGGGAGTTGAAGTGTCGAAGACACTTTTTTGTTCATAAACATGTTTGGTATAATTGAATTATGACAAGAATGAGCGAAAATATATAATATAAAAATGAGATGATAATGCTACTCATATGGTAGTATTTATGTTATAATATATAGAGTGGATTATGAGATAGTTTTGTAATCCTATCAAAATTCATAAAATTAGGAATGAACTCAGGAAACCTTCGGGTCCTGGGTCTTTTTTTATGTCAAAATAGAAGGAGGAAGGTCATGAAGAAATACATTGCAATATGCGAGAAAAGTAGTATTATGGAAAATCTTGCAGAAGCATTACCAGAAAAGCTCGTAAAAAGAGGGCGTAATTATTACGGCGAACACTATCAGATTCATGCTCTAAGTGGACACATTTTTGAATTATTTAATATGGAAGATTATCCAGAGTATCCATCAAAGAAAAAAGGATGGGATCTTGATGCATTACCATTTTTTCCAAAGACTTTTCGATACAAATTGATGCAAAAAACTACCGGAGGGACGAGTGCGAAAAAAATATTTGATGATATCGTAAAAGGAATTGAATGGGCAGATGCCGTGATCCATGTAGGAGATAGTGATGATGAAGGACAGGTACTGGTAGATAACGTGCTGCATTATGCTAAATGTACTAAGCCAGTATATCGTTTAATCCAAGATTCCAATACTGTTGACGAGTTTAAAGAAGCATTGCAGAAAATGAAACCAAATAATTCTCCGGAATATAAAGCAATGGCATTGGAGGGAAGGTTCCGTGCTTTTTATGACTGGCTCTACGGGATCAACGCTTCCAGATATGCATCATTGAAATTCGGAACAACTGGAAAAGATTGTTTTCATGTAGGACGAGTAATCACAGCTATTGTATTTGAGATATTTAAAAGAGATTATGAGATACAAAATTTTGTTCCGCAGCCATATTTCCAAAATGTGAGTAAGGAAGGACTTACATTAACATCTAAGACAACATTTAAAACAGAAGAAGAAGCATCAAAAGTTGCGGATCAATATAATCGGGCAGGAGCTAAAGTAATAGCTATGAATCGAAGAAAAACAGTAATCCAGGCACCTAAATTATTCAGCCAGAATACATTACAGGGATGGATGGGAAAGTATTATAAGATGTCACCGTCTGATACGTTAAAAACAGTACAATCATTGTATGAAAATGGATATGCCAGTTATCCAAGAACAGAGTCGGAATATCTGAAAAGTGAAGAAAAAAATAAAATAAAAAAAATCATACAGTCACTTCAAGGCAGTGGTGTAGATCTTGCATTTAAAGATAGTAATAAGATCTTTAATGATAAAAAGGTCATTGCTCATAGTGCATTGGTGCCAACAGGTAAGATTCCAGATATGAATAAGCTAAATCAAAAAGAACAGATTGTCTATAAAGAAATCGTAGATCGTTTCCACGAAGTGTTTTTCTCGGAAGAATGTATGGTGCATCGTACAACACTCGATATCCAATGTTTGAATGAAAAATTCAGAATACAAGGAGATATTTATATCAGTAAAGGATGGAAACAGGTAAAAAATCTTAGAACAAATGATCGTGAGATACCTGATTTTCAAAAAGGTGATAATATTCCGATAAACTTTCAGCCGGAGAAGAAGATGACAACACCACCAAAACATTATACAACAGATACATTGGTAAAATTTATGGATAATCCATTTGCGAAAGATGAAGAGATCGAAGATGAAGATACAATGTATGCAAATATACGAAAGGGTGCAACAATCGGAAAAACATCAACGCGAGCAGAAATTATTAATAAAGCTCAAAAATCAGGATATATCTCATTAAAGAAAGATATTTATCGGATTGAACAAAAAGGAATCTTCTATATTAATTCTCTATTTAAACTAGGAATTGATTTGAGTAAGGAAAGCACTGTTAAAATGGGCGTATTACAAAGAGAAGTTGGGACAGGCCAGATTTCAATTAAGAAGGCATTACAGCTTATTTATGAAGATGTAAATCATATGTTTGAAAAACGAGATCAGAATTTCTTACCTGTCATTTGTAGATGTCCGATTTGCAGAGGAAGAGTTTTGGAATCTGTATCAGGGTTTCAGTGTGAGAATAATGATTTGATCATGATGAAAGATCATCCATATTTTGCAGCTGTCAAGAAAAAAGTTGATCGAAATATGGTAGCAGAACTTTTCACGCAAGGAAGTGTGGATTTGTTAAATTGTAAATCCAAAAAAGGTAAAAGCTTCAATGTGAAAGTCATGTTGGAAGAAGCAGAGGATGGAAGTATTGTAACTAATCATGGTTATGTAAGAATCACAACAGAATTTTTAAAGGAAGGTATTATTCGATGAAGAAAAAAATTGTATTATTTTTATGTGTTATGGGTATTATGACAGTTTTAACAGGGTGTTCTAGTGGAAGTAAAGAAATTTATACACCTCAAAATATACAGGAAAAGAAAGCAAAAAAAGTGGCTGATAAATTTGTGAAAAAGGTCCAAAAAGAGGACTACAAAGATATTAAGTCATATATTTATATTCCAGACAGCACATTTATTAAAGATGATGATGTATCTTGGTATATTGAAAGAAGTAATCTTGAGGATATCGTAGGAATGTCAAAGAAGCAGATTGTGTTAACCAATATGGAAAAAGACAATACGGTAATTGATGATTCAGATAATAATAATGCAACTACAAGAAAACTAACGTATACAACAGAAGATTCCGAGGATTATGAAATTATACTTGTTCAGGATAGGAATAATGATTGGAAAATCTATATGCCAGATATCTATGTATCAAATTATAAGTATAAAGCAGAAAAAAGTCTTACGACGTACATTAATGGAATAGAAGTTACAAGTGATTACATAGAGAAGAGTAATGGTGTAGTGGATGATAATTATACAACGTATGATATTCCTTTTGTACCGAATAGAGAATTTACAATCACATCATCAGATGGATTTGAAGAAAATGTGACAAGTAATGACAGTGATGTGCAAATTGATAAAAATAAAAAATAAATGCAAAATTGTAGAGAGTGTGTTAAATATGCAAAATACACAAATGGAATAAAGATAACAAAACATCATCGATACTAAGATGATGTTTTGTTAGAAAGGGGAAAGAAGATGCAAATAAGCCAAAAAATCGGGCAATATGAAGTTTTAAAGACATATGGAAAAGATGCAGCCATTGTAACAGATACAATGTTTGAAACAACAGACAGTTATATTATGACGGTATCTGAACAATTAGATTTGTTGGGGATTAAAAATTATGATCTTATTGGATTCCCAAGTCTGATTAATCAATTTCAGTGGGAAAATAAAGCATGTTTTATATATAAAGAATTTGAAGGAGCACGATTAGATACAATACCATATGATATTGATTTTGCGGTAAATGCAATTAAAAATTTATGTCTGTCTATTTATCAGGTGTGGACATTATCAAATGGATATTTTTATCCAGAAATTGATATGAATCAATTATATTTTACGAAAGATCAAAATCTGGTATTTAAAAATGCGTATAACTTTTCAATGTATAAAAAATGTGATGAGGGTTTTATTACAAAACAATTATCCTATGTGTTGTATCAATTAGTAACAGGAAGAAAGCAATTAGATGATATTCGCAGTATTGATCCATCATTTTCTTATATCTTAAACTCTACAATACTTAAATGTGCAAAAGGAGAGACGGTATTAGGTATTAAAGCATTTGCAACAACGTTGCAGCAATATAAAGAAACTGATCTGATAGTATATCAACAGGATCGAAGTTTGCGGCCGCCACGCAGGAAGAAAAATACATTAACACGTTTTATGCCAAATCCAGAACAATTGGAATTTTATAAGATAAAACAGGATATAAATCGTGAAAATATGGAGAATACTGCCGAGATACTATCAAAACCTATTGTTTCAGAGGAAAACAGACAAAAGCTAGAAATAAATGATTCCAAACAGAAGCAGGGAAAAGAAGAAACTCTGGAAAATCATATAACAGAACATGAAGAAGAAATGCTGCTGCCGGAAGAAGAGTTACTGGCGATTAAAACAAAAAAAACATTAGCAACAGATGAAGTAGAAGGAAAAAAGAAAAGAAATCTTCAAGAGGAATCATTAACAAAGGTTGCATCAAAGCAACAAAAAGAAGCGGAAGATAAAAAAGATCTGAAAATAGAAAAATCAGAAGGGCAGCGTATTTCATCTAAGAAGCCGAAAGAGAAGATTAACAGTCAAAAGAGTATTAAAAGTTTAGAATCTGAAAAAAAAGAGCAAAATATAAAACCAAAATCTAAAACTGAATCACAATCAGGTAAAATAGAGAAAATAGGAAAGGAGAAAGATCATAATAAAAAGATAATTCCACAAGACGAACTTAAAGAAAAGGAGACTCATCCAAAGTCTCATATTCCAAAACTAAGATCACAAAAATCTAAAGTTCTCAATAAGCAGGAAGAAAAAAGAATTCAAAATATATCTTCAGCAGGTAAAGGATCATGGAATAATATAAAACTTCCAAAGGCGAATAATGACAAAACAGAAAAAAAGGAAGTAAAAGTTCTTAATGATAAAGAATCTTTGAATTTAAAACAAAATAAGGAAAATGATTCTAAAAAAGAGAACAGTTCTAGTAAAAAAGAAATAGAAAAACATAATAAGATTCTGAATCATCAAAAAATAAATAACCAGAAGGAAAATCATGAAAATCTGAGACAAAAAACTAATACAATACAGGAAACGGAAATTGTTAAAGAACCGAATCATGATGAAAAGTTATCAGATATTCCAGCATCTATTATTGCAGAAGAAAATGGGGAAGATATAAAAAATGCTTCTGTTTCTAACAATGAGATAATTCTTGAAAATAAAAAGGAAATGCCAATAGAATCATCCTCGATAAAAAAAGCAATTCAGGAGAAAGAAAATATAATCTATGAAAGTGAAATAAAAGATTTTGTAGAACAGAATTCTTCTATACCAGATATTAAAAAAGAAGCTACTATACCAATTAAGACGGAATACAAGGTAAAAAAAGAAAGAAAATTTATAATGCCTAAAATCAATATTCCAATGAGTGTATGTATTGCGATCATTAGCTCTGTACTTTTAGTTATAGGAGTCGGGGGATTCTTCATACATAATATTCATCAAAAAAATAAATATAATGATATTATAGAGGTTGTAGATCGCAGCACAAACCAAAAAGAAAAAATCAAGATGTTGCATCAGGCAATTGATATATTACCAAAGGAATCAAAAGCATACGAAAAATTGCTAGATGTATATTTAGAGGACGCGGTATTTAGTTCTAAAGAAGAAAGTGCTTATCTTAAAACGATTCATCAGAATTGGGACAAGGTAAAAAAAGGAGATGGCTATGGAAACTTGTCTTATGAAATTGGAAAGGCATATTGGTATTACTATGAATATGATGATATGAATAATGAAGAAATCACAAGAATGAAAAGTGCTGTTCAATGGTTTGAAGATTCTTTGAAATACAAAAGCACAGCAAAGCATCATAGAATTGCCAAAATTTATTGTGAGATTGGAAAATTTAATCAAGAGATCACATTAAATGTAAAGGAAGGAACAGATAAAGGAGTTTATAAGAAATATTATAATAACCTTAAGGATCTATTAGAAATAGGAAATTCAAACACTGTTGCATCCTTAGAATTATACAAGTTAACGGTAAATTCTATTGATACTTACCGAGAGCGATTTATTGATGATGGTATTAATGAGGAAGAGATCAATCAAACAAAGCAAGATGTTTTATATAAAGTCAATGAAACTTCTGTGGTAACTGAAAAAGAAAAGGAATTGAAAAATACAATATTATATAGCAGCAAGCAATAATCCACGGTTGTTTGTAGTTATCAGTTGTTATTTAACATAATTTATGATATTATATTATTGTATTTTTATTAGATTCCCGACGGTATTAGGATACTTGGGACTTTTTATAGAATAACGATTAAAATAGAACATTATCAACCCAAAGGGCGTAAATTTAGCAGATATTTTATATCTGCTTATTTTTATGTCCTTTTTTATTTTGAGAAAGGAGAAAATCAACGTACACAGTACAAAAGCAACTATCAATATGCTATAATTAGGAGAAAGAAACTATGATTTACGAAGGAATTCTTCCTAAACATGATTATGCATTTGGAAAAATCATGGAAGACAAAGAAACCTGTAAACGATTTATAGAACAGACATTGGATATCAAAATTCGTGATTTGGTTTATTTGGAAAAACAAAAGACCTTAGATCCAGCTATTGATGTCAAAGGTATTCGATTGGACGTTTATGTAGAAGATGATCAGAATACTGTATATAATATTGAAATGCAGTCAGCAAATCGAGGATCATTACCAAAACGCAGTCGATATTATCAAAGTGTTATGGATGTAGAATCCCTAAATCGAGGAAGTGTCTATCAGGAATTACAGAAAAGTTTTGTGATTTTTGTTTGCTCTTTCGATCCATTTGGAAAAAAATATATGAAATACACTTTTGATAATCGTTGTCAGGAAGTATCTAATTTATCATTGGAAGACGGAACAACTAAAATTTTTCTTAATACAAAAGGGAAGATTTATAACGTATCCAAGGAATTGCAAGATGCTCTGAGATATTTGGAAAAGCCGATTATTAAAGAAGACAGCTTACAATTAAGTAAGATGATCGAAGCTCAATTTCGAAAAGCAATGTCTGATCAGAAATGGAGGCAAGATGTGAAAGCAATGGAAATTCGATATCAAGAACTTCTACAAGAGGGTCGTATAGAAGGACGTACAGAAGGACGTAACGATAGAGAGATGGAGATTGTTTTAGGTATGATTGAAGAGGGTGCTTCCGATGAGATGATTCTAAAATACTTGAAAATCTCAAAAGAAAGACTCGAACAGATCAAAAAAAATCAAAAAGTACACGTATAAAAACATATTAAATAAAGAAAAGATATAGGCAAAAAACAGACAGAAAAATTACTGTCTGTTTTTTTATTGCCTTTATGAAAGGAGAAAAAATCAAATGACAAAACAGGTTGTGGCAAAACGTAGCTTATCCGAAGGAACAGTACAATTAGAAGAATGTATATGGGATAACGGATCTGTAACATATGATGTGTGTTTGATCTATACATCTTCACAGGCGACAAGTAAGAACTTTCATAGCATAGAAACTATTGAAGAAGCTTGTCGCATATATAATGAATACTCTGAGGAGTTATGTGAAGTATATAAGAACAAATACCGAAAAACACAACGAAAAGAAGGAAAACTTATTATTCAGGTGCAATAACTGAATGTTTATGCATTGTATTATAAAGGAAGGAAGAGAAAAAATGAGAGACTTAAACATAATCACAGTGTCAGGAACTGTAAATCGTGAACCAGCTTATAAAGAGAATAAAGAAAATCCAAACAGAACGATTTTATATTATAGTATTGAAATTTATACAGGAAGAGATTATTATCCGGACAAAGAAAAGAAGCAGTTAGTTCATGAAAAAATCTATCTTAATTGTGTCAATTATGGGAAAACGGCAATGGAATTGGTTAATAAGGTTAAAAAAGGATCTTATGTGCAAGTTTCAGGAGAGCTTAGACCAAATAATTATGACAGAGAAGATGGAAAAGTGTATGGGCTTCAAATCATGGCCAATACATGTATTCCAATGAATCAGCTAAATCAGCAGAACAATAATCAAAATACACAGAAACAAAATCAGAATAATTCAAGCAAAAGACAGCAGAGGCAGTCTAACCATGCAAATCCTCAGAATCAGGAATCAAGAAACTCTAATAGAGGACAGCATTCTGAGATGCAAGGGCAGAACACAACTGAAACAAGTACAAGTGTACCGCCTAAAAAAAGAGCTACAATGCCAATGGCACAAGAAGTAAATAAGCAGCAATCAGCAGGGAATTCATCCAATAGAACATCAAATTCAAATCAGCAGAATTCACAATCTAATACTGGCAAAAATGCTTCAACTCAAAGAAGTAATAATTCTGGAAGAAAAAATTCTGAAAGATCAAATCAACAGCCAAGTAGTAGTAATAATGAGTTTGCTGGTCTTGCACCGGAAGAAAATCCATTTAATATGGCAGCGGTGAAGGATGATGAGTTTCATAACCCTTACGGAGATGGAAATTTACCAGATCCAAATGACTTTATGCAAAATGGAGATAATTAATTATATATATTAAGGAGAATGAGTAATGAAAGAACAAACAATGAAAGAAACAACACTAAAGGTTAAAAATCAAACAACAACATTACAAAAAGCAATTATTTTGGGTGATATTGTGTTTATGATTGGATCCTTTTCAGTATTTTTATGCAACTTATTAATTTCCTATATTTTATATCGAAATGAAGGAAAAGAAGGAGCAGAGAAATGGAAAATTGTATTATTAGTTTTCTTATTTTTAACTGGAGGACCAGTTAACTCTTTATTAGGGTTAGGGAATGTAAGTTTATTTAATACATTTTTATCCAAAAATAAGGCTAGTAAAAAAGAAGCAGTAGAAACTAATGAAGAAGAGATTATTAATAATTCATCAGAAGTTGAAAGTGCAGTAAAAGAAAAAAGTGTGAAAAAATCTGAAACAAAAAAAACAGATCCTAAAAAAGAAGTAGACTTATGGTTAAATCATTTTGCCTACCAGACAATCAATCGCTTCATCATGGAAGCAGACGCAAGTGGTTGTGACTTTTTACAGGTAAATACATCTGGAAAAGTAGAAGGATATGGAGAAGAAGATGGAGAATTGAAAAAAATGTATGAAGATACAATTGAACGGTTACCAGATTCTAAATTTTTCCCTTATGTATGTTCAGAATTTGAACGTCTTTGGAGAGAAGTTTCTACAGATTATTCCGATGATAAATTTGTGATTCAGTGGAAATAATCGACACTTTATGTAGAATGTAGGAGGAATTCTACATTTTCACATTTCAGATAACAATTTAACTAAATAATAATAGAATTTCAGACGAAGGCCGTCGCATTAATGATTAAGAATCAGAGATGCGGCGGCCTTTTTTTTGTTTATAAGAAAGGACCTTTAAATTTATGAGAAGAAAGAAAAATAAACAGATGGAAGGGCAAATGTCTATTTTTGATATGTTTTCTTCTGTCATTGAAAATACTAAAACTGAGGAAGAAAATGTTACAGTTTCAGAAGGTGGCATTGCTGCAGCTGACATAACAGCAGTAGAGACAGGAACGCAAACATCTATTTTCGACTTGTTTTCTACAGATGAACAAGATACACAGAAACAAGAAAAAAAGCCTAAAAAGAATTTCTTCCATAGAACAATTCAGTTCGCAAAGAGCTTGGAAGATAAATGGAAGAACAATCTAGCAGCATTAAAAATGTTACTTGGGTTGGACGATTATGCTGATGAAGATCAGCAAACCATCTTGTCAAGTTATGAAGGATGGGGTGGATTGTCTTCATATTTCGAAGTGGAGGAAAAGAAAGTACAGTTAGAAACCCTTGTTGGAGAAAATACATATAAGGGAATTAAGTCTTCAATCTTAACATCCTATTATACAAATGAAAAAATCATAAACTTTATGTATCAGATTCTATCTGAAATAGGAGTCAAAGGGAAGTTGAATATTCTTGATCCTTGCATGGGAACAGGAAATTTCTATCGGATGCTTCCAGATACATTACAAGATTCAAACTTGTACGGTGTTGAGTTAGAGGAAACGAGCTGTAATATCGCAAAACAGCTATTTCAGAAAGCCAATATTCAAAATTGTGCATTTGAAAAAGCTGATCTGCCAGACAATTATTTTGATCTGATCATTGGAAATGTACCATTTTCCGATTTTAGTGCAGCAGATAATACGTACGGCTCATGCTTAATTCATGATTACTTTTTTCTTAAAGCATTAGATCTTGCCCGACCGGGTGGAATTGTTGCTATGATAACCACAAAAGTTACAATGGACAAGAAATCTAGCCGCATTCGTAAGATGTTAGCGAAAAAAGCTGATCTTTTATGTGCCATCAGACTTCCAGAAACAGCTTTTGCAGTGACAGGAGCCAAGGTTTCTACAGACATTTTATTTTTCCAGAAAAGAAGATACCAGACGGTCGGTGATGAACCGGAATGGGTAAACATTGCACAAGAAGCTAATATGTATTTTGGCACGCATCTTAATCATATGTTAGGACGTATGATGGAAGAAAGTGGACCATACGGAAAACGCTTTGTATGTAAGGAAAAAGAAGGTATGGACTGGAAAGCATGTATTGATAATTTTCATTTGGAAAGTTATCTCAAAGATGTTTATGAACCAGGTCAGACAATTGAGAATAACGATGAAGAATATGTTCCGGCAGTAGATTCCATTAGTAACATGTCCTATGGAATTTACAATGATCATATTTATTACCGAAAGAATTCCATGATGAAAAAAATTCCGGATACAGGAATGGTCGCAAAAAGAATTGCAGCCATGATCGAATTAAGAAATGTATTAAAGGAATTGATTTCTAAAGAAATGCAAGATGTTAGTGATGAATCGATTGAACCATATCGTAAGAAATTAAATATGACTTATGATAAGTTTCAAAAAAAATTTGGACTGATCCATAGTAGAGGGAATAAATTAGCATTTCAGGAAGATGATAGTTATTACCTCCTTTGTTCTTTGGAAAATCTGGATGAAAACAATAAGCTAAAAAGCAAGGCAGATATATTCACAAAAAGAACTATTGTTCCTCATTCTGTGCCAGATAAAGTCAATACAGCACAGGAGTCATTATTATGCTCACTGAATGAAAAAGGATGTATTGATTTTGCTTTTATGGAAAGTATTTATGACAAAGCAGAGAAAGATATCATTGAAGAACTTCAAGGACAGATCTTTTTAGATCCAGAAACCGAAGAGTATGTCATGAAAGATGAATATTTATCAGGCAATGTTCGAAAGAAATTGGAATTTGCAAAGTGTGCAGCAAAACAGGATAAAAAATATAATATCAATGTCGCTGCATTGGAAGAAGCACAGCCGGAGCCATTAAAAGCTGCAGAGATTGATGCAAAACTTGGTGCAACATGGATTCCTGCTCATTACATTGAAGATTTCTTGGTTGAGGTTTTTGACACTCCACGAGAATATTTTAATGGAAATGGTATGAGTGTTACTTATACTAAAGAGACAGATCATTGGGATATCGAATGGTATCGAGATTCTGCAAACCAGAAAGCTGCGGTTACGTATGGAACAAAACGAATCAATGGATTTCTTTTGTTAGAAAAATGCTTAAACTTAAAAGATGCAAAGGTCTATGATACGGTTTATGATGAAAATGATAATAAGAAAGAAGTATTAAACTCAAAAGAGACAACGCTTGCGATGGGCAAACAGGATGAGATCAGAGAAGTATTTCATTCTTGGATCTTTAAGAGCTATGATCGTCGTTGTGATCTTGAAAACATTTATAATGAAAGATTTAATTCCATCAGGTATCGTACATTTGATGGGGACTTTTTAAAAGTTCCAAATATGAACAGCGAGATCAAACTGTATAAACATCAAAAAGATGCAATCATGAGGATTCTATTTTCTAAAGACAATTCACTAATTGGGCACAAAGTCGGCTACGGAAAAACATATACTGCGATTGCAGCAATTATGGTGGCCAAAAGATTAAAATTATCTGAAAAGAACTTATTTGTTGTTCCAAATCCATTAGTAGGCCAGTGGGGAGAAGAATTCATGAAATTATTCCCTGGTGCTAACATTTTAGTGTCCAGTGAGAACGATTTTACTCCGGCCAAGAGAAAAGAATTTTGTTCTAAAATCGCGACAGGATCATACGATGCAATCATTATTGCTCAGTCACAATTCCAAAAAATCCCGATTTCTCCTGAATATCAGGAAAAATATATTAAAGCACAGATTGAAGAATTAGATAAGCTGTTAGACTCTGCTGAGCAGAACTTTACAGTACGAAATATCGAAAGTTCCAAGAAAAAACTTTCTGTCAAGCTTGAAAAGTTACAGGATAGCAAGAGAAAAGATGATGTAATTTACTTTGATCAGTTGGGTGTTACTAAGCTGATCGTTGATGAAGCACATTATTACAAGAATCTGCTGTTAACAACGAAGATGAATAATATTGCAGGTATCAATACCAGCAGTAATTCAAAGAGAGCTTTTGATATGTTCATGAAATGCCAGTACATGGAAGAAAATTGCCGAAACAAAGGTATTGTATTCTTAACCGGTACTCCCGTGTCAAATAGTATGGCAGAAGTATACACAATGCAACGCTATTTGCAGTTAAATACCTTAAAAGAACTTGGCATTGACTCATTCGACAGCTGGGCATCGACATTCGGTGAAACAAAGACTGCCATGGAACTTGCTCCGGAGGGAACAGGGTATCGTGCCAGAACAAGATTCACACGATTTGTTGGATTGGCCGAGTTATTAACAATCTTTAAAGAAGTGGCTGATATTAAGGTCAAAGATATTAAAGAAATGGATGTGCCGAATGCCGTTATGGAGACTATTTCCATTGATGCTTCTGATGAACAGAAAAAATATGTAGATGGTTTGGCAAGCAGGGCAGCTCGCATTCGAGACGGTGGAGTAGATCCATCAGAAGATAATATGCTCAAGGTTACAAACGAAGGACGTAAATTAGCTTTAGATCAGCGACTGGTTGGAATTGAGGAAGAAAACTTTAATTCTAAAGCAAAATATTGTGTGAATCAGGTCATGGATATTTATGAGAAATATCCTGGAAAAACTCAGGTTATTTTCTTAGATTTATCAACGCCAAAGAAAGGAGAGTTTAACGTTTATGATGATGTAAAGGCTAAATTAATAGAAAGGGGAATTCCAGAAGGAGAAATTGCTTTTATCCATAGTGCTAAAACGAATAAACAAAAAGTTGATCTTTGCAAGAAGGTAAACGAAGGTGTTATTCGTGTATTATTAGGAAGTACAGATAAAGCGGGAACTGGTTGCAACTTCCAGAAAAAATTGATTGCCTTACATGATCTGGATTGTCCATGGAGACCGTCAGATCTTACACAGAGGTCCGGCCGTATTATCCGTCAGGGTAACTTCAATAAAGAAGTTTACATTTACCGATATGTAACGAAAAATACCTTTGACTCTTATTTATGGCAGACAGTGGAAAACAAGCAGCGATATATTGGACAGATTTTGTCAGAAGAAAACATTCCTAGACGTATGGAGGAAGATGATTTAACATTATCGTTTGCGGAAATTAAGGCAGCAGCCTGTGGGAATCCATTAATCAAGGAACAGATGGAACTTACGCAGCAAGTAAAACGATTAAAAATGCAGAAAAACAATTTCTTAAATCAATATTACGAGTTAGAGTCTTATATTAGCAAGATTGCTCCAAACAGAATTGAACAGTATAAGAAAAATATTGAAAACATTGAAAAAGATATCGAAGTTGCTAAAAAATATCATACAGGTGATTTCCATATCAAAGTTTTAGATAAATATGATTCCGATACAAGAGCAGAAGCTAACAAAATAATCCACAATATTCAACCATCTTATAAGAATGAACGAAAGATTGCCAGCTATCAAGGATTTGATATTATTCTTGATAGAAAGTCAGTTTACAGTCATCAGACAATGATTATTCGTGGTAATTATGACTATGAATTTGAATTCAGTGGCAGTACGAATATCATGTATCAGATTGATAAGATCATTGAATATGGAATATTGGAAGAATTAAAAACTTTCAAGAGAAGATTAGAGTTTGAATCCAGAAAATTTGTTACAGCAAAGACGGAATTAAATCCTGATTTTCCTCATGAAAGTGAATTAATTAAGAAACAGGCACGATTATCTGAATTAAATCAGAAATTGAGTGCGTAATAATCAAAATAAGGGGCAGGCATATATTTGTCTGCTCTTATTTTTTTGCGACAAAATCTTTATAATTTTTTTGGAATATGATATAATACTAATGTATTTTTTATTAGACTTTGGAGTTTTAACAGAAAAATTCTGAACTTTTTTAAGGATAAAAAATCAATAGAAATTTCATAACCAATCATTTGGGCATAAAGTTTAGCAGATATTTTGTATCTGCTTCTTTTTATGCCCATTTTTATTTTTACAAAAGAAAGGAGAAAAAAATTGTTAAAGAAAGAATTTACACAATATCCACATCATACTGATCCATATGCAAAGCATCGTATCACAGATGAAGAATTGGATTTTTTGTATGAACTGCAGAAAGAAATGAATACCCAACATTCCGACATGCTGACTTATCCACGTATCTGGGTTATTCAAGAACCAATCAAAAATTATCTCGACAATGTTGAGACTGATCTTAGAAATGATCCGGATGCAGTAGAATATCTAAATCAGATTGCTGATGGAGCAGATTTATGTATTGATTGTATCAATATAACAACTCCGCAGCAATTATATCAAACGATTCAGAGTATTATTAAGGATAATTCACTCGAAGAAAAGTATCAGGTAGAGTTGATTAACAATTATAAGGTCTTGATTCATGGGAAAAACGATATAGGCAAAACTATGTTATGGGAAGGATCATTAGAAAAAATCCAAAAGAATGGATTGCTTGCAATTGTAGAATGGGTTATGGGATATACATATCATCATGCAGAATTAAGATATTACATAAAAGAATTATATCAGCGTCCAGGGATCTTTTTCTTAACTTACAAAGATGGCGTACGTTATCTGCAAAAATACGCGGATAAGTATGATAAGGATGTAAAGCTAATTGAAACGTCTCCAATGGATTTATTTACAGATTGCAGTCCAGAAATAAAAAAACTGTTTGATATTTTACATACGGTTGATTTTAGCAAGAAGAACCGGAAAGTCTATATTTCTGGAAAGATTACAAAAACAGAAGATTATCAGGAACGATTTGATGTAGCAGCGAGAGAACTTTTGGCACAAGGATATGAAGTTGTAAATCCTGCATATGAAGGGACAAAATTAGAAAACGCTTCTTACGAAGATTACATGAGATTATCTTTTCAGTTGTTAAATGATTGTGACATCATTTACATGTTAAAAGGATGGGAAACAAGTCCAGGTGCAAATCAGGAGTTTGGCTATGCATTAGCAAAAGCTATGGAAATCAGATTTGAAAAATAAAAGGAGAAAATTTATGTTAGATTTATCAAATATTTTCAATAAAGATATGAAAAAAGCAATTATGTCCAAAGAAAAACTCGCAGAAATGTTAAGGGTTACGCCAGAAGCCTTAAAGGCATTTGAAAAATCCTATCAGCTATATTCCATGAATGAGCCGATCAGCGACAACCTTTTCAAAGTCAATGCAAAGCAGGCTGCAAGTTTAAATCCAAAACAGGATGTACCTGAAAAAGGAAAAGTTCAAGATTTGATTGACCGGATCGTGAATGAGCTTTTAGATCAAGCCCTCATTTATGAATATGACGGAAAACCAGGATTTACATATGGAAATATCTATTCTTGCAATCAAACGAGAACAGTTAAAGTTCCAGAAAACTCAGAAGTAACACTTGAAGAAATCAATGAGCTGCCAAAAGAGTTAAGACCTGATCTGACTGGACGATATGTTAAAAAAAGTCTTTCTGATGGTACGGGAGATGCATTGTTAGAGCAATATCAGCAGTATCTGAATACAAAAGATCCACGAAAAAAAAGGTTTCTTTATGACCATTTTCGTCAGGGATTAGATATGTTAGATCTGGATGGAATCAGCTATGCAATTTTAGATCGTTGTCAGAATTCCATAGGAAACTGGTTTCCACGATTAGTAAATGCGATTTTTTATTCTGATTTCTTTCAGCTGCCAAAGACAAAGATCATGAAAGTTCCATTGCCGGTATTACAAATGAGTCGAATGGAATATACAGAATTGTCGTCTACGACTTTTCAGATCATTGATCAATTTTGCCAGAAAGCTTTTGAATTAGACGAAACGAAAGAATACTTTATCAAAACTGGTGTTTTTTCTTCTAAATTTGATTTTCGGAATGCTTATATTCATGACGCAAAAGAAGTCAAAGAGATCGGAGAATATTTACTATTCATCAGTTTTCAGGCAAGTTGTTTTGCACACTATGATCTTTCTGGAAGAAACCAGCCAAGTATATATGGTGCAGCAACAACAAATGAGTGGGTCGTTAGAGAATTCATTAAGGATAAAGAAAACAATCCATGTATCTACAAAGGATTACCACTACATACAGAATATCGTGTATTTATTGATGCAGATACAAAAGAAGTGTTAGGGATCAATCCATACTGGGATCCGGATGTCATGAAAAAGCGATTTGGAAAAGAAGCGGATGCAAATAATCCAGATATGGTGCATGACTATGTGATCTATGCAGCACATGAGAAAACATTAATGGAACGATACGAGAAGAACAAAGAGAAAGTTCAAAAAGAGATCATGAAACTGTTACCATTTTTAGATTTAAGAGGGCAGTGGTCCATTGATGTGATGCAGAATGGAGAAGATTTTTGGATCATTGACATGGCATTAGCGAAAGATTCAGCTTTACTGTCTTGTGTCCCAAAGGACAAGATTAAAGCGGTAGAAGAAGACTGGATTCCAAGAATCTCAATCAAAGAACTGTAACAAATTTTATGAACTACCCACCACCTAAAGGTATGTGGATACGCAGCTGAGAATTTTATAAAAAAGGAGAAAAATTGTGAGAAAAGAATTAGGAAACATTAAAGAGCCTACAGACTTTGAAGGAACGGTAAAGGAATTAGCAGAACAGGTTTTGGATTTATCGACAAAACAGCCAGATGGGATGATTCATGATGCAGATACGATTTTAGCAGATATTATGGAAGCAGCAGACTTTCAAGTTAGTGGAATTTCTGATGATATATTAAAATTGTATCTTGAAGTAGAAAATAAGGACGATTTTGAATCATTATTTTATTTAATTACAGATGAAAAATTTGAAGATTATCTAGTAGAAAGCAAAAAAGTGATGGAAGAAAATATTTTGAAAGCAGAACCAAGAGCTATTCAAGTATATCTTTCAGATTCTGGCAATGATGAAAAAGAATCTATCATTTTTAAAACAGATGCTCCCAAAGCAGTGATCGAGAACTGGATAAAAAGTCAGCATAATTCAATTTCTTCAAATTATCCATTCCACCATATAGTAATGGAATTGTTAAATGAGGGATATATGGTTAAATTATTATATGATCAATACTCAAAATGTAATGATGTCGAATTGATCGATCAGTATTCTTGCGAAGAAATATATCATGTAGGCTGTAGTATTGGAGATATATTTCATCATATGAAAATTTTTAATAGTTTATATTATGATGCTTCTGGTGTTCCATATATTAAATTAACTGATTCCATGGATGGCAGTGATTTAAGAAAGATTGCAAATGTATTAGGAATTTACTCAATAAAAGCAAATGAATTTTGTATTTCTAAAAGGAAAGCATTAATATGCAATCTTGATTTTGTTGATATAATGAGAATAGCAGAACATGAAAAATACAATGTTGAAACTGGAATAATAAAAAATTCAAATGATGAATGTTATATTCTAACTCGAAAGTAATGCCACCATTATATGGAGAAGATTTTGTCTTGAATGAGAATAGCTAGAAATTAATTTTTGGAGCAGATACATATTTTATGTGTCTGCTTCTTTTTTTTGCGACAAAATCTTTATAATTTTTTCTGAATATGATATAATACTAATGTATTTTTATTAGACTTTGGAGTTTTAACGGAAAAACTCTGAACTTTTTTTAGGATAAAAAATCAATAGAAATTTCATAACCAATCATTTGGGCATAAATTTAAGTAGATATTTTGTATCTGCTTCTTTTTATGTCCATTTTTATTTTTACAAAAGAAAGGAGGAAATACAAAATGTGTAAATCAAAATTCACTGATAAAATGTTAATTAGTCTGAAATGCACTCTGATTCAGGAGTGCATGAACAGTGACTATGTTTATTTTGATTTTTTTGGTGAGAATCGCCCAGATGATGATCAAGAGGATTTATATGCAAAAGTTGAAGAAACTCTTGAACAGATGCCAGAAGAAGAATTGATGAAATTTTATAAAGAATATGTAAACTCATCAGGAAAGGAGATGAATTAATGAAAGTTTTATTAATTCATACAGACGGATATTCTATTGATGTTGTTGGAAAATATAACACCAAAGAAGAAGCCTGTAAGCAACTTAATTTTGAATATGAACGAAAGATTGAGTATCAAGAAATGTTTTCAAACGGTATTGATTCGGAATGGATGAAATCATCACACTGCGATAATGAAGAAGCTATTCTCTATATTAATGGAGAAGAGGTTCATGTTTGGCAGATTGTAACTGCTTAATTTTGATATATATTATATTAAATATGGTACAAAAACAGATGAAAAATTATTATTTGTTTTTGTACTTTTTATATATCAAAGAATTTTATCGTACTGAAATTAAAAAATCATAGGAAAGGCAGGCAATAAATATGAGTTTGAATAGTATTAAAAGAGATTTGAAAGATTATATCGAGGAAAATAAAGCATTACTAGAAGCATGGGAAAGAGTTACTTATCTTACGAAAAAAGATGGAACTCCTTTTAAAAGCATGTCGAAAAATTTTAATAATGCAATATATAAAAGGAAAGAATCTTTTCGAGGATACATTCTTGAAGTTGATACAAAGTTTACCCCAAATCATAGAAGATCATATTTTAGAAATTATATCGATTGTGGTAATAAGGATAATCCAAATACTTTGGAAGAAATTAAGCAAAAAGTATCAAAAGAAATCGAAAGCAAAAAAAGGTTTATTAAATCATTAGAAAAGCGATTAGAAATAATTGACTATGCTTACGAAGAATTTTCAAAATCTTATGACGATATAAGAGAAAATTTGAAAGAGTTATGTGAAAATGACGTTTCTCTGGCAAACATGATTTGTGAAGATATTGCCAAACGATAAAATTATTGATAAGGAAGGAATACATTATGAAAAACGAAAAGCAAATTAAAATTGATGGGTATAAGTGCATCAAGCTTGATGAATGGAAGACGGAATGGAAAGCGGAAAAAGTAAAGTATGTAATTGGAAAAGCAGAAGATGAAGAATTTCCTTCATTCTACGCAAAAGTTCAAAGAGTCAACGATAATGATGATCTTATTGATGATGATTATATCTTCGAGTATGATCACAAACCAGAGAGATCAGCGGTTGAGGATGATTTCATCGATGAATGGGGTCAAAGAGATTTAGATCGTCGTGAACGAAAAATGCCCGTACCGGAAAATGATATTATTCATATGATTTGTATTTAAGGAGAAAGAAAGTATGATTAAGAATTGGGAACTAAAAATTAAAGAAAATAAATCAACGCTGATCATTAATGATTGGGGTGTAAAATCCGATGATATTATAGATCTAGCAAGACACCTTGTGATTAAATTTCATTTTGATAGATTATATATCAATTATGAAAATACTGGCAAAATCATACATTGTGCGTTAAAAGACAATGATCCAATAAATAAGTGTTTAACGATGAATTGTGGTATGAAAGCTTCAATCATAAAATATCGATCACATAATGACATTGATATTCAATTTGAAGATGGTACAATCATTAAGCATCGGGATTTTAGAGATTTTTGTAAAGGAAAAATAGCGAATCCTAATCTGAGCAAAAGAAAATCATGGGAAGATGTTAGGATTACAAATATTCAATGGGATGCATCCGATGATGTTATGGCAGGATTGCCTGATAAGGTTAATGCTTTAGATCTTAATATTAATTTATCTCAGTATGATACAAACGAAGATTTGGATTACAACGAAGATTTCTTATATGGGGTTTCAGAGGCTCTATCAGAAAAATATGGTTTCTGTCATGATGGTTTCGAGCTTGAAATCAGCATGGGAAAAATGGAGTCAAAAATTGTTGGAATCATCAATCAATTCGGAGAAAATGACTTCTCTTATTGGACAGGATTCTGTTTGAATGATGAAGAACAGAAACAGATTGAAGAAATTCTTCATCGACACGATACAGAGGGATGCTCTATAAGAGGTACCAGAAGTGATATTTCCAATGAAATAAAAGAATGAGAAGGAAACTATCATTGATGTGTATGCTGCTAAAGCAAAGCATCAATGATAGTTTTTTAAAATTAGGAGGGAAACAATGATTGAACAAAAAAATGAGTGGTTAGTTGTAGTGTGGAATGATGGCATCAGTCAGTTCTTTATTGAACGGCTCACTGCAACAGAAGAAGAGATTAAGAGGTATCTTTTATCGTTAATTGAAGATAATAAAAAATTATCACAAGAAACGTGCAATGATTGCACAGACAGTATTGATGGAATTGGAAGCTATGAAGAACCCGTTACAGAAGGTTTTATGGCGTTTCATGCGTATGCTTCTTTTGATACATATCATATCGAGTATGAAGCACGTCCATTAAATAAGATTAAAGATGCAACAGAAATGATAGAAGAATTATAAGAAATTAAAAGGAGAGTAACCATGGTTAAAATTTTTCAAAAAGAATTACCAGCTGATTGTGAGAAGGCAATAAGAGAACTAATAAAACTAAAAGTATATATTGTTATGGATGATGACAGAATTGAAAATTTCTCTGATGTTTGGTGGAAAGTGCAACATGAGTGCGATATGTATGAAGAAAAGCAAGATAGTAACGAGTTGACTTATCAAAGTTACGTTGGTGCCAAAAACTGGTTAAGTAAATGGGAAAAACTTTATATTAAATACAATGACAAATAAAAAATTTGGAGTTGGGAGGTCGATTAAAGTGGAAACAAAAGATTTAATCAAAGAATTAAGAATTTTAGAAAAATCTTCAAAGTTAGGTGAACAGGCGTGTATTTGTGGAGAAGCTGCAAATCGCTTAGAAGAATTACTGCAGGAAATTGAAATTTCGCGAAGATTAGAAAAAAGTGAGAATCACAAAGAAAATGATGATCGTAAGCAATTACTTTCTAAGAATAAAAAGAAAATGGAAGTAAAGAAAAATGTGCTGAAGCCTCTTCAATCATTTTTGAAGTCAGGAAGAAAAATTTATATTACGGGTTTCGACTATGATGAAATGTCTTATGTGTTGGATATTGATGATAAATATTTGAATGATTTTGTCGGAGATTACACTGTTTTTGATTTAATGATTTTAGATGCCAATACATATATCGCACAACTCAATTTTTCCTATTTTATTTTAAGAACATGGAAGAGTAAATATCACTGTAAAGAAGTAAAGTATTCGTTAGAAGAAAAAGGATTGTTATAAAGATTCAAAGCAAAAAATAACAGGAGGAAAAAATCATGAAGATTAATAAAAAAGAGCTTATCGTTGGAAATACGGCTTATGTTGTAACCAAGAAATACGATTCAGATCAGATGAAACAAGTATATCACATTGTTCCGGCTGAGATTAAAAAGGTTGGTCGTAAATATATTACGGTTACCGTACAATACTGGGATCAGGAATTTTGCTTAAAAGATGACGGAGTCATTTACGAATTTGCCTTGAATAATAAGACAAATGGAGCAAATAACGTATTGTGCTTATCTGAAGAAGATGCAAAAAAGCATATTTTAAAACAGAATCTTTTGATGGAATTTCGAAATAAAAGATTCTATGAAAATGACTGCAATCTGGATCAACTGCTACTTATGAAAGCAGGATATCATTACGATCCAACAGGTCCAATGGCAGAACATTGGCAGAAGATTTTGGAATATGAGAAAGATAATTATTAATTGTTATGCAGGACAGGGAAACTCCCTTGTCCTGTATCGTTAAAAAGAAAGGAAAATCAAATGGAAAGAAACGATAAGATATACAATTTTTGACAATCCACAGTTGAAAAAGAAGTATGGTAAAGATTGGGAGGAAGAACACAAATGATCAAGACAAGATATAAAATACAGGAATATTTTTCAAAAGAAACAAAAATCCATTGCAACAGAGTAGAACAATACACGAAAGCAATGGCAGAAGAATTAGGGCTGTCTGCATACGACACAAAGATGTTAACGGTTGCAGCAAGATATCATGATATTGGGAAATATTACATTCCAGAAAAGATTCTGAATGCACCAAGACCATTAACAGGATTGGAACGTAAAGTCATTGATATGCACGCATACTATGGATATGAAGCTTGCATGGAATATGGGTTTGAAAAAGATATTTGTGAATTAATATTACTGCATCATGGTACACACAAATATCGTACGCTGACAGATGAACAGATCAGCGATTTTGCAAAAGAATATTTTCAAATCTTAATGGCAGCTGATATTTATGATGCATTGATAAGTGACAGGGTGTATCGTAGAGCAATTGATCATGATCGAGCATTGGATATCGTTGCAGAAAATCCAGAGATTAAGCGATGGGTGTTTCTTGCATTAGAAAAAATTTCACTATGTTAGGGTTGAGATACTGCTCACAACATGATATAATAAAATTGTATTTTTATCAGACTTTAGAATATAGGAAAATTCTGAACATTTTTAAGAATCAAGTCAATAGAAAATTATCAATCATGGGTATAAATTAAGCAGATATATGGTATCTGTTTATTTTTATACCCTTTTTTATTTTGAGGAAAGGAGATTTAAAAAATATATTAAATTGAAAAAATTCATTGAAACAGACAAAAAGTCTGTTTTTTTATTTACGAAAGGAGATTTTTATGTTTAAAGAAGCAACAATTCAAGGAAAGATTTCAGGTCCAGTGATGATCGTATCTGTTACACAGAAACAGACCAGAACTTCAAAACCCTATTTGATCTTAAAATTAAGAGATGATCAGAAGAAAGAGGTAGATGCTAAGTTATGGAATATGTCAGTTGAAGAATTTCCATTTGATAAGAATACTGTGATCATCGGTGAATTTTCTGTTGGAGAATACAACGGGCAGAAAGATTTTACACTGGATATGTACAGAGAAGCTTTGGAATCTGAGTACAGAATGGAAGATTTCATCAATGCAGCACCTTACAGTCCGCAAAAAATGTATGAGTATATCTTACAGATTGCAGATCAAACAGTACTTGATGATGATTATCTTGCTATCATTCATAATATTTATGAGAAGTACAAAGAACAGATCTTTATCTGGTCTGCTGCCAAAGCAGTACATCATAACATTCGATCTGGATTTTTGTATCATACATTCCGTATGGTTCAGAGTGGAATTGCACTTGGAAAAGTGTATGGGCAAGCCTTAAATCACAGTTTATTGTTAACCGGCATTATCTTACATGATGTTGGAAAGTTAAAAGAATTATATACAGATCCTACAGGAAATGCCGATTATACTCCGGAAGGAAGTTTGCTTGGACATTTACTGATTGGATGTGAAATGATCGATGAAGCTTGCAATAAATTAGATCTTCAAAATGATGAGAATAAAGATAAGATTTTACTTTTAAAACACTTATTAGCATCTCATCACGGCAAGCAGGAGTACGGAGCAATTACAGTTCCACAGCTGCCGGAGGCTATCATGTTAAATCGAATTGATATGATCGATGCGGAAATGTATCAATGTGAACATGCATTAGAAGATCAGAGCAACGGAACATTCACGGACCGTATTTTCGGGTTAAACAACACCCGCTTATACAAACCACTCTAATTAAGGAAAAGTAAATTGAAGAAGAAAATAAATCATAAAGACATGATCGAAGCATGGAATTACGATTCTGGCGTCTTCAAAGGACAATCTATCGGCATTCATAATTCAGCTACTGGAGAAATCGACAAGCTGTTATCAGTGGAATGTTTTCATGGAGGAGAAGAAGTAAAACGAATTGTAATTAATAAAGAAGCCACAAAGAAACATGGCTTTTTAATTATCGTTGATTAAATTTGATGGAGGAAGCTATGAGAAAAGCAGAATTCGAACAGAAATATTTAGGAGAAAGAGTACAAATAGAGTTATTTAATGGACGTGTTTTAACTGGATTTCTAGAAAAAACTGGAGATGAAAGATTTAAAAATAATCCAGATCTCTATTTGCGTAAAGGCTATTATTGCCTAATAGAAACTTTAGAATCACAAGATAATGTGGATTTCTTTATTTTTCGATTTTCACATGTTCAAAAGATAAAATTTGTATAAAGAAAGGAGTATAACTATGGCACAGGCAGCAGTAACTAATACGTTTATCATTCAGATGAATTTTCGTTTATTGTATTTTGCAATGGAAAACATCAAAAGTACAAAGTTACATGATAGGAATTACTGGAATCGATTACAGTCGATCATGTATGAGCAAATTGATAAAAATGCAACTTATAACAAAGAATTTCTGAAACACAGTATGACACAGATGATGATGTTCTACTGCAAAGAAGTTCGAGACGAAAACAGAGATTTTTATGATGAAGTTTGTAAACCAATTTACAATATTGTAAAAGAACATGCAGATGATAATAATCCAATGGCTTATTATGCAGAAAGTTTTGGAAAATTAAATGAACTTTATCGTAAAGTAGATGGACACAGTTATTATACGAAGTCTATTTTAGCAGCGACGGATCTTTTAGAGCAGTTAAAATGGGTGGAGTAGTTAACAAATAATTACAAATATAAGAAAGGAGGCTCGCCAAATGGCGAGGGCGAAATTATTTCCAACAATTAATGTAGGAATAAAAATTTCGCTTATTTATGAATGAAACCTTATGACGTAGGATTAGTGTGTGGAAGATTTCAGACCTTCCATAAAGGTCATGAAAAATTAGTTGATACCGGTCTATTACTGTGTGATCGATTATTAATCTTGATTGGATCAGCACAGGAATCTGGAACTGAACGTAATCCGTTCAATATCAATACACGGACCAAAATCCTAAGAGAGATTTATGGAGATCGGCCAGAGATTATGGTCTATGCACTTTCGGACATGACGGACGAAAATGATATTTGTCCTGAATGGGGACGTTATCTGTTAAACAATGTAGACAGATACATCTACAAGAACCCCGAGCTGATGATTTATGGCAACGATGAAAGCCGAAGCGGTTGGTTTGACAAAAAAGATCTTGCCAACACAGCTGAATTAATCGTAAATAGACAGGCGTTGCCAGTTAGTGCAACTATGGTAAGAGAAGCAATGGCTAAAGATGATCGAAAAAAATGGATGAGCCTAGTAAACCCACGTTTACATAAAATGTATGATGTATTACGTGCGGAACTTATGAGCGTACCATTTTATCAGGAGCTAAGTAAAAATTAGCTAAAAGAAGTCAAAAAATTAGTTATAAAGAAAAGGAGAAAGAAACAATGAATAAAGCAATTTTAATGGGAAGATTAACAAGAGATCCAGATGTAAGATATTCACAGGGAGAAAATCCTATGGCAATCGCACGATACACATTAGCAGTGGATAGACGATTCAAAAGAGATGGTGAGCAGAATGCAGATTTTATTAACTGTTTAGCGTTTGGAAGATCAGCAGAATTTGCAGAGAAGTATTTCAAACAGGGTACAAAGATTGCTGTTTCCGGAAGAATCCAGACAGGTAGCTATACAAACCGTGAAGGCGTGAAAGTCTACACAACAGAAGTTGTGATTGAAGAACAGGAATTTGCAGAGAGCAAAGCAGCTGCATCCCAGAACAATAATAGGGGAGCTTCACAGCCAAGCACACCTCAGCCAAGTACGGCAGCAAGCGATGGTTTTATGAACATCCCTGATGGACTGGAGGATGAACTCCCATTTAATTAAGAAAGAACGTAGAATCATTATTGATCCAGTATATTCAGACAGATTGTCGGATATACTGGATTTTTTTTAAGAAAGGAAGAGGTTAAAATGCAAAATAAAAATAATATAAAAAATTGGAAGATTGAAATAACAAACGAAGGAGCTAAATTATTCATTACAGAAGGAGCCGTAATGGCTAGAGACGTTTTAAATCTTGCAAGAGAACAGGCTATAAAATATAACTTATCAAACTTGAAGATTTATACGGTTTATATGCGTGATGGATATTATTATGATTATACTTTTGAAGATGATATGCTATATTTCATACATATGACTGAAAAGATTGAAAATGAAGATATTTCTTATTTGATGAAACGGGCTGCAGAAAAGTTATCAACTCTAAAATTAGACGATCGTATATGGAGCGTTAATTTTTCTATTGATAATCTTCCAAGAGAGAAAAATGGAGATCTATATGCTGCCTGTGCTATGGTCATTCATTTTTATGATAGAAATGATGATTATGAAATTGATTCACAACGGTTTTATTTTAATTTATCGTCAGGACAATGGGAATCTATTAAAAATGTAAAGAATAAGTCTATATCATGCAAAAATTCATTGGCCTGCAAAATTGGAGATAACTATTTTATGATTCAGAAATCAGAAGATGGTTACGATTATACACTTTATACTTCTGATTATTCAGAAATTGATGGAGGACAGCTTGATAATCCGGATATTTCTATTTATGATGCAATGAATGAAATCTTAGAAGATCTGGATATTGAGATTCCAGGTCATAAAGATGAAATTGATTATGAAGAATTAGAAGAAAAAGTTGAAAATGCAGAAAATGAACGTATCAATAAAATATTATCAAATCATGGTTGTACAGTGATTGCTCAATCAGATTGTCATACTGATTTTCTTATAAAATCAGGAGAAAATTAGAATTTTGAAAGAATATTAAGAAATAACTAAAAGCGGTGTGAGTATAAATCTCATACCGCTTTTTTACTAAAGGAGAAAAACACATGGAAGAAAAGGAAATAAAAATTGCAGAAAGATTCAACATACTTGATAAATGTCAAAAGTTAGAGAAAGATTTTTTACAGCTTAGTAGAATAACAAAAGTAGAATTTGATCTAAACGGACTATATGACAATATTTATCAGGTTATTATATTAGTAAAATATGAGATTCCAATGGAATTAGGTCCAAAGAAATATTTTAGAATCAGAACAAATATTTTGAAAAAAGTTTTGGAAATTGCACAAAACAACCAATTAATTCGAACAGACGATTCGATAGAAGATTATGGAGAGTATTTTTACATTGTATTTGATTGTTCTAGTTGGAAATATCAGATACAAAGATATACAGAACTTTTCAAAAATGTTTATGGTCCTGAAATTGAAAATCCTAAAGATGGGATGGAAAAGGAACGTGAAGTAATTAAGACTTTGATCAAAGAGGGACTTGGAATGCTTAATAAAGCGAGATCACAAGCTCTTTTTCTTGACGATATAGAGATGCAAGAAGATATTACAAATGCTTTGAATATTTTTCTGGCAGCAGAAGAAAAACAACAGAAGATTTCTCCGGAAAAAAATCTTTTTGAAGATTATACAGATGAGGAATTATTGATTTTTTATGATTGCCTTAAAAAAGCTGATTTTTATGTGATTCCTGAATTAAGCAAGATTGCTTCAAAATATGTTTCTAGCAAACGCTGCTATTTAGATTTGATTTTCGAGTTGTCTAAACGATGGTATCAAGAGAAACAGAAGAAATACAAAGAAGAAAATGGAAAATTTCATCAGTGGTTAGAGGGAGAAGATCCATTAATTTAAAAGATTAGTGATTGATTAAAGCCTCTAAGCTAAATTGAAGATATTATTAAGGAGAAAGAAATCATGTTAGTAGAAGTTACATATGCTTGTAAAATGGGATGTACGCATTGTTTATCAGACTGCAAACCGGATGGAGAACATATGACACTGGAAGTATTTGAAGATGTATTAAAATTTATGATCAAAAATCAGATTCCAACGTGGAGTTTTTCAGGTGGAGAAATGTTTGAACATCCAGATATTTTGAAGATGCTGTCACTTATCGAATCATATTGGAAGACATTACCGATTAAGTATCCAATCACATTTGCAACAAATGGTCGTGAACTTGTTCGTAACAAAAAAATTTATCATGCAGTTTCAGAGTTCTTGAAACACTGCGGAAAACGATATGTTATGATCCAGGTGACAGATGATCCGAGATTTTATCCCGATCCATTAACAGATAATGAAAAATATTGGTTATCTAAGTTAGGAGTTATTATTGATACGGTGCCTTCGGATCAAAACAATAAATCTCACTGTTTGTATCCACAAGGACGTGCTTTGAAGAATTATTCCGATGAATATTGGAATACGATTGCACCTAAATGTATCAATTGCATTTTGATTACAAAGCAGAAACCAGAAGCAACATTGAAGGATTTGGTCAATATACTTTTATCTAATGGCAAGGTTTGTACACCAGTTATTGCACCAGATGGAAGTATTAAGATTGGTGAGTCGGCACTTTGTCCTAAAATTGCATCTATTTACGATTCTGTTCCGGAAATTATGGAAAAGATTCGTAATGCGAAATGTCGTGCATGTAAGATTCCATGGGAAAAATTAAAAGAAACAAATCCAATCGCATATTTATTATGTGAAAATTTTTGATAAGAAAGGAGGCTCACTCTACAGTGGGGCAAAAGAGGCTTAGATGATAAGTCTCTTTTGTTTACTTATAATGAGCAAAACGGAAATCGGAAAAAGAATAAGAAATATTAGGATTCTAAATGGTCTGTCTCAATCTGAGTTAGGTGAAAAGCTGGGATTGACAGCAGATCGAATTCAAAAATATGAAAATGGAGCAAGAAATCCAAAAGTCTCCATGATATTTCGGATAGCAAATACTTTGGATGTTAATGCTGCTGCATTATATGATCCAACACCATGTGATGATTTAAGTACCATGTTTTTTTCTTTGAAATGGAAGAAAAATATGGAATGACTATTAAAAAAATTGTAGATGATGATGGAAATGTTAAATATGCAGTTGTGGCGAATTCTGAAAATCGTATGTATGATTATTTATCTAAATGGCATGATGCTTATATATGTAAAAAAATTGAAAGTAAATTGGTAGATACGCAAGAAGAGAGGGAAAGAATTTTAAAAAATTATGCTAGATGGAAAAGTAAATTTCCAAAAAGTATAGAGAATTCTAAAGATTTAAAAGAGAATCAAAAGCAGAAATTGAAGAAGAAAATAGAAGAATTGCAATCTGAATATGAAAGATTACATTGAATGGCCGAGAATTCCCACAGAGTATCTTAAAAAATAGCTTATTACGGACGCTGTTCTATAAAATCATACAAAAATTGAAAATATTAATTAAGGAGAAAATTATGAACAAAAAAATTAAAAAAATGGAAGATGTAGTAACAATTCCAATGACAAAATACATTACAACAGATGGAAAAGAATTTGCAGATGATTATGATGCAAATATGCATCAAGCACATTTAGATTCAATGGCCGAGGCAAAGTTATGCTTTGAAAAATATGGAATTTATACCAGTGATCTAATGATTAAAAATCATAAAAATAATGATCAAATTATTAGCAATGATTATCTTCTTACTCGCATCTTACATACAGATATATCAAGTAATGATGATCTGTATATCTTACAGGCAAAAGATGAGAAATCTGAAAAAGAAATTCTGAAAACATTTCGTGATTACTTGAATACTGATGTTATGGATCGTCGTTTTTTTAATGTGGCAAATAATTATATATTTCCACATACAATCATCTTTTGTAGAGATTCCATTTATGGAAATTATAATGCTTTGTGTGCAGAAAGGGAATTTGAGCTTATTGAAAAGGCTTTAAAATTTGGAAGACAAGTCTTAAATATGGCAGACAAAAAAGAAGATAATATCGTATCTGATGAAGCGAAAGAAAAAAATATGATTAATAAAAGAGAGTTGGCAGCAAGATTAAAACAGGGAGAATGTCTTGAAGAAATTTTTGATTTTACTGATGGTCAGGAATGTTTGATTTATAAAGGAGAATTTGAAGTATCCGATAATATTATTTATATTCCTGATATTTATCTTAATAAATTGAACCTTGGAGTCGTAGCGACAGGGGAAAATTTGAATGATATTTTGAAAAATTGCTATACAGGAAATGATTTCTTGAAGGAATGCAATGGATACAAAAACATTGCCAAAGCCTTATTTGATTTTGTTGATTGGCAGCATCCAAACATCCAAGATCTCACTGATTGTTATGATGAAGAAGAATTTTACAATGAATTTGGAATTCATTTTGATGATTTAGGTAATGATTAGCCATTGAGATGTAAAACAAAGTATTGAAGTTGAAAACAGAGAAATTTATATTATATAAGAAAGGAAGAATACTAATGAATCATAATCGTAATGCCCATTATTGGGAAAATAGAGACGAAAGAAAAGAAAGAGCTTATCTCCATACAAAAAATATGGCTTATGTTTTTTCAGATCATATTGAACAATGTGTTCGAAATACAAAATTATATGATGATACAAATACATTTGATGAATTAAATCCAGTATTGACAAGAGAAGTTTCCGTTGTTGATCTGGATACGGTGTCTGCAATATTTCGTTACAAAAGGAAAGAAAAAAGGACGGCAATTCTTAACTTTGCCAGCTATAAAAATGCCGGCGGAATGTTTTTACAAGGTAGCAGTGCTCAGGAAGAAAGTTTATGCCATGCATCGTTTTTATACAATGTATTATCTGAATTCAAAGACTATTACGCTTGGAATGATAAGCACAAGAATCGTGCATTATATGAAAATCGAGCATTGTATTCTCCTGATGTTGTATTTACAAATGATAGTGTAGGGACACTTTGTGATGTAATTACATGTGCTGCACCAAACAAATCGGCAGCACAGAAATATTGTCATGTATCAGATGAAGAAAACTATAATGCATTAGAGTCAAGAATTCGTTTTGTCTTACATATTGCAGAAAAAGAAAAAGTAGACACGCTTATTTTGGGTGCTTACGGAGCGGGAGTTTTTGGTCAGGATGCAACAGAAGTTGCACAGATTTTCAAAAGACTTTTGATTGAAGAATTTTGGACTTTTGAAAAAATCATCTTTGCGATCCCAGATTGCTCAAGGAATAAAAATTATAAGAAATTTTTGGATGTAATGTCCGATACGATTATGTAAGAATGGAAAACGCCTTATAAAAGGCCAAAATTATTTAAATAATGGAAAGGGAGTTGCACATTTTTGTGCAGCTCTTTTTTTGTTTTCTGAAAGCTTAAAATGTGTTATAATGTAATTAATTTATTAGATTCCAAAACAACAGGGATAGTTTGGACTTTTTTAAGGAATAAAGCTTTAGAGAAATTATGTATTACAATTCAATATTTTTGATATAGAAGCATAGATTAAGCAGACGAATGGTCTGTTTTTTTTATGCTTTTATTTATATATATACCTGTTAATAATCAGTCGATCAGAGAGGAGGTGACAATGATATGAGTAAAAAAAGAATACGAGTTATTGGTCTTTTTATTGCGGTATTAAGTCTTGCGGTGCTAAGTGGATGTGGATCTGCAAAGAAAAAACAAAAAGCAACTACTAAAACTACAGAAGTTGCATCAACCACGGAAAAGGAAAATATTTCAAAAAATAAAGATCAGCAGACAATAACATCGTCAGCTACGACAGAAGCTACAACCAAAGTGACGACAAGCACAACAACAAGCACAGCGAAAAAAACAACCAAAGCAACAACAGAAACACCAATTGCTACTAAAAAAGACGAACAAAAAGCTGCAGTTAAGGCGACGGTTACTTATAACGGATTTTCTGACACAAATAGTGTGGAAATGAAAATGTCTGATGGAAGTTATGAAGTGATGATCGTTGAAAAAGAAGATTTAATTAAGAAGTTAGAAGATTTAAATCCTGGAACAAAAGTAACAATTCGGTACAAAGCCAAAGCAGGACAAGCCAATAAGCAAATTATTGCGGTATTTTAAATAAGGAGGAAGTATAGGTTATGAAAAAAGGAACATGTAAACGATTCATGGCAATGGCAATGAGTCTGGTAACTGTCTTAGGAACAGGATTTGGAGGAGGGGTCAACATGGTTTATGCTGCAAATTCCTTCAAAGCTGGAGATACAGTACAAATCAAGTATCTGCATAACAATAAGACTTATAAAAAGAGTGCAGTGGATGCAAGATGGAATGATAAGATTCTAGGTACAAAAATGCCTGGATACATTGATGAGGATTCCAATGCAATGTATTCTGCTTACTGGATTTTTGGACAGGCGGAGGGTCCCAAAGTATTATATAAAAAAAGTGGAGATACTTTTACATTAAGCAGATATAATACAACCATTAAAATGACAGTCGATAGTAAGACTGCTTATATCAATGGCAAAAAAACAACAATGTCTACAGCTCCACGAAAAGTATATAACTACGGCAACAAAACTAATTACATTATGGTGCCGGGATCATGGACAGCCAAAAATTTAGGCATTAGCTATAAATGGAATGCTACGAAACGTGCAGGCTGCATGAGAGCGGCCAGTCAGTCAGGTGGTTCTAATAATGCAACTACAGCTACAACGAAGCCTACAACAACGGCAGTGAAACCCACAACAACAACGGCAAAACCAACAGAAACTAAGCCGGAAGTTGTAAACAAAAAAGTAACAACATCCTATGATATGACAGCATCTGCGTATGCGAAAGAACAGAGCAAAGCTGTTCCTAAGTATAACAATCAAACGTTTGATGAAAATGCATATCAGAAAAAAATTACATCAACAGTAAATGATGAACAGTATATGAGAATTGATGTTTATCATAATGTAAATGAATCTGCATTTGCGAAAAAACTGGATGAGTTATTACAAAATAAAAATAACAGCGTGTTAAAAGGAAAAGCAAGTGCAATCATTGCAGCTGCTAAAAAAGAAAAGATTGATCCAGTGTACTTAGTATCCCAGACGATTAATGAATCTGCATACGGAACAAGTGCATTAAGTAAGAAAGCTATTACGAAGGTCATTACAGGCGATAGTGTAAAAAAAGATGCCAATGGAAATGTAACAGGATTCCAGAAAGTTAATGGAAAATATATTACAAAAACAATTCCGGAAACAACAGTATATAATCTGTATGGAATCAAGGCATATGACAGTGATCCGCAGCTTTGTGGTTCTTCCTATGCGTATTATATGGGATGGACAAGTGTTGACAAAGCATTAAATGGAGCTGCACAGTATGTTGCTGATAATTATATTCATAATACCGTTTATCAGCAGAATACACTATTCAAAATGAGATATAATCCGAAAAAGGATAATATCTGGCATCAATATTCAACAAATCCTTCTTATGCAGAAGAAATTGCAGAACATATGAAAAATATGAAATCTGTATATGATGGATGTTCTAATACATTTACCTATGACAGACCAGCTTTTGTGAAAGAACCTGAAACAACGACTACAACAGCCAAACCCACAACGACAACTGCCAAACCAACGACTACAACTACCGCGACAAAGCCAACAACGACAAAATATACAGTTACGGGAACATTACCAAACGCTCGTGTAAAAGCTTCTAAGAGTAATTATGATTTAAGAATCAAGTTACCTAGCGGAGTGACAAGCTATTATCTTGAAGATAAGTATACTAGCCGTCAATTATTCATGTCTTGTGCAGGCAATTATGTAAGCCATTTTAATAATGCTTCAAACCGCTACGCAAAAAGCAGTATGTCAGGATTTACAGTCAAATATAATTCTACGAAAAAAAGAACATATGTCTATGTAAAAGCCTCTAGTTCTTATCGTGGATATGCTGTTTCTTTTGACAATGGATATGCTTACATCAAATGGGGAACACCAAAAACAATGTATAAAAATATCTTAGTTTTAGATGCCGGACATGGTGGTTCTGATTCTGGAGCAACAGGAAATAGATTAAGAGAAAAGGACCTTACATTAAGCATTGTTTTAGCAGCAAAGAAACAATTTGATAAGGATAAGAATTATGCAGTGTATTACACAAGAACCACTGATACTTATCCATCTTTGACAGATCGAAGTGATCTGGCAAACAACGTTGGAGCTGATTACTTCCTTAGTTGCCACATCAACTCTGCAGGAGCAACAGCAAAAGGTTCAGAGACGTTATACAATTCTCAAGGATATAAAGCATCCAATGGAGTTACATCCTATAAGTGGGCAGCTAATGTACATAACTTTACAAAGGCAGCAACAGGATTTACGAACAGAGGACTGGTAGATCGTACTGGATTAGCTGTATTACGTCATACAAAAACTGCATCTACTTTGACAGAGTTTGGATTTATCTCCAACAAATCCGAAGCTGCATCTATGAAAACTAATACAGACAAGTATGGAAAAGCTATGTATGACAGCGTTGTTAAAATGTTCAAGACAAACCCATCAAAACGATAATGATTTCTGCATGGTCAGAAATTAATTATAATTTTTTCAGGAAGGAGGAAAGTAATTATGACAAAAGAATTAAAAAGAATGTCATTTATGGCACTTGCAGTTATGATGCTTGCAGGCGGATTTCTTTTAGCATCTGGGAAAAGTCAGCATGTTATGCCTAAAAAAGCAGTAGCTGATATTACAGAAACAGTGCCGGAAACGGGTACAGATGAAATTGTAGCTGGTGATGAAGAAGTTCCATTATAATCAATGACAAAATTGTTACTCAGATTAAGAAGCAGATATGTATTTTTATGTGTCTGCTTCTTTTTTTTTTCAAATATATATGGTATAATATTAATGTATTTTTATTAGATTCCTCGTCCACAATAGGATAAATAGGACTTTTTTTAAGAATATACAACAACACAGAACATTTAACCATAAGGGTATAAGATTAGACAGACAATTTGTCTGCTTTTTTTATGCCCTTTTTTAATTTTTAGAAAGGATGGATTTATACCATGAAGAATTTAGAATTAAAACCAAGCGACATTTTAACAGTAGATGGAGAAGTTATGCAGATTGATACGATCACTTCACAGCTTGCTTCCATTGAAGATGTAGGAGGACAATATAAGGGTTCCATAATCATTAAGTTTTATGACAAAAATGGAGAATTCCATGACATTAACAGTGATGAAAACCGCATATTAATGTATACGGAAGATCTGGTAATGAGTACATGGAGAACCTTAGAGGTTAGCTACAAAGTACGAAAAAATATCAATGCATATTTCAAAAAAATGCTGCCAAACTATGAGTTAATCAGTGTTGCAAGACAAAGCAATCTTCCACAAGATGCTCATTTATATATGATTTCAGCGGTACAGAAAAAAACAGGGGAATATGCTGTCTGGACAAGCTGGAATGAAAAAATTCAAAATTTGAATTTTGGGCATTATTGTTTAAAACCTAAAGCAGAAATTGTATTAGATATATTTGATAATGCTTTTTTTGACGGCTTTTCAGAGATTAAGAAGGCTGTTAAGGCAGAAAGTGAGGAAGAAAATGACTGATTTCAGTACAATGAGAACCATTTGCTTTACCGGACCAAGACCCAATAAACTGTATGGATACAAAAACAAGGAAAAATATCAGAAACTTGTCGATTGTATTCATGATTTCCTTCGAGGTTTTTGTAGAATAGAATCGGATGAAATCTTAACAGTTATTACAGGTGGAGCACAGGGAATCGATCAGCTTGCTTTTTGGGCAGCAAATTCATTAAAGAAGAAGTATTCCTTAAAAAATGAAGTGTATATTCCATTTGTTGGTCAGGAAGAACTCTGGAATGAAACAGGTCTGTTTGGCAAAAAAGAATATCGAAAGATGAAATCTATGTCAGATAAGATTGTAGATGTTTCCAAGATTCGAACATTGGATGTATCAACAAACGATGGAAAAATTAAAGCACTTTTAGAAAGGAATAAAGAAATGGTTGATAATAGTCAGATGATCGTCGGATTATATCCTTTGAATAAGGATTTTACAAAAGACAGAAATAGTGGAACTGCAAGCTGCTTACGTTATGCAAAAGACAAAATTCCAATCTGTCTGATCGATCCGGAAAGTCATTTGATAGAGTTTCATCCATGTAATGAGTAGAATCAAGAAATTGCTTCTACTTTTTTATTATTAAAAGAAAGAAGGGAAAAACATGTATTATTTACATATTTATAACAGCGAAAAAGAAGAAGGCTCTATTGTGCTTCCATTTAAGGATATGCAGCCTATGATTAATTTCGTGGTTGATCAATATCAGAAAACGATAAAGCGTTTGAAAACTAACAATAAGAAATACCAGAAAATCACATCAACTTGGGATAAAAATAAGTATGATGAGACATTAGAAGAATCAATCAAAAACTTTGAATTTGGGATTTTTTGTTCTATGGAAATAACAATTTGCTATGAATTAACTCCAGAATATAATGAAGAAAAACATAGCGAAAAGACTAAAAGAACAGAAGTAATTCATTGGGAGATTATTAAGAACTATCCTTTAAAAGAAAAAGAAATAGTTAACTTAATGATGAATCCAGATTATGAATTTGAATGTAATATTTCAGAAGAAATGTTTTCTGAAGGAGTAATTCTTCCAGGAGCTGCGTATATATGGTTTGAAGATATTGGTGTAGAATTTGAATTCTGCATCGAAAATGGAGAAAACTACAGTGCAATTTACCGGATGGATATGAATAAAGCAGGTGACGATTTTGAAACAGATCATGATGAATTTTACCATTATGAAATTGATCCAACGGATCCTGAATGGAAAGCAAATCTTGAGATTGAAATGTGTAGAGTATTGATTTTATTACACGATTTGAAGTAAGAAAGAAAAGAGGAAAAAATTATGTATTATGTAATTGCAAAAAATAGCGAAAATAAAAAGACGTATGTGTCTACATTTAAAGAAAAAAGAGAAGCTGTTTCAAATATTGCTTTTCGATTCAAAAAGAAATTAAACAGTCTGAATTCAAGCAAGCATGATATTAAAAATGTCGAAACTTGTTGGGATTGTGATGAGATATATGAGGAATTGCTTGATCAGAATTATGATCAGCTCTCAGAATCAAAAAAAGTTAAGATCATGTATGATTTATTCAATTACGAGCAAGAAACTTATGCACGTCAAGATATTAGCTGGCAAATCATTTTTGCAAATCGTGGGCCTGATTCAGATTTATATGATTTTGTGTTGGATTCAAGATATAAATTTGAATGTAATATTCCAGAATCAAGACCATCAAATAATATAGTTCTTCCTAATGCAGCACGCATTTTATTTGAAGACATTGGTGTAGAATATGATCTTCACATCGAAAAAGGAGTAGATCGTAGTTGCATTTATAAGATCAAAAAAAATGAAAATGGAGACGGTTTTGAAAGAGATTGCAATATACATTGCTCTCACGATGCTCATTTTGAATTTCCAGACTGGAAATCATATCTTGAATCAGTAATGTGTAAAACATTGATTGAAATGCATCATTTAAAGATTACTTTCAATGAAAATGATGTGGAGGATATGTTCAGCAAAATTATCGGGATGAGATTTTCAGCGATTGCTATGGTTGAAAAATGGATTTTTGAAAAATTACAGGCTACAAAAAAAAGTCTGCCAAATTTTGTGCTCCAGGAATCAGAGATTAATGATGAAATTTTATTCGGAGATGCTGATGTAGATTTTGTGCTTGATGGAACTTTCGGAAAGGGTGTTTTTAAAAAACATTATTCAGATTTTTCCATCTCATATCTAAAAACAAACGATCATCAGATGTTTATTACTGATGCACATTGGAATTAATTTAGAAAGAGGACTGCGGTCCTCTTTTTTTGTTAGAAAGGAAGAAAAAGATTATGAGTAATTTAAAGAAAAAATTCACAGTTGATGAAGAGATTGTGTGGAAATTTGAAGATTTTGATAGTCAGGGAGAACAAAACGTAAAGTGCAGGATCGTAGAAGTGCATGAAGATTACTGTGTTGCACACACAGAAGGGAATCATAATGGCTACGATGACATGCGATTATGTATTGAAGCTTCCAATGAAGAAAATTTTCATCGTATTTAGGAAAAGAGGTTTATAATTATGCAAAAAATAAATGATTTTGGAAAGAAAATTGGCGGTGCCAAAAAGGATCTTTGGAAAGAAAGAAATATGATCTTTGAAGATACAATTGAAATGACAGAAGCAGAAAAACGCAAATATGTTAAACGAGATAATATCTGGAAAAAGATTGATACAGAAGAATTATTAGAAAAAGGATATCCGAGATTAATTGTTTTCTGGTTGAAAGAAATGCGAGCTTGTATCTACCCTGACATGAAACGCACATACATTAGCATAAAAGAATACATCAAGGCAATCGAAAAGATTCGAGATATTGTTATGAAGGTTAAAACCGAAGATGATATCAATCTTGCATGGGAAAAGATTCTTTGCGAAGAAGGAGTGCTTTATAAGACAGGACCATGTCGTTATAACTATGCTGTACCATACTATGGTATTGCTAACGGGAACAAATTTCTAAAGCTTCATGAGAAAGACGCTCTCGATAGGCTAAAGATGAAGATGGAAAAAACGGGATTTGGCTTATCAAAAACGGAATTCTTATCAAAGAAATACGATATTGTAGAATTTGACGAGGAAACTGTAAAGGTTGAACATGAGCGTTTCGGAATTCAAAAAGGAAAACCTTGCATTGCATGGAAAATATCAGGAAAGACATATCCTTTCTATTCAAGAAGTGAAGAGATTAATCTGGAAGAGATCAAAAAAGGGCAGTATTTATTATTATGTAAAGAAAGTCGTGATGTTCTTTTTTATGGAAGTAAACCAGAAGTTATTTTATTCAAGGATACATTGATTGATTTATTAATTGCAGGAGAAAAAAGAAAAACAAAACGCAAAGGTAAGAAAAAATTAGTTCCAAAACAGCTGGAAAATATAGAACGAAAAGGAAAAGATTATCGTCATGGTCATAATATTGTGGGAGACGATTTCTTGAATGCATTTAAGATTCGCGGCGGTGAGTTTGGAAATTATACAAATGACAAAGACCGTCAAGCTAACTTAAATATGGCATATGAAGCATTTTGTGATTTAGCTGATGCTTTAGAAATATCTCGGGAAGATATCGGACTGGCAGGTTTGGAAACAGGAGCATTAGGAATCGCTTTTGGTGCGAGAGGTCATGGAAATGCTTTGGCTCATTATGAACCAGGAAGAGAAGTTATCAATCTTACTAAACTTCGTGGGGCCGGATCATTGGCACATGAATGGGGTCACGCTTTTGATGATTTTTTAGGAAAAATTGTAGATTCGCATATTGTTGGTCACTATGCAACCAATATGCTTAGAATTGATGCGATTCCAGAATCGTTTAAAACGCTGATCCATAGATTGATCAGAAATGAAGATAATACTTTCACAGAGTTTTATATGAATGCTGAAAAAATCGATCAGGGAGCAACAAAGACAGAAAATGGATATTGGAAAAGCAAAGTTGAATTATTTGCACGTGCATTTGCATGTTATGTCAAAGATAAACTCAAAGAATCTGGAAGAAGAAATGATTATTTGTGTGGACATGCAGATTCTGTAGTATGCGAAACAGAAGATGGAATGATCGCAGCTTACCCAACTGGCGAAGAACGGAAGAGATTCTTTATTCTGTTTGATCAATTATTTATTGAATTAAAACAGCTGGGGTATCTTCACGAACCTATTGATGAATATGAGTTTAATAATAGTCATAGTCAGTTCAAGGATCTGGCTTCTAAAAACAATATTAATCTTGACAATGCAACACAGTTAACATTTGCTGATTTTGGAATTTAAGAAAATTTATAGTACAAAAAACAGACAGAAATTGCTGTTTGTTTTTTGTACCATCAATATTGAATAAAAGGAGTTTATAATGGCAGGAAGAAAACCTATTGATGATTATAGATATAGAAAGGAGACATTATGTCAGAAAGTGAAAGAACAAAACGTATGAAATATTTTTTAAAACAGAAATAAAAGAAACGAGACTATTGTTCATACAGCCAAAGTACATTGTTCTTATAGAAGCAGAATTTTCAAAAGTGAATTGAGAGGTGCAAAATGAGATTACCACAAGAAATATTCGCAGAAGCATTATGGGTAGAATGGTTTGTTAATTACGGTAATGTTTGCGAAAAGAAATTGCCGAATTTATTAAGGAGGCATAATTTAAAACTCAAAAAAAATAAAACCTTAGATGATGTTAAATTAGCAATAGGTAGAGCTTTTAAAAACACTCCTTGTGTTTCTTCTAAGCAAATAGAACGCATTGCAGAGGAAATAGACAAGGTTTGTACCATAGCTAACTGGGAAGATGCAGTTGCAAAATATAAGGTATAAATGAGAAAAAACATGTGTAGAATCACGAACAGGAGGCAACATATGCAATTAACAAAAGAAATCAATTAGGTGATTTTAAATCTGGTTGTGGTATGAATTTTTGTTTTGATGTTAATTATCTTTGTGTACCTTCAGAATTTGTTGGAATTATTGAATATCGTAATAAACCTACATATTATAAAGAAGATCTTATACTTTTAAAAATACCACGTTATAACACAGGAAATGGAGCTAAAGATAGATCAGATTGTATTATGGAAAAGAATATTTATAATGCATTAATTGTGACACCTAGAAGTGCATATAGCATTAATAGTATCTAACAGTTTAGATCAATATTAAAACTAAAAAATTGAATAACATAAAGTAGTATGTGATTCAAACATTGACATGAAAAGACTGAAATGATATTCTGGTAATAGAAAAGGTATTACCGATATAATGGTTACCTGATATATTTACGATTTAAAATGATCGCTCAATTTTCCAGGTTGGGGCGATTGCAGAAAAGAAGTGGTTAAGCAGAAATTGTTTAACTGCTTCTTTTTCTTATATAAATTTTATGTTATAATAAATATGTATTTTTATTAGATTCACAGACCGATATAACTGTGACTTTTTTTAGAAAACACAAAAATAGAAATTTTATAAACCAAATGGTGTAAATTGAGTAGATATAAAATATCTGCTTATTTTTATGCCATTTTTTATTTTTAGGAGGGAAAATAATGAAAATAATGAACTATGAAGAATTCAAATTGGAATTAGAAAAAGAATTGCCAAAAGCATCAAAAAATGAGTTAGCAGGACTAGAGATAAGTTTTTCTAAGCTAGTATGTACAAACAGAATGATGGATGGGATCAAAATCTCCAGAAAAGGAGAAGATAAAGGAATTGTGATTAATATACAGCAATTGTATGAGATTTATCTTCCATATTATGATTTTCCATATACATTGGATACAATTATTAAGCAGGTAAAAGCGTATTTTCTTCATGAAGATCGAAGAGAAAAAGAAGAAAAACTCTCAAAAGAAACAGCTAAAGTATTTATTCAATTAGTAAATATGGAAGAGTCAAAAGAAATGCTTCAACATGTTCCACATCGGCAATTTCTTGATCTTGCAATAATATATCGTATAGTATGCGAAGAAACAGATCAGGGATTTGAAACAGGGATTGTTAATAACGAACTTATGGAAGCCCTTGATTGGAGTGAAAAGGATTTGTATCTAAAGGCAATGAGTCAACATATTATGAAGACAAAAATTGCGTTACTTGATGATGTTGCTCGTGAGTATCTCTTCATGGCGGGAGCACCAAGAGCGTTTGTAGATATTATGTATCCACCAGAGGCAGAGTCTCGTCTGGTGTATATGCTTACGAATGAAAATATGCTGTTTGGAGCAAATGAAATTCTCTATACGGAAAATCTATGGAAACTTTCAAATAAACTCCATTCAGATCTTTATATTATTCCGTCATCTATACATAAATGCATCGTGTTACCCGACGATTGTTCCATTCATGATGTAAAAGAAATGTTAGGTGCAGCTAATGATATTATAGTTTCAGAAGACAATCAACTAAGCTATAACATTTATCATTATGAGCGAAAAACAGGAAATATCAAAATTGTAGAAAAGGAGAATAGATAATGATAAAAGAAAGATATAAAAAATATGCAGCTATTATTCAGCGTGCAAAAGAAGAGGGCCTTCATGTTAACGATAAACTTTCAGTATTAATGGATATTGAAAGTGCAGATCGCAAATTTAACATCAGATTAGATGAATGGCTTCAAGCAGATTTATTTAATTTTACACATGATTTTTATGGAATTATCGATCATATTGCACGAGATCAGTTTCCAGCAACGAATTTTGAAGGATTTATTCCTAGATTCGCATCTAAAAAATAGAAACTCAAGAGAAATTATTGAATGAAAGATTATTAAAAACAAAGGGCAGACATAAATACGTCTGTCTTTTGTGCATTTTATAAGGAGGACAGATTTATGAGAATTAAAGAATACAGAACAGAATTGGATAAGGATAAGAAGAATGTTTTGTGTGAGATAGGTTATTACGATGTTACAGAAGATATATTTGATAAGCCTGAAAAAATTGCTCGTTTTGCAATAAACCAGCTACATCTCGACCGACGTGCAGAAGAATATGTTTATGTCGTTGGGCTTACTACAAAAACACAAGCACTTGGTGTCTTTGAAATTTCACATGGAGCCGTTTCTGCATCCATATGCAATCCTAGAGAAATTTTTATCCGATTATTATTATGTGGAGCTAGTACTTTTGTAATGATACATAATCATCCGTCCGGAGATACGAATCCATCAAAAGCAGATCGTATGGTTGCACAAAAATTAAAAGAAGCGGGAGATTTACTGGGAATTACCATGATAGATAGTATTATTATTGGAGATCATTATCATCTTAGTATGAAAGAGAATTCAAACGCCAAATTACTGAATCGTATGAGTATTTAAAGAGAAAGAGAGAAAAATAATGAGCAATTGGATAAGTCATAAGGCACAATATTTCAAAAAGAATGGAGACATTGATCGAAAAAAAGAATGTACGTGCTTTTTGTTAGATACAATCAACAGTGATCTTTATGAAGTTGTACATGCTGCCTTTTATTGCAACGTGTATTATGCTGCAGTTGTACAAACAAAAATATTCAATGACCAGGAGTATAAAGAGATTCCAAAGGAAGAGCAGGAAATTACAGCTATGGTCATTGATACAAAAACAGAAAAGAAAGAATTTATTTATCTGAATCTTGAAAGAGAGTCCGATATGCCAATTCGTAGAGAATGTCCTGAAATTATTCTTAATCTGCTGTCTGACACAAATGATGAAAATTCGATGGAATGGAGAAAACAGTGTCATACAAACTTACAGATTAAGAGAAAATTATTAAAACTTGATGGATTGCCGGAAGGTACTAGAATTCAATTTCCTTCGCTTCTTTCATTTTCAAACGGTGTAGAGAAAGGAGATTCCATTACTCTACTAAAAAGTAATCGTAAGTGGATATGGGAGAAGTATCAGTATCGATTTATGAAAAGTTACATTAATCCAGATTATACAATTTTACAGAAAGAGGAAATAAAATGAGGAAAACAGAAATTATATTTAAAAGAAATACTAACTTTATGTTGCATGGTTATGTTTGGAAACCTGAATGTAAACCGGTTGGAGTAATACAGGTAATCCATGGAATGACAGAATATATTGGCAGGTATGAAGAATTTGCAGCACATTTTACCGATTTAGGGTATGTTGTGTGTGGATTTGACTTAGAAAGTCATGGAAAATCTATCCCTATTCATCATAAGGACAGTGGATTATATATCCCTATTCATCATAAGGACAGTGGATTATATATTCATTGTTGGGATGATCTTATCGCGGATGTTGAGATGCTTAGAATCAAAATACGTCGTCAATATCCAGAGATTCCATACGTTATGTTGGGATTTTCACTTGGATCTTTTGTTTTACGATCACATCAATGCATATATCCCAAAACAGCGAATAAGCTGATTTACATTGGAACCGGGCAGCCTAAAATGAATGAGTTAAAATTTGCTCACTGGATTGTAAAAACATTATGTAAAAAGGATGATCAACCATCAAAATTAGTAAAAAAATTAGCTTTTGATAATTATAATCGGAAATTCAAACATTCTAAGAATGGCATTGATTGGTTATTAAAAGATGAAAAAGCTCAGGAAGATTATCTGTCAGATAAAAGAGTTGTTATGGATATGACACCAAGATTTTTCCTTCAATTCTTAAATGGCATGATGAAGATTCAGAGCAATGAACACTGGTTGTATTACAAGAATGATGTTTTATTCATTGCCGGAGAGGAAGATCCAGTATCCTGCGGTTTACCAGAAGTATTAAAGAGATACAGAAGAGCCGGGGCAAGAATAACAAAAAAAATTATAAGTGGATACCGACACGATGTTTTACATGATTCATGTAAAGAGAAGGTATTTCAGTGTATTGAAAAATTTTTATAGTTGTAAGAGAAAGGAGTAAGATTAGAAAAGGTAATATCATATGTAGATATTATCATTCTAATCAGTAATTATTATGAAAGAATTTATTGATAAATTTGCCGAAAAGGTAATAACAACAAAAGAAAGCTTTGATGTTAAAAGAGATAATGGGAAAATAGTGACTTTTGTACAAAGACAATGTGGAGATGCAAGATACATTTACAGTTTTCTTGGTGCAAAATATTATCAGATTGATGAAAAACCAGATTTTTGTGCAGTTGTAAAGGATGATCAAATTTATATTGTTGATGATGGGATATTCTTTAGATACGATGCTGTCAAAATGTGGCCAGATAATGTTATGCACATTGATGAGTATGTAAATGAACTTAATCATAAGATCGGTGAAGAATTCAAGAAATTTTATGATAGTTTGCCGATAAAAGAAGATTTTACGGAAAGTGGAATTCATTATATGATTAATGATATTCGTAGAGATTTACTGCTGCCATCTAAAGTCAAACGGGAAAATATTCGTTATGACAGAAGGCCTAGCTGCAATATTAAAATCAATAAAGAAATAGCAATTCAATATCTTTGTGGAATTATTGATTATAAAAAGTACACAGAAAAAGAATTTGAAGCCGTGAGAAACACTTTAATGATCAGTAAGTCTAAAAGATGTAAAATGCAACAGCTTTTAGAACAAGGGAATAATGTAACAGAGGATGAATCCAAGTTATCTTTAAAACTTCGTTCATTGAAAAGATCTGGACAAAAGATTGTAGAAGTACAATTTACTGATTCACAAGACCATCTTAGGGGATCAGCAAGAGTAAAGATCGAGGATTTATTATATGCATTAGTTGAAAAAGAAGCATTACTGCCTTCTTATTGTGACAAGCATGATTCTGATACATGTGATTTCCTTGAACGGTTAGAAAAATTTGGACAGGAGAATAATGTCAAGTTGTATGATATTATGACATTTGATAACATTACAAAGATCAAGTCATTATTAGACAATGCGATATTATACAAAAAATAGCATAAAGGAAGTAGTTGAGCGAAAATTCGTTTAGCTGCTTCTTTTTTTTATGATAATTATATGATATAATACATATGTATTTTTATTAGATTCCAAAATTCCAGAGGTGGAATAGGACTTTTTTTAGATACATGAAAAACAGAAAATTAATAACCAACAAGGGTACAAATTAAAACAGACGTTAGGTCTGATTTTTTGTGCCTTTTTTATTTTAAGAAAGGAGAAGATTAAAAAAATGTTTAAAACAAATTGTAAATGCCCAAGATGTGGAGGAATTCTTTATACACAGACAGAGTATGGAGATTATTCTTATCAATGTCAAAATTGTGGTCAATAACCCGCCACTTATAGAAGTGGGGGCTTGCTAAAAGCTCTGATTGACTAGCCTAAGTGTTTCGGGCACTACGTTAGGAGAGAATGGATAGTCACCTGTGGATATCGTATTTCGTCTGCAGCTCTGAGGTATGTGGTTAAACAGTTCTGACGGGTAGGAACAGTGCTGCATGCAAGAAACCTCTCCATAACATTGGCTAAGGTATCTTACGGCCTGTATGATGCCGGCTTACCGCAGAAAATCATACAAAAAGAAAGGAGTACCTATATGGTATATGTTTTAAGTCAGAACGGACAGCCTCTGATGCAGACGATCCGGCACGGGAAAGTCCGGCGGCTCTTAAAAGAAGGAAAAGCAAATGTAGTAAAGAAATGTCCGTTTACGATCCGGTTAACTTACCCAAGCGGTGATCAGACACAGGAAATATCCCTTGGTATCGATTCCGGAAGTAAATATATTGGGATCTCTGCCACGACACAAAAGAAAGTCTTGTACGAGGCAGAAGTCGAATTAAGAAATGATATCTCCAAACTCCTCGCTGCCAGAAGACAGAACCGCAGGAGCAGACGGAGCAGAAAGACACGCTACCGTAAGCCACGGTTTGATAACCGCAAACGAAAAGAAGGGGGGCTGGCACCGTCTGTGCAACAAAAAGTAGATTGTCATCTAAAAGTTGTGGAAGATGTCTGCAAGCTGCTTCCTGTTACAAGGATCATTGCAGAGGTCGCATCATTTGATATCCAGAAGATCAAAGATCCTAAGATCCATGGTACAGACTATCAGCAAGGAGATCAGCTTGGTTTCTGGAATGTCAGAGAGTATGTTCTTTTTCGGGATGGTCATACCTGTCAATGCTGTAAAGGAAAGTCTAAAGATAAGATATTAAACGTGCATCATATCGAAAGTCGTCAGACGGGTGGAAATGCACCAAACAATCTGATCACTTTATGTGAGACATGTCATAAGGGCTATCATAAAGGACAGGTAAAACTTCCAAAGAAGATCAAGCGTGGCATGACATTTAAGGATGCTGCGTTCATGGGGATCATGCGATGGGCGTTTTATGACAGATTAAAAGAAATCTATCTGCCACTGGGGATCGATGTGTCATTGACTTATGGGTATCTGACCAAGAACACCCGGATCGCACATCAGCTGCCAAAAACACATTATCTGGATGCCAGATGTATCAGTGGTCATCCGGATGCTGTATCAGATGGTATTTATTATCATCAAAAGAAGATCCGGTGTCACAACCGACAGCTTCATAAGGCAAACACTTTGAAAGGCGGTATCCGGAAACGCAATCAGGCAGAGTATCTGGTCCATGGTTTCCGGCTGTTTGACAAAGTAAGGTATCAGGGAAAAGACTATTTTATCTTCGGCAGGCGAAAGAGCGGATACTTTGATATCCATGATCTGAACGGAGAAAAGGTCAACAAAGGAAGCATCAGCTACAAAAAGCTGAGATTAGTAGAAACAAGAAGATCTTATTTAACAGAAAGGAGACTCGCCTGATGGCGAGAGCGAATTCATCCCCGATCTTAGGAGAGGTTGGGGTATCCTTCGCTTATTTACGATGAAAGGAGATAAATAAGAATGTCACAGACATTAAATGTATTAAGTATTGATTTTGATTATTTTCAAAAAGTATCAAGAGATATACTTTTGAATGATTACCCCGCAGGATGTGATTTATCTACAGAATTATCAATTTATACTTGGTCAGGATATTATAATAATCCAAAGTCAGCAAAAGAACTTCAAAAAGTAGAAATACTAGAAGATGAACTGGATCACTTAAAGAAACTTTTATTATCTGATCGTATATCCGATGATGCCGACGTAATGATTACAAATAGTCATGTATTTATCTATGATCTTATTCATGACTGTATGGAGAAAAATGATCATTATAAAGATATTTGCTGCATCAATATAGATTTACATCATGATTTTGTTAATGGTTCAGAGGAAGTTGATTGTGGAAATTGGGTTTCCCATTTATACAAAGATTATGGAGATCATTTCAAATTCAATTGGGTTGTCAATCCGATATCCAGAGAGATGTTTAATTTAAAGGAAGAGATTTTCGATAAAAAACTATTAAAATCATTAGCTGACATTAAAATTAAAGATTTTGATGTCGTTTTTTTATGTCGTAGTGACAATTTTTTTGCACCACATCTGGATCCGTACTTTGATGAAATTGTTAGATTAATTGAAAGTCGGTTCCACGATATACGAATTGAGAAAAGTGTCAATGAAGTTCGAGATTATCGAAAATATGACAGCATGTATGAAAAATTACATAGATCACTTAAAAATTCATAAAAGAAAGGAAGCAGTAAGTATATGAGTCAGACAGAAATTACCAAATGCGAAAAGATGGACAGAGAAACATTTTACCAGTATATCCTGGATAATTTCACATTATCTGGCGGAGAACAAAGAATAGTTGATACAATTCTGCAATTTATTGAGAGTCATTATAATGATTACGATAAGCAGCAGGAAGTTATGAGGGAACTCTTATGCGATATCGATTTAAACGAAGAAGAGTTAAAAAATGTTTATTTGTAAGAAAGAAAATAATATTCAAAAAATAGAAGGAGAAGAATTATGTTAATTAATAAAATTTGCCCAATGTGTGGGAAAAGTGCTTTTTTAAGAATAAATTCAGATCAGGAAAAAGAATTCGAAAAGTATGCTTGTTATGATGGATTGATCCAAGAAAAACTAAAATCATTCAATGATTTTGAGAGAGAATTCGTAAAAACAGGTTATTGTCCGGAATGTCAGGAAGATCTTTTTATGAAAGAACTTTCCAGAGGCGAGAATCATTTCTTTACACAAAATGATATTCGGGATGATGTCGTTGAAAAATTTATCAATGATATCGCAGAAGTATATGTTGATGAAAATAGAGTTCTGGATTGCAGAAAAGCAATTTTATCACCGATTGCAGAAAAGCTTTCAGTTAATGAAAAATTATTGTATCTATACGAATTTGATCTGGAAAATGAATTTGAAGTAGATTTAGATACAGGAAAAGTAACAGAAATTAAATAAATGGAGAAAAATCATGAGTTATGTATTAACAAAAACAGGAGAACAGAGAATCAGAGAGTTTATTAAGAAATGTGAAGAAAAACGTGAACTAATCTTAGAAAATGGGATTGACACTGCAAATGTGGAGATTGTGAATGAGGGATATATTAATATTGATCTCTTTTTCAATAATTCTCCATCTAAAGGTGAAAATTTTCAACATGCTTATCCTGTAACAGATCATTTTGCTCAAGATCTTGTTTTAGAATATGAAGTTGATTTCTTTGATTCAGAAAAAGAAAAGTATACAATTTCAATTCTTAACGTTGTTGAGGAATTTCTTAAGGAAAAAGAATGTGAGATTCCATGGCAGCAGAGTGATGGGAACTGTAAAGCAAAGAGACAGGAGTTAATCGAAAGACTTCGCAAGTTTTTATAAAAGAAGAATGGTTGATGAGAGGAAACAGAAATGTTCCCTCTCTTAATTTATAACTGTACAATATACAGGAAGGAGCAATTTATGAATGAACATGAATTTGAATTAACCGAAGAAGGAAAAAGAGAAGTTCAATATTTTATTACCGAATGTAAGGCAAAAAGGAAAGAAGTTTTAGATAATGCAGGAGATACCATCAAGCATACGTCTATTCCAACGGAGGAAGAGGTTCTTAATGATCTCAATTCACAAGAGGATGTTGATGAATGTTGGGGTGTTACTGATAACTATGGGATGAAAATCTTTTTGGAGTATGGTATCCATTTTATTTGATAAAAATTTATAAACAAGTATATTTAGAAAGGGAAAAACTATGAGTAAAATAGAAGTAATTAATTTTGAGGAAAAAGTGAGAAAAATGAAAAGATCATCCAAAGTCAATGGTTTTTCAGGCATGATAAAAATGCTTCGACACAGTGTGGATGTATTTGAGTTTGTTGGGGAAGATGTAGAAGAACGTTTACAGAAGTATTCTAATCTGGTCGGAAAAGACAGTAAGGATTTCATGTTAAATCCGACGGATATGAAAGATTCTTGGAATTCTCTTTCATGCGGGAATCCAGCTATATTTAATTTTATGTCAAAAGAGGTCAACAAAGAAAAATATCATCTGCGAATCTGTTATAATCCGGTAGCAGAATCCGTAGCAACCTCTTTTTCAAAATTGTCCAACGGACTTCCTGTTGCCCAATATGACTCAGAAAATAATATCTGGATTTCACATACAGATCCAGAAATTTCAGAGAAATTTGCAAAGATTCTGGATTCTGGCTCTCCAGAAGCAGATATTTTGGAATTCTTACTTGAATATCATAATCCTACAGAGAAGGATTATCAGAGAATCAAGCAGAAATATCAGAAATTGTTTTCTTTGTACAATAAGACAAATTGTTACATGGAACCAGTTTTCATTATTCCAAAATTTGCAAAAAAAGAGGACGATGTGATACTATATCTTGTTCCAAGAGATATGTTCCGTCACGGATTTTGTGTTGGAATGGAAAAGAATCAACTGGTATTAATGCAGGAATTGCATATGGATGAGCTTATGCTCAATGGATATTTTTATGATGTGAATGACAATTATCGAAAGATTGTTGGAAGAACAGATAATGTTAATACAATGCGAAACAGTCTGTATCGTCTGGCAAATCGCTATACAGATGATGATATTTTTACGATTCCTGTTTCTTTAAATCGATACGTTGAATCAAATAATGTAAAATCATTGGTAAAACGTGCTGCGAGAAAAGGTGCGGAACTAAACGATGTTGAGAAGAAAAATCTGAATAGCTTTTGTTCTTTTATTAAGAAAAATATTGATATTAGTTACTAATCTGTACATACTAGAGCAAGTACAAAAGCATTATAAATTCATGGATGAAGGCAGTGATTTTATGAAATAATATATTTTTAAGCACAATTTTATGTTGCTTTATTATAGAACTTATGCTATAATATCAATGTATTATTTTTATTAGATTTGCGAAGCTAAGAGGCGAAGTGTAACTTTTTTTTAAGAATCATATATTTAAATAGAACTTTCAACCAATGGGTATAAATTAGACAGACATTAAGTCTGTTTTTTTTGTACCCATTTTTTTATTTAAAGGAGGATTTTGACTATGAAAAATTTCATGGAACAAAATTTAGAAACTGTTGATAAGCATAAAATGACAATTGACGAATTGTTATTTTTGCAAAATCTACAGGAGGATCTACAGAAAGCAGAAATTACTTGTAATGGTAATGATGCAATCGCTACTTACTATGTTCTTAAAGAACAGGTAAGAAAATACATAGATCCATTCTTTGGTAACATAGAACATCAGCCAAACGGCTTTGAATTTCGTATTCAGGGTTCAGATAACGACAGAATCATTGATAATTTCAATGAACTGTACGAATATCTGAAACAGGAAATTCAAAACAGCGAATATGCTGATAGCTGCAAAGGACTTTTCCTTAATACCGGTGATTGCCCATATTTGTGTAAAATTACAATGATTGATTCTTATGGTAATCATATAAATTTTGCCAAAATGTTATCATGGTATGAAATTATTGCTAAGGATAAGTTTGACTTTAAAGCATTCTATTGTGCTGATTATTTGTTGCATAAGGAGATCTTTTTAACAGAAAAAGATGCTCAGGATTATGTATCAACAAATCTTCGTTCCAAGAAAAACTTCATGCAAATTGATAAGGTTCAGAGACCTATCAGTAGCAGAATGGTAAAATTATTTAATATTTTATCATCTGTTGATTTTGCAGCATTAGCATCTTTACATTAATATGTATTGATGTTTAGAAGAATGATCTGATATTTGTAACAAATTACAAGTATCTCATTTCCTTTAAAATAACGGTGAAGTTTCTAGAGCTTCACCGTTATTTTTTTTGCAAAAATTTATAGTAAAAATAAAATTATTATAATACTAGGAGCAAGGAGAAAATTATGTTATAATAAAAATGTATTTTTATTAGACTCCAAAATTCCAGAGGTGGAATAGGACTTTTTTTAGATATACAAAAACAGAAAATTAACAACCAACATAGGTACAAATTAAAACAGACGTTATGTCTGCTTTTTTTGTGCCTTTTTTTATTTAAGGAAGGAGAAAAATTATCAAAAAAGAAATGAAACAGTAGTAGTGGGCGGAGAAATCGATATCCCCTACGGATATGAGGTCAAATACAGTCGGTATTTCCGACATATCGGACTCCGTAAAATTACCGACCGTGGATTGAAATAATTATATCTGAAACAAAAAGAACATTATAACGCATATATACAGACGATTTTATCGTCTGTTTTTTTATGCCCATTTTGCAGAAGGGAGAATTTATATCATGCAAAACAAAAACACAAAAGAAACAAAGAAAATCGATTTACATCCAAAAAAGTGTAATATCTGCGGAGGATTGGTTATCTACACAAACAACAACCTTATTTACGGGAAATCGTATGGAAGCGGGAAATGTTATTTGTGTACGCAGTGTGGAAGTTACGTTGGAACACATGAGCCAAGACCAACTGAAGCACTAGGATTGTTAGCAGACAGTCAGATGAGAACATTAAAAAAGAAATGCCATAGTATTTTCGACGAATTCTGGAATTGTGGTTCCAATGGAAAACAAAGAAGATATCTGAGAAATATGGCATATAAGAGACTAGCTACAATGATGAGGATTCCATTGGAAGAATGTCATTTTGGATACTTTGATTTGTTACAGTTAAAAAAAGCTTATAACTGCTGCCAGGTATTAAAGAAAAGATCAGAGACTTATACATGGGAACATACAGATGTCACGAAAAAGTGGCTAGAAGCAAAAGCTGCCGGAGACAAAGAAATTCACGATCATATTGGTAGTGTAAGAATTGGAACTCTTTGCTTTGATCTGATCGAAAGAAAAGGAAAAAGAGATAAAAATTATCTCTATGCAGATCTTTATGTTGGCGGAATTGATACAGGATATGGTTATGGAAAAGACGATTATCCATATACCTATGTTGATTGGATTTCCAGACAGTGGACTGTTGATAAATTGCCGAAAGATTACAGATCATTCAAAAAGGAAATTGAGGAAAAATTAACCATGTTAATTAAACATGCAAGATCAATTACATTAAAACGAAAACAGTATTCTTTACAGGAAAAAATTTTAGATGATGTGAAGATATGGTAGTTAGTCATGAACACCGAGCGACTTCGTCGGTCTGGGGCTTGGATGGGCTTACGCCCTGAAAAGCTTTAAGACGGAAGCTGCAAAGAGTTTATGAGCAGAGCAGTGACATACCGATCGCCTTCAGGTGATTCCAAGCCTGAAGCTCCGGCTATAGGTGTGCCTATGCTATGGAAACACAACAGGATGGAGGAAAGATCCAAAGTCCTGACTTACCGTAAAGGAGTAACTTATGAACTACGTTTATGTATTAGATAAGAAAGGGAAGCCATTAATGCCGACTACCCGTTACGGGAAAGTCCGCCGGATGCTAAAGTCTGGACAGGCAAAACCGGTTCAGAACCTTCCATTTACAATCCAATTAACTTATATACCAAAAACAACGGTCTGTCAGCCAGTGATTGTCGGATTTGATTCAGGGCGGACTAATATCGGCATTTCTGCTGTCCGAGAAGATGGAACCTGTCTCAATCTTACACATTGTGAGACACGGAACAGAGAAATTCCAAAGCTGATGCAGAAGCGGAAAGAACACCGGCAGACATCCAGAAGAGGAGAACGTCTTGTCCGGAAGAGACTGGCAAAACGTCATGGGACAGTAAGTTCAAAACCACTGGAACGGATACTCCCAGGTTGTGAAAAGCCGCTTAAAGTCAAAGACATCATTAACACAGAGAGTCGTTTTAACAACCGTCTGCGTTCGGAAGGATGGCTGACACCAACGGCGACACAACTGTTACGAACCCATGTGAACTTATTAAAACGCATGTGTCAGATACTTCCTGCCACGGATGTTGTTATGGAAGTTAACCGGTTTGCTTTTATGCAGCTGGATCAATCAAATGTAAAAAAGTGTGGGATTGATTTTCAGCATGGTCCGCTGTTCGGGACAGACGGGATAAAAGAGGCTGTCTCTATCCAGCAGGATGGACGCTGCCTCCTTTGTGAAAAACGGACTATTGAACATTACCATCACATCGTACCAAGAGCATACCGTGGAAGTGATACTGCCGAAAACATCGCAGGACTTTGTGCCGGCTGCCACAAATTAGTACATACTTCACGGGAAGCCTCGAATAAACTAAAGCACAAGAAGGATGGGATCAACAAGAAATACGGCGGAATTTCTGTCTTAAATCAGGTAATTCCATTTCTGTTTATGGAGTTTGAGCAGATGTTCCCAGGACATACTTATGCAACAAATGGATGGAATACAAAACAGTTCCGTGAAAAATACAGGCTTGCAAAAGATCATAGTGTAGATGCTTATTGTATCGCTGCAAGTATTCTGCCAGAACCCAAAGTGGAGCTTCCAGAAGATACGCATGAGATTGTCCAGTACCGCAGGCATGACCGTGCCCGTATCAAACGGCAGACGGAACGGACATATTGCCTTGGAAAGAAGGGGGTCTGTAAGAATCGACATAAGCGTTTCGAACAGAAAACGGATTCTCTGGAAGAGTATGTAGAGAAATACCCGAATTTTTTATCCAATCTAACTGTAAAGAAATCGCAGCGTTCTTATAACGACTTAAAGAGAGTTCTTCCAGGGGCAGTGATACTTTATCAGGGAAAACGATATATACTAAGTGGGCGATCTTCTGGTGGGAAACAGTACCGTATGCTCGGATATGGAAATCAAAATTTTACTGCATCGAAGTGTACGATTGTACAACAGAACACTGGACTTGTGTATGTAAGTTAGTTTATACATTAGTGGTGCTTGTATCCCACGGGCGACTTCGTCGGCCGGGGTTTTACGCACCAATTTAATAATATTACAAAAGGAGAAAATTAAAATGGTAAATTTGATGTTAGATTTATTTGTTAATCATATTGTTGAGGATTATCCGGCAATTGATTACATTGCAATCAAAACAAAGAAAGGGGAAGAAATTTCTCTTAATTGGGAAGAAAGCGAATATTCTTGGAATGATGATCAATCAGTCTCAGGTAGATTATTAAAAAAACAAATACCGAAAGATGTTCATGCAGAGTTAAGAAATGTCTATTTTGATACAGAGGAAGAAGAACATACAATTCCTGATTCTGTAAAGAGAGAGTCCTTAAAAGGTGCAGAAATTGCAGAAATTCAAATATTTATTGAAAATTTTTCTGGTAGAAAAGAAGATGTAGGATTTTGGTTACGACAGATGGTATTTCATTTTTCAGATACAGATGAATACTACCACTTACCTATCACTCATGATTACAAACTGATTTTAGAATAATATTATAAGGAGATAAAATTATGCAAAAAGAAAAAAGACAAAAAATGTGCCTTGAGATCATTAATCAATTTGAGCAGCTTTTGGAAGAAAAGGATATTTCTATTCCATGTGAAGATTCCGCAGAAGAAAAAGAAAGACATGACGGCGGTAATAATGCAAGAATTTACGGTGCTGAATACTGGCGTTTAGAAGATGGAATTCATAAGATTTTGGAACAGGAAGATTCTGATAACACAAAATAAGAAAGAAGGGTATTTATGAATATCAAAAACAGTAATATTTTACGTTCCTGGAATATGGAACGGATCGAATATCAGAGAAGATATTCTAAATTACATAAGGATAGTGTCAAAAATCCAGAGGATCGATATATTTTAGGGCAGATTCATGAACTGAAATATATCTTAGTTTCATTTTTTGGACTTACAGAAGATGAATTAGGAGAAATACAGAAGGATGGATTTGCTGTTAGAGATATTGAGCATCCAGACAAACTAATATAAGTCGATATTTCATCATTAGTTAAGTTTAATGGACATAAGGAGAAGAGTGCATGGTATGATCACACATATCATGCACTTAAAAATTATTATGATTAAATATTATAGAAACAATTTTATTAAATCAAACAGAGAAAGGAGTAATACCTTATCCTAGTGAAACTAGGTTGGGCGATGGAGAAAAGAGATATTCGCCCGGAAAATTGAAGATCGTGGCTATAAGTTTGAATTAGACTATAATTCATTCGCATAATAGCAATCCATATGTTGCCATTCACCGGATTCGGTTAGTGGCTGGTATGAATCTTATATACAAAGAATATATTAAATTTTTAAGAGACGTAACAGGGAAAGAATTAGCAGACATAAAAGAAGGTTATTTTTGGCTTGATAAACAGATTATTAAGGGATTCGATAAGTATGGGAATATCCATAAATTTTACAGAGTCGTTATTTCTAATGATCTGTCAACCGTTGAGCTGAGAAAACTGAAAGATTATGACAATGTAGAAGATGTGGATTTGGCAAGCTGGCAGGATTTAATTGAAATGAAGAAAGAGCATTTGAAACAAATTGAGTCAGAAGCAATAATTCTTATCAAAGAAAAAATGAAGGAATATCAAGAATATACATCAATCATTCCCGTATCAATGGGAAAAGATTCGATGTTGACATGTTATCTGGTTAGAAGTCTGTATCCAGATACTAAAGCAGTATTTAACAATACGACTCTTGATTGTAAGGATACATATCGTATGGCGAAAAGATTTTCTAACTGTGAAATCATGAATCCAAGAAAAGGATTCTATGAATATGTGGAATCTCATCATATGATACCAAACAGAAGATCTCGTTTTTGCTGCCGAATATTTAAAACTGGTGTTATGGTATCGAAACTCAATCATAATCATCCATATCTGCTATGGATGGGTATGAGAAATGACGAATCATTAACACGTAAAGCATATGAAGATGTTTGGGTTAATAAAGCAGAATGGGGAAATGATACATGTTGGAAAGGGATTCTTCCTATTAGAAAATGGACAGAACTGGATGTATGGTTATATACAGTCTGGAAAAAGATTCCCGTAAATCCTAAATATAAAAAAGGTTATTCCAGAGTAGGATGCCATTGTGCGTGTCCTTACTATTCTAAATCCACATGGATTCTGGATAAATACTGGTATCCAAATGGATATCAGCGATGGAGAGAAATTCTAAAAAAAGATTTTATTGAGAATAAGAAATGGCTCGTTATGAATTGTACATTAGATGAATATCTTACACAAGCTTGGAACGGCGGTACATTTAGAAACGTACCTACAGAACAGGTAATTGATGAATTTGCAATGTACACAGGAATTCATAAAGAAGTAGCTGTACAGTATTTTAACAAGACATGCTGCAGGTGTGGAAAAACAAGGATAAAGCAAAGAGATGTATTAAGCATGAATTTAAAATTGCATGGAAGAAATGTAAATAAATTTTATTGTAAAAAGTGCTTAATGGAGCAATATCATTGGACCTCTGAAAATTGGAATCAACAGGTAAATGCATTTAAAAAACAAGGATGTGATTTATTCTAAAAGCAGATAAAAAGTATTCACAATAATAGATCCTTATGCTATAATATATTTGTAGTTTTTATTAGATTCCTAAGCACCATGGGTGTAGTAGGACTTTTTTTATAGATGTATTAATAAAATAGAATATTAACCAATATTGGCACAAATTAAAACAGGCGGTAAGTCTGTATTTTTTTGTGCCTTTTTATTTTTTTCAAAATGAATGGAGAAAGATGGGAAAAACTAATTATTTTATGAAACTTGCACTTATCTGCGGAGTTACATTTATATTGTCTTTATGTGCAGGAGTTATGTGGACGCACAAAGATCACAATAAAATGTACGTTTATGTAAATAATCTTTCAAATGGACAAACACATGTTGAAAATACGGTGAGTTATAAAAATGTAGCTTTCCACTGTGTCCGCAGAATTTACATAAAGACCGCAATATTATCATCGTGCGAAAATAAATAGAATTTTAACCTATAATGCGTAGAGCATTTTGAGGCATGAATTAAGCAGAATATATAATTGTCTGCTTTTTTATGCCTTTTTATTTTACTAGAAGGAGGGAATGCTTATGGAAATGAGTGTATATTCGCATAAAGCAAATGATCGCTTTAGAAAAGATAAAATTTCGATTTTAGAACAACTTGGAATTTGCATAAGCAAAGAAAAGGAAGCTGAAATTTATAATAAGTTTTCTGAAGAAGAAATTGATTCATATGCAAAAATGCTAATAAAAGAGAATTTATAAATATATTGATTGAGATTTATGAGAAAGGGGTGTTATTAATAAATTAAAGAAAGGAGGCTTATCATGAAGAATAAGCACATTATGTTACCAAAAAAGGTAAAGGAGATGATCAAATTGCTACTATTTGTAGCGTTTGGTTTGTTAGTGAATTACGGTATGTATTCACTACGAACTCAATTCCTGTCATGGGAATATGATATCTTTCCTTTCCTACGTATAGTAGATACCGGTTTATGGTATTTTACTGTAGTGGGAGCTTTTATTATATTTCTAGTTGGAACTAGAGATATCATAAAAGCTAAGTAACATATTTCAATTATAGCCTGTCTTGGTCAAAACCAGGATGGGCTATAATATTATTTTTACATTTATTAAATTGTATTTACCAGGAAGGAAGAAAAATAAAATGAATGAAGATTTATTAGTAATCAAAAAAAATGAAGTGCCAGCAATTCAGTTTAATAAAGAAGAGCTGATCGAACGTGTTGATGAGATCTTGGAACAACACAAAGGAATCATTTATACCATAGAGGATATCCCAGAGGCTAAAAAAGTTGTGGCTGATCTAAGAAAACAGAAAAAATATCTGAATTCTGAAAGAATCAGTGCATGTAAACCGTATGAAGCAATTGTAAAACAAACAAAAACAGATATGGATGATGTGTTGGCCAGATATGATACTGTAATTCAAGAGATTGATACACAGATCAAAGAATCTGAAAACGTCTGGAAAAAAGAAAGAGAAGATTATATCAGAGAAACATATGAAGATGTTTTCCTTCATGAGATACCTGAAAAATATCTTGTATGTCCGATTATTAAGAATCTAAAGATTGATTCTAAATGGATGCTAAAAAGTACATCCAAGAAAAAGATTAAGGATCAAATGATCGAAAAAAGAGATAAAATTTTATCAGATATTAATACATTAAAATGTGTTGCAGAAGAAGAATTTTTATCCGATGTTGAGCAGGAATATTTTAAAGAACTTGATCTCAACAAGGCAATCAAAAAAAATCAGAGTCTTAGAGAAGCAAAGCAGAAAGTTTTAGAAGCAGAAAAAAAGAGAAAAGAAGAAGAATTAAGACGAAAAGAACAGGAAATGAAAGAGCAGCAGGAAACACAAGCTGTAGAGCCATTTGAGTTCGATTTCGATCCTATTCCAGTTCCAGAACCAATTTCAAGAAAAGTCAGTAGCAGTTCTACACCAATTCAAAAGAACAGAAAATCATCCATTAACAATTCATCCGTTCAGAATTATCCGTATCCGTTGAATCGTGAAATCCACAAACCTGTCATGAAAACATTAAATATTAAGATCAGGGGAGAAGAATCAGTTATCAGAGATATCATGAAATATATCTATGATAAAAAAGATATTGAGATTTTACAATAACGGCTTTGATTGGGATGGATATAACAATATTAGAAAGAGAAGGAGTTTAGTATATGACAATTTATGATTATAGCGATTTACTCAAAATGATAGCGAATATCAATACAGATAAAATTATCGCAAAAAATGAAAGAACAATGAACAATAAAAACAGATTAGCCAAAATGGAAAACAAATTATTAACATGTGGAATTCTAAATGATTGGTATGATTTAAAGAAAAGCTGCAAAAGACTTAATGTAAGACTTGCACCGTATGGTAATTGGGACGAAGAAACTCAAGGTCCGCTTATGAAAGATCAAAATGGAAAGTATTTTATGAATAATGGAACTTTTTCTATATGTATGAGTTCAGGTTCCCACTGGAGTGATCATTTTGGATTTTCATATTATGATAAAGAATTCGAATGGAATATCTGGCATTCAACAGATTATGTTCTGTTCAGTAAGTTTTCAAATGAAGATTCAGAAATTGAGACAAAAATAAAATTAATTCAATTATTTTTATCCCATTATGAAGAATACAGATCTGTGCAGTTAGATAGAATCAACAAAAAAATGTCTAAAATTTCAAAAGAAACAAAAGAAATTAAAGATGAACAGGCAGCAATGTCAGATTTTTAATCAGAGGTGAAGAACATGATTAATGTAGAAATTTTAAAGAAAGAATTATTAAAGCAGGATTCCGTAGAGTCCTGCTTTAATGATGAATACAGGGAAATGATGGCATGTATCGCAGGAGCTGTTGACTGTTCGATTGAAAAAATCGAACGATTTTTAACAGATTATGGGCGGTTAACTAGAATTAATCAAATGACTTATGTTTCAAGAGAACATGAGACAAAAGAAGAATTTTACAAAATGCCACATAAGAAAAGAAAGGGAAGATTATTATGATACAAATTATATTTGATGAAGAAAAAGACCGAAGAGAAGGTTATATTGACTGCTGCCATATTATCATAGATGATCATGGAATCAAACAGCAGAAGGTAATTCGTACAGAAACCTTATATGAATTATTAGAAAAAACAAAAGAACATAAAAAGAAAGAACTTTTTCTTGGAAGAGTGCCACGAGGATATCTTGCAACAAAACAGAGAATTGAGGATTTTCCCAAAATCCAAAGTAAAACTGCCATTTTCTTAGAAGAAGATGTCCGGAGAATCATATATGAAAACAGCGTTTATGAGATTCCGATTCCTAATCTTATGATGATCCATTCAGTAACAACAAACGGATGTGTATCAACAGATTTGTTTTGTCTGGAAAAAGATATGGACCAGAAAACGGCAGCAAAATTACTGGAGGAAGATCGTATGCCAAACTTATATCAATGGCCATTTGCAAATGTCAGTGGTGCAGGAGGAGTTTGTTATGGATCAAACAATATCCGAAAGATTGAAAGATTAAGTGATCTGGACATTCTTCCGATTCTGTTTTTTGATAGCCCAATGAATTCTGATTATTATACCCCACATAGAACAACACTTGGAAAGGCAACGATAAGAGAATTATTAGATACCTTAAATGGGAAAAAAGAATTTCCCTATGAGATATTACAGGAATATAACCCACTTACTTACAAAAGAAGTATATTTTAGAAAGGAAATTAATTACGATGAAAAATGATGTAAACGGACAGATGGATCTTTTAGACCTTCTTGGAATTGAAAAAGAAGTAGAACAGAAACCAGAGAAAGAAACAGAAACAAAGAATACCAAAGAAACAAAAAAAACTGAAAATGTTTCAAATACTTCTAAAGTATCCGAAAAGAAAACAGAAACAAAAAAATATAAATGCCCTATCGTAGTTTATGGTGGTCCTTACAGTTATACAATCAACGAGGAAAACAAGGAGATGTCATCAACAGAGGTTAAAAAACATGTAATTAAGACATTTCCAGAACTAAAAGGGATTGTTACTGTCAAAATGCAAGAAGATAATAGCTGCATTTTGCAGGTAGAATACAAAGAAACAAAGTTACCCGAGATCAAAGATCAGGGAATCTTTACTGTTAAACTTGGAAAAGAGTATGTGATCAGTAATGAAGGAGTGGAAGAAGCTGTCATAGCATGGAATAAGAAATTTCCTCAGTATGTCGGATGTAATTACCATTACGTTAATAATAATGATCATGTTTTGATTCCATTTTACAAATCTGATTCCAAACAGGTGCTGCGTGCTTATAAGCTACCAGTTCTGATCGGATTTCCTGAAATGATGGAACAGATAAAACCAGATAAAGATCAGGAAGATCAGACAATCAGCGGTGCTGAGATCATGGAACGATACAGCAAGACTCATCCGGAATTTAAAGATTGTACATTCAAGTACATTGAACATACAAACACGATTATTCCTTTAAAGGAGAAAGCTGTTTATGTTCCTGATATCTGCATGATTCAGTTGCCGATCACAGTGGCAACAGGTGGATACCACATTCAGTTTTCAGCAGATGATTTTCACGGAAAAGATATTGTAACAATGGAAGAAATCCGAAAAGCATTGGAAGCTACATATCCAGAATACAGTAAAGAACGCACGAGCATGACTTATGATAAACGTCATTTTATTATAGCAATGTTAAAAAGCAGTACAAAAGGTGCAACAATTGTATCAAGTCGGGAAGGTTTTCACAGAGAAGTTAACGAAAATGGAGTTACAGAATACCGGCCATATGGGAAATTTGTTCTTACAGGAAAAAATCAGCTGGATTTTTCTTTAAATTCTGATCAGTTAAAGATCCCAAAAAAACTTTTATCTGATATTATTGATAGATTCCGCATGGATATTCACAGAGAATGTGCTTTGCAGTTATTTATGACAAAAGATGAAAAAGGATATTGGTTATACGAGCCAAGACAGACAGCAACATCTTGCGATGTAACTTTTGAACGAAACAACGTTATGGAAGATGAATATGTTCTTGTTATGGACATTCACAGTCACGGGAAATTACCAACTTTCTTTTCAGCCACGGATAATCGTGACGAAAAAGGAATTCGTCTTTACATGGTCATTGGTAACTTTTCAGAAGAAAATCCACGTTCTTATAATATCATGCTTCGAGCTGGTATGAATGGAGTTTTTCAGGAGCTTTCTGTAGAAGATATTTTTGTATAACTGACAATTTACATATTTAAGAAAGGAGAAACTGTCCGGTCATTGATCGGACAGTTATTTTATATTATGAGAGAAGAAACAAAACAGAAAATTTTTATTATTGGATGCGGTGGTACAGGTTCCAACTACATTAAAGAATTAGCGAGATATTTAGCTACAAACAGAAATTATATGATAAATGCAGATGTGATTTTAATTGATGGAGATACGGTAGAAGAGAAAAATCTTGAACGACAGTCTTTTACTCCGGAAGACCTACTGATGAACAAAGCGGAAGCAATGGCATTAGCAGTCAGCGATATGTATAATCTAACATTTTCTTATGTGCCAGAATATATAGCATCTAAGGAACATATGTTACGTATTATGAGAAATACCTATGAAAGAGAATCTTATGAGGAGGAAGAAACTTTCGTTCCAATCATCATCGGTTGCGTCGATAATCATAATTGCAGAAAAATTTTACATGAAATTTTTGAAGAATATACGGACATCATTTATATTGATGCTGCGAATGAATTTAGTACTGGAGAAGTTGTTGTCGGGATTAAAAATAATCAGGCAGTTATTGCACCGGATCGTGCTTTTTATTTTCCGGAAGTTTTAGAGGACAGTAAAAGTGTATTAGAAATGTCATGTACAGAATTGAATAATGTCAAACCACAGCATTTAGTCACAAATCTGTTCGCTGCAAATATCTGTTTAATACAGACGATTAAAATTTTAAGCGGAGATTGGACCTGTGGAGGAATTTATTCATTTGATGCATTTGGGTGTTCCTGTACAAGAACTGATCCAAATCTAATCAAACAACAACAGAAAGACTAACTATTAAAAGTCAAGTCTAAAAATGAACTTTTTTGAATAAAGTACAGAAATGTATTTTAGATATATCTTGAACTCAGTTAGAGTTCTTTGAACCTTGAAAACTGCATGACAAAAAGAGCATCGTTGCTGGTGCTCAAAAAAGGAGTATTGAATTAGAAAAACTTAAGCAGCTTTGATGTATTGCTGGTTGGTTTTCTCGAGATGGTAAATAACTCGAACCAACTTTTTGACGGCATGAGATATGGCAACATTGTAATGTTTGCCTTCGGCTCGTTTCTTTGCCAGATATTCAGCGAATGTTGGATCCCAGTGACAGACATATTTGGCTGCGTTGTATAAGGCATATCGTAGATATCTGGAACCACGCTTTTCCATGTGGGAGTATGCGCCATCAAGTTGTCCTGACTGGTATGTAGAAGGAGATAATCCGGCATAAGCCAAGATTTTATCAGGAGAATCAAAACGGTTGAAATCGCCGATTTCGGCAATGATCATAGCTCCCATACGGTAATTGATTCCGGGGATGCTAAGAATCGGAGAATTGATTTCATCCATAATGAGTTTGATTTCATGTTCAATTTCATCAATATCAGATGTGAGTTCCCGGATCAGCTTGATGGTATGCTTTAATTCTAATGATTTTGCTGGCATATTTGAACCTATTGAGGTTCTTGCAGCATTTCTAAAAGCAATAGCTGTTTCTTTACCATATCGCCCCTTTGATGATTCAGAAAGCAGATTGGTAAGTCTGGTAAGATGAGCGTCTGCTACTTGTTTAGCACCGGGAAATTCAGAAAGCATTGCGTAAACTGATGCCATATGAAGTGTTGGAACTAACTTTTCTAATTCAGGAAATAAGATACAGACAAGTCTTGAAACGGAAGACTTTAACTTAGCACGTTCTTTTACTTTATCAAAACGGTAACGGGTTAATGACTTTAGTTCTTCGTTGTGATAAGATATGTCTGAGTAGGACTTTAAGTTCACGTCAGACATTAGCATAGAAGCAATCGTGCGGGCATCTACTTTATCCGTTTTCGTCTGTCTAAGGCTTAGACTTTTTCTGTACAGATTAGTATGTAACGGATTGATAACATAGGTGGGCAAACTTTTATCAATGAGATATCCTAAGAGATTGTAACTATAGTGTCCGGTGGCTTCCAGTCCTACTTTTACTTTGGTTATATCTTCCGTAACGGATACAATCTTTTGATAAAGATCATTGAAACCATCCAGGTTGTTAGCAATGGTAAATGCTTTAAATAACACTTCTCCATCAAAGTTAGTGATAAAGCAGTCATGCTTATCTTTTGCAACATCAATTCCTACGTAAATCATAAAAAATCTCCTTTGAAATATATGAATGCTGTTTTAGAACCACAGGGTGCTCCTTGTGATTGTAACCTCGTTCTAAATAAACCGTCATGCGGTATCTAACTGATTAACAAATGAACAAAGAGACTGTGGTTGGAGCCTTTCGTAAACCATCAAGTGGTAGGAAAAATGAACCAATCCACAGCATCTTAAATATCATAGTCGAACCTGTAGAAAAGGTAAAGAAAAGACTATGACTTAATAGTAATAAAGACCTTGGAGAGGGTCTCTAAACACTACTACTATATAATACGAGGAAAATTAAAATGAGATTTTTTAACGAATTGGTAAATTATGACTTAAAAAGTAATATTACCTTAAAAACAAGATTATATCAGAAATACATTTTAGAGATTGAATCTTATTTAGGAATTTCACAATATCATCAAAATTTATTTTACAATTCGAATGAAGAAGATACTTTTTATAATGATATGCAAAGGTATATCGTATACCAGGATCTTCTTTTATTAAATGATATTTTAGATAAAAATCAGATGGAACATGTTTTTTTTGCAGTTTATGATGATGACGATAATAATGGTGAATTTGAATCTTTAAAACGCAAATTTTATCAGCAATTAAAAGGAAAATTTCCAGAATTTCAAAAAGAACAAACATTTGATATGAAAATCATAAAAGGTCCTTCTATAGAAGAACTGATTTCTAAGGCTTATATTGGTTTAGGAAGTGCTTCTTTTATAAGAGTAGATGAAGTAAGGTTTTTTCCATCCATGTTTCTATTGATCCGTGAAAATGATGATATCTTATATAAACTTCGTTTTTTACAAAAGATTCAATACCCATTGGATCAAAAAAGAGTTTATCGTATGCTAGATGGAAAGTTTTTCATGGATGTTTTTGGAAGATCTGATCTTCGCATCAATGATGCAGTGTATCATTTCTGTGTACTTTCCATTGATTCCAGAGCAAATCTTTGGAAGTGGATCACACTGACAAAAGAACATGAATATATTGATCAATGCTATATGGATGCATTGTCTGGAAATGGTTTTAGGAGGTAAAAATCGTGAACAATCAGATTTATGAAATGGTTGATTTATATTTTGGAGAGAAGTTTGTATTATACAATGATGCATCTTTCCTTTTAGATGATCATCAGTTCAATTTTTTTGCATTATTTATTCGATACATTGAAGCACTTGGGAAAAGTTTAGGTTTAAATGTAGATCAGGCTCAGAGATTGTTGCAACGTATCAACCAGAAAAATATGCAATATACGAATGATGATCTGGATTTTACAATAGAAGTGTCTGATGTTTATACTGAATTTTCAGATCAGCTTGAGATTCAGTATCTTTCGTTGTTAGATATACAAAGGTATTCTGTTGATATTTCAGGATTCTATCGGGAAGATAATGAAATCAATGAAACTGAACCACCAGAAACGATTGAAGAATTATTTGATCGATTATATGATTTTCCAAAGGATGATAAACAAATAATCCTTAATGCGATTCATCAGGATGAAAATGGTAGATCGTACCAATCTCTTTTGGATAATGCGATGCAAGATGCATATGAGTCAGACTCGTATTTATCATTGCATATCTATATTGATCCAAACTATACAAAATATAGAAAAAGATATGAAAAATGGTTCAAAAATGACTATGTGTATCAAACACTTGATCAATCTGCACCAGAATATGTCCGTAATTTATGGATGACTTCTGCGGTTTTAAAAAATGGAGCGAGATGCGATATCTTTTTGGATGGATATATGGTGGAAAATTTTGAAAAATATATATCAACGATTAATCATCAATACTTTATTGATCAGATAAAAATAAGAAAGAAGTTAAATTTATTGTAAAATGACAGGCTATTCCTTTATGGATGGCCTGTCATTTTTTTGCATTAATTTACTGATAAATAGTGACATGTTATTTTTAAAATGATATAATATATCTTGTCAAATTAGATATAAAAATATACAGATGGCAATACATTTCTAAAAAAAGAAGTGTGATGCCATTTTTTTATGCACTTGAACCATTTGGTTCAGGTGCTTTTTTATACCTATTTGACAGGTAACCATTAAATCATTTTAAGAAAGGAGCAGCAGGATTCTACAATGAATTCTGCTAAAATTAGTTATGAGCATATTAACGATTAACAAAGATGGGACACCAAGTTACAATGAAGTCAATTATGTGCTTCATGAGCTGGAAGATTCCAGAATCAAACGTCACATTCTGTCTGGAATAATCACAGACATGGAAGTATCCGATATTGGAGCAAAAAATACCAATTGTCGTGTTCGTTATAAAAACCAGTCTGTGTTAATCCCAATCTCTGAAATGGGAATTGAGCTGTCAAATAACGATAACGGAGACGAATGGGTGAGAAAAACGCAGATTCTTAGTAAGATGCTTGGAGCAGTTGTTGATTTTATCGTAAGAGGGATTGATCGAGATGATCCAGATGATATCCATATTGTTGCTTCCAGAGCAGATGCATTACGAAAAAAACGATTTGAGTATTTCACGTCAAATGAGCCAATTTTTGACATAGAGAAATATGACAAAGCAGAGGCAAGAGTTATTGCCGTTTCGCAGCAATCTGCACGTTTAGAAATTTGCGGGGTAGAACTTACATTGCCAATGAATGAGTTATTCTGGAGCTGGGTGGCTGATGTAAGAGAACATTTAAGCCCTGGTGATGTTATCCAAGTTAAAATTCTTGATGAAAGTGTTGATGAAGAAGGAAACATCAAGTTAAGAGTCAGTGGAAAAGAAGCAGTAAAAAATACAGCTGCACTTGCATTAAAGAAGATTCATCCCGGTAATAAATGTGTGGGAGTTGTTACACATATCGAAGAAAATCAGCCAGTGTTTATCCGTTTGGAAAATGGAGCAAACGCCATTGCACACAATTCAAGAGTAAATACAGTTGCATATCCTGGGGATATTGTTACACTTGCAATTAATGACATTAATGAAGAAAAGCAAACAGCTGTCGGTGTTATCACAAATGTCATTAAACAGAATAAGGAATTCTAAACAAGGCAGGAAAGGAGAAGGCAGATCTAATTTAATAAGATCTGCCGACTTTGTTTATGGGAAAAGTAAAAAAATTTTTCAGTGATATAAATAAATCAAAGTTTAAATCTTTGTATGTCAAAAATTTTCTGTTTGCAGTTTCCATTTTAATTGTTGTATTATTTGCAGCAATTACATTCAATGATATATGGTTAAATATCATTGGGATCTTTGTTTTATTCGGGTTCAGCTATCTTACATTTAATGTACGAGCTATAGAGCAGAATAAGCTATATGAAGAAGTAACAGGAGTTATCACAGGGTACAAAGAAAAAGCAAAGGCAGATGTACTCACACCAAGATTGATATCCGAAGAATGCAGTTTCATTGTAGAGACAGATAATGAAAAAACATACGAGATTTTATTGCCACGATTAGAATTAAAGACAAGAGGAATTCTTCTTCAAGAGGGTGGTCCAAAATACTGGATTGGGAAACAGATCACATTCTACTATAGAGATGATCCTTCTAAACCATTTCATTATGATATTAACGAAAGAAAGGCGGGATCTAAAGATGGGAAAGAAAATCCTGAAATTTAGTTTAGACATTATCATTATTGCATGTCTGGTGGCAGCTGGATACTTTGGATTAAAAATTTTTGAACGATTTCAGGAAGATCAACAGTTAAATAGTTCGTATGAATCTATTAGAAAGGATACAAAAACAGGAAAACATATTAACTGGAACAAACTGAAAAAGATAAATTCCGATATTGTTGCTTGGATTTATGTAAAAGGAACAAACATTGATTATCCAGTGGTTCAAGGGAAAACGAATCAATCTTATCTTCATACAAACTTTAAAAAGCAATACACATATGGTGGATGCATCTTCCTTGACAGCAAAGATAATAAACAATTCGCCTTAAATGACAATAATGTGTTTTATGGACACCATATGAGAAATGGAAGTATGTTTGCGGATCTGGTTAAGTTCCGAGAAGAGAAGTTTGCAAGGAAGCATACGATTGAATTATATACACCAGATAAAACATATCATCTGAAAGCATTCTCTGCCTATGCTAAAACGGCAGACACGTCAATTCCAATTACATTTAAAAATCAAGAGGAAAAAAATGCTTATATAACTAAGCTTAAGAATAGAAATGGTGTATCATCAATCATAAAAAATATTCCGAAGAAAGATGAACCGATTTATACATTTGCGACATGTAGTTACGAAGGACATGACTACCGAACCTATGTCCATGCAGTCGAAAAATAAGTTGTTCTGTATGCTTGCTGATATTAGAAATTTATGTTATTATTATATTGTATTTTTATTAGATTCCTCATCCTTAACAGGATAAATAGGACTTTTTTTAGAAATATAAAAATTTAATAGAACATTTCATTGCGAAAGGCATAAAAATATACAGACATATTAATGTCTGTTTTTTTTGTGCCTTTTTTACTATCCAGAAAGGAGGAAATAATATTATGGATGGACACAAACCAATTCCAATCCATGATCTACGAAAAGCAAATGCCTTAGAAAATAAGGATCAGTGGCTAAAGTGGAGAAAAGAAGGAATTGGAGGCAGCGATAGTGCAGCAGCAAGAGGAAAGGGCAAATTTAAATCGACATTGGAGTTGTTTTGGGAAAAAACGTCCAGCTTTCAAAGGGAGCCAAAAAATTGGGAAACATTATTATGTGGTCAATTATTGGAACCTTATGCACGGAGAATGTTTTCTTTCAAAACAGGCTTAAGAGTTATCGAATTACCATACATGTATCAGCATCCGGACCACCCATTTATGCTGGCTGATCTTGATGGATTAGTCATGATGCCGGATGGCAGCATGGCTATTTTAGAATGTAAGGTAATTAATGCTTTTACTAAAAAGTATTATGGAACGAAAGAAAATCCTAAACTACCATACCAATATGAAGCCCAAGTCAGGCATTATATGTGTGTTATGGATATCGATGTTGCATATGTGATCGCCATCTACGGTAACACGCGGAACGATGTCATTATTCGAAAGGTTACAAGAGATATAAAATATGAAAAGATCATGATCGAAGAACTGGAAGAATTTTGGCAGCATGTTCAAAACAACGAAGAACCGGGTATGTTTGAGGATAAAGATCCAAACCTGCTTATTAAAGCATTAGAGGAAAAGAAATATGTAGATGGAACGATTGAATTACCTTATGATCCATTTAAAAGTCTGTTAGAACAATATGACATGCTAATGGAGGAAAAAGAGGTAAAAAAACAAGAACTGAGCAAAATAGATCAGTCTTTAGATCGGATTAAAGCATATTTCATTAATTCCTTAAAGGGAGCAGATGATACCCGTTATGATCGAGGAGTTATTGTTCATGATGATGAAAAAATCATATTGAATTATGAACAAAAAGAACCCAAGGTTACATTTAATGTAGAATCTTCGCAAAGATTGGCAGAAATGTATCCGGATATTTATCAAAAATTTTGCACTGTACAAAAACAGTCTCCAAGATTTTCTCTGAAAAAGGAAAATTTAAAGAAAGGAGAACGTTACAATCATAAGTATATTTAGATGTAACGAAAAAATTATGCAAGAAGTACATTGTAGTTTTTACAAGAAAATCAATGAATTAGATGATGGTACATATTCCATCGCAAGATATCATGCGATATCTGAGGTACCAAAATTGGCACTTTGGAAACAGGATATATTCACGGTTTTAGGAAGAGATCTTCCAAGACAAAAGAACCGAGAGATTATTTTTTATGGAGAATGGAAAGAAAATATCTATAAAAAAAGAAAATCCCTGCAGTTTCATGCGGAAAGATTTAAAGTCTTGCTTCCAGAAACCAAAGAAGCCATTCAGGAAGTTTTGGCAGATGAAGTTCCTGGAATCGGGAAAAAGACAGCAAAAGCTATTGTGGATGCCTTTGGAACGGATACTTTTCACGTTTTAAAAGAACCTCCTAAACATGAAACGATTCCAAGAATAAAACTTATGGCTGTGCGAAACTTTATCAAAGCTGAGGAAAGAAAAGAAAGATTATGTTATTTGATGGGTACTTATGACCTAAAAAAAGGTCAGGCCAGAAAAGTTCTTAAAGCATTCGGAGAAGATGCTACAGAAATGCTAGATGCAAATATTTATAATCTATACAAAGCTGGAATTTCATTAGCAGATATAGAAATGAATCACGAGCCATCCGAAGAAGAGAAAAATGATACGATCAGAATCCGGTGCGGGATTTATTCCGCGATTACAAGATTATGTAAAAATAAAGGACATACTTTTATTTATGAAAATGATCTGATTAATGAAACTTATTATGTAATGCATAAAAGTGTCCCAAAAGCAACAATCATGTTTGCATTGGATTATTTTAAAAGTCAGTTGGTCGATGAATCTATCGTTTATGAAGATGGAAAATTCTTTTTACAAGAATATTATGATGCAGAAATGCTACTTAATAAGATGATTCGAGAAAGATTAGGAGAAAAAATCTTATCTGAGGATGAAAGAGCCAAGATGATTGAAGAGATCAATGATCTGGCAAGAGAAGAAAAAATCCTGTTAGCTTCGCAGCAGCAAGAAGCAGTTATCAAATCTCAGATTTATAACTTATCTATTCTAACCGGAGGACCAGGAACAGGAAAAACATTAACCATAGACATTATGATCAAGTGTTTTCTTAAACGTGGGAAATCGGTACTGTTAATGGCACCAACAGGATGTGCTACAAAACGAATGATCTCTGCGACACACTATGAAAATGGTGGTACGATTCATAGCAAACTAGGATATTTCTTAGACGATGAATTTGTTGCAAATCGTATGGTCAATGAAGATGTTGTTATTGTAGATGAATCTTCGATGATCGGATGCAAGTTATTTAGAGATATCTTCACGCAGGTAAGACCTGATGCGACTTTGATTTTCGTAGGAGATAAAGATCAGCTGCAATCCATTGAACCTGGACAGGTGTTTACGGATATGATCGATAGCAAAGTAATCCCTACAACAATTCTGGATCATATTTTCCGACAAGGTCAGAATTCTATGATTCCAATCAATGCAAAACTGATCAATGAAGGAAACCCAAAGATGATATGGAATGAGAGAGATTTTCAGCTAATTCGTATCGAAGGAAATGATAAAATGATTGAAGAAGAAATCTCTAAAAAAATACCTCAAATTTATGAGATGAATTATGAGAATCGAGAATATTCTGACGTACAGCTCTTATCACCGCTGCGTAAAAAATTTAGCAGGAGTGGAAAAGTAGCCCTAACATCAACGGAATATTTAAATCCAGTCATCCGAGACTTGATCAATCCTTATGCAACACCAGATTCTAAAGAATATGTTGAAACATATGGAAAAAGGTTTTATATGGGAGACAAAGTATTAGAAACTTCAAACAGCAATATAAATGGAATCGTGAATGGCGATATTGGAAAAATCATTAAGATTGATCCCAAAGATTTTACTATTACGATTCAATTTGATGAAAAGACAGTTAAGTATAAAAAAGAAAATTTTGCGACACTGACGTTAGCATATGGTGTTAGTATTCATAAGTCCCAAGGGCAGGAATATCCGATTGTGATCATTCCATTGATGAAATCTTATCACAGAATGTTAACCAGAAGATTATTATATACAGCAGTAACCAGAGCAAAAGAAAAAGTTATTTTCATTGGTTCCCTGGCTGCTTTTTTTATGGCTGTAAATGATGATTTTTCAGAAGCAAGAAATACCAATTTGTTAAATCTACTGACGCAGAAAGCACAGTAGTTTTTTTCATTATTAAGGAGAAAATTTACGATGAAGAAAGAAACTTACGAATTTACAGATGAACAAATAACAAAAATGAACTATTACGACAGGCGTGCAGCTTTAATTGCTGAACTAAATAAAAATCTTGTCAAAAACAGAGAAACCGATGATTACGACTACATTGATCTGAAAGGGATTAATGATGTTCTTCATCCGTTAAAGTGCAAATACAAAATTACGGACATGCCATGTAAAGAAGATAATGGCGATATGTCTTTAATTATGATTGATTCACTTACAGGAGAAAAGCATGGAAAAATTACCATTCCATGGCCAGGAAACGATGATGAACATAACAATAATATGCGAAAAATTCAGATCACAGGAGCTAATATCACATATCTTCGCAGATATTTATTGATGCTTGCCTATGATATCAGCGTTCCAAAGGATTTTTACGATGAAAACAAAACTCCTTTGAAATTTAATGATATTCCAGAAGCTTTACGTCCGAAAGAATCTGTCAAAGATGGACAGAAAGAAAACAAAAAGTCTTCCGACTTAGACCCCGTATCCAAAGAAAAATACTTTGGGACAGAAAAAAAGGATTTAGTTCCATATGAGACAGGTGAAGAAGAATTACAGTTAGATCCTAATCGTGGACGTGGAAAGACAAAAAACATCTATGATGATGCTGAAAACTATATGGTAAAAGAAGGAAAATATGAAGGAATAATGCTTTGCGATGTTGCAAAAATGGATCCAAATGATCTTATAGAAATGGCACGACAAGGAAGTCTTATTGAGCCTGAATTACAAAGACATGCGGAAACATTAGTGAAGAAATATAACTTATAAAGCAAAGGAGGAAGGCATCATGGGATTTCCGTTTACTATAGAAGACGAAGCAAAACTGTTACCTCTTAAAAATGCCAGACTGACAGGCGGAACAATCTATGCAGATTGTCCATTCTGTGGCAGCAAAGGAGCTTTACATATTTCAGTTAATAAGAATATGTGGAACTGCTGTGCCTGCATGACGAGAGGTGTGAATAATTCTGGAGGAGGACGAACGCAGCTTTATGCAAAATATTTCAATATGACAAACAGTGAAGCCTATCACAATATCTGTGATCTTTACGGAATCGAAAAAGATTATCGTTCAATAGATGTGGATGAACCGACAAAAGAAGAACCTAAAAGAGATGTAAGAGAAATTGATTATGTGTATCGAGCATTGCTTTCTATTTTGACACTGAGTGATGAACACAAAAAAAATCTTAGAAAAAGAGGTCTGAATGATGCCGCTATCCAAAAACATCAATATCGATCTGTTCCAGTAACAGGCGTTGATAATATTGTGAAAACACTATTATCTTACAATATGGATCTTAAAGGAGTTCCAGGATTTTATATGTTAGATGGCAAATGGAAAGTCAATTTTACACCAGCCCTCGCCGGAATTCTTATTCCAGTGATGAGCCGAGAAGGCTACATTCAGGGATTCCAGATCAGGTTAAATAAACCAATCAGAGATTCTAAATATATGTGGTTTTCAAGCCAAGGAAAAGAATGCGGAAGTTCGCCTGGATCACCGGTACATTTTATTGGAGATGATCCATTAGCAAAAACGGTTGTTCTTACAGAGGGATGTTTAAAAGCAAACGTAGCCCATGAATTATCAAAATATTTAATGAATGAACCACTAACTTTTGTGGCAATTGCCGGATGCGGACAGTTTAATTCTACAAAAAAGGCTTTAAGCAGCTTAAAAGAGTATGGATGTGAACTGGTATATGACGGATTTGATATGGATAAATTCAAAAACCCTAATGTATACAGAGCGATGGCAAAGAATTTTGATATTGCACATGAAGTTGGAATTCGTATGGAAGTGTATCGCTGGAACGCAATAGAGATATACGGTAATTTCAAGCAAAATACACCATATAAGGTGCTGATCAATGATAAAGACTATGCTTTTTATTCTACATATACAAATCATAAACGTGAATTTTTTGATGAGTTTTTTGCAGATGAAAAGACAGGAAGATTGATCATTCCAGAGCCAATATTAAATCCACTACATCCACACGAAGATGTTAATTGCAAACTGATTGATGTTGAAACAGGTGATTACAATGAATTTAAGATGAATGTAGATGCTTCTATCAATCATTATCAAGATTATACCGTTTGGCAAAGAAAAGGCATTGACGACTACTTTTATTCATTAGTACGTCTCAAAAATAAACAACAAAGAAAAAATTAATTTTACACAAAGAAAGGAGCTTATTATGATCGTAAGCGTAGATTTAGGAAACAAAAATATTAAGACACCAGAGTTATTATTTTTGACAGGATTGGATTCATATGACAGTAATCCATCTACGACATTTTTCAGAAATGATTGCATACAGTATGAAGGAAAGTATTATACCGTAGGAAGTCACAGAATTGAGTATACACGATATAAACATACAGATGATCGCTTTTTCATTTTAACCTTAATGGCTGTTGCGAAAGAAATCAAACGAAGAGGCCTGAAAGGCGATAATTACGAAGTTGAGTTACTTCTCAGCCTTCCACCGGCTCATTATCGTACTCAGCATGAAAATCTGAAAAATTATATGATGATGAAAGGTCAGCATGTAAATTTCATGTTTAATGATAACCCGATGTCTGTTACATTTAAAGATGTGATTGTTTTTATTCAGGGACATGCTGCCTTATATACTCGTTCTAATTTAACCAAGGAAGAACCGTTGATTATGTTACATGATATCGGTGGTTTCACATGGGATTATCTGTCTGTACGAAATGGAAAACCTGAAAAAGATATCATGGATACAAGAGAATTGGGAATCATTCCATTTTATAATGAGTTTAGTAATTATATTGTATCAGAATATGATCTTCATCTTAGAGAAGATGATATTGATAATCTGATCAAAAATCGAACATTGCCATCAAATTTAGCTGCGATTCAAACAAAAGTATTAGATACGTTAGATACTATGGCATTACAGTATTTGAAACGAGGTATTAAAACGTTTATCGAAGATAAAATTGATTTAAAAATGTATACAAGTGTTTTTGTCGGTGGTGCATCTTTAATTTTTAAACCATACATCTTGCAGTTACAAGAAGAAGGTTTATTAGGTAAAGTCATTTTCATTGAAGATGTCCATGCAAATGCAAAAGGGGCACAGATTTTGTATAAAAGTGCGAAATCCCTTATGAATAAACAGTAAGCATATTTTTTGTAAAGGTTGTGATCTTATTGACAGAAAAAAATCAAATCAGAAAAAACATTGGTTTCGATTTATCCGATCCTGATCAGAAATTAGCTTATGATATTTTGGAAATGAAGCGAGGAAAATCATTAAGCAGATTTCTTGCTAAATCCATCATCATTGGTGAAATGATAGAAAGAAAAATGCAGACTGATAAAATCGAAAGACGTGGAAATGAACTGTTGAATAGTTTTGATAATTTCCCAATCAATACGAATACAGTTTCCACTCCAATAGTTAAAGAAAAAAGGAAAAAGAAAAAACAGGAAGAATCTGTTGTGCAAACGAAACAAAATGTAGAAATTGCACAGACGGAACAAAAAGAATCCACAAATGAAGTTGCAGAAGAAGTGATAAATCCAGTAACACCTGAACCAGAAGAAATTAAAATTCCAGAACCAGTAAAAAAGGTTGAGGAATCTTCTAACGAGGATGTAGAAGATAAAGATTCTACAGAACCAATCCTGGATGAAGACACTCTTGCAAAAGCAATGAATTTTATGGCAGAAATGTAAAAAAGAGGTTGACAGCTTATTTGCTGTCAGCCTCCTTTTTTTTTGTTGATTCATCAAAGATGCTCATGTTTTTTGGTTCAAAAAGTGTTAAATTGGATGTTTGATGCAATTGTTCTAATTCTATTAATGATTCAACAATTGATAGTTCTGGAACTTCCTTAATAATATTATAGAATAACTGATATTTTATAGATTCTTTACATTGGTCATTTTCAAATACCATATCATCAATATTATTTAGCATCTTTTCAAATATTGATTTGTATGAACTATATGCTTTAATTACTTGTGGTGTAAATGCAATCTTAATTTTAGCTCCAATTGTATCCGTTAATTGTTTGAAATCGTTAAATTTTATAAATCTCGAAAATATATTATTATATGCATATTTGGGGAATCCTAATTCTTTTGCAAGTCTTGTCATTGTAATACCTTCAAGTGCCATATAACATTCTAATTGATCCTGAATATCATCTAATGTTTCGAATAAATGAACGTATCTTTTGTGACGTACACTATCTTTTTCAAATTCCAAAGTTAATTTTAATGGAAAATCAGAGGCTTCAATAATTAGTGATAGTATAGTCGTAGCCATTTCATAAGGATCTAATCTTAGGCGACGATACAATGAAAGTGGGGCAAGTTCTGTAGTAGAAGCGTACGCAAAATAACTATTTGTAAAATTCACGTCTTTTATTAAATCAAATTTATGATTAGATATTTCTTTATCCAGATACTTTCTGCTAGTAATGCCTTTTTTTTCAATAAGTTCTTTTCGGTTGTTTAAAAGTTTATTATATTTTATTGATAATATATTACATGGCGAATATGTTGTAGGAACTCCTTGAGTAGCATATTCGTAGGAAAATTCTTTTTGATGTTTTTCAAAAAGCAATGATGGAACAATTTTATAGATTTTTTTTTCGTCTAAGTAGTCTGATTTATATTCAAAATCTTCTATATCATATTTTGATCGTACTGGATAATTTTGAGCAATTAAAGCAAATACATCATATATAGAATTGAAAGTAAAATCTTTTAATGTAGATACATCATAATCAAACATAATACACCTCCTTATTTAGAATTTATAGATATAATTTTCTCTATAATTTTAGTATAGCAGTAAAAGTATAAAAAAACAAACCATTTATTTCCATATAATACCAATAAAAAACATTGAAAAACTACATAGAAATATATGCATGTTATTTTTATTTATGATATACTATAAATGTATTTTTATCAGATTCCATGAAAATAGGTATAGCATGGACTTTTTTAAGAAAAAAATATAAAGAAACTTAATATTATAGATAATAAGACAGTAAATATTATATTTACTGTCTTTGCTATTTATAAAAATGAATCTAACAGACAAAAAGTCTGTTTTTTTTATACCATTTTTAAGAATAAAGGAGGAAACAAAATGGAAAAAGAAATTTTAAGATTACTTGGAGAAAAAGATGGAGAATTTTTTGAGGGAGATGTGAATGGAAATATAATTATTCTCTATTCCAGAATAGAGGAACTATTTTCAAACTTTCAAGAGATGATTCAAAAGAACATGTATGAGTTATCGGATACTACAAAAAAATTAATTCAAAAAGATACCAAAATTGCAACAAATTTATATACAATTGCAGCAGAATTAATTCGTTGGTATTCTACAAAAATATCAGATTTTGTAGAAGAAAAAGTGGTAATTGATACTGCAAAATGGTTACGATTAAGTAATCGCCATTTTTTTGATCAATACTGCGATGACGAAAGCTTAGGAAGTATCTTTTTACAATACGTAGAAAAATCTAACCGAAATGAGCAGAAGAAATTTGTATTATATTTCTTCCATATTCTTCATTACTGTCCACCAAACGGATTCAATGAATATATGTTAAACCAGAATATCGGAACAAATTGGTATTGTAAAGAAAAATAAAGAAAGAAGGTTATTTTATGAGAAAAATTGCAAGTAATTTGTTGTTAAAGGAACACACAGAACAAGTATTTTTTCTGTGTAAACAGCCAGATGGGTATCGAATTATTAAAGAAATTGATGGTGATCATGGGCAGCAGCTTTTGACACGTTATCAAAATGGATATGGAGTTTTACTTTCAGAGCATGGAAATCTTTTAGATTCCATTGAATATGTTATGGAACATATGAAAGGGAAAACGTGCTTTGAAGAATTCGATTCTAATTATAGTGCTAAAATGAAAATCCTACAAGATAGTCGTGAATTTCTGAATCGAGAAGGAATGCCTATTTGCGAAATTGAAGATTCTAAAGAAACATATTCAGAATTGGATGAATTTATTCAGGAAAACGAACTTGATGCATTTATTTTGTGTTATTTTGAAAAGTAAGGAGAAAAAATGAGTAAGTCAAAATATCAAGAGAATCTTATAAAGACAGTTATGGATAAATCATGGGGAAACACATGGGAAGAAGCGGTTCAAGAATGGGATATTATTGATTGTGCCGAGGATAATTCTTTAAGTAGAAGTTGTATTTGTGGAAAGGAACAGATTAAGTATTTATACAGATTACATAATCGAAAAACAAATCAGTGGTTATTCCCGATTGGAAGTTCGTGTATTAAGAAGTTTCAACGTAAGGATTTACAGGAAAAAACTGCGACTACAGAGGCAATGTTTAAATTATTACATGCGGTTGGAAACAATCAATATCTGCAGTTATCGTCTGACCTGTTTAGCCGAAAACTCCTTAAAGAATTATATGATCAAGGAGCATTTAAGGCAACCTCGTATAATCATTATAATCCAAAAAATGATTATGATTTTCTGTTAAAAATGTTCAACAAACGTACAAAAAATAGTATTAGTACATTGCAGCAGAAAAAAATTACAGCTATTCTTCTTAATTCAATTAAACCATTTTTGGAACAGAAGTTAAGAAGTCAGATTATGTCTTAAAGGTATTAAGAAAAGAAATTATCAATCTATGGGTGTAAATTAGAACAGGATTTTCTTCCTGTTTATTTTTATACCCATTTTTATTTAGGAGGAAAGAAAAATGGTAGTAAACAGATCAAATTTACATGTAGGACAAACAGTATTTTTTGTTCATAAAGAATACAATTCACTTACAAAAATGAAAGAAGATTCCATCGTTGAATGTAAGATTACTAAAATTGGAAGGATATATATAACCATTAATAATGGATATCCAAATCGACAATTTTTTATTAAATCTGGAAATCATTACGAGTTTGGTATTCAGGAGAAAGAAAATGCAATTGATGGTGGAATTTTATGCTTTACAAGAGAAGATGCAGAAAAACATCTTCTAAAAAAGAAAATGATGTTGGAATTAAGAAACATCAATTATTCTGAAAAAACTAATTCTTTAAATCAACTGTTACTAATGAAGTTGGCGTATGAAGTTGGAAAATTAGATTTCAAAGATGACGCTGTGCTTAAAATTCCATTACCAGTAAATTATAAAGAGATGTCAGAGGAAAATTTAAAATCATTATTAGAAAGCGATGGGGAGTAATGAATAGGGAAATTAAAAAAATATCAGAAGATATTAAAACAAATACATTTGAACAGTTTTATTTGTTTTATGGAGAAGAAAAATATATGATCTTACAAATGAAAGATCAATTAAAAAAAGCTTTAATTTCAGAAAATGATACTATGAATTATTCCTATTTTGAAGGAAAAAAAGTAGATTCGACAGAAATTATAGAACTTGCTAAAACAGTTCCTTTTTTTAGTGATCATAGATTTATCATTCTTGATGGAACAGGACTTGGGAAAAAAAGTGATGATTCATTTATAAAAGGGTTAAAAGAAATTTCTGATACAAGCGTTGTCCTCTTTATTGAAGATACGATTGATAAACGCTCAAAAATTTATAAGTTTTTATCAAAGCAAGGTCATGTTGCATGTTTTGAACCTATGAAGAATAAGGAATTGTCACAATGGATTACGTTATTGCTAAAAAAAGAAGAGAAGCAAATGTCAATTTTAACAATGAACAATTTCTTATATCAATGTGGATCAGATATGTATACATTAAAAAATGAATTAGACAAATTGATTTCTTATGTTGGAGACAGAAAAGAAATTACAAGTCATGATTTAGAACAGCTGACTTCATCTCAAACAATTAATCAGATTTTTGTCATGTTAGATGCGATTGCTCGAAAACAACGAGATAAAGTATTAACTTTATATTATGATCTGATTGAACTGAAAGAATCTCCATTTGGAATTCTTGCATTATTAGTCAGACAATGTAATCAGCTGCTTCAAGTTAAAAATTTGGATGATCTCGGCAAAGATAATGGAACAATCTCAAAGGAGATGAAGATTCCTGCTTTTGCAGTAGGAAAATTAAAAGATCAATCGAAAATGTTCTCTATAGAAGTATTGTTGAATATGGTAGAAGCATGTGCAAAAACAGATGAATTAATAAAAACTGGAAAAATCAATGACAGAGTTGGCGTAGAATTAATATTAATTCAATTTAGCCAAAATTAGATTAGAAGGAATTATGGAATAAATACAAAGTGCAAATTTTGTATTTGTTTGTGATAAATGTATAATAGTGTCTAAAATGCAAAATATGTAGCATGTGTAGAAGTACATAAACTGCATATTTTGCACTAATCGTGAATTGCATGTAAATTACACTTTACTTTATAGATAATTTGAAAATATCAAAAGGTATACAGAACATCTTTTATGAGAAATGATAAAATAATTAACTTCACACAAACGGTTGGAATAATACGATTCAATAAGAATGGATTCCAAGGTGAAAATAATTTACGAATGTAATAATAATCTATACTAATAAATTTTTGGAGTTCTCTTTTAGAGGACTCTTTTTTTTATTCATAAAAAGTAAATAAATGTAAAAAAATAATAAAAAATGTGGGAGTGTTACACAAAAATGATACAAAAATACTAAAATACAGGTTGAAAATAGCAAAAATGGGTGGTAATATTAACATTAAGAAAATGATTAATAAAATCATTATGGCTAAAAAATAAGGATAAAGCCATTTATCCTTAATAAGTTTTGCAATTTGATATTATAGTGCTTCATAAGAATCAATTTATTTAAAATAATCTTGTATTTTATAAACGAAATCTATGTAAAAGCAAAACGATGAATCAAAGAAGCACAGGTGCTCGTGCCTAGCATGAGAGGAATGTATACGGAAACATAGCATACTATATGTTCAGAGCAGGCGGTATCTCTATAAACTATCGGGTCCGTGGAGCCGATGCAGAAAATCCACCGGACATAATACGGGTGTTTAAATGTGACAGTTGTTCCAGTTATGGCATGGATCAAGGTATGGCGACTACAAGAAGAGCCTGATAATATGTTCGAGAAAGGTTGAGGGCAGAAAAGGACCTTTGCCTAAGTCAAAACATTGCCAATGTTTTGATATGGTTAAAATTACTCTGCGGAAGGACGAATACGGATATGTTGATGCTATGTGAGACATATGGGGTAGCATAACAAACTGAAAAGTCTGGCAGTGAGGGCGTACCATGTACTGTGAAAGTGTAATATTGATTTTAAAATATCAATAAGATAAGTCTGTCTTTTTGTAGACACAGGGGGAAATTATATTCATACACAGAAAGAAACGGACATTCGATGTACGGTTCTTTCGTCCGTTTTAAACTTTATAAAAATAAGGATGTAAAAGCTATTAAAAGGTTAAGGATGTATATTTACGATTCCATGAAAAAAATAAAAGGTATTGGCTACCCGAAAGTCTTTCTCAAACTGAAAGTTATCAAAAATAAATATATAATAGATATACGTTGTTTTATCTAAATAATATATATGATTTTACATCGAATCGTATTCTTAATTAATCTTGAAGAGAAAAAATAAGAATATTAATGATGTAATAGCGAAAATAAATAATATGATTAAGAAAATGTAAGAGGTAGACATAAAATATATAAAATGTCTGCCTTTTTATTATGTGAGGAGGTATGTTATGGCCAAAAAAAATGTGCTATTGCCTATGTTGATGGTAGTTATAAGCAGCTGGTTGCTAAATATGGTGTTGACGATGGGATTAATGATAACTGTAAAGAATAAAAACGATAAAGTAAGTAAAGGGGAGTGTTGAGTATGGAAGCTTTAACAATTGATGAAATCATATCTGCGAAAAAAAATTTTTTAAATATCGACAAGGATCTGAATCTCATTCATTCTGTAAATGAGATTAAAGAAACGTATTATCTGATTCATTGTGTTGCAATTATTACATTTTTATTATTAAAGCAACAGGCACTTGCTGAATCATCTGCGATAATGCTTTTAGTGGTAATTTATTTTCTTCATCGGTGGGAATTTCATTTATCCCACATGATTATACATAACGTTTTGCTTTTTAGTCATCTGTTTGAAAAAAAATATGCCTATGAATTATTAGATAAATTGAATCTGTGTGATCAGGATTATGGAAAAATTCGTCATGTCATGTCAGAGTTTTATAAAAAAGAAGGGATGTGATAATGATGAGAAAGAGAAAAATAATTGGAATTATAGGCTTGATGCTTATATTAGTTATTGTGCTTTTTTATGTGGTACGTATTCGGCCAATGGTAAAGGAATATAAGAAGATTGCATATGATAAGTTAGCAAATATTGATGAAGATACCTTTGCAAAATTAGAAAATACAAAGGTTTATGGTAAGAATTGGGAATTGATTGGAGAAGTCAATTCCGGAAGTTACCAGTACAAAAAAATTTCTGAAATTTCAAAATATGTACAAGATGGATATATTGCAGTAGAAGATAAAAACTTTAAATCCCATCATGGAATCGATTATCTGGCAACTGTAAGAGCTGGGATTAAACTTGTATTGAATCGTGGTAAAGCAACACAGGGTGGAAGTACCATTACACAACAATTAGTTAAAAACAGCTTTTTAAGTCAGAAAAAAACATTTACAAGAAAGATTGCCGAGTTTTTCTTGGCACCGGAGATTGAAAAGATGTATACGAAGCCTCAGATTATGGAGTATTACTGCAATAGTAATTATTATGGGAATCGTTGTTACGGAATCGGAAATGCGGCAAGTTATTATTTTCATAAAAACGCAGATCAACTAACATTATCAGAAGCGGCATTATTGGTAGGGCTGTCGAATAATCCAAGTCGATATGATCCAGTAACTAACTATAATTCATCGATCAGAAAACGTGATCGAGTTTTAAAACATATGTTGGATGCGAAAGTAATCTCAAAAACACAATATCAACAAGCAAAGAACGAAAAAATAGAAATTGCAGAGTATCGTAAAAATGTAAAACCTGAAGGGTATCAGACAAGCTTTGCAATTTATCAAGCGACATTGGAATTGATGAAGAAAAATGGATTTGAATTTCAGTACACTTTCCAGGATAAAGAAGATGAAAAGCAATATAAAGAAAGATATCAGGAAGAATATCAAAAATATTTTCAGAAATTGCGAAATGGAGGATATAAGCTGTATACATCTTTTGATCAAGAGTGTCAAAAAGCTTTACAAAGTTCCGTTGATCATAATCTGAGATCGTTTACCAAGAAAAAGAAAGGGAAATATGAATTACAGGGAGCTGCAGTCAGTATTGATAATGAAACAGGAAATATTGTGGCAGTTGTTGGTGGAAGAGGACAGAATGATCAATATAATAGGGGTTATTTAGCTATTCGACAGCCTGGTTCATCTATTAAACCTTTGCTTGATTATACTCCTGCTTTCGATAGCGGTGTATATTATCCATCAAAAGTAATCTCTGATCGAAAGACTTCCTCTGGTCCATCGAATGCAGATCACAGTTATAGTGGATCACGAACGATTCGTAATGCAATCATTCACTCTACCAATACGGTTGCATGGAATGTATTGCAGAAAATTGGAGTAAAAAATGGTCTAAAGTACCTTACAAATTTGCAGTTTAGTAATTTATCATATTTAGATAGTAAAAACGCTTCTGCAGCACTGGGTGGATTTACGCATGGTGTTAGAGTTGTAGATATGGCAAAAGGATTTGCAACATTAGAAAATGGTGGAGTTTATCAGGATAACAGCTGTATTGATAAGATCATGTTTAAAGAGCATGAAGTTTTAAAGCATAAAAATACAAGAAAGAATGTGTATTCCTCAGCCTCCGCCTATATGATCACCGACTGCATGAAGGATGCTGTGAAAAATGGAACTGGTAAAAATGCACAAGTAAAAGGACAGATCATTGCAGGCAAGACAGGTACGACAAATGATTATAAGGATGCATGGTTTTGTGGTTATTCAAGATATTATACAACCAGTGTTTGGGTAGGATGTGATGATCCAAAGCCAATGGATAATTTAACTGGTTCGTCCTATCCATCTAAGATTTTTTCTGATTACATGACGAAAGTTCATAAAGGGAAAATGAAGAAAGATTTTAAAATGCCAGATACGGTATATCGAAAAGATGGAGATCTATTTTCGAAAGACATTGATGATACGTTACATGAAACAGTGCTTGAAAATATATTAAAAGAGCAGATCAAGAAAGCAGAAAAAGCAGTAGAAGATTTTGAAGCTTTTACAATCACGGACGGGGAGAGTGCCTATCTACTTGATGATAAGTATCAGAATGTATGTACAGCTATTGAAAAAGTAGATGATTCCACACAAAAAGCAAAGTTCCGACAACGGATTGAAAATCATTACGATGATCTTTTAGAAGAACAGAAGAAATGGAAAGATGCGATGGAAACATATGCAACACAGAAGGAACAGCAGCGAATTGCGGAAAATGAAAAAGCTGAAAAAGAAGCTGTACAAAAACGACAAGTATATGAACAACAGCAAAATATCAAGTTAGTTGAATCATATATATCCAGATTAGATGTCATGGATACATATGATGATACAGCAGAAGATATTATTACCAAATTACAAGAAGCTTTAAAGAAATGTGAGGATTATGATACATATGATGAGCTAAATCAGAAAGCTGAACAAGCAATTGAGCGTGTCCGCAATCTAAATAGTGATACAACAACAACAGAATCAAATTAAGATCAGGAGGAAATTATGAGAAGAAAAGCAGCATCTTTATTATTAGTAGCTATGATGATGAGTGTAGCAGTGCCAGTTCATGCAAGTGAACAGGCGACTGTCACAATTCAAGAATCACAAGGAGAAAACCGAGAGGTTGATCAAGTTCAATCCTCTGAAACAACAGAATCCAAACCATCAACTTCACAGATTACAACAACAGCTGAGAGAAAAGAAGAAGTAACATCAACGCATAAGAAAAAGCAAAACAAAAAGAAAGATAAGAAAAAAGAGAAAAAAGTCAAGAAACTAAAGAAAACAAAGAAAAAAGAAAAAGTTGTTCATGTAAAAATCAAACCAACAATCTCATCTTCCTATCAGGAACAATCTATTAAAATCAAAAAAAATAAAGAATACATTGGAAAATTTATTTATTTTAATCAGGGAGATGCTGCGTGGAATAGTAGTGGATACGGAATTCGAGCTGCTGGATGTGGTCCGACTTCAATGGCTGTGTGTATCAGCACGTTAACTGGAAAATGGGTAACACCAGTAGATACAACAAGTTGGGCATATGAGCAGGGATATTATTCTTCTGCCGGAAGTGAACATCGTGCAATTCCAGCAATGGCAGAACATTGGGGTTTAAAATGCGATGGATTAGGAATCAATTATCAAAAGATTAAAGAGTCCTTAAAACATGGCAGACCTGTTGTTTCTTTGATGGGGCCTGGCTATTTTACTCGCGGTGGACATTTTATGGTATTAACGGAAATTGATTCTAATGATAATGTAACTGTTGCGGATGTAGGAAGTCGTAAAAGAAGTCAGTATAAGTATTCACTTCATGATGTAATTTCACAATCTAAAGTTGCAAGTGCTGGAGGACCATTTTGGAGTATTTATAAACAAGAGAAAGCCAAAACACAGAATGACAGTAAATCAAATAAACAAGTTTTAAAAATTAATAAGAATAAAAAAACAGTGACAAAAGCAAAGGTAAATCATAAAGAAAAAGAAATAATCCAAAGTTTTTATACTGAATTATCAAAGAATTTGACAGATCTGGAAAAAGAGCTTCCAAATAGTAAGGTATTGATTGGAAAAAAAGCGACTGGGACCGAAATCACAAATGGAAAGATTAATCAGTGTATTTACCGTTTAGGTGAAAAGTTAAACAATGGTCATTTACAATTTATTGCGACACATTATTATTTTGGAGAAGAAGCAATTCTTCATGGGGATGCAAAGTCTGCAAGTATTGATTTGAATTCACGTATTCAAATGCTTGATTTTTAAAAATTGAAAGGAGATGCCGTGGAGAAATCAATCTTCACGGCTAAATATTTATTATGGAGTATGAACTTATTGGAACAATTGTTCCGGCAGTGAAATGTATTTTAAAACCAGGAGAAGCAATGTATACACAATCCGGTGGAATGATGATGTATACTGGTGATATAAATTATTCTACAGGTCTGAGAGGTGGAGTTGTTAAATCCGTTGCAAGACAGCTTCTTGCAAGAGAGTCAGCTTTTATGACAACGTATTATGCAGAAAAGCATATGGGAATTGTTATATTTTCTACGACAATCCCTGGAACGATTCAGTGCTTGAAATTAGAGAAAGGTTCTTCGATGATCTGTCAAAAGACGGCATTTCTTTGTGCAGAAGAGCAGATTATGGCAGATGTTGTTTTTACAAAAAGATTACGTGCTGGTTTGCTCAGTGGAGAAGGCTTTGTATTACAGAAAATTTATGGTGAGGGAAGAGTTTTTCTGGAAATAGCAGGGAATTCAATTATTCATGATCTTAAAGAGGGTGAAGTGTTGTATTGTAATTCGGGAAATGTAGTTGCTTTTCAGGACTCCGTAGATTTTGACATTACATTAGTAAAAAGAATGTCTACATTATTATTTGGAGGAGAAGGAAATTTTCTTGTAAAATTGACAGGACCTGGAAAAGTTATTTTACAAACACAGAATCAGATGCAGAAAGTGAAAATTTATGAGAATCAATAAAATGTGGGTGCATTACACAAATTTCATAAGAAAAACGTAAAAATATATAAAAAAATACATAAAAATGTGTAATAAACTTGAAAAATGATATGTAATATGATATTATAATATAAACAGAAAAGTTATTATTTGAAAAATCAATTTCGGGAATAAGAAAATTTTTTTGTTAATAACGTGTAGTGTAAATAATAGCGATGGCGAATGGTTATATTGACATTGGAAATTACTTTTTCATAAGATTTTCCTCCTTAAAAATTTTATCGATATGTGTCAATGTAAAATGGATTGGTTCGATTCCAATCATCGCCTTTTATCAAAGATATGAATATCGTTTTTTTGTATGTTCCCTATAAACATCCCTGTTAAGTTACTGTACAAGAAGTAGAGTTTTTTATATTTATATCTTTGATTCTTCCAAAAAATAGATAGGGAAATACGAGCCTTAAAGGCAATATATTCCTTACCACTCCCCTTGGAAAAGTATTGGGATACAATAAAATAATGGATGTATTCCGTTGGAGTATGCTAACATTTATTATTTTATTTCGGAGTTCGATTCTTTGATTTTCCAATCAGGCTAGGTGGGCTCATGATTATTGAGTCTGAATTAGCTTATTAAGCCCATATGGTACAATGGTGTAAATGGGATCACAAACGAGTGCTAATCGTTCTAGTTTTTAGAGCTATTCAGGTTCGAATCCTGATTGTACCGTTGCTAATAAAGTTACTTTATTAGTTTTGATGTTTAAAGTGGAAATGCTATGTACTCTGCTTTAAACAACTTGGAAAGTAAATGGTAAATTTAATGATCTTGTATTTTATCTTTTTGTAAATACTTTTTCAGGATTGCTTGTATTTGCTCAAAGATCAGATCGTCATGTTGAAATAACAACATTTTATGGTATCCCACGATCATTATTATCGGAGTTCGATTCTCCGGCTTTCCCTAAGAGTTACTGTTTTTTTTGTTTGTTATTTTCAGTTTACTCTTACACTTTCAATCATTGTTTAATTAAGTACTACTCATTCGTAAAGGCAATGCTGTTTTATGCGTGTTGCTATTAAAAATTCCTTAACGATGAACAAAAATTGCGTGTCCAAAAGATACGCTTTTTTTGTGCTTATGTATTATGCAAGTCGGATATGGGATGTCCGCCAAGAACGCTGCAGCATTTTTCTTGGTTCCCTGGTTCGAGTCCAGGACTTGCTCTTTCTGTTAATTTGAATCAATAAGAGAGGATGGGGATTTTATGAAGAAAAAGAACATATTTACTGGATTATTTGCTATGTCAATGATTGCATCAATTACTGGAATTAAAAGCGTTGATACAATCAATGTTAGTGCAGCTCCTAAATTAACGGTAAATCGTACTTATGAAAATGCGACAAGGATCAAGGGGCAGACGAAGAAAAAGTCCTGTGTAAAAGTGAAGATAGGAACAAAAACGTATAAAAAAGATGAACCTGTAGGTAGTAATGGGTTTCATGTGAAAATATATAAAGCTAGTGATACAGGGAAGAATGCCGAAACTGAACAGCACAAGCATACGTATACCCAACCTATATATGCTAAAGTTCATCACGAAGAGATAGGTCACATGGAAACAGTAACCGATCCTCCAACATATCATGATGAAAAATGTGAACATGTTATCTGTCAGGATTGTGGAAAAGATTTAACACAGGCTTATATTGAAGGAATTAAGAGCAGATACTTGTTGGGTATAAATGTAGTTGTGGAGAATGGAAATTAGTCACTAATTAGTTGTCAGGCAGCACACATAATTGTATATGCGTGTTGCCTGTTTTGATACAGTTTTTCTTTATTTTTTTATATTTATATGATATACTGAATATGTGATTTTATTAGACTTTGGAGCTTTAGGAAAAGCTCTGAACATTTTAAAGAAATCAAAAAAATAGAAACTTAAACCTAAAGGCATAAATTTAGCAGATAATATATAGATCTGCTTATTTTTATGTCTTTTTTTATTAAAAAAGAAGGAGAGTTATGAAAGAAGAAAAATTTTTACAAAAATCAAAAGAAATGCAGGCGACAGTATATCGTCATGCATATTGTAATTGTTGCGGTACAGAATTTGTTCCAAATGATGAATATATGGTTTGTCCTCAATGTGGATGTGAATACTCCGAGGAAAATAATTATCGAATTCTAGCAGAAAACCTCGGTCAACTTTAGTTGTCTGAGGATGAATGCGTCAGGACGGATTTTATTTTTTATTTCAGCCAAGTATCAAGAAAGGAGGAACAGTACAATGCGTACCTGGAGAATGACATTCAATCCCAAAAAACAAAAAGATTCTGTATTCTGTCAGTATTTCCTGACAAACACCACAGATGCCAGACGTATGTATAATACTGCAAATTTCTATATCCGCAATACGATGACTGGGATTAAAAAGTCGCCGGAGTTGCGGACTCCGAATGAAGTTGAAGTGTTGCATGACGTCTTTACGGGAATTCAGAAAGCAAACAAAGCGAAAGATTCAAAGTATCAGAAAGATCTGGAAAAGTATAACAAAGGACTTTTAGATAAACAGCCGAAGAAACCAAAACACTTTCCATATCCCACATCAAAGGAATGGCTTTTGACTTACAATGTACTGGATGCTGTCTTTAAATATACGCACAATGAGGTATATTACAGCATGAACAGCCAGCTTAACCAGAATGCCATCCGGAAAGCCGCAGCAGCATGGAAAGGATATTTTAAAACTTTGAAAGACTATCGAAAGAATCCTTCAAAGTATAAAGAAAGACCAAACATGCCCGGTTATCTTAAGAATCCTCAGTATGTGGCATGGTTTTCCAATCAGACGGCAAAGTATTCTGTGAAAAAGGATGGAAGGGCATATCTTCGTTTTACCAAAAACAAGGACCTTTTCTGTATTGGAAAAGCTTCCCTGTATACAGGACTCCGATATGTAAAAACAGAGATCAAGCCGCAGCATGGTTGTTATCTCATTCTTGTGACATTTGATGATGGTGTGGAACTTCCAAAAGCTCCAGAGAAACCGAAACGTATCATAGGCATCGATCCCGGAGTTGATAATCTTGCGGCAGTTGTGAACAACTTTGGCGTTTATCCGTTTCTGATCAAAGGTGGTGCAGTCAAGGCAGCGAATCAGTGGTTCAACAAGAAACGAGCTTCGCTTCTTTCTGCAGTAACCGCAGGATCAGACAGCCGACATTCGGTCAAGAACAGTCATTCCTTATATGCGTTAAGCCGAAAACGGGATGATCTTTTCAGGGATATCTTTTACAGAGCTGCATGGCATATCTGTCGGTTTGCGATAAGACATCAGGCTGAGGTGATCTTGATCGGTCATAACAAAGATCAGAAACAGGAGATCAGACTTGGAAAGCAGAACAATCAGAGTTTCGTTTCTATTCCGTTTGCACGGTTCGAACAGATCTTAACAAACACCGCTGCAAAATGTGGAATCCCTGTTGTTGTCCAGGAAGAGAGTTATACATCCAAAGCCAGTGTTCTGGATGAAGATGTTATTCCAACCTATGGCATCGATGATGATCACGTCCATTTTTCCGGAAAGAGGATAAAACGTGGACTATATCGCTGTGCAGATGGAACTTTACTCAATGCAGATGTCAATGGTGCGGCCAATGTGATCCGTAAAAAATATCCAAATGCTTTTGAAGGACAAGACCTGCAATATCTATGGGAAACAACGAACGTTGTGAAGTTTACGGATCTGTATCCGGGAGCAAAGAGTATCTGTCAAGAAAAATACAATGGTAAAAAGCATATACCAAGTCCTGCCAGTAAGACAAGGCATCGTTACAGAAAGGATACCAGACTTCAATACCGGATACTTTTTGGAAAGTCAAAATATGTACATGCTTCTGTGAAGAAGTCTGCATAAATGAAAAGTAATTCCCGTAACAGGGAACAGAGGGAAACGTGTATTTCCATCGAGGTGTAATTTGCCTCGTAAAGAAGCCGCGGCCAACTTTAGTTGTCCGTCGGTGCATCACCCCAGGATGTATTAACATCAGGTGTGCGAAAAATTGCAGAGAGAAATTGCTATGTTGTCGATATTGTAGAAATGGGAAATGCAGGAGAAAAATGTTATCTTTTTAGAAAAATAAAAAGATATATTTGATTTTGTATAAAATAATTAGAATGAGGTTTATTAATTAAAGACATAAAGTAAACAAAGGTTATACCTGTTTATTTTATGTCTTTTTGTTTTTTGAAGGAGAAAGAAAAATGAGAAATGTTATAGAAGTATATGTAGAAAATTTAAAAAAATATAATCAAGGGATTCTCAATGGTCGATGGATTACCTTGGGTATTGCCGAGGAATCCCTGCAGAAGATATTAAAAGAGCATTTAGGAATTGCAGATTATAATTCAGCTATTGCAATTTTTGATTACCATGCAGACTTTGAAATTGACGAACATGAAAACATATATCATCTAAATCAGACTGCAAAATTGTTAAATTGTTTATTAGATGAAGATTGTAAAAAGGTCTTAGATTATTGCAAAGTACGAGAAATTACAGCAGCATTAGAAATATCTAATGTCTGCCTACAACTCGAAGATATTATTTATGGATATTTTTCAAATTGGGTAGATCAAAATATCAAAGATCCTGATGAAAAATTAGGACATGCTTTATTTGACAATAGTAAACTAGGTGTTTATATGAGACGGAACAAAATGGAATCATATTTTGACTACAAAGCATATGGCAGAGATGCTTCAATCAGTTCTTATGATATTGGAGATTATGGATATGTTTACAAAAAAGATTCTATTAATACAAAAAAATATACGTATGAAGAGATTGATGAAATAATGAAGAACGGTTCTGGTAAATACATGGGAAAATGTGAATGTACTGTTAAATTTCTAAAAAATTTTTTTATACTTTCACAAAATGAGTATGTGAAGATTCAAAAAGTTTGTAAAAGCTTAGATATGCTTGCTGTAGTAGAATTTACTATGTCTGGTTATGATCATTTATATGCTTTTGTTGTTGATCATATTTCAAGGCTTATTTACATTAATGATTTAACAGTTGGAAAAACATTAAGAGAATTCAAGGCAGGAAATTCAATTGACGACGAAGTATTTAATGATATTTTAGATGAACTAAATAATCCCAAAATTTATATATAGAAACACTTAAAATTTGAAATAATAAAACAAAAAATTGATATAAAAAGTTGATATATTTTTTGTATCAATTTTTTGTTGAAAAAGGAGAAAAAGATATGAATTTTACAGAAGAAATTGAAAAAATGTTAGAATTATCATCAAAACAGCCAAATGGTGTATATCAAAATACGGATAGACTTTTTACTGGCATTATGGAAAGGTCTAATTTCACAATCAAAGGAATGCCTGATAATATTTTAAAATTATACTTAGCTGCAGAGAATAAGTCTGATTTTGAGTCATTATTTTATTCATTAACAGGTGTAAAGTTTGAATACTATTTACGAAAGAGCGAAGAAGCAATACGGTATAATGCCGCGGAAACAAAATTAAGAATTGTTCAGATTTTTCTTCCAAAATCAAATAAAAATGGAAAAAATTCATTGATTATACAAACAAATGCACCAAAAAATAAGATTCGAACTTGTCTTAGAAATTGTTATTTTCTTTTCTCAATGGATGATAGCGTTAATTCTATCGTTAATAATCTTCAAGAGATGGGATATATGATCAGAATATTATATTCTCCGAATGGAGATGTAAGAAAAATGAAAAGACTTTCTTTTGAAGAAAAATATGATTTAGCTGATTATGATATGAAATATGCGGTGTTTCATGAAAAAATTATAATCGAATTGTATAATAAGGTATTTTGTCAGAATTTACAGAATCCTGAATTACTTGCACCTGCAGTTTTAGAAAATATTGCAAATCAATTAGGAATTTTTGCAATGGCAGATGATCAATTTTGTATCTTATATGATGATGCTATCAGATTTTCTTTACAGTATCAGGATTTTAGAAAAATTGTAAATCATCATGGTTACATAATACAGGGACAAACGATAGCGTCAGGTGATGAATGTTACCATTTTATATTTAGAGATAAATTGTGGACATATCATAATCGTAAAATGTAAAATATCAAAGCACAAAAATAGGTTGTATTTATCCTATTTTTTGAATATAATAAAGAAAAGGAATAGGTTTTATTTAGAAGGAGTGATAATGTATGATGGTGAATACAAAAAACTTAGTATCAATAACAGAAGCTAATCAAAATTTTTCTAAAGTAGCAAGATTAGTTGATCAAAATGGATCAGCAATTATATTAAAGAACAATACACCTCGATATCTTATTGTTGAATTTAGTCAGGCAGAGCAGATGCAGGAAGTGAATGATGAAGATCTTCTAACCTTATCCAAAAGAATTATTGAAAAAAACCGTGAAGCATATGAGGAATTAGCAAAATGATCACGTTAAACAAACGACAAATAATTCTTTTACATGACGAATTAATTAAGGAAACTGGTGGCATATCGGGAATAAGAGATGACAATTTATTAGAATCTGCAATTTCAGCACCATTTCAATCATTTGGAGGTAAAGATGTATATCCTTCTGTTCAACAAAAAGCTGCACGACTTGGATATGGACTGGTTCAAAATCATTGCTTTTTGGATGGTAACAAAAGAATTGGAGCACATGCGATGATAACCTTTTTGGAATTAAATGGTATTCATTTGACTTACCAGCAGAAAGAATTAAGTAAAATGATTCTTTCGGTTGCAGCAGGAGAATATGATGATAAATTTATGCTGAAATGGTTATTGGATCATGAAATTTGATATAAATGTAATTTGTGTATCATGTGTTAAATATGAAAAATATGCAAATTGCACATTTATCTAAGAATGATATTAAATATGTAAAAAGAGCAACCTTTTTGTTTTTGAGGTTGCTCTTTTTTTGTGTATAAATTGAATTATTTTATAGTCACTATCCATTTGAAAACATCACCTTTAGTCCAGTGTCCGCTTGTTTTACTAATGGTACAACTAATCGTAACTTTTCCTTTCTTTTTAGCGGTAACTTTATGTCCGCCTTCGGAATCTCCTTTTGTTGCTACAGTAGTAATACTTGAATTGTTACTTTTCCAATTTGTTGTTGATGGATGAACGCCTCCATATCTTGGAACAACCCAAATGCTTTTCCTTTCTTCATAGACCTCATCTCCTATTTTGAATTTACATATTTTATGTTACTCTCCCAATTCAATCCAAATCCTCAGGAAAGATATGATATTCAGTTATTGATCTTCCTTCATCACAATACATGACTGCATATTCTCCTTCCGGGTCCAATTATAAAAAATATCTGATTTATAATCATTAAAATTTACATATATTGATTTTTAATCATTTCTATGATATAATAATTTCATAGAAGGGAGTTGTAAATTATGTCTGATATCGGAGAAAGAATCAAGAAAAAACGAAAAGAACTTGGAATGACGCAAGAAGATTTATCTAACAAATTGGGCTATAAAAGCAAAACAACTATTGCAAAAATTGAAAACGGAACAAACGATATCATGCAGAATCGAGTCAAAGATTTTGCAAAAGTATTGCATACAACTCCTGCTTACTTAATGGGATATACAGTTTCAAATGAACAAAATGATATTTCAACCAGATTGCAAGAAATAATTCATCAGCTGCAAGACGAAGAAGATTTAAAGTTTGGTCAAAAATCAATGGATAACAAAACACGAGAATTATTAAAGATGAATCTGAAAAATACATTGGCGATTGCAAAATTAATACAATGAATCAGATTCCAAAGGTCGGAAAGGCTCCCGACACACTTCTTTTGAAGTACCTTAGATGATAGATACGCCGCCCATCTTGTAATCTGAATCGTATTGGCACATTTCTTTCTTTGGAGATGTGCTTTCTTTTTATATAAAAAAAAGAACCCATTAAGAGTCCTTTTCTCAAAAGTATATGAGTTTCAATCCCATCTCATCCTGCATTTCAATTGCTTTTTCTCCTGACACTCTTCGTGCAGCTATTTTATCTCATCCGTGAGTGAAAACAGTCTGAAAGTTATCCAACAATATATCAAAAACCAATGGAAAAAATAAGGCTAGGGTCCGTCAGGACGCATTCATCCATGCCCATGCGGTGCAATCGCTCCTATTTTATAGAAAAAGAAAAAACCATCGAATAATTTTCGATGGCATCACGGCTGATGGCGGAATACGCCACTTAAACGTTAATTCAGACCCCGCGATTATACAGCACAGTTTCCTGTCTGCATATAAATTATAATATAATTTTGATTTTCCTGCAATATTAAGATTTAAAGTGTCATAAAAATTTTCAAAAATCTCATATTTAATATGTAAAGAAAAAATTGTCTAAAAAAAAGGAGTGAAGAACAATGATAATTTATAAAAATGTAGATTATGGTATTAATGCATATCGAATTAGTCTCTTTAAACTTAAGTTTGAATGTGTAGGTGAAATTATATGGAGACCGTTTGATTTAGTACCATCTGAATGCCATTTGGAAATTTTTAGATTTCATGTTGTGGAAGAGTATCGAGAACAAGGAATTGGGCGAAAACTAATGAATAAGTTTATTAAACAGTTTAGTAAACATAAGAGGTTAAATGAAAATTATTCATATGTTCTGGTTCAACCTCAAAGTTTTCGAGATGAAGATGAAATAGAAAAAGTGCTTGAAGTGGAAAACTTATATGAAATATATGAGAAATTAGGCTTTTATTTCACAGAAGAAAATATTGATCGAACAAAACCTCTACATATAATGCAATATGATTTATAGTTAAATTTTCTTCTACCTTAGAGGCCAGAGTATTCTTATTGAAAGAGGATAAAAAAAGAAAAGAAAGAAATTCTTATACAGAACTAACTTCTTTTCCTTTTTGTAAAACCAAAACTTACACGTATATTATACTGTAAAATAATAATTTTGTGAATAGTTTGTGGACTGACTTGCAAATATTGGAAAGAGTTGTTATGATAAGAATGTAATATGACTCATATCTTTGAGAAACAATTACCTTTTGTATAGCGATTCGCTGGAATAAGGGGTGTCAGAAATGGCATCTCTTTTTTTTGAAAAAATTAAATTTATTTTCTGGAAAAATATACGAAAAATGTGGATAAACCACGTAAACAAGCCATTTGTAAGTGATTTTGTGGATATTTTAATTGATTTGCAATTATTTTAAACCTGTTTTAAACTAATTACTACAAAAGGAAATAGTTTATTCAAAGAAAAGGAGAAGTATTATGAGACGAAGAAAATTAACAATCGGACTTTTATCTATGATGATGGCCGCAAGTGTAGCTTTCGGTATTCAAGGAAATGATGTACATGCAGCAAGTAAAAAACTTTCTGTTAATAGAGTGTACGAAAACGCAACACGAATTAATGGTAAAACTAGAAAGAAAAATATTGTAAGAGTTAAGATCGGTAAGAAAACTTACAAAGCAAAAGCTAACAAAAAAGGAAAATTTACAGTTAAAATTCCTCGTGTTGCTGCCGGAAAGAAATACACTTTAAAATCCTACAAAGGAAAGAAACTTTACAAAACAAAAAAAGTATATGTGATTGCAAAGAAATTAAAGATCAATAAATATACGCCAAACAGTAAATCTATTTCTGGTTACACCAGACCTTCTTATAAGGTTAAAGTAAAAATCACTGGTAAAACTTATGTGAAAAAAGCAAGTGCAGTTACTGGATATTGGAGAGTGAAACCCGATAATAATAAAAAGGTTGGGACAACTGTTTCTGTTAAGGTTGTAAATACAAAAGGTAAAACAGTGACAGAAACAAAAAAGCATATTCATGACTACAAGGCGGTTTACAAGTCTGTGCATCATAATGAAGTCGGACATTATGAGACTGTTGAAGTTCCAGCTTGGGATGAAATTGTACAGAGAAGACATCAGGTTTGTTTTGTTTGTGGAAGAGATAAAACGCAGGATTTTATTGATAGTATTAATAATAAAACTTATCCGGATTTTGATGATGAAACAAAAAAAGATGGTGGTTACACCGCAGAAAATGGATGGCCTCATTATTCAGAAGATTATGCTATTTATAAGGAAATGGGAGTAAATACAGATGACATGAAAGATGTTCCTCCTTTTGGATTATATTTAGCATTAGGTGGTTGGGATGAAAAGTGTGATGGACATAATTATGGTTCTCAGACTGTTGATGTAACAGTACATCATGAAGCAACAACGAAACAGGTATGGAAAGTGGATCAAAAATCATATGATGAAAAAGTTTTGGTCGGTTATAAATGTGATTGCGGTAGTGTAAAAGAATAAATAATAATTCAAATAATGAGAAGGCAGCAGCTTGCTTTATGGGCTGTTGCCTTTTTTGTTGCCTGATATATTCATAAATATATTGGGCAAAATATATAAAGTAAAAATAAAATGTGGGAGTGTTACACAAATATGAAACAAAACTATATAAATCATTGAAAAATATAACATTTTATGTTAGTATATTCCATGAAAGCAAGTATACAATCTTGCTTTGCAAAAATGAAAGTACATTGAAAATTTAATATACATATATACAAATCCATAAAGTTGCTCTTATAAAATTTTATGAGAGAGGTGATATGTTATGTATCGAAATAGGAATCCTTGTAAATAAAAAAGAAAGCAGATTGCGGCTGCTTTCTTTTAAATAAATATAAGATCATATTTTGGTGGACAGTTCAAATCGACTGTTCGCCAAAATATACAAAAAAAGTATAACATAAATCAAATATTTTGAAAAGTATTTGTAAGAACGATAAAAATAAGGAGAGCAATATTATGGATAAGTATAAGATCGTGGGAAAACTCCGTCAGTTGTTTTTTGGATCTATGGCTGTCGTTATGTCTGCAGGTGGTGTTGTTGCTACAAACATGGCAAATGCCTTTGCGGCGGATCAGTCATTGGATAACAATGTCGGGGTGGCCGCTCGAAAATTGCAGTATGATGATACGGAATCATATGTATCTAAAAATGTAAATAAAAAAGTAGTAACATCCGAAGCAGATAAGTCTACGAAAGAAATCAAAAATGATTTAACTGAAACCGGATATTCTATCCGATTAAAACAGTTGATCGCAGAACAGTCTAAAATCCCAAAGGATTGTACAATTGATACATTATGGGCAAAATACAAAGATGCATTTATTGCACAGTATTCAACTATTGTAAAATTGTACAATACAAGTGATGATGCAGATTATTATGTTGCGAATCTTTCCAGTGCAAAAATCAATGGAATGGGAAGTATTTATGATGCAGCATTTGTAAAAGGGACAAACAATGCAAATCCAAATGTAATCAAAGATATTAAATTTGATAAGAAAACAGGATTAGCTTATATTCCTAAAAGTTACTTTGAAAAAAATAAGAATGTATTGATCACCGGACAGGTAATGTATGGTGGATCTATCAATAATCAGACAATTGCTATTGATACTACAGTTGATAATGGTGGAGAAGTAACAAAACAGTCTGTTGAAGCAAATGCATTTGATGTAACTGTGAAAGTTCCAATTACAACAAGCAAGAAAATGGCAGAAAAACTCAAAATGAGTGATTTTAAAGTTTTCTTAAATGGATCTGAAACAGAAATGAATCTGGATAAAGATGATACTGCTACATTTAATAAGAGTACCGGTGTGTTAGAACTTGCTGTATCTCCTGCAACTTTAACTTCTGTCAGAGTAGAAGTGAAAAAAGTAGGAGCTGTCAAATCTGTTGCACGTTTCTTTACAACAGATGTCAGTGCATCCGTGAAGAATCCGGATAAACTAAAGTTTGTTACAGACAAGAAAACAGGAAATCCGATCATTTTAGACCGTGTGGATCCAGCAAAGCTTCAGGACGGACAGGTGTTCGATTATAAATCTTCCATCCGTTACTTCTCAAAACTGAGTGATATGGAAGTTAATTATAATATGAAAGCAACTGCAGAAGCTATCCGACATTCCGTTAAATATCTGTATCTTCCAACCGGAAGCGAGAAGAGTGGATGGTTCGATGTTTACGATAAAGGATCTGATTTTGGTGATCAGGATGGTGTTAATCAGAAAACAAACTTTGAAGATGTGACTTTTGGTATCGGTTTACCAAACTCATCCTCTAAATACAAAGCAACTGCTTTAAATAAAAATAAAGCAAAGCTTGATTTTCATATGAAGGGTTCTTTCGTAACGAAATACACAGGAGACAAAGCAACTTACTCCAGTAAGCATATGTTTGCCGGTGAGTGTGCCCACATCACAAATCCAATGGGTAAAGTGAAAGATGGCGAAGATGCTAAGATCCGTTTATCTGTACTTCATGTAGACCTGAAAGACCAGTATGTTATCATTGGACTGAACACACAGGAGATCAATACACAGAGTGGTTTTGGTATTTACAAATTAAAGTTTGAATACAACAATTCCGGTAATGTTCAAGTAAAAAAAGTATCAGCAAATCCATCTATGACAAATGGAAGTGGATGTTATAGTTTTAAAGGAGCTACATTCGGAGTTTATAAAGACAAAGCTTGTACTGATAAAGTAACAACATTAACTGCCGATGAAAATGGTAATACTGACACAGACGAAATTGATGTGGGAGATTACTTTGTTAAAGAAATCAATCCACCTACAGGGTATGCGAAAAATGGTCAGGCTTATCCCGTAAAAGTTACGGAAAAGAACGACGATGATAACCCTGCCGTTGTAACCATTGCCGATCAACCAAAGGACGACCCTGTTAACTTTGAAGTCAAGAAAGTAGACAAAGAAACAGGAGAAACCGTACAGGGAGATGCAAATCTTTCAGGTGCAGAATTTACTGTAAAATTCTATAATAACTTCTACAATAGTGCATCTGATTTACCTTCAAAAGCTACTAAAACATGGGTATTGGGAACAAAAAAATCAGGAAATAGTTATAAATTGTCATTAAGTAATTACTATAAAGTTTCTGGTGATGATTTTTATACAGATTCAGATGGAACACCAGTAGTTCCATGGGGAACATTGACGATCGAGGAAACTAAAGCTCCAGACGGATATAAAATCGAAGACAGTACCGTTTCTGTTAACGGGCAGGTCTTAAGTAATCGTATTTATTTCACAAGAGTCAGTGATAAAGATGGTGAACAGCCATCCAAAGTAGTTACAGACTTTACAGTTTCTGATCCAGCGAAGAAATATGGAATCCAGGTATGGAAAGTTGATAAAGAACTTGATAAGAGTGAAGCCATCGGTGGAAAGGATCATAAGATCTCTGAAACCGGAACAACACTTGAAGGTGTTCAGTTCTCTATTATCAACCGAAGTGCAACAGCCATTAAATATGGTGATAAGACAGTGAATCCGGGAGAAGAAGTGACAAAGATCACAACTTCATGGAATTCTAATCTGAAAAAATATACAGCTCAGACTGATGAGAGAACATTACCTTATGGTACATATGGTGTTCAGGAAATTTCAAGCAGTCAGGGTTACAAAATGACAGATGGAACTGAAAAAACAGTTGTATGCCATGGTGCAGACGGAACAATGTATACGCCAGATTTGGATGCAAACTTAAAATTCCCGAACCAGGTAGTTCGAGGTGATTACTCTGTCAGAAAAAAATCTGATGAAGGAAAGAGTATCAGTGCAGCGTTCAAGGTAACAAATGAAGCGACTGGAGAAACCCACGTAATCGTAACAGATGCGAATGGAGAGTTTGATTCCACAGATAACAAACACTCTAAAAATACAAATGCCAATGACAAATTGTTAAAAGGCTATACAAAGGATACCGTTTTAAAATCTTCTGATTTTGATCTGGATGCCGGAGTATGGTTTGGACAGGGCGAAGATGGAAGTGTTGCAAAAGCCGATGATAGTTTAGGTGCTTTTTATTACGGAAAATACAAAATTGAAGAATTGCGTAGTGATAGTAATAAAGGACTGAAACTGATCAGTACAGACTTTACGATCACAAAAGATGGTAAAAAAATCAATGGCGGAACATTAACTGATGAATCAGAGCCAAGTATTGGTACAAAAGCAAAAGATGAAGCAACAGGAACAAATGTGGCTTCAGCGACAGATGATGTAACAATCATTGACACTGTTAATTATGAACACCTAGACAGAGGTAAATACAAGTTAACAGCAGTCTTAATGGATAAAGCGACAAAAGCAGCAATCCTTGATAAAGACGGCAAAGAAGTTACAGCATCCAAAGTATTTTCTAATACCACAAAAAGCGGAACAGTTGATGTTGAAATCAATATTAATGCAGCGGAATTATCATTAGCGGGTAAAGATGTTGTTGTATTTGAAACATTGACAAGTGAAGCAGACGGAACAACGATTGCTGTTCATCATGACATTAATGATGAAGGACAGACAATTAAATTCCCTGAAATCAAGACAAAAGCATCTGATGCAACAACAGGATCTAATATCGTTGAAGCAAAAGAAGATATGAAGATCAAGGATACTGTTTCTTATAAGAATCTGATCAAAGGAAAAACTTATACAATGATCGGTAAACTTATGGATAAAGAAACAGGAAAGGTTGTTCTTGATGATGATGGAAAAGAAGTAACAGCAAGTGTGAAATTTACAGCAGATGCTGAGGACGGAACAGTTGATGTAATCTTTGAATTCTCCGGAGTTAAAACAGCTGGTAAGAAGATTGTTGCATTTGAAACTCTTGAATATAAGGGTAAAGAATATGCAGTTCATGCAGATATCAACGATAATGATCAGACTGTTCTTATTCCAAAAGTAAGCACAACAGCGAGCGATAAGAATAATGGAACACACATGTCTTACGCAGGTAAGGATGTAACAATCGTTGATAAAGTTGAAGTGAAAAACATCGTTGCTGGAAGAGAATATACTCTGAAAGGTAAGGTAATGGATAAGAAAACAGGAAATCCATTATTAGTCGATGGAAAAGAAATTACTGCAGAAAAGACATTCAAAGCAAACGGAGAAAATGAAACCGTAGAACTTGAATTCACATTTGATGCAAGTGCATTAAAAGGAACAACCACTGTTGTCTTTGAAAACTTATATGAAGGAGAAAACGAGATCGGTACTCATGCAGATCTTGAAGATGAAGGACAGACAGTAGAGATTCCTGAAATCGGAACAACTTTAATCGGTAAAGACAGCCAGATTCATGTGATCAATGCAGACGAAAAGATCACACTGGTAGACACAGTTAAATACAAAGGTCTTGAAAAAGGTCGTGAGTATAAGGTTGATGGTGTTCTTTACGATAAAGAGACAAAGCAGCCACTTGAAATTGATGGAAAACAGGTAACAGCAAGTGCTACATTCACAGCAGAAGCAAGTGAAGGAAGTGTTGATGTTACATTTGAATTCAATGGAAGTGATCTCGCTGGTAAAACACTCGTAGCGTTTGAAGAAGCCTATGATGTAGAAACCAACACCTTAGTTGCTGATCATAAGGATATTGACGATGGTGAACAGACTGTCGTTGTACCAAAGATCGGTACTACATTAACTGATAAAGACGGAAACAAGACAGTAAACGCCGCAAAAGAAACTGTTTTAGTCGATACAGTGAAATATGAGAACTTAGAGGTTGGTAGAGAAGTTGAGTTAAAGGGTATCTTATATGATAAGAATACTCAGAAACCAATTATGATCGATGGCAAAGAAGTTACTGCAAGTGCTAAATTTACTCCGGAAGAAGCTTCTGGTACAGCACAGGTAGAATTTAAATTCGATGCCACAAGCATTGCTGGTAAAACAGCCGTGGCCTTTGAAGAAGCTTACGATGTTAAGACAGGAACATTGATCGGATCTCATAAGGACATTGATGATTCTGACCAAACAGTAAATTTCCCTGAATTACATACTACAGCAACAGATAAAGCCGACGGGGATCACACCGTTAATGCTGATAAGAAAGTCACTATCGTAGATACTGTGAAATATAAAAATGTAACACCAAACAAAGAACTGGAAGTTTCCGGTACCTTATATGATAAGGATACAAAGAAACCAGTCAAAGTGAATGGTAAAGAGGTTGCAGCAACAGCAAAATTCACTCCAAAAGAAGCAAACGGAGAAGTAAAGGTAAGCTTTACATTTGATGCAAGCAAACTTGGAGGATATTCACTTGTAGCATTTGAAAAGATGTTAGATGTTGAAACTGGAGCAGTGATCGGAACACATGAGGATATCACAGATAAAGATCAGACTGTAAAGGTTAAAGGAGTGAAGAAGACTCCAAAAACTACAAGTCATACATCTACACCTGGTAGTGGATCAAGTTCATCATCTGTAAAAACAGGTCAGAAATCCATCGTTCCAGTTGTAATCGGACTCATTGTAGTCGTAGTTGCCGGAGGAACAGCATTTGTGATCCGTAAGAAACAGAAAGGTGACAAAGAGCAGTAGATACAGTAAGGCGTTAGCCGATGGAAGAAAGAGGAGGGAATAATCTCTCCTCTTTTTTACATTTATGAGGAATATTATGGATAACAAAAAATCAGACATTATAAATAAAAGAAAATATCATCAGCCTAAAGCGGTTGTAAAAGGAAAAGATGGAAAAGTCATTAATATACTTGAGAACAACCATACAAAGGAGAAAAATAGTGAAAAAGAAATATGAATCACCAAGAGCAGTAGCCGATCTCTTTTATCCGGAAGAATCTATCAGCAGCTGTTATAATATCGCATGTGAGTATGGGATTATGGGTGGAGAAAAAGGAATTCATGCCCCAAATGCCTTCACACTTGATGGCGTAACAATTCCAGGAGATCTTGGAGCTGACGACACGCATGGAAAACTAAGTGCTGGATCAGGATGCGGTTGGGCAGAAAATCAGATTGCAGAAGTAGATTCCAATGGAAAAGTAACAGCTTTAAAAGAAGTAAATGTAATGAACTATAAAATTTTAGATTGTGATGTGATTAAGCAAGATGGAGATACCGTATACTGGACTACGCAATCTGGAAAAAATCGATTATGGTCACATATGGGGAAAATCGGGCCTAAAAGCGGCAGCCATCCTAACATGTTATAAAGAAGGTGTTTTTATTGAAGTTAAAAAAGATATTATGGAATTTGTTGGTCCTGCTTATCATTGGATATGTTGGTATTTTAGCGTATCAGAATATCAGCCAATATCAAAGGTTTAAAGTAAATGGGCAATCTATGAATCCTACTTTAAAAGATGGACAGAAATTGATCATGAAGAAATTTCAGAAAAATGACAAGTTACATCGTGGAGATGTTGTGATCATTAAAGTGACATTAAAAGATAAAGAATATGATTTTATTAAAAGAGTGATCGCACTGCCAGGAGAACATTTAGAGATCAAAAACCATAAAGTTTATATTAATGGAAAATATCTGGAAGATGAAGGATCAACGATGGGCGAGGAAGATTGTGTGATTCCGGATGATTCTATTTATGTTATGGGAGATAACCGGGATCATTCTTTGGATTCAAGAAAACTTGGAACAATGAAGATTTCAAAAGTAGTTGCACGAAAAGTGATTCCAGAAAAGAAATTGTAGCTTGAAAAATATTCCAAAATCAGATATGATGAAGGTACTTAAAATCTGTACACTTATTAGGTACGAGAAGAGCATCCGTGATAAATGGGTGCTTTTCTTTTTGAGAATAATTTATATAAATTAGTAAAAATGGTTGATACTCCTAAATGATATCAAATTGGTATAAAATTGGTAACAAAATGGTAGTAAATTGGTATAGAAATGTTAGTGTAATCTTAAACTTAGTATGCTATAATATGAACAGTGAGAAAAAGGGTTCTCACTAATCTTTTTTCTGATTTGGAAAGAGGTTTTTATTAGAAAATTGAATATAGGGGCAGATTATGTCCATTTACGATAGAGATATTCAGAGAAATATCTCTATTTTTTTTGGATTAATTTTGTTCTAACATCAGTTTTCATTTTTATAGCATCCAACTCTAAAGATGATTTATCTGTGGAAGATAGGGTAGGTGATATAAAAATTTGTAACTTTATAATCTATTCATTTTTCATGAGGGAGGATAGTACAATGCGAAAGATTACAAGAAGTAAACATCCAGAAAAGCGTAGAAATACAAAATGGAATGCATCCGGGTCAACTCTTGCAATGAATCGTCAGGTTGTAGATACAGAAACAGTTGTTTATGCAATGATGTGTGCAATGATTGCAAGCTTGATTTTATCATCCATTTTACCAATGGTTTGTAATGCGGCCGGTGACTTTAGTTCACTTGCAAAGTCATTATCTACGATTGCATCAGACTTCTATACCAGTTTCGTTGCGAAAGCTATTAAATGGGGAGCTGGTCTTGCACTTGCTATTGCATTTGCATTACGTATCGGTGCACCTGGAAGTGAATTTGAACGTAGACTGCATGGATGGCCAATGAAAATCATTTTTGCTGTATTTGGAGTTGCAGTTGCTCCATCTGTGATCGAGATCATAAGTAAACAGTTATCTACTGCTGGCTTTTTCTCATTTACATTTAGCTAGAAAATATAAATAAGTTAACAAAATTCTTATCTTCCAAGGATTTTGAATACGCACGGAAGGGATCTTCTCTTCCGTGTTTTTTATTTATGAGAGAGTTAGAAAATACGATAGCTCTAAAAAGATATTTATTTAAGAAAGGAGGAGCTGTCAGGCAGAGTTTTTAATGCTGTCCGTATTTTGGCAGCGAAGAACAATTGGATTGGATTTTAAACGGAATATTTAAAACATTTATTGGATGGATTACAAGTGTACTTGATATTTACTTTTCAGCAATTTTGGGTGCATTAGGTGTTAATTTAAGTGTGTTTGAAAGTGTGTTTCCTTTAGTAAAAAAATTGAGCATTGGAATCATGGCAATTGCATTAGGGGTTGCATTTTATATTTTTATCTTTCAAATTTCAAAAAATCTTAATCCATCATCAATTGATGAAGCAGAATCGCCATTGAGTTTGTTAGCATCTTTTGCGACTGCTATCTTTTCAGTATTGGCATACAAACCGTTATTAAATATTTTACTGTCATTTACTACAAGTTCTTTAACAGTTTTGCAATCAAGTAAACTTACAAAAATTCTAAAAAAAGGATTAGCATCTGACATGTTTGATTCATTTTATGATGCATTAGTAAAGACAAGTAGTAGTAAAAGCATCGTCGGAAAGGCTATAGATTCTGTAAAGAATACGGTTGGAAGTGTTGTCGGTACGCATATGCCAGAACGAATAGCTGCAATTATTTTAGTTGCATATATTTATTCTAAATTATATAAAATGACAAAAATTATGCTTCGAACATATGTTGGAGTTGGTATCTTGACCTACTTAGCACCGTTACCATTAGCATGTTTAAGTTCTCGTGCAACAAAAGGTGTCACAAAAGGATTTTTACAAATTTATATAGAACATCTGCTTAGCATCATTTTAAACTGTTGGTTTTTGCGAATTGTTTTAGATGGATTTGGTGCAATTAATTTTGATAGTCTATCAAAAATGCAATCAAGTATGTCAGGAATTCAAAAGATTATATCTGATATTATGACATCGCCAGTAGAAAAGAAATTTACAACTTTCGCTGTGATTGTTGTATGGAGTATGATGATTGGAGCATTTATTGATTATGCAGTTACTATTAATATCTACATCGAACGTATGACTGGTGTTGGTGGATTGTCTATAGTTCCAAATGGTCAATCTATTAATCCATTTAAAGATAATGTAGTGACAAAAGCTGCAACTGGAGCTGCAGCTGCAGTTGGTGGCTTAGCAGGATCAATTGCAGGCACACCTTTGAAATCTATGAAAAATATGGCTGGAAAAGCTTGGGAAGAAAAACTAAAAAGTGGAGTTCAGTCAGCGAAAGAAGGAAATGGATTTTTTGGATTTGGTGGATCAGGCATAAATCCTACGAATCCATCCCCTGGTCCAAATGATGGAAATCCGAATAATGGAAATCCTAACAATGGATCTGGTGGAGCTGCGATGGGTGGCTCTAAACCATTAAAACAAAATGCTATTGATGGGAAAAAATCAATGGAACCATTTTCGCCAGCTGTGGAAAATGCCAAACAGGCAGGAATGTATTCATTACTACATAAACCATTGTCTGGAAAAAATGCTAAAAAGCAAATGGCAGCTGCAATGAAAGATAAAAATGGATTTATGGACCCATATGGTGAAGGTAAAGAATACCTTGACAAATTAAAGAATGGTAAGAGCAAAGAAGATCAGAATAAACTTGATAACTCCTTAGTATTTGATGCCGGAAAAGATGGTATGCAGATCATGTCAGATATAGAATCTGACGGAAAAGGAAAAATTACAGCTACAATGAATGGAGAAAATATTGAATTATTTAATGATGATGCTCAGGGATCAGCAACAGAATCAGGAAATCTTGATGCCAGTGTAGATATTGGTGGACAAACTATGAGTTACGATTCTAGCAAGTGCCCAACCTTCCATAAGATGATGGGTGGAATTACTTTTGATGAGTCAGAAATTGTATCAAGTGAAGCATCCAATAGTGGATCAATGGGTACAGTTGACAATAGTACATCATCAAGAACATATACATCTTCTGAAACAGTATTTGGAGGTGCATCAAATGATGTATTAGGTAATGAATCAGTTGGAGGGTTTGGTAGTGGTTCAAATCATGCACATAGCAAATCATCCCTAGATGATATTAATTCTCGTATTTATAATCCAGGTAGCAGTCAAACATATGATGATTTCACTGTAGGTAATAATAATGCTTCATCTTCTGGTGGACCATTAGAATCATCAAAATCTGGACCAAAGCCTTCTTCTGATGATAAAGATGTAAATACTGATCAAAGTGACATTGAATTTTAACAAAGGAGGCTGATTATGGCGGAGAAAACGGAAAAGGTTGGAAATACGAAAGCAGCTGTCCAAGCAGCAAAAATTATACAGGGTGCAGCAACAGCTGGTTTACCAGGTGCGGCAATTGCGACTATTTCTGATCCAAAAGCAAGTTTTGCGTTAGTTAAGAAAATTTTAATTGCTGTAACGGTAATTATTATGCTTCCTACCATAATTATCAGTTCAATTCCTTCTTCTATTATTAATCTAATTTCAATTGATCAAACACAAGATTCGTCTTCATCTCAAGTATTTGAATCAAAATATGATGAATTTCTGACAGGGTTTCAAGAAGCCCTGTCAGATGATTTAAGTGAAGATATAGAGTGTAGAGAATTTAAAGCAAATGTCTGTGTATTAATATCTTATTATTCCATTTGGAAAGATAAAAAAATCATACCTATTTCAAGCAGTAAATTGGTATCCGATTTTAAAAAGAGAATAAAAAAAGCAGATCTTTTGCAGATTAATAAAAAGAAGAAAACCGCAACATATCGTGGTGATGATGCGTTTGCTAGGTATTTAAAGTTGTCAGATGACGAAATCGAACTTGGAAAAGCTCAAGGCTCTGTGTTAGCTTCCATTATTGATTTGAAAAATAATGGAGAAATTACAATAGACTTATCATCTGTTTTAGATGAAGATGGCGGAGAATATTTAGGGGTATCAGGAGCTGGAAAAACATACAAGCTCAGTAAATCAGATTATGAGCTATTATGTAAAATCGTTGCTCAAGAGTGTTCAGAAAATTATGATGGATCATTGGCAGTTATAAGCCATATGTGTAATCTTGCCGAATACGGTAGTTATCGTGGAAAAGGGCTTATGGGTACAGCAAAAAGCGGATGGTATTCAGCATATACAAGTGGAGCATATAAGAAAAGACATCCTGCTGCGTTTGTAAAACGTGCAGTTAAAGATGCAATCAACGGAAAAAGAAATCTTCCACCGTATGTTCTTGAATTCTGGACGGCCGGATACAAATCAAAAAACTGGAATTACTCAAGTGGCGAACGATATTATAAAAGAATAGGCGACAATGATTATTATTATAATATCAAGGATAAGAAACGTCTAAAAAAACAAACCAAAGCTTATGAAGCTGCCTTATCTGGTGGTGGATACAGTGGTGCTGTTATTTATTATAATCAAGGAGATTCACCTTGGGGAAAACATAGATTCAGAGGGCCATATGGAACTAATAAGATAAAACCAGCAGGATGTGGCCCAACGTCAATGGCTATATGTATTTCAACTATTACAGGGAAAAAAGTAACACCAATCCAAACTTGCGATTGGGCAGCAAAGCAAGGACATTATCATCAAGGTGCCGGATGGGATCATTCAACACCTGCAGCCATTGCAAAACATTGGAACTTAAAATGTCAAGGTTTAGGATATAATAAAAGCAATTTAAAGAAAGCTTTGAAACAAGGAAAGATGATTGTAGCTATTATGGCTCCTGGTCACTTCACCAAAGGTGGACATTACATTGTTTTATATGGTCTATCCAAAGACGGAAAGAAATTACAAGTTGCAGATTGTGGAGGACGAGCTAGAAATGGATGGTGGAATGTAGATACAGTATTTAATGAAGCCAGAAGCAATGCTGGTGCAAATGGTCCATTTTGGGCAATAAGTAAATAATAAATTACTCATTAAGAGAAGATACGACATTGTATCTTCTCTTTTTTAATGGAGGTTTTTATGAAACGAAATAAAAAGGTATTTAGTTTAGTTCTGTTATTAATGCTGTTAGTGGTAAGCGTTAGCGGGTGTAAAACCAAAAAACATAAGAAACCATCGACAGTAACAACAACGGAAAATAAGACAGGATTTGTACCAGATGAGAATAGTGATGATCCTGTTGATAATGAGATGCGTGACGATGAAGGAAATGTTTATGAACTTGATATTCAGAAATAAAACGGGAGGAAAAAAATGACAGAAGATAATAGAGATCAGTATGGTAGAAAAGATGAAAAGCTAAAAATTTATCGAATTCCACTGAATTTTAAAATTGATGCGTCTGTTTTAGGATTTACAATTGAGTGGAAACGCCTTTTTGAATCATTGGCAGTCGGAGCAATCTGTTTTCTAACAGCATTAATGATAGGCGGCATGTTTTCGCTTGATGCGAAAGTTATGCTTGGTATAGAGGCATTAGGTTTTATCGGTGGAACAGCAGCTTCTATGGTTGGTATCAATGGAGTATCCTTATTAGATTACCTATTAAGAATCTTCCATTTCATGAAAGAACGGAAGGTATATGGTCCTCCTGATGAAGCATATCGGGAACGATATGAATTGGAATTAGATAAAGAAAGAGTTAAAAATCAAAAAAATATTAATACAAAATTCGATGATGCAAATAGTAAAAGCAGCAAGAAAAAAAGAGGTGGTAAAAAAGAAAAAGTTGATAAAAAGGCTTTAAAAATGGAAAAGAAGAGAAAAGCCTATGAGAAAAAGATTAAAGAACAGATGATTCGTCAGGGTGAAGACCCAGTAAAAGTTGCTTCATTATATATAGAGCTTCCTAAAAATGATAAAAACAAAGAAAAACAACAACCGGATAGTTCTGAAAAGAAAGATTATCCGATTTATCGATTAGGAAGAAATATTAAAAAATCAATACAGACTCAGATGTCAAGATATCTCGGAAGTAGCAAAAATATTAGAGATCAAAAAATTATTGACGGATATGAAATTCCGACACCATTCACGACGGCAGTAGATATGATTCCAATCAAAAGTATCTCAAATGGAGTTATCATTACCAAAAATAATGACTTTGTAAAGATAATAGAAATCAATCCTGTGCGTTACGATTTAAAAACAAATCGTGAGAAAAACAAGATCATAGAAAATTTTGCCAAATATCTTAAAGTTGCACCTAAATCAATGCAGATTAAGTCGATTAGTGTGAATGCTGATCTTTCTGGAATTATTAAAGATTCAGAAGAAATTATCAGTATGGAAGATAATGAAAAATGTCGTGTTTTACAACAGGATGAAATTGAATATTTAAAACAGGTAAAATCACATTCTGTAACAAGACGCTATTACATCATCTATAAAGTCGAAAATGTAGCTAATACAGTAGATGAATCCATAAAAGCAATTAATGTCTTAAATGGTTACTATATGACAGCTCAGCACTATTTGTCCAATTGTGGGCTTAGTATTAATGAATATTCAAAAAACCATTCAGAGAACATGCTGTATAACTTGTATACTATGTTGCACAAAAATAGTCCTGTATCTTGTTATGATTATAAGATGCAGACCAGTGCCAGGTATCTGCAGGGAATTTCTGAACCAAAGGTATTAAGAAATGTTCCAATTGCAGATTTCTTTTCACCTGTGACTGTAAATGTTTCAAAACATAAATATGTAAAATTAGATGATACATATAAGGCATATTTTTATTTGTCTGGAGAAGAAGGATATCGAGAATCTGTATATGGAGACTGGATCACGAATCTGACCAATTATGATGATACGATAGATGTTGATATCTTCGTTCGTAGAGAAAATAAAGGTATTGTAAAACAACAGTTAGGTTTTGCATTGCGTAATAATAAGAGTTCTATTGAACATTTAAAAGATACTGATGTCAGCTATGATAAACGTGTTGGTCGATTAATGTCTACATATTATATTAAACAGCAGTTAGATGGCGAAGATTTTTATTATATGAGTATTCTAGTTACTTTATCCGCTAAAAGTGAAGAAGCATTAATGTTGAAGATCAAAGCATTTAAAGATGAAATGAAGTCAAAGGAAATGCAAGTATATGGATGTGAATTTATCGAAGATACTGCATTTTTAAATACGCTTCCATTAAATACACTTGATCCTAAATGGATTGAGCCAAACGCAAAAAGAAATGTTTTAACTATGGGATTATCAGCATGTTTTCCGTTCTTTTCTAATGAAATATCTGATGCAAAAGGAATTTATATTGGACTAAATAAGGAAGATGGCAGCACAATTCTTTTAGATCTGTTTAACAGATCATTATATAACAATGCAAATGTATGTGTATTAGGTGGATCTGGTTCCGGTAAAACATATCTGATTCAGTTGATAGCCATGAGATATCGAAAGAAACGAATGCCAACTTATGTTATTGCTCCATTAAAAGGGTTTGAATGGAAAAGAGCATGTCTTGAATTAGGTGGTACATTCATAGAGCTGTCAGAAACAAGTTCTAGCCACATTAATATCATGGATGTAAGAGTTAGAGATACGAGTGCAGATGCAATGATCGATAGTGTAACCGAAAATAAATCAGCTATGTTAGCAAAGATTTCTGTATTAAAAACATTCTTTTCCCTGCTTACAAGCAATCTATCTCCAGCAGAACAGGATGATCTTGAGGGGGAATTAGATATTGCATTAACTAAGGTGTATAGAAAATATGGAATCACAGAAGATAATGACTCTTTGTTAGATGAAAATGGAAATTATAAAGAAATGCCAATCCTTGGTGATGTATATGAAGAATGTCAGAAGGATGATTATGAATGTATGAGTCCATTGTTAAAACAGCTGAAAAAGTTTGTCTATGGTACTTATAAAGGATTTAATAATCGTACCAATGTTAATCTGGACAATCTGTATATCGTGTTTGATGTTTCCACGATCGGAGCTAAAAATTTACTGCCAATAGTTATGTTCATTGCAACGGATTTTGTGTGGAGTAAAGTTAAGGAGGATCGTACACAGGATAAAATCGTACTGCTTGACGAAGTTTGGAAGTTAATTAATACAAATGATACAGTAGCAGAATATGTTTTGGAACTCTATAAAACTATTCGTGGTTATGGTGGCGGTGTTGTTTGTGCTACACAGGATTTAACTGACTTTACAGCATTGAAAAATGGTATGTATGGAAATCGTATCTTATCCAACTCCAGTGCTAAGATTATTATGAAAATTCAGTCTGAAAATCTAAATGAGATTCGAAGAGTATTCTCTTTAACAGAAGATGAATTTGACAGTATTCTAGCTATGAAAAAAGGACAAGGTATCTTAATATCCAATCAGGATAATGTCATGATTAATGTTATGGCGAGTGAAAAAGAAGATCGCCTAATCACTACAGATGCAAGCAAACTAAGAGGATATTATGGAGATTCCAAGCAAATAGAAAGAGAACAACAACGTAGAATTGCAGGATAAAAGAAAGGAATGTGATATTTATGATGAAACAGAGAGATTTTAAAATATCTCCTAGCCGTGGATTAAAAATACAGGAGACGATCAGCAATGAGCTGATTGGACGTTACAGACAGTTGTTAATGTCTCAATTATACAGCTGGTTTGATGAAGGGGATGGAAATGTTGTATATAGGGCGGTAACGAAGTTGCTAAAAAAAGGAGTATTTACAATTGTCCCAGATCCTAAAGATCAAGGAAGAGAACTGATCAAGGCAGCGTTTTATAGTCAGGTATTAGATAAAGAAATGCTTGCAGCATTTTGGGCGTTAATTTTTCTACGGAATATAAAGGCAAATGATGATGTTGCCTTAGTAACACATTATCCGGACAAAGGTGATACCTGTGCAAAAATCAGTGCCTTCTTTGAAGATTCTGATGTGGAAACACAGATTCTATATTGTAAACAGGGATTTGAGAATCGAGATTATGCGGCAATTCAGTTTAATGAACCGGATGAAGAAGAGTATCTTCCAGATCGGTTTGTGATTATCGAAAATGAAGAACAGATTCCTCATATTCGCTTTTCGAATATTGTTGCGTATTTGATGGTAGAAGAAGATGGAACTGTTTCTGTAATTGATGCAGAAAATGAAGAATAATACAAAACATTATAAATATCACAAATTACTAATATTGTGCATGATGTGAAAATGCAAAAATATATGTAAAGTGTGTGATTTGTGTAAAATACACACATAAAACATTATAAATGTAGAAAATGTAGGTTTTATATCTTACAGATATTACATATCATGCACATTCTAGTATTTATTGCGATATTTGTGTGCTATTTATAGATAAAGAAATATATAAAAGGAGTACGGCTATGAAAGTAAATGTTAAAGAAGTTGATATTTTTAGAAGAATGGGGAATGTTGAGGGGGATAGAGAGGGAAGATCACAACAAATGACACATCAGGCAAATTTAATTCTTCAAAAAGCGAATGATGAAAAGAGGGATTATTTGGTTCGAGCTTTAACAAAAAGTGTTGAAACAAATACTAAAATAAGAGGATTGCTACAGACTTCCCTTAGTGAAACTGATCTTTCTTATTCTATTCAGATGGAAGATGCTTATACAATGGCTGTTCAAATGGTAAATGATCTAAGAAGAGTTATTCAAATTGGGGACGGTATTATCGTCAAAAATGGCGAAGCTAAGCGTTATGGACGTATAATTGAACCACTTGATGTTCCAGTTGAAATTCATTATATAAATGGTCTTTTCAAGATTCAGATTCCAACCCTTCCATCCAGAGGAATTAAGAAAGATTCTGACTTAAAAGCAATCGAGGATGCTGTACATAATGCTATTGAAAGGTTCTTTGAACATAATGTTGAAATAGCGGCCCAAGCACGTAAATTTGCTGGTAAAAAGTATGTAGTTCATGAGCAATATGTACTGCCAGTAAGTGAAACAATTGATATTGACAGGATCGATTTTTCTAATATTATTGATATGTTATCTATAGAATTTTGCTATGGATATGATGATTCAGATTATCTACGAAAGCATGTTCAGACAGTAAAAAATTGGGGAACCAGAAGTTATGCGAACCTGTATATTGTCCTAGAAGATGAATATAAAGAAAAGCTTGAATGGATTGAAAGGGATCTGTAAAAGGGGGTACTTTTTGTAATTAAAGTGCATGATCATAATAAGAAAAAGAGGGTACTTTTCTGCTGTAAAAGGGGGTACTTTTCTGTCCTTAAACGGGGTACTTTTTACGTTAAAGGGGGTACTTTTCTGTCCTTAAACGGGGTACTTTTTGTACAAAAACCGAAAAGCAGAAAAGTACCCCCTTTTAGTGCAAAAAAAATAATTAAAAATCCAGTAAAAATGCGGGTTTCAAGACTTTTAATATGCCGCCAAAGAATCGAAATACAGCCCTTACAGGTTCATAGCTTTTACATCATTAATCAACATAAGGAAAAGAGGGCGAAAGGCATGGGTTGAGAATAAAACGAAAACGGCAGCAAGAAAAATGGAAAATGGGGATGATAAGTAGGAAGGAAGGCGTGATAAATGACTGATACAGAAAAGAGAACAAGAAGAAAAAGAACGATGTCAATGATCGGGACAAAGGGGTATTTTCTCAAGATCATTGCAATGTCAGGGGCGATTGATCTGGAAGGGATCAGGATATTTTACCAGACTCATAATGGAAGAAGAGTTAAGGATAAGAACATGAAAATATTAAGGGAGAATGGATATATACAGAAGGCTGTCTTTAGAAGAAAAAGCTATTATCATCTCACTCAAAAAGGAAAAGATATTGTACTGGCAGGAGAGGTCAAGAATACCTTGGACTGCTCGGAATATCTGACAGGAAATGTTGTCACAAACATAATGCCGTTATCATACAAAGACAATAAAGATAAAGTGCAGCGATGTATTTATCAGGGGCGGATATTAGCCGAGATGTATCAAGGAAGGATACCGATATTCTGGACTGATAAAGAAGATATCTTTAAAAATGAGAAGAAAGTAAGATATGTTTTGGAGCAGAGGATGGAAGAGGCCGGCAGTAAGAAAGATACTTTGATGAATATGGCAGAATATGTATCCGCAGCGAAGCGAAGCGAGTTGGGATTGGATGATGATGCATGGGAGAGGCATGAATATGACAAGAGATATGGCCTCTATCTATACGGAAGAGAGGAAAAGAGTCTGGCAACATATTATCCTGTCATGGAGATAAAGAATCACAAGAACCCTGCATTAAAGCAGAGCCGGGCATTAGGATGTCTAGTAGTAAAGAAAAATGCACCGTATGCAATATATTATATGGATGATAATCTGATCCGTTGGAAACCAAAGGCAGAAGCAGATATGAGGAAATGGGTAGGAAATGCTTGCGAAAAGATATTTAAGGGAAGGTATCAGGGAGACAGTGAATTTGTCAGAGGATTATTCATCGTAAAAAACTACGAAGTTGTCTATCGAATGATCATGGAAGAAGAACAGAGCCGGATCAGAAGAAATATTACATTGGATAATCGAGTATACACGCAGAATCACTATACAACACTGGAAGATATGGAATTTTATTATAATCCTGAATTAAGTGTAAAGATCATAGATGAAATAGTGAAAAGATATGGAATAGAAAACCGTAATGGACGTTTTATATATAATGGGATGAGAGCATGGTTTGGCTTTCGTGTTTCATCTTTGGATATAGAACAGATGAAATCCGGATATGTTTTTTGTATGCGAAGCCAAGCGAAGCTGTATGAGGGATTGGGAATGTATCCAATAGAGATTAATGATATTGTGGCAGCAGTAAGAAATGCTTAATATTGTTGCAATAGGGAAATTATTTAAAACCTATAAATGCTGCGAAGCTGATTGTACGATGAAATAAATTATGTTATAATTTTTATAATGAAGTCAGTAGGTGATAATACTTACTGGCTTTTTGTTTTATAAAAATATATTTGGAATTTATAAGAACTAATTGGAATATCGCTTCCATAGGAACTACTATACTGCATAGGAATGATAATTCGCTAGAAGCATATGACGATAATCGATATATATTTTATGTGTATTATTTTGTAAAATGCAGGTATAAACATAAAGGAAGGATGTGAGAAGTGATAATGAATCAGTATTATACCTTTGATCAGCTGGCCAAGATGATTCCAAAAATATGTAGAGAACAAAGACATTTCTTAAGGCTATCACAGAAGAATGTTGTAGAGAAGCTTGAGGAAGAAAAAGGAATCATAATAGATCAATCGAAAATCAGTATGTTCGAATCAGGAAAGATTAGGATTCCAGATTTCTTGTCAGATTACTGCTCAATACTTGATATTTATTTTCCAGCTCCTTCTTATCGAAAGGAGTATCTTATGAAAGGAAACAATATTACCAGAAAAACAATTTTGGAGGAAATAAAATACATCAAAGAAGTAGTAGAAGATATTATAGATGATATGTGGCAATATAATATTGCTGATTGTGAAGATATTGATATCTGTTCAGTTGGAGAATATTATTGTGCCAAAGCAAGTATTCCAGTTGTTTGCGAAGATGAAATTCCTTATCTAAGTAATAATTTTATTTTTGCGTTTAGGGCAGATAGTGATGGACCTAAATTATGTGGAAGGATGCAAATCCATTCTGTATTATCAACAGCTTATATAAATAGCGGTATGGATAATGAGATTTTGTTATTTACCGATGGGGAATCAGCTGATCTTGGGAAAATGGCACTGTATATGCACAATATGATGAGGAAACATATTAAGAAGCTTACAAACCAAAGTTGCGATAATATTAGTAATGATCTTGGATTAATTTCAGATGAATTTTTTATTCGATTATTAGAGCATAGTGTTCTTTTGATTGGTGACATTTATGTATATGAGACGGATCGAAAAAAAGGCTGTTTTACATCTATGATGAAATATCTTTGGCAATGGTTTGGACAAGATTCTACATGGATCTGTAATACATCTCCAGTTTATTTAAAAGAATATGAATACGAAGGAATGGACGTTGATTATGATTATCCAGAAGAAGCAGATGCAGATGTTCAATCTGTAGTTGATACCAATATAAAGATTTTTGAAAAGTTTGGTGATGTAGAGATTGTATCATTAGACAATATGACAAGTGGAGAATTTCCTTATATTGTTCATAAGGGAAACTTCTAATATTAAATATTGGGAGAAACTTAAAAGGCAGTAAGTAGTGATACCTGCTGCCTTTTTGTATGTAAATTAGTGACTATGAAGAGAATTTTGAAGGGAGTAACACGATGAAAGAAAAGAAACTACCAAAATCAGTTTGTGATGATTTCCAAGAAAGAAACGAAGCGATTGGATCAAAAGGTGTTGTCGTTAAAGTGGGACTGGTTGGAGAAGGTAAGTCATTTTTAAGTCAAAATATGACTTATTGTCCATTGTCCAAACTGTGGAGATCTTGTGCATTTTACAGTGCAGGATGAGGTGCTAGAGGAAGAATTTAAAGGAGTTATGAACAAAGAAATTATGATTAAATTTCCATTCCGTGTAGGGCGTTGTAACGAATGTGGTCATGAAGTAGCGACCGACAACGAATATAATTTTAGACGTTCGGATGCAAAATGGAAAGCATATCGAGAACAAGAACAGAAATAATATATTGGAGTAGAGAAGAAGGAAGGAAAACAAAATGACGAAGATCGTTGATATTGAAGATATCAGAAAAAAGAGGGAGAAGAAAGAAATAGGAATTCCTATTGAGAATATCAATAAAAAGGAATTGAAAAGACGAGGTCATGAGATTGGAGACATTCTTGGATGTGATGAGAAAGGGGAAGAGATCTGTGTCCGAAAAGGAAAAGGGAACCTCTATGTAGACGGGGACATGGAAAAAGAACAATTGTTTGATTTTATGAGAAGTCAGATCTATCAGAACATACAAAGAGGAGATTCCATGGTGATCGTAGATCTCGGAAGCAGGATATATAAAAGAGAATTATGGATTTATCTAACAATTCATGGGTATCGGGTAGACAGTTACAATATGGACTGTATGACTGAATCTGACTGTTTTAACTGCTTGGATGGATTAGGAGCAGAGAATGAGGAACAGATCGTAATGATTGCAAATGACATCATTGATGACCAGAAATATAAGTTCATGACATATCCAGTAGAAACCGCCTGTAAAGCATTGTTGTCTGCGGTTCTGCTTGCATCATTAACAGAAATGGAAGAATCGGACAGAAATATGTTGGAGATCGCAACGATCTTTCGACTAGGTGTTTCAGGAACAATGTTGGATAAGATTCTGCACGTGATGTTTGAAGAATTAGATGAAACGAGTTCAGCGAAGCAGTTATTTGCAATGTATAGCGAAGCAGAGGAAGGAATTAGGATGGAAGCCATTCAAAAGATTGGTAATGCATTGGCGGTATATGAAAAACGAGCGAATGGTAGCCTGTGTGATAATTTCCGTACAAACCGATACGACATGGAAATGCCTGTCAAAGAAAAGTCTGTATTGTTTATTGAATCTGGACAGCTTCCAGAAGATAAAGTGTTGTTCAGTGTATTTATGGAGAGACTATATGATTCCATGTTAAAGAAAGCAGAGGAACGGCAGCAGGATGTCACAGTGATGTTGTTGGATTATCCGTATTATGGAGGACTCTGTGGACTGGAAAAATATATGGAAGAAGGTCCAGAGAAAGGAATCTGTACAACATTGTATGAGGATGATCGAAAGCTTGATGGAAGCGGCTATGCACCGCATCTGGTAGAACTGTATAGCCTGTGTGATATTTCAGTATGTATCAAAGATACAGAAATTCCTTTGTGCGAGATAGAAAAGTGCGAAAATCCGGTGACTGGGGAGTGTTCAAAGAGAAAAGATGGGTTATGCTACTATCCGGCTACAAGGAACCAGTGTAAGGAATTTATTATCGGATATGATCGTGACAAGGAAGAAGCAATGTTTGTAACAGGGTATCTTTACAATCCAGGGGATCATCCATATAAAATTCCGGAAAATGTAGAAGAACTTCTAACGATGTGGAGCGAAAGTAATTCAACGACAGCTGCCATAGACGAAGAAGAGGAAGAATTAATAAATAAGTGGGGCAAATTAATCTGTATTGATGTAGATGATCTGATTGAAATCAATGATCTGATCAAAAAAGATGGCTATGACGCAGAAGGATTTCAATTAGAAGAAGTGCCACACCCAAATGTATATTGCTTTGTTAATCATGAAAAGAAGCAGTGTTTTGATGTTGTGAGATTTGCGGATGGTCCGTTGAATTTTTCTTATCTTGGATATGAAGATATAGGGGATACTTCCGTATTGGTAAACAAGCCGGCGGATTCCATCAAGGATGCAATTGAGAAGTATAAGGATGTTGCAGGACAATTTGTATAGTTTATATTAAAGTCAGAGAAAGGCAGAGATCATTTTTGAGGTCTCTGCCTATTTTATTGGTCATGGACCAGAAATAAGGATTGTACAGATCATAAATATTATGGTGATCAACGTACAATCTTTTTTCATATCAAAATTTAGGAATGCGAAAGGAGAAAATTTGTGATTGGAAACGTTAATACATACCTGACTAATCCAGGCAGTAACAATCCACAAAAAGTAATTGATTATTATTCAAATTCAGACTTTGAATATAATATTCGCGTGGGAGACTATTGTAAAGTCACATTAGACAGCAACCTACTTTACTGGATATCAGGCATTGTGGTTGAAATTGATGAAGAAGAGAATGCTTTTTCGATAAAGGATTCTAATGGTAGTGTCACTAAAATTTCTTGTGACAATATCTGTGATATACAGTCCGGAGAAGAATTGCAGGATTGCTTATAAATCATATAAGAACAGGCTCACAAAAAGGTGAGATTAAGAAACTATAAAATCAAAAGTAAAGGAGTAAAGAAGTATGTTAGAAACAGAATTTTTATTTTTTCAGGGAATGAAGAAAAGAATTGACCAGAGAATCAGTGAAGGAAATTACGATGAGGCAGCAGTCAGTATGCAGAAATGCATGGAGTACATATTAAATAGTCTTGATGGTAGAAACAATGATTATCAGAAAGTTTGTGTATTGTTTGAAGTTCAGGCAAGGGTTATGGAAAATCATCCTCAATACCCTTTTTATTGGCATGAATGGGAAACAGTCATTAAATATTGTGATCAGCAGATGCATTTGCAAGGAAAACCGATTGATTTAGAACAGTTAAAATCAGATACTGTAATTGCACATCAAATGTTTGAAAAAATTGTACAAGATTATCTCAATCATGGAGATAGTGTTATTTCTAATAAACTTAACAATGAACATAGACCAGAAAATCAAAGACCTCAACAAAAAACTAAATGGCAGTCACCCGAAACGAAAATCATTCATCCAGCAGAACCTTCCATGCAAGAAAGATTCAATCGTGCATGGAAAAAGGTAAATGATGAAGAAGCGGCAGCAGGTGAGACAGATGAAGGAGCTCTTGAAGGAGCAGTTAAATGCATGATGGAAAAATAAAGAAGGGAAGGGCATTTCTATGTGTAAGAAGATAGAAACAAATGAAAATTTCTTTTCACTAGGAGAAATTTTAGTTAGAGAAATTAGTCCAGAACTATTAAAACAGGAATCTGAAACAGGAGATATTCTTGGATGTAATGCAACAGGAGAGAAAATTTTAACGACAACAGGATATGGGAACCTAAATGTAAGAAGCAGCAATTTGTCTGGCAGGGAACCATTGATTGATTTTGCACGAAATCAGATATATCAGAGAATACGGAGAGGAGATTCCATTGTAATCATTGATCCAGAACGAAGACTCCATACCAGAGAAATGTGGATTTACTTAACGATTCATGGATATTGCGTAGACAGTTATGATCTTGACTGCATGGATGGATCATGTTGTTTTAATTGTTTATCTGGATTTGACAAAAAATTAAGAAAAGAAGATTTAGATCTAATCCAAAGGATCGCAAATGATATTATTAATGATCAGCGACATAATGTTCCTTTTGCAGTAGATAAAATTTCTAAGATATTGTTATCTGCAGTTATGATAGCTGCGATTACAGAGATGGAGGAAAAAGATCGAAACATGGTGGAAATTGCAACAATCTTTCGATTAGGAGTTTCAGGTATCATGTTAGATAAAATCCTTCATGTAATGTTTGATGAGATAGATATTTCTCATCCTGGTAAGAAATTATTTGAGATTTACAGCGAAGCACCTGTCGGAATTAAGTTATATGCAATTCAAAGGGTTGCTGATGCATTGAAAGTGTATGAAGATTATATAAGTGAAAACTTTAAGCTCCATCAATACGATATGGCAATGCCGATTAAACAGAAATGTGTATTGTTTGTAACGCCGGGAAAAACTGCACAGGATAAGGTTTTGTTTAGTTCTTTTATGGAAAAGTTATATGACATGATGATAGCAGCAGCTGATCTGAATCCGAAACATCCAAAGGTTCAGGTTGATCTCTTTGATTATCCGCTTCATGGAGTCATTGAAGGTTTAGATGATTATATGAAATATGGAAATGATAAAGGAATCTATACTACTCTTTACACAGAATGTAAGGATATTGAAACTATTGATCAAGAAGAGTGTATGGAGCATATCAATGAAATATACGATCATTGCAAAATAGACATTCTGATCGAAGATACAGATTCTTCCCTGCATTACACACATAAATGTGGAAATACAACCATCGGAGAAGAACCAGAGATTCCAGGAATGTCATGTCATTCTAATGATCCAAAATATCGTGAGATTATAAAATGCAAAGATAATGAAGATGCAATCGAATGTCATTGTTATATGTACAGATCAGAGAATCATCCTTATCCGATTCCAGAAAATACAGAGGACCTATTAACGATGTATAGTAAACGGAGATAACCAAATACCAATATAAAAATAGCGGGCTTTTCCTTTTATCATGAGAATTACCGCTATTCTTATATTGGCAAACAATACATAAAGGAGTATTGACATGAAAAAAGATAATATAAAGCAAAATTTCCGTAAGCCGGTTGGACGTGATCTGGAAATCGTATCAGAAGATATGCTGAAAGAGAAAGATGTAACAGGGAATATCATTGGATATGACAAGTTATATAATCTCATCATCTTACAGAGGAAGAATGGAAATTTATATGTTGAAAGTGGAGCTGGAAGAAATCCGATTTATGATTTTGAGAAAAATCTGATTTATCAAAGTGTAAGAAGAGAAGATTCCATTGTGATCACTGATCCAGAAAGAGAAATCTGCACAGAACAAATGCAAGATTATCTAATGAAGCATGGATATGCTATTAAAATCTACAATGCGGAAAGTATGAGAAAAACACAGGATATGATATCTGTAGATTCTCTTACAAAAGAAAAAACAATCTGGTTTATCGTTACCAGACAATATCATAAGGATCAGTCCGTGTTTCGTACATTTATGGGAAATTTGTATAAATCTCTGATCACATCTGCTGAAAATGCGAAAATGCGAAGCAATGTTCAAATGATTCTTTTTGGATATCCGATGTATGGAAGAATTGAAGGGATTCTTGAATATATGGAACATGGAAAAGCGGCAGGGATTTATACGGCTATATGTACGAAAGACTGGATAATGCGTGGTCCGGCAGACAGAGAATGGTTGAAAATCAAAAAGGACAATGAAAAGTACAAAATATGTCGAAATAGTGACATAACCATGTATGTTGGATTACGTGGATTTTTTGATATTGATGATGGCGAAAGTGATCCATGGAAGGATAAGACATACGAAGATTTTTATATTGGCGGCTATTTTATCTCAAGATATGAGCAAGATGCTGGTATTTATTATAAGAATTCCAAAGGCGAAAAAATAGAAGATGCTGGATGTAATCAATATATGTCTAAAAAGAATCCCTATGGAATCCAGAAAACATGATTATAAAAATCGTACTCTGGCAGCAGCAAGATTAAGAAAGGAATTAGAAATGTTAAGTGATAAGGTAAAAAAGTTAATGAATTTTGGTCCACACTTTCATATCTGTGATGTATCTGAAATCACAGAGGATCATATCCATTTGGAAAGTTGGAACCATGATATTAAAAAAGAAGAATTTGTTGAGATTGCACGGTTGATTGAAAAGGATGGATATGACATTTAAGGGTTTGAATTAATCGAGATTCCACATCCAGAAGTCTTTTGTTTCGCTAACTATGAAAAAGAAGAATATTTCGATGTTATAAAGCTGAATGGCAAATGGCAGTTTTCTTATTTAGGATATGCTAAAGGTGATGGTAATTCTAAGACTTTGGCTAATTTCCCAGTAACTTCCATTGCAGAGGCTGTTGAGAAGTATCTGGAATCTTGGTAATGTTAACTATCAATACGTAAAAATGAATGACAAAAGAAAGTTATAAAATACGCAGGCAAAAACCAGTGGCTTGTCATGGGTTCGGTCAGGATACACAACACGAAAAGAGGCTTTCCTTTTGTAATTAACACAATTATAATTATTATTGGCAATCAATAATAAAAGAAAGGTGTTTTTCAAATGTATTATATACTTGACGGAAAGAAAATCAGAGAGCTTATGGAACAGCAGAACATGAATGTATCAAAATTGTCAGAGCTATCAGGAGTGTCACAGAGTTGTATTCGGAATATTTTAAATGAAAAAGCAATGAGTACAAGAATCAACACTGCAATGCATCTGGTAGGAGCATTAAATATGGATGCTGAAACAATAACCTGTGAAGATCTGCTAAAGCTAATAAAAGAAGTAAATGTATAAAAAGAAATTTGGATCATTATAATAATTTTTAAAAAGAGAAGGTTTTGAATCTTCTCTTTTTTTGATGCAAATTATTTTGACTATTTTCTGCTATTTTTTCTAATGTTAATAAAATAGTATTTATATAACGTAAAAAACCTCGTATTTTTACGAGGTTTTTAAATAATAAATGTATATCATTATTGATGCCCTATAGGCGATATTTAGAAAAAATATTTTGTTTGTATGTTTATTGTATCAAATATTATGCTTATAGTCAATAAATTAAGAAAGTGAGGTAAAATAATGCACGGTGAAGAAGTGATAAATGAGTTAGGTGAAGAAATATCAAAAGGGAAAGGATGCATTGTGTTTGATTTTGCATGTTATTTTCCATATGCCGATCAAGACTTTCTGATATTCAAATTTAAGCTTGGAGAAGAAGAATTAGAGCCTTATAAATATAATCATCGATATCCTAATAAAGATTATGTGACAATCTCTAAGAAAATGGGGAGAAGGGTGAGCAGAATCGGATACCCAGTTTTTGTAGATCTTAATGAGGAGTATTTCTTTATACTTGAAATCGAAGTTGGAATAAAGGACTACAAAACAGTAAAACTTGATTTTCCTGTGATTGTAAAGCTTACAGAGGAAAAACCTGTATGCAATCTTGGATTTCGTTTCAATTTCGATGCAGCAACATTTCAATTTGAAAGCTATTATGAGCATGAAAATGATGGTATCATTGGACATAGACATACAATTTGGACCAATAAGGATCATAATATTGAAAATGCAATCGTCATAACACCTTTAATTCAAGTGAACCCAAAGAATGGTGTATATGTAGCAGAAGTGTTAACTCCGCATCCACAAACATTTGAACATTTTATGTGTTGAGAAAAAATAAAAAGGCTTGGAAAATCGTTCCGAGTCTTTTTTGTATATGTAATTTTTATGAAATAGTAAAGGAGACAGCAGAATGGATAATAAGATTATTATATCAAAATCAAAGTTGATAAAGAGTTTAAACTTTTCCGAATCCAATAGGCTTATTTTAGGAACATCTGGTGAAGGACAACCTATACATTGGAAACGTGAAATGATAATGGATGAATATGCCAATATCGGGGCTGCAAAAATTTCAGATAACGATAAATGGATAGTAATAAACAGCGATTCCAACGAGCTTACTTTTGTACCAAAAGATAAAAACGATACGGAACTTGTGATCTGCAAAAATGTTTGTTTGAAAAAAGACGGAGAAGATACTCATGTTCTATTGATTTTTCAAAAAAGCGGTGAATTATTATCTAAGGCAAGAAAATATATTAAAAGCAATAATGATAGGTTTTATAATTTAGCATTGGATCTGCGGCCAGGTGTAAAAGAGCAAATCAATCAAGAAAGTGATGTGGAAGTGCAGCAGTTGATCGATAAGATTTTGCAAGTGGAATCCGAAGAAGAATTGTCTTTATATGATCGAATAATCGCAAGATTACTTCAAAGTATAATCCTTTATTTCTTGGAAACAGGAAGAAACGATGGACTGGCAATCAGGATATTAGACACATTGCTGATAAAAGATGTAGATGTAATGAATCTAGCATTTATAGGGTTTAAAAATGACAGCGAAGCAATGAAACAATGGAATGTTCTGACTGAAACATTAGATCGTCATATGCTGAAAAGTATATGGGATAATGCTACCAAGTATGCTTTAGAATATATGATAAAGAATGTAATGAAATTGGAACAATATAAAAAAGAACATACCGTATTATATATAACTGGTTCGGAAATGAGTTCAGATCTTTATATGTGGTTATGTACGATTATGACAATAGATAAATTTATACAGGCATGGGAAGATTGTCCTAACTATTCTGAATATCACGAATATTTAAGAGAAAGATTCTCAAAAAGAAAGAAAAGTGATCCATTATCTTGCTTTCTTAAAGCTGAGAATATCAGGATCGAACATATTGTTTTTGCGGATCAGATGAAAAATGCAGATCGTCATGTTTCAGAACAGACGGTTAATAAACTGATAAAGGATATGAAAGATACCATTTTAGAAGATTTATTGGATGATTGGATAATTTGGAAAGTTTGTGATTTTGAAAATTATAAAGGGATTGCTAATGCGAAATATTCTTGTAAGAAAATAGGATTTAGTAAATACATCGCATCGATCAGAAAGGAAAATTTACAGGAAAAGCAGAAAAGAATTGCTAACATGATAAGCATAAAAGAAGAGAAGAAAATAAGAGAAAGTGCAGATACTTTTAATCAATATGTTGGATGTGAAGATATACTTTTAATACGAGCATCTGTACCATCTTTTTATATGTGTTATTATGTGCAGGAATTAAAACAACATGAAATGATTGTTGAAGCTAAACCGGATTTCTTTAATTCTTTATATTGTATAGATATCTATATTAAAATAAAAAAGGATTAATGAAAGAAATTGTGAATACTGAAAAAGATGTTATTAATTAAACAAAATAAATCATAAAAAGTTTTCTGCATTTTATATAGTAAAATATATTTTATGTGTAATTTGTGCTATAAACATATGTTTGCTATAATTGTAGCAGTGAGTAATAATTTTCATATTATGTATATTAAGGACGGAAAGGAGAAGTATATTTCAAATGTTCTAGCTATAAATTTTTACACACTCGCAAATTGATTGTTAAGGAAAGAAGAAATGAATGAAAATGTAGAAAAACGAGAAGCAATTATCAATCCTGAAATATTACCAGAAAAATTAAGTGTGATCATAAAAGACGAAGATGGAAAGCTGTATGAATCTACGAAAGATAATCTGAGACAAAAAGGATACAAAATTAAAGAGTTAGAATTTAAAAAATTCATAAATTCTGATACTGATATTCAAAGACAGATTGAAGATATAAAAACGATTCGATCAGAAATATTAGAAAACGCTACTGCGGAAATTGAAAGTATTGATTTTTTACAAAGAGCCAGTGATAATCTAAGAAGCAAAGAAGATTCGAATGAAGAGCTGATCGAATTATTACTTCCTTCACTTCTTTTATTGCACATGGAAATGAGCAGCTACTTACGAGAAGAAGCGGAATGGTCACAATTATTAAATAATAAAACTGCTTTATATGTGACAGGTCGAACTTGTGATCATGGAGAATATTCTGTATTGTATGCAATATTAAGTACATATTACGAAATGGTACTGAAAAATCATATCGTGTTTATTACAGAAGGAAATATTAAATAATACATAAAGGAAAATGAGAACAAGGAGTAATTTGTTTAATGATAAATTGCTCCTTGTTCTTTTATTAATGAATCCCGTAATTTACGTTTTTGAACTAAAGAAGATTATCTATGGGTGTGAAAGCTATTGGAGTTTTATGAAAGATTCTCATGATTTTGAAGAAATTATGCAGGAAATGATAAACGGCCAATGGTATATTGAATTGTTAAAATCTTTCTTACCAACTAAAAATTATAAAGATAAAAAATAAAATATATGTAAACTTAATCATTATTTCTAGCAGTGATCATTTTGATTGCTGTTTTTTCTTTGTCGAAATTTAAAGAACATGTCCGTGTCAGAGACGGAAGTTCCAGTTGGAACAGTAACAAGTTAATAAGAAGATTCAAGGAAGGGGGACAAAGAGAATCTTCACAAAGCAGAAAGGATGGACAAAGGAAATGAAATTTAATGATCAAAAAGAAGTGGAGATCAAAAGTACAAAGAAAAAGGAGGAAAAATCAGAAGAAAAGAAAAAGTTGGCAGTAGGAGATGTCAAAGATGCTCTTGTTGGCGGTGTGAAAGGATTTTATACCGTAAAAGACAAGAAATTACGGAGAAAAAGAATCCTTCTCACAATAGGAGAATTGTTTCTGGTCTATATATCAGGAATGATCAGTGTGAGTTATCAACCGGCGAAGCTGTTTGGAGAAAAAGATTACAGTTTTTTTAATTGTATTGGATCATTTTTCTCATTTGTGGGAATCGCAATCTTCATCTTGTCTAATGTAGTGGCATATTTTGCGTACCACTGGTTTCTTGAAAAATCAGGGCGTGGAGAAGATTATCGGATCAGTAAGAACGGAACTTACGGAACAGCAAAGTTATTAAATGACACAGAAGATGAAGCAGAAGCTTTAAAGAGGATTCCTATCGATCAGCTGGATGATCCGGAGATTGATGGAAACATTCTTGGATACATGGAAGATACAAAAGAAGTCATTGTGAAGGATGTTCATGGAAATGCCAACCGAAACATCGCGGTATGTGGAGGTCCTGGTACCGGTAAATCACGTACTCTGGTACGTAACATCATCTTCCAGTGTGTAAGACGTGGAGAATCTATCTTTATCACGGACCCTAAAGGTGAAATGGCCGAAAGTATGGCAAAGTATCTGAAAAAGAATGGTTATATCGTAAAATACTATAATCTAAAGAACTTTGAAGCTTCTGATTCCTTCAACTGTTTGCAGGGACTGAATAACGAAGAGGGACATGCTTTTATTAATGTACTTGCTGATATTATCATGAAGAATACAGCAAGTATGTCCGGATCTGGTGGAAACGCAAATGCGGCACTGAATCTTTTGATTGCATTGATGCTGTTCGTTGTAACAGAATTACCGGAAGAAAACCAGAACATGGTAGAACTCTATAATCTGATCACGTTAACAAATCCAAAAGTATTGGATGCGATCTTTGATGGATTGGATGCAACACATCCAGCAAAGAAACCATATCTGATCTATGCTCAGTCTTCTGAAAATTTCCGTTCCAATATTACAGCAGACGTTGCAACAAGACTGTTAGTATATGCTCAGGAAGGTGTTCAAAGTATTTCAATTCACGATGAGATCGATCTGACATTACCAGGAACAAAAAAATGTGCTTACTTTATCATTACACCGGATCAGAACTCTGCGTATGATTTCATGGCTTCATTATTTCAAGCGGTCGCTTATAATAAGCTCGTCAAATATGCAGATGATAAAGCAGAAGGTGGAATCTTACCAGTCAAAGTGCAGATGTTGTTAGATGAATTCCCAAATAGTGTGACGTGTTCCGCATCACAAAACGGTAGCAATAACCGACAAAAATGCGGCGTAATTGTATTTATTTAATATAAATCCGATTGCGAACTATATAACCAATTGTTTCAAATGATGGGGTAACGCCCGGAAGGGAACACGCTAAACCTTCGAATAGCGTCAAGTGATGTAGACATTTGAGGTTATAAGCTCGGAGAAGTCATATGAAGTATACCCTAACGTACAGACGAGGAAACATTTCCAGAGGTGGAGATTGTGTACGACAGTGTGGGCGGGGTTTTCCTATGGTTAGAATGACTTATGATAGTCTGACAAAGTTTCGAATGTACGGCTCTATAGGAATGACCTGTAGAAATGCAGGAGCATCAGATCAAATGATGTGTGTGCGAGGAAGAGTAAAATTTGTTTGTGCTGAAATTCCTTGTATGTTTACAGGACATACGTTTCATAAGAAATGCACACAGGGTTAAAGAAACGACCTAAGGGAAAACAATGCTAGGTTATATGGAACACGGAAAGCTGCGGACAAGAGAACTGGCTACACAGTGAAAAAGTATCTTGGTTATGACGAAAGGAAGCAAATGAAACTGCTGCTATAAGTATATTTATCGTAGTGAGAGCAGAGGCACAGTACCGATGAAACAGTGATAACAAGCTGCGGAGGGATAGCCTCAAGCCGGTATAAATAATATCGGTGGAACGCCGTATGACGGGAAACTGTCATGTACGGTGCGGGCCAGGGGAAAAATCCGAGATATTATCAGAGATTTACCTATTGGCATTTGGAGAAATCCCAGATTTCGGAAAGAAAATTTCAACAGTCCGAAGTCGTGGTATTGCAACAACCATTATCTTTCAGGCAATCACGCAGATGCAGAACCGATATCCGAATGGATTATGGGAAGAGATTCTTGCAGCCTGTGATACAAGCCTGTTCTTAGGATGTAATGACGAAACCAGTGCGAAATATTATTCTGAAAAGAGTGGTATTTCGACTATTGAAGTTGGTACAGAACAGAGATCCTTAAAAACGCTTCGAATCACGGATTACACACCAGAAGTACGTCAATCAGAAGGAGAAGGAAAGCGTTACGTGAATAATCCAGATGAATTACAGCGATTCAAATATAAAGATGAATTGATCTTCTGCAAAGGATTTAATGTATTCCGTTGTAATAAGTTTGATTATGAGCTTCATCCAGAAGCAAAGAAGTTAGAATATGAGAAAGCAATTGAGCATGTGCCGGAGTGGAGAAAGAGAGAAGAACCATACCAGCTGTATGTTCTAAGATATATTCCTGGTACAGAAGCATTTGACCGAAAAGCATTTGCTGCAGCTACTGGAGATAACAAAGAACATACGATGAGCAGTTCTACATCAAAAGGAGCAAAAAAGAATACGATTAATAAACCGCCTAAAAATAAGAAGAGCAAGAGAGGTTCCTCTTGGGCAAATGGCATTAGTGGCCAGCAGCAGATGAATTACAATTTAGACAAATCAGATGAAACAGAAGAAGTTACACCAACAATCTCAGATTCTGAAAATGATGCTATAAATACAAATGTTGATTTTAACGAGGCTGAAAATGGTGCAGAAAATGTAAATGATCAGACTCCAGATTTCGGGGATACTTCTGTAGAAGAAATGATGAATCAATATGGTTTGTAGAATGTATTTCATGTATATAAACATAATCAGGGGCTGAGAAATCAGCCCTATTTTAAAATATACATAATTTCCTTTAAAATGTGGGGGCATTACACAAATATGGAACAATTTTTTTAAAAAATAAGAAAAAAGTTGCAAAAAATGTGTAACGTGTTTATAATTGTATATATCAAAAGAATATGTGCGTCAAAAACACATAGAAAAATGGAAGATAGGAGTTGTTAATTATGCCACCTGAAAAAGAGCAAGCAGTTCTCGTGCAACAAACGACTCAGAAAAAAGAATCAAACAAAAAGAAATCAAAGGATAAGAAAGATAAGTTGTTTCATGATACAAAGAAATTCTTACAAAGTTATCGAAGACTGGAATTATCCTTGAAATATTCTAAGGCGATGCAAACGAAACGTTTGGCCGCGAATGATATGAGTTTTGAATGGGAACTGCGAGATGACGAAATAGAATTTAATGATATGGTTTTGCAAGAAGCCATTTCAGCACTGCATTGTCTAAAACAGATGCCGGAGATGGGACGTGTATGGTATCATTTGCTACAAATGAAATATTTTGACGTTAGACCCTACAAAATGTCAGACGATGCGATCATCACAGCATTGCAAGAAGCTGGATTATTTTCTGATATTTCTAAAACGACATTTTACAGATATCAAAAGAGTGCAATTCGTATGTATGGAGAAATTCTTTGGGGATCTCTCGATAAGAATTCTTCGGTATATAAGAAATTTGTAAAAATGATACATTCTCATGATCTTGAAAAACAGATATAGATTCATATGTAAAACATATGAATCCAATGGTTGAATGGTAAATAACCATTTTCGTGATTGGTTTTAGAACTATGTAAAAAACATATGAATCCAATGGCATCGAAAACTAACACATTCTGTGAATGGTGTTTTAGAACCATGTAAAAACAAATGATTCCAATGGATCAAATTACATAGTGAGTAAAAATAAGAAAAGAATCGAAATAACCTACAAAGGTGGGATCTGCAGGGTGGCAGAAAATAACAATGAAAAAAGAAAGAGTGTGAGATACATGCTTTTTAAACGATATAAATACTTAGAATTAGAAAAAACAGATATCGGAAATGATGAGCATAATTATTATGAAACGGTCTGGTATATCCGTGCTTATAATAATAAACGTGCTTATGATAATCGAAATAACACAGAAACATCAAAGAGTCTTGACAGTAATGGTAAGAAAAAAGAAAAAAAGAAATCACGGATTATTGTAAAGATAATTCGAGATTCTTACGGTAATGTGACAAGAGTATTTGTAGAACCTAAAGCAAAAAAGAAAAAAGAAGTTGTCGATATGGCAGCAGCGGCATATCAGTCATTGCTTGCAATGGAATGATGGTCAGCAGAAAAGTAATGATATTTACTGTAGGATTTTAAAATTGTGTAACGAGAATGTCTTTAAATATCAAATACAAGAGATGATTCCAGTGGACTATTCATACGATGGAAATCAACGGCTCGAGTTTTGGAACAGTGTAAAATTAGATGATTCCAGTGGAGCAGTGCCTAAATATATGTGTACCCACCCGTTTTGGAACAGTGTAAAATTAGATGATTCCAGTGGGTCAAATTACACAGCGAGTAAAAATAAGAAATAATCGAAACAACCTACAAAGGTAGGATCTGCCGAGTGGCAGTAGTGGAAATAATAGTTAGAGAGGAGTTGTAAAATGAGGAAAAATGTGAAGCGTACAATTGCTGTTTTAAGTGCTGTATGTATGCTTCCGTGTCCGCAGGTAGCAAATGTTGCCGTCATGGCACAAAATGTATCTGTTGGAAGTTCTATCGGAGCAAAGACATTGAAACAGTCTTTGCAAACATCAACGAATTTTGAAACTGCATCAGGGAAACGACGGGAAGTAAAAGAAAATAATATAGAAGATTCATATGATATAACATATGGTGATTCTATTACTTTTTTTGTTTCTAAGACAAAAATACCTGATCAAGATCAAACAGATAATTCTGGTAATGAAGATGATCAGAAACAGGATGATGGGCAGAAAGATTCAGAAACAGATGTGATACCTGATTATGAGGTTCCAGATACTATTAATGGTTTTTCCTTTAATAAGGAAGAAACAGATGATGGATATCAACTTACATTTACTGCAAATGAAGCAATGAGAAGTGCTGCAATCAAGATTAAAGGGCAGGATGTCGTTTTGAAAACTAAAAAGAGAAAACTGACTGCAAAAGCATCCGTCAAGAATAAAGTCTATGATGGAACGACCAATGCAGAATACGAGTCCTCTCCAAGTATTCAAAACGTGTTGGATAGTGATGAAAATCAGTTTTATTTCCGTTATAAAAATCCAACCTTTGAAAAGAAAAATGTTGGAGAACAACAGGTTTCTCCAATTTCTATCAATTTATCAAGTGACAACTATGAAATTGATGATATCAGCGGACTGAAAGCAACGATTGAACAGAAAGAGATCACGACCAGTACGATCAAGATCAAGAGTAAAGTTTATGATGGTACAACAACTGCAGAGTATGCAAACAAAGTAACATTGCTCGGAGTAATATCCGGAGATGATGTACAATTAAATGTTCCAACACCATCATATGATACAAAAAATGTTGGAACTGACAAGAAGATCGTATTTGATGGTGATTTTTCAATTGAGGGTACAGACAGTGCCAATTACCGATTGAAAGAAATTTCAGAAGTAACAGGAACGATTGAGAAAGCGAAGCTTGTATATCGGGCGAAAGATCAAACCAGAAAATATGGCGAAGCAAATCCAAAACTTACTTATGAAGTAAAAGGTTTTGTTGCAGGTGATCAGCAAAGTGATTTTAACGATCCGACATTGACATTGGATGTTCCAAAACTTACGAGTTTAGGAAAACATGAGGGAGTCATTAAAATCTCAGGTGTGAACCTGCCAGAATATTATGATGTAACTTATGAAAGCGGAGATTTATACGTTGAAGCAAATGATATTTATGAAAATGAACATTATAAATTAACAAAGCCGGATGGAAAGAATGGTTGGTTTACGAAAAAGAATTTTGTGATTGAGCCAATTCAGGGAGAAACCAGTGGTTATGATCTGGTTTCAACATCCAAAGATGGACCATGGAAAAAAACACTTGCTTATACAGAAGATACAAAGAAAAAGAATGTTTCCTTTTATCTAAAAGATAGCAGCAATGGTGCAATTTCCAAAGTTGGAGAAGAGTCTTATAAGATTGATAAGACAGCTCCGGAAGTTGAGAATATTGCAATTGATTTTGTAAAAGGATACCAGAGTGCAAAGAAATCTGGACCATTTAAATATTTCTTTGATACGATCGCAAAGATTGGAATTACATCTCATGATGATACCAGTGGAGTTGCAAGGATTGAATATCATACAGTAGATGAAGGAACACAATCAAAAGAAAAAACACAAGACGGTTCCAAAGCAACATTTGAGATCACTCCGAATTTCAAGGGTAACATTTATGCGAGAGCGATCGATGAAGCTGGAAATGTATCAGAAGAATACAAATCAGCCGGAACGATCCTAGAGAATAATGGAAAACACAGTACAACCAGTTCAATTCATATCTTACAGGAGACACAGGAAAAGAAATATTATAATCATGATATTTACCTTGGACTTCAAGCAGAAGATACTTATTCCGGAATTGGGAATATATCATATGAAGCCGGGGCAGTGAATTCGAAAGAATCTTCCTATGATGATATGAAGTATGAATATAAGAAGGATCATGTAAGGATTGATGCTTCTCAGAATAACAAAAACGGTGTAGAAGCTAAATTTACAATGGTGGATAACACCGGACATAAGAGTACGGTCCGAAAGAAATTCAACATTGATGTTTCCAAGCCGGAGATCACAATCTCTTATGACAATAATCAGTCTGAGGGAAAATACTTCAAAAAGAATCGAACAGCAACAATCACGATCAAAGAAAGGAACTTTGACAGTAATAAGACACTTGTTTACTTGACAAAAAATGGTGTAAAAACAAGATTGAAATCCAATTTTGTCAGTGATGGAGTATTACACAGCAGAGAAGATGGCAGTCAGTATTATATTTATCAAATGAATGTAGTATTTGATCAGGACGGTGAATATTCCTTAACAGCAGCAAGTACCGATCTTGCCGGAAACAAGAACCTTCCAGTCACTTATGTTGGTACTCATACAGACAGCTTTGTGATCGATAAAACAAAGCCTGTAGCGAAAATCTCTTTTGATAATAATTCTGTGAAGAATGAAAAATATTACAAAGCGGATCGAGTTGCAACTATTCGGGTAACAGAGAAAAATTTTAAAGAACTGAATGTCTCAACAAATGGAAAGAAAAGTGGATGGAGCAGTCATGGAAATGAACATGTGATGACTGTTACATTTAATGAAGATAAAGAATATCATCTTTCTATTGCAGGACAGGATCTTGCCGGAAATGTTTTAGAGAAACAAAGTGCAAAACCTTTTATTGTTGACAAGACAAAGCCTAAGATCGATCAGGTAACACCAAGTGATTCCAGCGCGAATACTGGAGCTGTTACTTGTGGATATACATTAACAGATAAGTACCTTGACAAAGGCAGTGATCAGCTAGTCGGAGAAATGAAAGGTCGTAAGTTTAAAGTAAATGAAAAACAGAAAGTGGAGAACGGATACAAAGTAACTTATCAGCAGATTCCAAATGCAATGGAAAATGATGATTATTATACATTCGTGATTCAGTCAGAAGATAAAGCCGGAAATATTTCAAAAAAATCCATTCACTTTACGGTTAATCGATATGGTTCTGTTTATCATTTATCATCTTATGCAAAATCTATTAATGGTACTTATGTAAAAGATGCTGATAAGATTGTCTTGGAAGAGATTAATCCAGATCAATTATCAGATTGCAATTTAAAAGTTGTAAGAGATAATGATCCGATTGCTTTGAAAAATGAAGATGCATCGATTGAGAAGAAACATGATAAGTGGTACAAAGTTACCTACACAGTCAATGCTTCGGCACTGAAAGAGGAAGGTACTTATCGTATCATTACATCTTCTAAGGATACGGCAAAGCATACATCTTCCAATGATATGTCAAAGAAAAAAGCGTCAATCAGTTTTGGGGTTGATACAACAAAACCAAACATCTTAATCTCAAACATTGAAGGTGGTAAGGTTTATGCCCAGGATGGAAGAACCGCAACAGTTCTTGTAAAAGACAACTTGCTGTTACAGAGTGCGAAAGTTTATGTCAATGATAATCTGATAAAGGAATACGATGAAAAAGTTCCTGAAAAGATTGACATTCCTCTGGATCAGAAAGATGAAGCTCAAAGCATTCATGTAATTGTGAAGGATGCCGCGGGAAATGAATCTGAAATTACGATGGATAACATTTATGTTACAACAAACCTATGGATCAGATTTATTCACAGTGTGCCGGCGATGGCAACTGCAGGTGGTGTATCACTTGCTGTGATTCTGGCAGCAGTTATTGTTTTACGAAAAAGAATAAAAGCAAAACCATCGGTTGAGGATGATGAAAAATAAAATCAGATGATTCCAAAGGTACGCCCCTTTTTATGAAGTTGTTGCAGAGGTTTTAGAACTGTGTAAAATCAGATGATTCCAAAGGTACGCTTGCTTTGGCATCAATAACAATATCGTTTTAGAACTGTGTAAAATCAGATGATTCCAAAGGGCCTATTAAATTCTACAATTCAGAAATGGAGTTTTAGAACTGTGTGAAATCAGATGATTCCAAAGGATCTCCTTTCTTTTTAACAAACTACAGTAAGTTTTAGAACTGTGTGAAATCAGATGATTCCAAAGGGCCAAATTACACAGTGAGTAAAAATAAGAATTTTATCGAATTAATTTACTAAGGTAAAAGCTGTCGGCGATAGCAATTTATAAATTAAGGACTTAACTTTGTTCTTTTATTGAACATGAAAATAAAAAATATCGAAAAAGAGGGGGAATCGAAAAGAGGGTGTAAACTTGATCATTGAAGTTTTAGAAAAAGACGTGATTCCAAAAGGAAATCGAAAGCTTTTAAATAGAAGAAACTTTTACAAACAGCATTTAACTTCTTTAGGTTTTTCTCATGTAAGAGGAAAATATGTGATACAACTGGATGATGAAAATGAGATTGAAACAATGAAAACATTACTTGAATCTTATCGGACAAAATACCAGAGTTATCCAAACAGTTATCTTCGTTCAGGAGATTACCGAAAGAAGTTTTTTGATAAAAATCGTCCAATCTTCAAAGATTATTATATATGTGCATACTGCGGAAGATTCTTAAAAAAGAAAGATGTAACAGTTGATCATATCATATCAATTAGAAAAGCTCAGAAATCAAAGATTTTGCAGTTTATTCTTCGATTGGTAAAGATCAACGACATTAATGATGAAAAGAATCTGACCGCTTCATGTGAGACATGTAATAAGAAGAAAGGACAAAAATTAAGTTTATCTTATGTACTCCGGGGAATTCTCGGTAGAAAGTCATGGTATTGGATTATCTATTATATAGTCATAATTGTTGTTTTGGTCATTGTAATTTTACAGATTGTCAATCCATGATGAAGAAGTGCATAATATCTTACTTATATTTTATACGAATCCAATAAAAGCAAGAACTGATATTTCTTGATTCCCTTGTGACTATGATACATTTATTGGAATTCATAATTCAAAATAAAAGATATTGTAATCGCCCGTTGAATGCGGGATCTGTCAGGTGATAGAAAAGGGTATCTATTGTTTTTTATTTTGAAAGGAGGAGGTAGCTTATTACGTGCTACCAACACAAAGTATGAATCTGAAAAAAGTATTAAAAAAAGTGATGTACGCATGTATGTCCGCAGCAATGATTGCTGTTCCTACAGTGCCTGCTTACGCAGCTCAGAATGATGTTATTGATACAACAAGAACAGCATCATTAACAATTCACAAATACGACATGACAGCAGCGAAAAAAGGTGGAGTTAACTTAGATCAGTTTACATCTACTGGAAAACAGGATGCAGCAGCAGAAGAAGCATTAAAGAATTATGCAATCAAAGGGGTAGAATTTAGTTACTTAAGAGTCGGTGATGTAGAACAGCAGTCTGAAAATGGAAAAGTTCAGATGATCTATGAATTACCAGATGCGTTACAGAAAATCATTGGATTAACAGATTCCGATGCAGCAAAAACAGAAGGTAGCAAAGATTACTTTACAAGCCAGATCATCAATGACAAACTGGCAAAAGCATTAGAAGATAATACAGCCACAAAAGATAAACTGGAAGATTATATGGGCAAAGGTGGAACAGCCATGGATCTTACAGATGCAAAAGGTGTAACAAAGAAAGACAAACTTCCTTTAGGTTTATATCTGATCGTTGAAACAAAAGTACCAGAAGATGTAACTTATACAACAAATCCTTGGTTCGTGCAGTTACCATCTACAGATTCAGAAGGTGACGACTGGTTCTACGATGTTGTATGTTATCCAAAAAACGAAACAGGTGTTCCTACATTAGACAAACGTGTGCGTAATAATCCTGACAAAGATAATGTAACAACAGCAAATCAGGATGCTTTAGCTGATTTCACACACGCAAGAGAAGAGTACACATATCAGAGTACAGTCACAGCATCCAAGGCAGAAAAACTGGATTATCAGTTTATTTCCAAACTGCCACATATCACATCAAGCACAACATATCTTTCTACTTATACATTCGATGATAAGATGGCAAAAGGTATGACATACAACAAAAATGCAGTGATCGCAATCTATGACAACAAAGATGCAGCAGATACAACAAACGTTAACAACGTTGACAAGAGCGGTGCAATCGCAGTATGGAAAACATCTGACACAGATCCTAAGTTCGCTGTAACTTATGGTAAATCTGGCGAAGACTCTACTATGAAAGTAGAAATGACAAAATCAGGATTAAGTGAAATCAACAAGAAATACTCTGACAAATATATCGTTGTTTACTACACAGCAGATGTAAACACAGATGATACAGTTGTTCTTGGTGATAAAGGTAACCCTAACGATGTGTCCTTAACATGGAAGAGAACATCTACAGATTACTGGGATATCTTAAAAGATAAATGTATCGTATACAGCTTTGGATACAACTTCACAAAGAAATTCTCTGACAATAAAGGTGATGCAACAAAAGTTAAATTCGTGATCCAGAACAAATCTGATAATTACTACTTAGTAGCAAGAGCAGACAGAGCCGGAGTATATCAGGTAACAGGTAAATCCGCTACAGAAGAAGGAGCTACACAGTTCAGTCCAGATGCAGCCGGAAAACTTGTGATCAACGGTATCGAAGCTGATAAATATGGATTTACAGAGACACATTCAGATGCAGGATATACACTGCTCAAGAAAGAGATCATTGTAAATATCACATCTACAAAAGCCAATATTACACCAACAGAAGCGAATATCACAGGAATCCAGTCCAAGAATGGAAATGATTCTACAGCAAACGATGGTGTGAAGAATGGTAAAGAACTTGCAAATGATGTAGCAGTTCAGACGATCAACGCATCTGCAACCGTGGACGATAAAAGAGCAACCATGAGTGCGAATGGAGAATCCACAAATGCTTTTGTTGATATGCAGGTAACAAACCAGAAACAGTTCTTACTGCCAATGACAGGTGGAGCAGGAAGTTACGCATTGATCATCGCAGGAGTTGTAATCGCTGGGTGCGGATTTATCATTATCAAGAAGAACCAGAAACGTAAAGAAGTCCAGTAAAAATTTTAAATAAATATTTTTTCCATAAAAGTTGAAGCTTGTAAGAATGACAAGAACTGTAAAGAGACAGTATGTAACTATTTATTTAGGATTAGGCAATTATTAATTGTCTGAAAGGAGAATATCATGGCAAAAAAATTTGCAAAAAAAATTGCTACATATGCAATGGCAGCAACTATGATCGGTGGAGCAGTTATTGGCTCAGGATCAACAGGCGTATTTGCTGCTGAAAAGTATCCATCTTCAGCAACAGCCAAATCAGCTTATAGTAAGGTAATGTCTAACACAGGCACAAATTACAAAAAATCATATGAAGATTACAAGAAGGCATATGAAGATTTCATGAATCAGTATATGCAGGCACCAACGGTTGAACAGGCTGTATTTGATCATGGATATATTTTCACAAATAATCTGTTAAGTATCAGCTTTACAGAAGTGAAATATGCAAAGTCTTATGATGTAATGATCAGCAAAGATGACAACTTTAAAGTAACGAAAACATACACAACAGAGAAACCTTCTTTGGGTGTATACACTAAGAACGATGATTTCCTTACACCTACATGGCACGGACGTTATGTAAAAGTAAGAGCTAATTATGGTTATGGAATCCATGGAAAATGGTCCGAGAAAAAAATGATTGGATGCGGAAAATTACATTTACATCAGGATTTCGTCAATGGTCCTTTTGACAATTAGATTGTAAAGATTGATTGTAAAATAAAACCCTGTCAAATTAATTTGACAGGGTATAGTAAAAAGATTATGAAACAAAAAATTATTCCAATACTGATTGTATTGTTTGGTTTTGCCTTATTATCTTATCCGTTTGTCAGTAATTACCTATTTGAGAGAAGTGCTGGATCAACGATTAAGTCTTATGAACAGCAGGAAAAAACATATGATCAGAAACAAAAAAATAAGGCATTTCAAGAAGCAAAAGAATATAACGAAGACCTGACGAAGTCGGCAGTTCAATTAACTGACCCTTTTAAGGCAAAAAAAAGCAATGGCGAAACGATGATTTATAACAATATCTTAAATCTTGATCATTCAGGAGTTATGGGGTATTTAGAAATTCCTTGTATATCTGTAAATCTTCCTATTTATCATGGTACAGATGCAGAAATCTTGGAACGTGGAGTCGGACACCTCGCTGCATCTTCAATTCCGGTGGGAGGAAAAAATACACACAGTGTACTAACTGGACACACTGGACTCAGTTCAGCAAAGTTATTTACTGATCTGACAGAAATGAAAAAGGATGATTTATTCTTTATACATGTATTGGATCGAACACTAGCTTATAAAGTCAATCAGATATCCGTGGTCAGACCAGAAGATACCAGAAAACTTCAGATTGTGGATGGAAAAGACTATGTAACACTTGTTACCTGTACTCCATACGGAGTGAACGATCACCGACTGTTAGTCCGTGGTGTCAGAACAAAGTATGTGAAGAACCAGAAAAACAAGATACGACCAAGAAATAAGGATTCACAATGGATGGGAACTTATAAGCGAGCGATCGCAATTGGACTTGCAATCGTTATGGCACTGGCCTTGCCGGGCAAAATATATCAAAAGCTTCGAAGAAAAAAGGCAGAAAAAATACGACAAAAAGAAGGAGAGACGAAATGAAAAGAAATCTGATGAATATATTAGGCATCATCTTAATAGGAATCGGAACTTTTGTATTTCTCTCTCCTGTTTTTTCTTCCTATAAACAACAAAAAAATGCCGATCAGGAAATAGAAGCTTTTGAAAAGGCAAAGAAAGTCCCAAAAGAAAAAGATCCTTTATATAAAGAAGCCATACAGTATAATCAAAAAATTTATACGGAAGGGCAGAAAAATTTAAAGGATGTATGGAGCTATCGTACATCACCGATCGAGTTGAAAGATAGCAAAAGTAACTTTGGATATATTAAGATAAAAAAGATGGATGTAAAACTTCCATTATACCTTGGAGCAACTTTAGAAAATATGAGGAAAGGTGCTGCAATCATGGGAGAGACATCCCTGCCGCTTGGTACAAAAAACAGCAACTGTGTTATCGCTGCACATCGTGGGTACGAAGGGATCCCGTATTTTCGTGAGATCGAGAGATTAAAAGTCGGAGATCGCGTGATTATAAAGAATCCTTGGGAGAAGCTTACTTATCGGGTCGAAGAGATCAAGATTATACAGCCGGATGATTCCGATCAGATCAAGATTCAGAAAGGAAAAGATATAGTAACGCTTTTAACCTGTCATCCGTACCGAGGACATGGAAGATACCGGTATGTTGTGTACTGTATCAGAGATCACGGACAAAAAATCGCGGAGAAAAAGAACAGCACGATCAAAGACATGCACTTTCAATCTTCCGAATTGGACATCCGAAGAGAAAAGATTGTTCGGTATGTTGGACTTATGCTTTTAATTTTTTTCGGGATTGGAATAATTATGCCAAAGAAAAAGAGGTGATATCTAAATGTTTCAAAAAAGTAAAAAAAATAATGTTAAATTAGCATTTGTATTAGTTGTAAGTTTAGTACTGATACTTAGTATACTTTGCCAGCATCGAACAGAAGCAAAAAAAATACCAACATTAAAAGTTTATTTTATTGATGTTGGACAGGGAAGTTCTATCTTAGTGAAATCAGAAAATAAAAATACTTTGATTGATACGGGCGATGAAAAATATTACGATAAACTAGATTCTTTTTTGAAAAAGAACAATATTGATACAGTTGATCAGATGATTTTAACTCATAATGATCCAGATCATATAGGAAATGCTGATAAACTGATCAAAACAAGAAAGGTAAAATCAATTATTCGGGCAAAATATGGATATAAGAAAAATAAATCTACAAAAGATGCAAAAGAATTAAATACAGCAATTTCTAAATATCACATTAAAACATTAAAAGTAAAAACAGGAAATAAGATTGATTTTGGAAATAATGCAAAAGGTACTGTGTTATCCCCTGGTAAAAACTACAAAAAAGTAAATCAAACAAGTATTGTAATTCGTTTAGTTTACGGAAAATATAGTTATTTATTTACTGGAGATATTTATAGTTCCAATGAGTCAGAGCTTATTAAAAAGTTCAATGTGAGATCAACTGTGTTACAGATTCCGCACCATGGCTCTTATACATCCAGTAGCGAAGCTTTCCTGAAAAAAGTTAATGCTAAGTATGCAGTAATTTCCTGTGGAAAAAATAATCCATACAATCATCCTCGTCCAGAAGCAATGAGACGAATAAAAAAATATATCAGTAATAAAAATTTGTATCGAACAGATCAGGATGGAACCATTCTATTTTCTAATGATACAAAAAAACTGACTATACAACTTAAATAGTCCAGCGGTGTGATGTCAAGAGATAAATAACACAAAAAACATATATTTTTGTATATATCTCATGAAGACAAAAAACATCCACCTAAGCCCTGTCGTTCAAATTTTTAAAAATGAACAGGGCGTAGCTCATCAGCAAGTAGATGGAATCTACTTTGCTGGACAGTATAGGCGATTGTCTTTCAGCAGTCGAAAGACTAAGCGCACAAATTTACGGGCAGTTAATGCGAGTGCACGTTTGTGTTGGCATCTGTTTACCTCTTTATATTTGAGGCGGTAGAAGTCGCTGTATTCCTTGTCGCATCTTACAAGAGAAAATGCAGCTTCACACAGATAGTACTTTAAAAATCGGTTGCCGGATGGAATGAGCCGTGTAACTTCGGACTCGAAGCCACCGGACTGGTGTTGCTTCCAGGCAAGTCCTGCATATTTAGCAAGAGCAGCCTGACTGTTAAAACGATTGATATCGCCGATTTCAGCCATGATTCCGGCTGAATAAACAGGTCCGATACCCGGAATGGATATCAATACGTTTGGCAAGAGTTCCATTTGGGCTTTAATAGCTTTATCGAACTCTTTTATTTGAGATTCCAATGCCTTCATGGAGGTTATGGATATGGAAAGCACCTGATTGACAGAATCATTTACCGTTTTTGGTAAACGGTAAGAACTGCGGGCAGCTTTCTGTATGGCTTTGGCTACTGCATCAGGATCAGGAAAACGATTCTTTCCTTTTTCAATGATAAAGTCAGTAAGCTCATGTAAGTCCATATTTGCCAGTGCTTCTGCGGATTCAAATTCATCGTAGACAGCAAGGGCGGTAGTGCTGAAGGTATCGCTGAAGACCTTCTCCTGCGTCATCGTAGAATACTTCTTGAACAGCACATTCATAAATCGCTGCTTTTCTTTTACCAGATTTTGAACAGCGAAGAAACGTGCCCGAGTGAGGTTCTGGAGAGCTTTGTAACGATAGTCTCCCATATATACCTCTTTGTTGATTCTACCGAAACGCAGGCAGTCGGCAATAACAAAAGAGTCCACATAATCATTCTTTGGAAGGTCATTATAAGCGTCATGAAACTTTTTGACCTGCTTAGGATTGAGGACATGAATCTTTCTGTTAAACGGCGCCAGAGTGGCATCTTCTCTTAAGAAGTACACGAGATTGTCTCCATAAACAGAGGTTGCTTCAAGACCGATTAGAACCGTGTCAAGGGAATGTGAAGTTAAAGCAGAAAGAATTCTTTTTACCAACTGGGTGGAACCTTCGTGTGAGTTTGCAACAGAAAAATTACTGTGCTTATCACCATTTGGAAGCATTAAGTAAATGACATTGGATTTGCTGCTTACATCAATACCGACGTAAAGTGTGTTCATTGTAATCACCTTCTTTCGTTGTAGATTAAAGTGTTCAATCGGCTTGGTAAAACCCATGATCATGGAGCATCGACACCCTCGCATATAAGAATCCAGCTTAAGATGGACAGATGCGAAACCACACTGCTAGATGGTAGTCCATGTACTTAAGCAAACAGCCAGCCGGTTTGAAGCTAACTTCCATGTCAGGGGAACAGACTATTTATGAAGCAACCATTACTGGTTCAACAGGGAGAAAAAGAACTATTACCTGATTGACACTAGGACAATTATATCATGGGCTTTGCTAAGCCTATTGAACAATATTTATTTGGTAACTAGATACATGTATTTATGTATCTAAAAGATATTATACGAGGAGGATATGGACATGAAAAAACATAATTCATATATATGGTCAGCTAGAAATAAGATTGTATTATGTTTAATAGCAGTAATCTCACTAACCAGTGGAATGATGTTGAATTATATGAAAAATGCTCATGCGTGGAATCAAGAAGGTAAAGATAGAACAAGCTCAAAATCATGGCCGGATAATAATTGTTTTACTTATTTTCAAGTTGAGGGTCCATGGGGAACTTCAACAATTCATTGTAAAATTCGCCAAAATGATAACACGGATTATAACAATGATAATTTTAATAATGCTCGTAGAACATTGTCAATTGAAGAAGCTGGTGTTGATGGTAAAAATCCATATGGTTTATCATTTGCAAATTCAAAACCAACAACCTATAAAAATCCAGATGGGAATTATACATTGTTTGATGTGAAAATTAAATACAATTGTCCAGCACACTACTATCATAGCAGTCAATCTTTGGATGCACCCTCTGCAACAAGTGATAACTTTGCAGTCTCAGGCACTGCAGGTCATAATAAGTCTGATCATCAAGTTACTACTACTATAAAAATGAGCATCTATAATACTGGCGTTACAACCTATAAAGTAAAAAATAAAGTATATAGACGATATAAAAACTGTAAAGCAACAGTTCGTTTATGGAGTCGGGATAAATATAAAGTTTCTTATAACGGAAATGGTGGAAGTGTTAACCAGTCAGAAAAAGAATTTTATGATGGAGATAATTTTACATTTCCTTCTGCATCAAGAAAAGGTTACACATTAAATGGTTGGTATGATAACAAACATCAAATGTGGTCAAATACTGGATGGGTAGTATGTGGAGAAAACTATGTAGAAACTGCTCAATGGACCGCTAATCAGTATAATGTATTCTTTGATGATAATGGAGCTGATTCTGGAAATGTTTCAGATAGTACAGCAACCTATGATAGTAACTTTACTCTTCCAGAAAGTGGATATAAAAAGAAAGGTTACAAGTTTTTGGGTTGGAGCACTGATAAAAACGCAACATCTCCTCAGTATACCGCAGGACAGACTTTTACCTATCGAACAGACGGAGATACCGTATTTTATGCTGTATGGGCAAAAAGTGATTTCGAAGTAAAATTCCACGGAAACGGATCATCTGCTGCAGATTACACAGCAGATCTTACTTATAATAAATCCGTAAGTTTACCGAAAAATGTATTTGAACGTCCTGGATATACGTTTATTGGATGGGTTGAAGATCCGACACGAGACACAGTACAGCCAGATTATACCGATGGACAGGCAGTAAAAGATCTATGTGAACCAGGAGAAACATGCCATTTGTACGCTATCTGGAAAAAGAGCGATGGAAGTTTTGAGACGAAGAACATCATCCATGATGACAAGATGTTCTTAGGAGATGTGAATCTTACCGGACAGAATGGAACTGGATACAGCAATGCAAACATTGATTCCAAATCTGCACACATCGACAAAGAAGATGATCCGGGATATTTTACAGACCGTTATGGATCAAACAATAATTAAGTTTTGTAAAAGAAACAGGAGGAAGCCATACATGAAAAATAAGTTGAAAAAAAATCTGAAAAAGATCGGAACATTCTTCTTATCTTTGCTCACATTGTTTTCATCTCTCTTTGGCGGGTTAGCAGGAATGCCAACACCGATCACTAACGTCAGTGCCAAAGAAGGAACAGCAACAGTAAGCATGAGTAAAGCAAGAGGCAGTTTTGGGATCAGGGAACTTGGACGAGCGTCCAGTGAAGGCTTATGGAAGATCAAAGCCGGCGGAAAGCAGACATTTTGTCTTGATTCCGGAAAGAGCATGTGCAACGGAGATACCGTGGAGTATAAGACCGCTAATGCCGTGAAATATGGCAAAAAATCCATTGCAAAAGCACTGACTCATTACGAGCAGGGTTCTAAGAGCGAGAAAAGCTTTATCTTAACACAGGCTTATATCTGGGCATGTGGAAAAGGAAAGAGCAAACAGACAACAGTCTATCAGGCAGGAAAAAACATCGATGGTGGATATTCCACATCTGACGCAAAAAAATTCTGCGATGCGATCGATAAGACTGGTCCGCAGGGAACAATCTATTATTATAAAGTAAAGAAATGTGTCAAAGGAAAAAAACATGATTCCCATCAGATGCTGTATCGATTAAATGACACTCCATATACGAAGCCTAAAACAGCTTCCATTGGTGCATCTAATAGTGATTCCAAGCCAAAAGAGATCAGTCTCCAGATCAAGAAAAGAGATGCTGACACAGGAGCCTTATTATCCGGAGCAACCTTCTTATTCTACTGTGACGGAGTCTATGTGGACAAAGCAACAACAGGAGATGATGGAGTTGCAAAGGTCACTTATAGCCGAACGATCAGTGCATCCTATACCATTCCAAGGGAGGAAGAAAAGGTATATGTCACAAACTGGGATGAACTGTCTGAAAAACAGCAAAAAGAACAAACAGAAGTATTAAAGCGTTATAAATCCAAAGCTGCTGCGAAGAAAGCAGCGACTGCCGAAGCAAAAGCAAAAGTCAAAGCGTCCATTGAATCCCAGATGAATGCGAAACATGTATGGACGGTCAAAGAAGGAACCGCACCTTTTGGACACCTGCTAAATGACACGACGCAGACATTACAGGAAGGAAATGGGAAACGCAGCACACTGAAATTTGGGGATGTCTCAAATACATGGAGCCCCATCAAGATTCATTTACATAAACAGTGTAGCGAGGATTACGGAGTAGAAGCTTCTTTTGAAGGTGCGATCTATGGTATCTATGCAGAAGAAGATATCAAGGGTTCCGATAACAAAACGGTCCTTTATCCGGCTGGTACAGAAGTTGGAAGGATCACGACCGATAAGAATGGAGATGGCGTTTCCGGAGATCTTCATCCTGGAAAATATTATCTAAAAGAACTTGTACCACCAAAAGGATTCCGCATAACAGCAGAGAATGAAGCAGGCGGAAAGATCAAAGTCTATCTGAACAATACAGATGAAACAGTTACTGCAAACGAAAAACCAACACAGGGAAAACTAAGTATCAAGAAATACTATGTCACAGGAAGTACAAAAGTCAAAGAACCGGATGCTGTCTTTGAGATCAAGAACATCAACGACGATGTTGTTGATACGATCACAACGGATTCTGAGGGTGTGGCAACAACAAAACTGCTGCCATATGGATCTTATACCATTCATCAGACAAAAGGAAAAGCAGGCTATGAGATGGCACAGGATATGACAAAGACGATCGAGGAAATGAACGGTGATGGGACTCCGATCACTTATACGTTTGAATGTGAGAACAAGGAAAAGAAAGCCCGTATCTCTGTAATAAAGAAGTTAGTCATTGATGATGATGAGACAGATACCCATCAGGAAAAAGAAGAAGTGAAAGCCAAGTTTGAGATCATCAACAAAGCAACAAAAAAAGTTGCCGATACGATCACAACGAATACGGAAGGATATGCAGAATCCAAAGAGCTGGATCCGGGAACATATTATGTTCATCAGATCGAAGGAACTCCAAACTATAAATTTAGTGAGGATTCCGCAGATATCAAGATCGAGGATGGAGATACAGGAAAATACAATCACAATGTTGTATTAAAGAACTATGGTTCCACAAAACTTCGTATCATCAAGAAGATGAGTAAGAATAAACGAAGCAAGGCAGAAGTTGGAGCTTCCTTTACGGTTCTGGATGCATCTTATACCAAAGATATTGAAAAACAGGATCTTGGAAATGCACAAAAAAGGATCGACTATATCAATTCCCTGGACAAAAAAGCAATCCTTGGAGAGATCGTAACGAACAAAGAGGGAAAAGCTGCCCTGATGTTAGACAAATACAGTAAGAAGAATGGATTTGTCGTTATTCAGACCATGGGAGCTGACGGATATGATCTGATGGGAATCTACTATTCCAAAGATCATAACCCAAAGACGGAAAAAGGACAGGATGTTTATGAGATTGAGGCATCTGATCCATACTCTGATTCCGGATGGGTAGAGATCTACAAGCAAAAGAGAGTCGCAGCGGATGAATATGTACCAGAAGTCGGAGCGAAGTTTGAATTAAAAGAAGCGGATGGACATGTCGTAGAAACACTGACGATCGGAAAGGACGGAAAAGCAAAGACCAGCGAAAAAGTAGCACTGGGAGCTTATATCCTGCATCAGGTAGCCGGTGAAAATGGCTGCACAAAAGAACAGGATAAGCATGACTGGATCGAAGATCAGGATATCGTCTTAACAAAAGACAACAAAAATAAGACTGTCAGCTATTCTTACGATGATAATGAAAAACCGATTGAAGTAGAACTTGTCAAACAATCCTCTGAAACAAAAAAACTGTTAAACGGAGCTGTCTACAAAGTCTATGACAGTGAAAAGAATCAGGTGGCAACATTAACGACAGGAACGACCTCTGACGGGAAAGCATCCTGCAGACTGCCATATGGAACTTATACGATCAAAGAAACGACTGCACCGGATGGTTACAATCTTGATACAGAACAAAGAACCTTTACCTTAAGTGAAAAGTCTGACAGTATCAAGATCACATATGACAATGCCGGAAACGGAAAAGCAACCTTAAACGAGACAGATACACCGGTCATGGGTTCGATCTCCTTACAGAAGAAAGGAGAGTATCTGACAGGGCATGATGGGGATGCAGGATTCACATATGAAGATGATAACATCAATGGAGCTGTTTACGGCTTGTTTGCCAAAGAAGATATCACAAAAGATGATGGAACCGTTGTATGGAAAGCGGGAACAAAGATCGATGAAAAGACAACAAGCAAAGACGGACCAGTGAATTTCACAAGAACAGGTAGCGATGGAAAACAGACAACTAATTTCTATCAGGGCCACTATTATGTCAAAGAACTTTCCGGCCCAAACGGATATACCATTGATAAAGAAGAGCATGAAGTCAATATCACATGGGATACGAAACCAGATGCTATGAACAATCTGAATAAAAACAATACAACGCCGGATGTGGAAGATCCAATGGGAAGTGAAGATGCGAAACCATCAACAGGGATCTATGTTCTGGAAGAAGGCGAAACTTTAAACAAAGAATTTACCAATGCAGAGACGATCACGTTTACATGGGAAAAGGCAGCGGACGGCGTCCAGACAAAAGACGTTTCCCAGAACAAGGACGGAAGTGTTGTTTTATGGAAAGATGGAAACAACTATTATGTATCCACACAGAGAGCCGGACAGGTCATCTACATGAACGCTGTATCAAACAAAATGTTCTTAAACTGTACAGCGCTGACAACGATCAAATTTAAAAACATTGATACTTCACAGACCGTGGATATGTCTGAGATGTTTGCCGGATGCGGAGCATTAAAAGAACTCGACTTATCAAGTTTCAACACATCCAATGTGGAAGATGTATCCAAGATGTTTTACGGATGTTCTGAACTAAAGACAACCTATACACAGGATCAGAAGTTACAGATCACGGATGATTACGTGGCAGCAAAAGGATTACAGATCACAGCTTCTCCAAAAACAGACTTTATGTTAGGAGATAAATACAAAGCCAGTGATTTTGATTTCTCCATGCTTTATGACGATAATGGAGAGGAAACACTGGAAGATGTGACGGACGCAGATGTCAGCTTCAATCCAACCTATGCGGATATGTCTGGAAAACAGAAAGTTCAGATCAGCTTTAAGTCATCCAGTAAATATGCAAAATACCAGACGATTGAAACAACAGTCAAAGTCATTGATCCGAATGATACGAGTGATGTATCCTTAGATACGGCAAAACATGTAAACATCGACCTGAACCTGACTGATAAGCTTCAGAAATACAGCATTCAGTTTATCAAAACAGATAACAAAGGAAATATGTTACCGGGTGCGAAGTTTGCATTAAAAGCAGCCTGTGAGATCGTGGACCGCAATGGAAAGACGATCTTTAAGAAAGGTGATACGATCGCAACAACCGTTTCCGAAGATGATCAGTTTGGTTATCTGGAATTCTTCGGACTGCCAACTGGTATTTATGCAAAAGACGGTGTTGGCAAAGAAATGTATACGGTGGAAGAGATCGAAGCACCACTTGGATATAATAAGTCCGATGAAAAGCTGACATTCAGCGGAGAAGTATTAAACAATACGGTTACGGACTTTATCCACGACGTGGCATCCCAGGGAAATACCAATACCGATGAAACAACTTACAAACATGATTCCAAGACAATTGTCAACACTCCATCAGATTATGTGCAGGTGAAGAAGTGCTGGATCGACGATAACAACTCTATGAACACAAGACCTGTATCAGTGACCATCAAGGCAGAACATAAGAATACACATGAAGTGAAGACTTATGTTCTGAACAAAGATAACAACTGGGCAATGCAGACAGATATCAAGCGAGGTGAGGAAGGAAACTATACGTTTAGCGAGGTTTGTAATGCAGCAAACTACACAAGAGTCAGCAAAGAAGGTGGCGATTGGGATAAAAATACCTATACGTTATCCTATACAAACAAATATGATAAAGGTGGAAGTGTAAAGCTTGTTGTTAAGAAAAACTGGGATGACAGCAATAACAGTGATGGTATCCGCCCGGATTCAGTAAATGTCAAATTATATCGTAATGGAACAGATATGCAAAAAGATCAAACATTAAGTGCAGCTAATAACTGGTCTGCAGAGTTTAATGATCTTCCTAAAACAGATGATCTTGGCGAAAAGTATGAATATGAAGTCAAAGAAGATTCATCCTCTGTTGTTAATGGAAATGCTAAGACTGGATATGAGATTGCTTATGAAGTGAAGGAATCTACAGATAAATCCAGTGATATCACAACGATCACAACCAATATCACAAACACACATAGTCCAGATTCAACAACCAGATCCATCCAGAAGAAATGGAGTGATAACAACGATTCCGATGGCATCCGCCCAGATTCTGTCAAGTTTAATCTTGTCGGAAACGGAAAAGTCGCAGATACAGTAACCTTGTCTGAAAAGAATGGATGGAAAGCAACATCCAAGCTCGTTCCAAAGAAAGAGAATGGAAAAGCGATCACTTATACATGGCAGGAAGTACAAGAAGGTGTGGTCACAGGAGAGAGTCAGATCGGATATAAGTCAACTTATACAACCGATAAGGATGATCCTGATACAACGATTGCAACCAATACCCATACACCGGGAAGAGGAAAGGTAACGATCACGAAAGAGATCGATCCATCTAACTTAAACATGGATATCGGAAGTGCGAAATTTACGTTTACACTGAAAGGAACCGATGCCTATGGAAAGAAACATACGTACAAGGAAGAGATTGAATTCAGCAAGGATGAAGTAGCAAAACAGTTAAAAGCTCATCCGGGAGAAAGGATCAAACTTTCTGCAACCTTCGATGATCTGATCTACGGTACTTATACATGCAGCGAGAGTGGTGGAGAGAAATACTTTAAGCTCCTGACACTTACATCTGACAGCACCAATGCAACGGTTGACCAGAGCAAAGGCACTGTAACATTTAAGATCGGACCAGAAGGCACTATGGGAAATGCGAAACTGACAGCAGATGCAACTTTCGTTAACCAGATGATCCGTGGATCCGTAAAATTAGTTAAGAAAGATTCCTCCGGAAAACGATTAAAAGGTGTGGAATTTACGATCGAAGATTCCGATGGAAACAAGATCGCAAGTGACACAACAAACGAAAATGGAGAGATCAAGTTTGATGGATTACTGCCAGATAAGTATAAGATCACAGAGACAAAGACACAGAGCGGTAAGACACTGTTAAAAGAACCGATCAATGTAACGATCCCAATGACAGTGACACAAAGCGAAGTGAACGATCAAAATATCGATGTGAGCAATGCGATCCATCAGGGAAATAACTATTATTTCTATCACTTAACTTATGAGGTGAGCAATGATTCCACACTGAACCTGCCATCAACTGGTGGATTCAGTAATATCAAGACTTATCTTCCACTGATCGGTGGATTCGTACTGATCTTGGCAGCAGGATTCTATTATCTGAAAAAGAAAAAGGGTATGAAAATCCTGAAGAAGAAAAAATAACAACCAATAATGATCTCACAGTCTTTGGGCTGTGGGATCGTTTCTGTAAAAAGAGGAGAAGAACCAAATGGAGAAATATTTATATTCTGATCGCAAGATTCTTGAAAAAGATTATTGTGGAAAAAGGCAGATTGTATAAGTTGATATATACATATGGCAAGGAGGATTTAACATGATGATACAATTAAAATCATTTACAAAAGATGCAGCATCAAGGACAAAAGGATTACAGTTGAAAACAAAGTTGGAACATGCTATAAAAGAAGAAAGGAATATATCTGTTGATTTTGATGGTATTGACAAATTTGCTTCTCCATTTTTTAACAATAGCTTTTCTGCACTTGGAATTCAATATGGTTTTGGAACAATAGAAAAAATTGAATTATTAAATATTTCAGATAATGGCAAATTAGTATTTGACTCTTCAATAGAAAATGCAAAATTTTTAACAATGGTTAAGAAAAGTCCCCTTCCTCTGTAGGTAGGGGATGAATCTGAAAAGTAAGAATATCAAAGAAAGGAGTAAATATATGCATCTTGGGTTCAAATATCGGGTTTATCCGACAGAAGAACAGAAAGTATTCTTTGCTAAAAGTTTTGGCTGTTGTCGAAAAGTATGGAATCTTATGTTAGCAGATAAAAATAACCATTACAAAGAGACCGGAAAGACATTACATCCGACACCGGCTCAATACAAAAAAGAATATCCATTTCTAAAAGAAGTGGACAGTCTAGCACTGGCGAATGTACAGATGCAGTTAAATCGGGCATTCAAAAACTTTTTTGAAAATCCGAAAAACTTTCGGTTTCCACAATTCAAATCAAAGAAAAGAAGCCGAAGATCTTATACGACAAATAATCAAAAAGGAACGATACAGATTATGGATCATGGGATCAAGCTTCCAAAGGTTGGTATGATTCATGCTATTGTGCATCGGCTGCCCGGACCGGAATGGATCATTAAATCTGCGACCATATCACAAAAAAGTGACGGTAGCTATTATATCTCTCTCCTTTGCGAAAAAGAAGAAGAGATCACTCCATTACCTGTTTTTGATGAAAAAGTTCTTGGACTGGATTACAAGTCGGATGGACTGTACATGGACAGTAACGGCAGATTGGGAGATATGCCAAAGTTCTTTCAGAAGGCACAAAAGCGACTGGTAAAACGACAACGAAAGTTAAAGAACAAAGATATTCACAGTAAGAACTATCAGAAACAGTTAAAAAAGATTGCAAAACTATATGTACATACCGCGGATCAGAGAAAAGATTTTCTACACAAAAAATCAGCTGCGATCACCAAGCAATATGATTATGTTGTAGTAGAAGATCTGAACATGCGGTCAATGGCAAACAAAGGTTTTGGTAATGGAAAGGCTACACTGGATAACGGATATGGGATGTTCCTTACGATGTTAGAGTATAAATTACATAACAAAGGTGGAAAACTTGAAAAGGTTGATCGATGGTTTCCCTCCAGTCAGTTATGTAGCTGCTGCGGTTTTCAAAATCAAGAAGTGAAAAAATTGAACGTTAGGACATGGATTTGTCCAAAGTGTGGTAGTATCCATGACAGGGATCTGAATGCTGCGGTCAATATCAAGAACGAAGGGTTACGCATCTTACGATCCGCAGCCTAAAAAATAAAAAAGAACAGTAGGAATGGGATAGTCCAAACTTTCTTCTGATCATCAGAAGGATACGCCTATGGACACGAGGGGAAAACTGCTCAGATGAGTGTGATAATAACCGTTGTGGTAGAAATAGGAAGCTCCAACTTCTTTAAGTCGGAGTAGTTCACTTTTATCCTCCAGTCCAATTTCGGATTGGAGAATTTTTTTTGAACATTTTTATATATTGTAGCTGTATAGCTTGCAAACAGCTACATACTTGTGTTATAATAAGAGTATGAAAAGAGAATATAAAGTTACAAAAACAACAACATCACTGATCAAGTATCATTTCGTTTTTTGCCCAAAGTATCGAAGAAAGATATTTTTGATCCCTGGGGTAGAAGAACGAATGAAAGAATTAACAAAGGAACAGTGTGAAAAGGATCAGATCGAGATTCTTGAGATGAAATGTGATGTGGATCATGTATATTTATATGTAAGAGCATATCCACAGACAACAATAACAAGGATCATGGGGAGCATCAGAGAGTACACATCAAAAATATTAAGAAAGGAATTTAAAGAACTATCAAAAATGAGTTCTCTTTGGACTAGATCTTATTTTGTTAGCACAGAAGATTTTATTAGTCTGGATACGATTAAATGGTATGTTGAGCAGCAAAAAACTAGAGGGTAAGTAAAATTGGAGGTAGATTATGAGTAAGGTAAAAAAAGGAAAACGAGTGGCAGCAGCTGCGATGGCTGTTGCGTTATCTATGGCTACGGTAACGACTGGTGTGTTACCGAACACAGAAGTTCATGTTCATGCAGAAGAGTCGGATAGAACGTGGACTAAATTGGCTGATTCTAGCGTAGATGGTTTTTATTATAGGGAAGATCAGCATGGAAATATCGAGTGTGTAACGGATAAAACCTGTGTATACACATCATATGATCAAATGGTTAAAGAAATTGCTTCTATGGCAAAAAGAATCTTTCTTGAAAATAAATATGCAAGGTATGATCTTGATATTCCAGTTGAAATAAAATCGGATCATACGATTGAAGATATTGAGAATGGAAAATGTGATAAAGATATTCATAATGAAATTTATAAAGATACAGGGAAGCCAAATGAAGGGCATACAATGTCCGCATTTACTGTTGGAGGAGGCAATCTGCTGGCAGAGAATCGTTCAGATGGGATAAAATATTCAGATGGTGAATATAAAGGATACTATTCTGGAAGTGGCGGATATGGAGATAGACGGGATAGATATCAAGAAGCTACAAAGAAATTAGATGAAGTTATCAAATCATTGAATCTTGATGGAAAATCTGATTATGATAAATTTAAAGCAGTTACAAACTGGATTGTTTCAAATGTGCGATATGACGATGATAATGAAACAAAATATCAGCACGACCTAACAGGAGCTGTCTTAGATGGATTGGCCGTTTGCGATGGATACGCAGGGACTTTTTATTATATGGCAAATGCTGTAGGTTTAAATGCTTTGTTTGAAGATGGCATAACAAACAGTAATAGAATTCGACATGCATGGAATCTGGTTGAAATAGATGGTACTTACTACTATGTAGATCCTACAAATGCTTATTTTAAAGAGGATGGAGAACCTGGGAAAGAACTGCTGCCGGGTCAAAAATATCTATTCAGTCTTTATACTCCAGATAATACTACAATAGAGGATACCTATAAAAATATATCACAGGATGACTACTTGAAAGAACATTCCATATGCAAAGGAAATCATGATTTATGGGAAAGTGGACACAATGGAGCTACATGTGAAAACCCTGCAACAACAGTATATTCTTGCAAAAACAAGGGATGTTTATATAAAAATTATGTAGAAACAGCACCGGCCCTTGGTCATGAATGGGGTAATGCAAAAATCACTCAAGAGCAATCTTGTGAAAATCCTGAAATTACAACTTATACGTGTACTCATAGTCTTTGTGGAAGAAAAAAACAAGTAGAAACCAAACCCGCACTTGGTCATACATGGGATAACGGAAAGGTTACAAAAGAAGCTACCTGTTCCGAAACAGGAGTTAAGACTTATACATGTAGTCGCTGTGGTGGAACAAAGACCGAAGAGATCCCAAAAACAAAACATGACTATGAAGAGCATGTAGTAAAAGCTCCTACTTGCACAGAAAAAGGTATCAGCTACTATGTATGTAAAAACTGTCGACTTACAACATCAAGACGACAGACACCTGCGACCGGTCATATCCACACAGAAGTACGGAATCAAAAGGATGCAACTTACAAAGAAGAAGGGTACACCGGAGACACTTACTGTAAAGATTGTGGTAAAAAGCTAGAAACAGGAACCGTGATCCCAAAACTTATTGAAACAGAACATGATTATGGAGAATGGGTTCTTGATCAGGCTCCAACGTGTAAAAAATACGGAGCAAGACACAGAATCTGCAAGAACTGCGGAGATCGAGATGTCGATGTGCTTGATAAGGTCGATCATACATGGGAACTTGTCTCAACGACACCTGCTACATGCACCATTGGAGAAATCCAACATTATAAGTGCAGCGTTTGTGGAGAGACAAAAGATGTGACATTAAGTAATCCATTAGGAGAGCATTCCTGGGATGAAGGAAAAGTAACCAAAAAAGCTACCTGTACGGAAGATGGAGAAAAGACTTATACCTGTACTGTCTGCAATACGACAAAGATAGAAGTCATTCCTGCTACCGGACATCAGCACAAAGAAGTAAGAAACGCAAAGAAAGCTACCTGTACCGAAGATGGCTATACAGGAGATACTTACTGTACCGACTGTAATACAAAACTGGAATCCGGAACAGTGATCAATAAACTCGGTCATACATGGGATAACGGAGTGATTACAAAAGAAGCAACAGAAACCGAGGAAGGTGTTAAGACATACACCTGTAAGACATGTGGCGAAACAAAGACAGAAAAGATTCCAGTTACATCCCACCATTGGGATCAGGGAACGATCACAAAGAAAGCTACTTGTACAGAAAACGGAGAAAAAACGTATCATTGTACAGACGCAGACTGTAATAAGACCTATGTAGAGACAATCCCTGCCACTGGTCATCAACATACAGAAATAAAAGATAAAAAAGCAGCCACATGCGAGAAAGATGGTTACAGCGGAGATACCTACTGTAAAGATTGTGGTCAGCTGATCAGTAAAGGAGCAGTAGTGAAAGCCACTGGACATTCTTGGGATAGTGGAAAAGTAACCGAAGCTGCGACTTGTAAGAAAGAAGGAACAAAAACCTACACCTGCAAGAACTGTGGAGAGACAAAGACAGAATCCATTCCAAAAACAGAACATCAGTGGAATAACGGTAAGGTTACAAAAGAAGCTACCTGCAAAGAAGAAGGAAGCAAAACCTACACCTGCAGCATTTGTGGTGACACGAAAACAGAAGCAATTCCAAAGAAAGACCACACATGGGATGAAGGAAAGGTAACCAAAAAAGCAACCTGCACCGAAGATGGTTTAAAAGTCTATACATGTAAAAATTGCGGAGAAACAAAAGAGGAAATCTTAAAAGCAACAGGACATCAGCACACAGAGGTCCGCAATGAAAAGAAAGCTACATGCAAGGAAGAAGGCTACAGTGGAGATATCTATTGCACCGACTGTGGAGAGCTGATCAAAAAAGGTTCTGCGACAGAAAAATCCGATCATGACTGGAAAGTAACCAGTGAAGAGAAAGCTACTTGTGAAAAAGATGGTTCTAAGACATACACTTGTGCAGACTGCAAAGAAACAAAGACAGAGACGATTCCTGCCACTGGACACAAGTTTGGTGATTGGCAGACCGTAACAACACAGAGTGTCTTTACCGGTGGAGTACAGAAACGGATCTGTAATGTCTGCGGAAAAGAAGAAACTAGAAATGTTGGCAATCAGCTGAAAGCTACGATCAAAACTAATGCATCATCCTTGAAGCTGAAACGCAAACAGGCAACAAAGAAATTTGTCGTAAGTGGACTTGCAACGGGAGATTCTGTAAAATCATGGACAAGCAGCAATCAGAAGATTGTAAAAGTTTTCGGAAGTAGAAACGGAGCATGTACGATCAAAGCAGGAAATAAGACTGGAAAAGCCAAGATCACGATCACACTGGCATCAGGACTTAAAAAGACGATCAATGTAACCGTTCAGAAAAATGCGGTTGCTTGTACAGCAATTAAAAACGTATCAAAGAAGCTGACATTGAACCGAAAGAAGTCTTATCAGTTAAGACCAGTGATCAATCCGATTACATGTACTTCTAAGGCTAAATATAAGACTTCCAACAAAAAGATCGTAAAAGTGACATCAAGAGGAAAGATCACAGCTGTGAAGAAAGGAAAAGCAAAGATCGTAGTCATGGTTGGCAAGAAAAAGTTTGTTTGTACGGTAACGGTTCGATAAGGAGGTAACGAAATGATTGATATTATGGAAATATCAGATAATGTTGATTTTATCGTGAATTACCCCTCCCATGCGGTACAGTAGTTCCTATGGAAGTGGCTTCTAACAGTCGTGACAGTTACCCATTTCTGACCA